GTGGTCCAGTATCACCTTGAATGCCTTGAATTCCTTGTGGTCCAGTATCACCTTGAATGCCTTGAATTCCTTGTGGTCCAGTATCACCTTGGATACCTTGAATGCCTTGTGGTCCAGTATCGCCTTGAATACCTTGGATTCCTTGTGGTCCAGTATCACCTTGAATGCCTTGTTGTCCAGTATCACCTTGAATGCCTTGTTGTCCAGTATCACCTTGAATGCCTTGTGGTCCAGTATCACCTTGAATGCCTTGAATTCCTTGTGGTCCAGTATCGCCTTGAATGCCTTGAATTCCTTGTGGTCCAGTATCGCCTTGAATACCTTGGATTCCTTGTGGTCCAGTATCGCCTTGAATACCTTGGATTCCTTGTGGTCCAGTATCGCCTTGAATACCTTGGATTCCTTGTGGTCCAGTATCGCCTTGAATACCTTGTATTCCTTGTGGTCCAGTATCGCCTTGAATACCTTGGATTCCTTGTGGTCCAGTATCACCTTGAATGCCTTGAATTCCTTGTGGTCCAGTATCACCTTGAATACCTTGGATTCCTTGTGGTCCAGTATCGCCTTGAATACCTTGGATTCCTTGTGGTCCAGTATCACCTTGAATGCCTTGTAGACCTGTATCGCCTTGAATACCTTGGATTCCTTGTGGACCTGTATCGCCTTGAATACCTTGGATTCCTTGTGGACCTGTATCGCCTTGAATACCTTGGATTCCTTGTGGACCTGTATCGCCCTGAATACCTTGGATTCCTTGTGGTCCAGTATCTCCTTGAATACCTTGGATTCCTTGAGGTCCAGTATCGCCTTGAATACCTTGGATTCCTTGTGGTCCAGTATCTCCTTGAATACCTTGGATTCCTTGTGGTCCAGTATCGCCCTGAATACCTTGGATTCCTTGTGGTCCAGTATCTCCTTGAATACCTTGGATTCCTTGTGGTCCAGTATCGCCCTGAATACCTTGGATTCCTTGTGGTCCAGTATCACCTTGAATGCCTTGTGGACCTGTATCGCCTTGAATACCTTGGATTCCTTGTGGTCCAGTATCGCCTTGTAGACCAGTAGGACCTGTGGAGCCTGTATTGCCTGTTGATCCTGTTATACCTGTTGGACCCGTTGATCCTGTATTTCCAGTAGAACCAGTAGGACCTGTTGATCCTGTATTTCCTGTAGGACCTGTTGATCCCGTTATACCTGTTGGACCTGTTGATCCTGTATTTCCAGTAGAACCAGTAGGACCTGTTGATCCCGTTGAACCCGTTATACCTGTTGGACCCGTCGCGCCTTGTCCTGTTGGACCTGTAGGACCTGTTGATCCCGTTGAGCCCGTTGTACCTGTTGGACCCGTTGAGCCTGTATTTCCAGTAGAACCAGTAGGACCTGTTGATCCTGTAGGGCCCGTATGGCCGGAAGCTCCTATAGGACCGACCATACCTTGAAATCCTCGTGGACCACTGTCACCTTTGGGCCCTGTTGGACCATCCATTAAAGGCATAATATTATTCACTGAATCACGAACAACAACAGTCCCACTACTCACAAACATACGATATCCAGTTTCTCCACCGGTTAATTTGAATTCAAAATAAGGCGAAGCTACACCAGGTTGTGTAAAAATTGCTTCAGCCTCAAATGTAAGTTTTCCACCATTGGGATCTTCTATAAATTCATTGCTCATTTGGCTCCTATTTGACATCAAATATTTTTTTATGTCAAATAAATTCACGACGAATTTTTCAAAAAATAATTTGGTGATATTTGAATTTCAAACATATTGATAATGATTATCCTGTTGTTTGTATCTGAGTTTATGAGCAATGGTATGAACAACCTACAAAGGCCTTTCTGTATGTGACACCATTGAATTCAAATTCTTCGCATTTGTATTTTCTGCCATTCTCTAGTTGGAAATCGCAAGACATGGTGATCTTTGCGACTGTGTAACTATGAAGTATGTCATCATCCTGCTTCCTTCCATATCCTGGAATTATGGATGTTGTTATGTAGTCTCCGTTTTCCAAATTTCCGTTAATGTTTGTGACCCAAATTGCTCCTTCGCCAACACCATTGACTCGGATTTGTGAGTCAGGCAATTCATTTCCCCAACCTGGATTGGAACCATCGAGGATTGGTGTTCCGTCTTGGTTGTAAGCGTCATTCTTGAAGTTAGTAATGACACCCCACACTGCCTTGTCATTGTCAACTGCAGACAACTTAATGCGTGGTAGGGATTCATTGATTGTAATTGCGTCCTCACCTGTGAGTTCAACTTTAACACCTGAAACGTCACGAATACTAAAGTAACCTTCATCCGCACTGGACACAATCAAGCCAACATAGTCATTGAGGTTCTGTTTGATCCTAGCGTCCAAAGGATTGTTAAAATGCTGACCTGTAAATAGTGGCGCGCCTGCAATTTGTATAGTATAATTTGTACCTCCACCTGTACGCCAATAGAAACGCAAGTTGGTTCCATCGTCACATGGCCACATTGTTGCATGTGCACCACAGTTAATCAATTGACCCGCTGCTGAAGAATTCTCTGCCGTAATGTTTGCAACTGGTCTGTTATATATACCACCACTGATTTGTAGGATGGATTGTGGATTCGTTTGACTAATACCAACACTTCCATCGGCTTTAATAACTGCTCGTGTTTGTAATGTATTATTTGATGAACCTGCCGTTTTTGTTTGAAATAGAAAATCACCTGAATAGTTGTTGTCTGATACTCTAATGCGTGCGCCTGGATCATTTGAACCTGCGTTAAATGGACTGAGGTTAATACCTACCCAAGAACTGGCTCCACCACCACCAAATAGAGATAATTGAGATCCAGCACTATTAGTTGCTCCGCCGTATATCGACAAAATAGAAGAAGTTGTCCTTGATGATAATCCAATAGTCATATCTCCATTTGGATTTATAGTATATACATTTGTAATATCACCTGGAGTATATGAACCTGTATTAGTTTGTTGCCGCGCAAATATATAATCGACACCATCACGTGCAGTACCCCGACCTTTGGTATAATGTAAGTATTGATAGGTATTTCCAAAATTGCCTGCTGAAAGATTATAAGAACCAATCTTCAATTTGGGTGATTCGGCTGTAGAATCATACCCAATATCACCGAGTACACCACCATTTCCTAAAATTGTCATATCACCTCTATTTCCATATTTATTTGTGCTTAATGAAATGTTGTACACACCATAGGTTCCACCTCCATTTGCACTGTTTGGATACGCATACACTCTATAATTGTATGCGTCGTCATTTGTAAGTCCAAATCCATTTGGATTTTGATCTATCAGAAACGATGTGAATCCTTGTGTTAATGAATTTGAATTTGTTGTGTTAATACTATAAATTGAGGGTTCACCAGGAGTTGTTCGTAGTACATTAATACCATTTCCAATAACATCCAATTTTGAACTTGGATTTGATGTACCTATTCCAACATTTCCATCGGATCGTATAAAGAGTCCTGTGTTTACAACTGCGCCTTGTGGGTTAACTCGTCCAATACAAATACTAGAAACATTCGGAACAAAACTGTTTGTATTTCCAAGTAACCATCCGTTGTTTGCAGATTGTCCTGGGTCGCGGATAAAGATTGTGTTTTCAGATGTACTTGTTGTTGTTAATTGTAATGTGCCAAAGGAAGCATTGGAAGTATTGATTTGGACTGAACCTGTGGTTGACGGTATTGTCATTACACCGGCTTTTGTATTTCCAACAACTTCTAATGAATTGGTTGGTGTTGATGTACCAATACCTATGGAACTTGTGAGATGTAATGTATCAGTCACACGAATGGGTGAAAACCCACCCAAGGTCGACACATTGAGTGTTCCAAATACACCTGTTCCTGAGGAAATATTTGCGGTTGATAGCGCCGTCACACGCAACAATTCATTATAAACTACCTCATCCGTTGTGGAATTGTAATGAAGTATTCCTGTTTGAACCGTAGTATCCAAACGAATAGGATTCACATAAAAACCGGCGTTAGATGCTTGTAATCCAACATTGGAGGCATTCAATACAATACTATTGGCCGTTTGATTGCTTTGACCTGCTCCAAATCCGATTGCTATCGTATTCGATCCTTGATTGGAAAATCCAGCATTATAACCTATGGCTATTGCGTTTCTGCCTTGTGTATCATAACCCGCGAAAGCCCCTATTGCAATCGTACTTAATCCTTGTAAATTATAACCTGCGCTTGTTCCAATCGCGACACCATCACTCTTCGTTTGGAAACCTGCGTTGACACCAATGGCTATACCATTGGGAAATTGAGTTGTTCCACGCGCCGCATTCAAACCCAATTGAATAGGGTTTGCCGATAAATACAAAGAAGAAATGGTGGCGTCTCCAATAGTCGCCGTTCCTGATGAAATACTTCCAGTTGAAAGACTATTTGCTAAAACTGACTGCGTTGACACTGTAAATGTACTCACATTAATCACATTAATTGTACGCACGTCAAGGGTTTGTGCCTGTAAGTTGATTGTCGACACATTTGAACCTGTCAATGATCCAACATACGCAGTACCCGATGATAATCTATTTGTACTTATACTTATGGAACTAACATATAAAGTATCTGTAATACCTCCAAATACGGTACCGGTAGAATAACTATCAAAGTTAATTTGTGACGCATTCACCATAAGTTTGGGATTTGACGTATCCGTATCCTTAATTGTAACAATATTGAGTGATTTCACAGCTTGAGTTGAATTATAACGCATTAAATAATTCAAGTATGCGTCATTAGTTCCCTCAGCATCATACACATCAAACTCAAATCCAAATTCACCATCCGCATGGGACGCACCCATAATCATGGACGATATTACTGAACTCAAAATTGTTGTATTTGTTGCGACGGATCCCATACGCAATTGATACATAATGCCTGAGACAGGATCAAAAGTCTCCAGCAAATTCTTCTTGAACCGAAGATTATCCGCCATTGAACTGTTCTTCTATAACTAATTCTTTTTTTTTCATAAATGGAAAACTTATGAAAAAAAGAATCGGGATTGATGTTGGATGTCTAGCAATATAAATGACTGATACTCGCATCCATTTCCTCCTTCTTTTTCAAGAATAAGTCAATATGTGACTTCTTGACAATAAACGGTAAACTAAATCCTTCAATCGCAAACGGTACTTGTTTTGGATTATTATAGAAACGCAATAAGTTAATTTTACTGACAATTGTTTGAATACAGCGTTTCAATTCACGTACACCGGCCTCCCCGCCTGTGAAATTTTCAATGACATATTGAAGAATATCTTTACTAATATTGACCTTTTCAAAGAGACCGGCATCTTTCAGTGCTGCCGGAAGGAGATAATTTTCTGAAATCACAAGTTTCTCTTTTAAACCAAAGCCTTTTACAGCAACATTATACATACGGTCACGTAAAATTGGATTCACAAGTTCGTTATTATTATGACTGAAGATAAAGAGGCAGCGACTCAAATCCAGGTCAATACCGGTGAAGTACTTATCTTGGAATCGGTCATTCTGACTTCCATCCGTCAAGTGAATCAAAAGATTCATAATTTCATCACCTTTCGGTGTTTGCGAGACCTTATCTAATTCATCAAAGTAGATCACAGGATTCATACATTTGGATTGAATCAGCACATCAACAATCTTACCCCATGTTGAACCTTCATAGGTATAACTATGGCCGTCCAGGAAACTCGCATCTGTCGCACCGCCAAGCGTAATGAAATGGAAAGGACGACCCAAGGCTTTCGCAACACCGTCTTTAATCAAACTGGTCTTACCTACACCTGGCGGACCATGAATACTCATGACGTTACCGTGCGCACGTGGATTCGCAATCCAAGACGATACAAATTGCATAATTTGGAGTTTGGCTTCATCGTGTCCATAAATCGCACTATCCAAGCATCTATTCACTGTATCCATAAATTCCTGGCATTTATCTGGACCATCTTCCAATTTGACAGGCAGATCAATATACTGAGCCAGAGGTAAATTTGTGAATCCTGTAATCCAGTGATTGACCTTGTAATATTCAGAGGAAGAAGGTTCAATATTACATAGCGCATTATATTTCGCCATCGCAATACGATTGAGTTCAGGACGCACTGTTACTTTCTCAAGAATTTTGAATTTAATAGGAACAGATACTTCTGCTGGACTGGCCTTCATTTCCAACACCTTCAGTAGATCGTGTTGCTTTTCTTTTGTGAGCGACTTGAAGTACGTGATATCATTATCAATTGTATCCTCTTCCTCCTCTTCTTTTTGGACTAGTTCCACAAATCGCTTGACTGCCTGTGGTTCCTTCTTCAGATTGTATTTCTGTGGTTTATTCGGATCACGACCGCCTCCACCCAGCATCTCGCTGATCACAATATCAATCGCACCGCCGCCCGATGTACGTTTCTTGCGCCGAGGACGTTCATCTTCACTTTCTTCCTCATCTGTATCATCGTCTTCATCGTCCGTATCATCCGTATCATCGTCAGTATCTTCGTCCTCATCCTCCTCCTCTTCTTCAGATTCTTCTGTCGACTCGGATCGCCGACGTTTTGTTTTACGACGTTTGGTTGTTTCTTCCTCCTCCGATTCAGACTCGGATTCTACAATAAGAGTGGGACGAACACGGCGTTTGGATTTCTCCTTTTTGACTGGAACATAAGTATCGTCATCCGAACTTGTATCCGATTCTTCCATTTTCTTCATCATGGATTTCATCTTTTTCCGCGCATTGACGGCCGCACGACGTGGATTCCGTTTTGTACGTTCCTCGATCGTTTCCTCCATTTCAAACATATCACTTGTCGCGTCATCTTCACTTTCTTCATAATCGTAATCAATCAAATTACGAATATTCCCTTTACTATCCATTGAACTATCGCCGTCGCTGTCGGAATCGACAAACTTGGGTGCTCGCTTCTTTGTATCAGGCTTACGCGGCATTCTCTGAAAGTGGAAACAACTTTCTGAAATTGAGTCTGACCGCGACATCTATGTGAAACAGCAAATGTCAATTTTTGAGTCACATCCACAGTATAGTCAAAAAATATAAATAAATGATTGTAGGCAGTCATTTATTTAGATAAACGTATGAATTGGTTTACTATTTAGTTCTTACGGCTATTCTTGCGGTTCTTGCGGCTGCTCTTGCCACGCAATATACCTGAAGCAGCGTTACGTACTGTGCCAGAAGCAGTGTTGACGGTGCGGCCAGCAAAGTTCAGTACCTTGCCACCCATACCAAAAACATTCTTACCTAGACCAGCAGCGGTGTGGGCTGTATTACGGAGGATAGAGTTAGCACCATTCACTAATTTCACAAAGGGGCGAGTGACAAAACCAGCGGCACCACCACCCATCATATTATTACGACGAGTATTGCGGCGGTTGCGGCGTGTGTTTTTCCGGGTGTTTTTGCGGGCCATAGCATTGCGACGAGACTTGTGGGCCATATTTGTTGTTTCTACAAACACCGGAGATTTTTACTTCCAACCGCGGCGGGCATAATCAGTGAGATTCATGAGCGCAAATCGGGCTTTTGCCGTAAATCCAGGCAACGCAGCCGCGGGCTTGGCCACTAACGCAGCCAGACGAGTCACAAGATCGCCTGACCACGCATTCGCAGCCATAATTGAAGACGCGCTCTTACACATATTTGAAAGACAGTCAATATATTCTTCGGATAACTGAGTTTTACTGGAATCGGTATGGAAGGACTCAATAACAGACGCAATCTGGAAAATCAAGGTCCGGAAGGCTTCTACGTCCACTTCTCCGTGCTTGACGAGTTCAGCAACAAACTGACTATACCCGCGTCGGAACTTTTTCCGTTCCTGACTTTCCACAAATTGCTTATATGTTTCACTTGACGGATCGGGAGCTACATGATCCACTTCGGAAAAGATGGTTGTGTAATCATGGAATAGGGTACGCATTACGTCCCGTAAATGGGTAAATTCGTCCGCAAGTTCATGAAGTAGGCGCGCATACAATGGACAGAATGCGGCCTCTGTTGCGGCTTTCTGGAATACAAATTTCATGAAATCATCCAAGAAGTCGGTTTCATCCGAATCCAGAATTTGTTGCATAAATGTCTTTGTAGCATCATATGTGGACGGACCGATCTTATTAATCTTGCCCTTTACCTTCGCAAGAATACGTTCCTCAGTGGCGACATTGGCTTTTACAGCAGCACTACTGAAAGCAATGGTTGCCGGCTCTGTGGGTGCCGATACAGGTACTGGAGCACCATCAGACGCACCTGCGCCACCAGCAGGTGTAGTCGTTGTTGTGCTAGTGGATGTATGGGATGGTGCGTGTGATGATGAAAACTTGCTACTGGAACCACTGGTATGTGAATGTCCCTGTTCGCGACCGTGATTCCAATAACGACCGTGACCGCCACCACCCCAAGCACCCGTTTTAGCAGAACCACTGCCGCCTGAGCGCCCCTCTGAACGGCCCTCACCATGTCCACCGTGACCACTATGCCCAGATCGTGCGTGAACGCCACCACCTCCACGACGACGAGTATATGTCTGAAATCCATCATCGTCGGGTGTGGTAGTAGATTGTGTAGGACGCCAAGAACTTGATCCACTCAAATGACTGAAACGATTCCCGCCACCACCACCACCACTGGTAGCAAGACAAGTCGCACTCGCTGCGCCACCACCACCTAGACGACCCGCAAATCGGGACGAAGGTGGCGCTGGCGGCGGCGTAACCGACGCCTCTGAACTAAAGAAACTCAACTTGGACATAGCCGCCTGGATATCTGCGGGACAATCCGATGCGGATACCGAACTACGCATATCCAGAACAGATTGAAGACGATCCGGAAGAGATACCCGAAATAAGGAAGCCATGGTTAGAAATACAAAAGATTAGAAAGAAAGAAATAATACGCGAAATGGAAGAAAACGGAATACACCCAACAGTAGATCAGTGTCCCGACCATCAATTTTTTTGTATGGTCCAGTCTGCGTTTGAGTCAATATCTATATATACATATGTAAATCAAGATGAGTTTGAGTCCACAAATTATTAATGATTTGGAATTGGAAACAATTCATAAATTTATTCCTATTAAAACAATTTGGGGACGTTCGTGCTTTACGGACCAAATCAAAACTCCATCCGCAGATCCATCCGTCATAAAACAAAACCAAAAACAATTAATTGTTTTCCGAAAATGTAAAGATATACGCGAATCTATTTGTATGGAATTGGATAATATTGATCAAGAAGCAATACAATCCATAACTTCCAACAATGATCCATTAGTTGTTGAATCATTGAGCCAAATTTTCTGGAAAAAGGACGCATTTGGTTCCTTTTTAAATACGGTACCATTTGTACTCAATGGATTAATCACGTGGAAATCCATTATATTGCCTGGTGTTGCTATACTTATGCCACTGATTGCGTTAATTGTTCCATTTGTAGTACTAAATATTACCTCGTCCATATCAACCACGGATTATTTAGTTCATGTCAAACATGTACTTCTTCAACAAATTAGTATTCCCTCCTTTTTACGATCCAAAGGCAGCGATGACCGAATTGGATTTTTATTTGAGTCGTTATTTATTGGATTGACATTAGCCACATTTATTAGTAGTTTATGGAATCAAATTCAAAGCGCACTTCATCTACGCACCATTTGGAATAATGTAAAAATTCAAGGACGTGCGGTCCTCAAATTAGTATCCACATGCGGCGTCATTCTGGAACATTTGAAAACAATTGATATGAAATATCAGCGCGCACTTCGTGCCCTTATACATCGCGGCGAAGAGTTATACGAAAAGAGCAAACATCTGGAATCAAGTGACGAACTTGTTGCTTTTGGTTCTATTTGGAATACAAATACGCTATTGGACGAATTGAGTACATGGATTGGACATGTGGATACATTAACTGCGATTGCTTCCCTGGATGGCATTTGTATTCCACGTATTTCAAAGCAGGTAGAACTTCATATAGAAGATATGAATCATCCTGAACTCCAAACATGTATTCGTAACTCGTTTCATGCGGGCGGAAACACTAGCAAGTCGCATATTATTCTTACAGGACCGAATCGCGGTGGAAAAACAACTTTTTGTCGCGCACTTGGTCTAGCAGTCATTACCGCTCAGACATGGGGATTTGCCTGGGCGCGCCATATGATCTGGTCTCCATTTTCCACTTTCTATACAGCCCTTGAAACAAACGGTATTCTTGGAAATATGAGCAAGTTTGAATCCGAAATTGAATTTGCGAAAATGGTCCTCGCAACACAGGATCGTTGTTTTGTAATGATGGATGAAATCTTCCACTCCACAAACGCAACGGATGGTGTTGCCGCAAGTACCGTCTTTTTGAAACAACTTTATGAACGCACAAATGTAGTCAGCCTTATTTCCACACACTATAAGGAACTTGCGACATTATTTGGTGATAAGACGGCTGCTGTATATCAAATGGTCGCCCACGAAAAACCAGGTGGAAAACTGGAATACACGTATAAACTTGCTCCCGGTATTTCAGACACAAGTAGCGTTATGGAAATATTGGCTGAACGGGGTTTGTTGGTTGCGGTTAAAGAATCAAATTAACATTGGATCTGTGAATAGAATAGCCAGGGCCACCATGAATCTCACAGATACATTCTATGTTGCTCTCTGTATGACAATCCTTATTTTAGGAGTTGTGTATTGGTTTTGGACACAAAACCAATATATTCAGCGAAAACTGAATTTGTTGGATAATATTGTATTTGAGATAAAAACTCAGATTCAAAAAGGGGATACACCTCCATTAGGAACTATGTTGCCCCCGGTGGATATGGTTTCTGAAGGCACTTCCAAATATCCCCCCGCTCCATCATCCGAATTGGGGGATGACGAAGATTTATTGAATGAAGAGATTGATGACGATATTGCGTATGTGCCCTCTACATCAAGCCCCACATTGAAAATTAATGATGACCTAGAATTGCCAAGTATGCCTGAAGAGATTGCTGAACTATCTGTAGAACATCACGACGATGATTCTGACCTAGCGGCTGCTCTACAACCTGGCGGTGTAGGTAGCGGAGTGAAAGAAACACCCGAAGCGGATACTAGCGCAAAAGGCAATGTATTGGAAGGTATGACACTCAAAGAACTTCAGCGTCTTGCTGAACAAAAAGGTATCAATACAACACGTATGCGAAAACCTGCTTTGATTGAAGCCATTCGCGCCCATTCGCGTCCATCGCCATTTGAAGTACAAGAAAGATCTATCGAATTATCTTAGAACTTAGAAGAAGAACGAAATGTCGTCCCTAGGATTTGCGAGTGTTTCACCTTACCCAATGCCCAATTCCTGTTTTACGAGTGTGAACCCACACTACGCACGTACAGGTGCCCCGGCCCGAATGGCTGATGGACGCATTATGACTGATTATCGTCCTCGTTGCCATCAATATGCCGTCGCAGCATCCGGTGCTTTTGGCGAAGATGCGCGACGACGTATGATTCACGGTGCCGATGAATTAATGATGGCGGCCCGCGAAATGAATAACCGGAAAAATACACCCACATCCTGTGTGGATACTATGGTTCCAGAACTCTATAAACGCGTCTGTACTTGGAAGGGATGTAAAGTAATTCCCGGCAATTTCCAAGGTATTGGTACAGGACGTATTTATATACCATCTGCTGAATCATCCGCGGACAATCCTCAAGCTCTAAGTGATGCGATGCCTCAAATTCCCCTTACATTCACCCGTGTGCCCTCTCAAGTCCCATCGGCATGTGCTGTAGATGATAAAGAAACAGCCTGGGCACTTCATGGACCCATTGAACAATATGGCTCATCGGCGAAATCACATCCTTACTCAGCACCACGCGCATAACCCGACATACCGTTTCCATAAATTCTATAATTTCTAAACTTCTAACAATTCATATTCCTAATTCTTAGATGTTTACGACCGCTATTAACAAAGTCCGTCATAAAACGCTATTGTGATATTATACACGGCGTTATTTTTTTGATTGAGAATTATAGGAGAAAACCATGGAGCATCCATCAAACGGAAAAGGCGTAGAGGGCGTTGTTCGTCGCAACCCCGCAAATGGTAAAGTCACAGTTCAAGGACGTATTACGGGATTAGGCCCCCAACCTCAAACCATACATTGGCTAGCGGCTGCCCCTGTGACGCGTGGAATTGGATTTGCCGGTTCCGGCGCACCCTACCCGAATCGCGAGATTGCTTTTGAAAATACACCCCACAAGGGAGTGATTGAATCCACTGACGGATCATTTACTATTGAATTGAAAGATATCCCGGCCGGTTATTATTCTGGATTAGGATCTATATATGTACCACCCATGGTCGAATTTATAAGTATTCTTAAAAATGGAACAAAATTCGCAAGCAATTTATGGATAAATGATGTTGCCGTACCTTATCGCTGGATTGCCGGTGCGCCCGCAACATTACGACCCGCTGTTGCCGATGAAGACAATATGGGTCGTGCTATGTACTATGCCGGTCGCGATCAACTTCCATTGTTTGAAAATCAGGAAGCACTCCTCCGTGCGCGTGGATATCCAGGTGACTTGGTAGGACGTGGTTGGCCGGATGTGGAAGACGCAAAACCATGGACTCATACTCCCTCACCTGCTTAGATCAAAAATTGAGGTTTCCGTTTTATTATTCCGAATTTGATAAAAGCATTTCTTAAAATGCGTTTATCATCCTTGGTCGGTCATACTGTCGCACTTTGTGGCACGTTTGACACAGACCTCAAACCGTTCTTAGTGGCTGCTGGAATCCACGTAGTCACATGGTCCAACTCTATACATATACTATTATGTGGAGCGAACTTCAAAGATCATACAAAATACAAACTCGCCCAAGAATTAGGCGTAACAATTGTGGAGTGGAGTACAATCCATGACGCACCTCGACAATTATGGACGGATCTCTACGCCCCACAATCCTTGCGTGAAATTATTGGACATTCCGATATCGTGCGTCAACTTCAGGAATGGTTAGTACATGGCGCTAGTAAACCTCGTGGTGCGCTCCTAAGTGGACCGCCTGGAATTGGAAAAACAACACTTGCGCATATTGTATGTAAGTCCGCGGGTTACGAAGTGATTGAAATGAATGCGAGTGATTGTCGCTCCGCCTCGCAAATACGAGCATTATTTGATACAGCCGCACGGAGTGGTGTAGTCGGTCATCGTCGTGTTGTCATTATGGATGAAGTTGACGGTATGAGTAGCGGAGATCGTGGTGGTGTAGGCGAACTTGCGTCAATCCTACGCATATGTTCTTTCCCGATTATTTGTATTGCGAACGAACGTAGTAATCCCAAATTACGTCCGATTGTGAATTTATGTTTGGATCTCAAATGTACGCGTCCGTCCAAAACTAGTATTGCGAAGGCTATTTACGAACGAATTGTAAAACCGAATCGTCTACCCATCAGTCTTAGTGATTTGGAACACATGTGCGAAGCCGGTGGAAACGATATACGACAAATTATTAATTCAATCCAATTTGATGCGTCCGCCGTGGGTGAAAAAGACACAATTCATCGTATGGATCCATTTTCCGCAACTGGCTCATTGTTTAAAACCCCGTCGTCTGTGGATTTGGATACCCGTATGAATTATGTATATTTGGATCACGGACTCGTACCCCTAATGGTCGCAGAGGGATATCTAGGAGCCGCGGGCCGAGGTGCGGGATTGGATGGCGCAGTGCGTTCATCACAGGCCTTGGAAATGTATGATATTTTGGACGCTCGTATTCATAAGACACAAACATGGTCCCTATTACCCGCTGCTGTATTAGGAGTAGTTGAAGCCGCAACAGTCGCACGTGGACCTGCGCCATTTCAAATCTTTCCACAATGGCTCGGTAAAATGTCCAAAACACGCAAACATCGTCGTTGGATGTCGGAACTTGCGCATCGCCTAGGAGTCAGTTCAGACAATATAATAGATATGCGCGAAACGTTACGAGCGCGTCTTTTCCGCCTTAAAGATGCCACCGAAATTGTAGATACTTTAATAGAACTTGGAATTACACGCGATGATATGTTTGAAGCATTGGCCGAAACAATATTTACTGGCGATGAAGCAACAATTGCGATGGATACTAAATTAAAAAGCGCGGTAACACGCGAATGGAAAAAACGTGGAATTGAGGACGTCATTAATGGATCCATAGAATCGGATGATGACGAAGATGTATCAGATAGTGAACCGGTTTACTGATTACCAGGCAGTGGATTTCGCTTCCTTTCCATAAATTGATGGATCTGGAACAGCCACTAATGTACCGGCTGCCGCATTCACATTAAATCCAGGGAACCATTCAGGATATTTCTGACGAAGCATAGATTCTTCATTTTTAGTCATGGGTCTGGAGCCATCTTCGCATCCAGCACCGCCACAGGGTTTCTTTGTCTTTCGCGCTTCCTCGGCAATCTTACGCGCACGTTCAGCCTCCTTTCGCTCTAATTCTTCGCCACGAGCGACACGTTCACGCGCAGCCGCTTCCATTTCAGCACGGGATGGTCCTGACAATACCTCAATAAAATGGGAAATTCGTCCAAATAAATTATCGGCCTTTTTCACCTTGGCTTTGGAGGGAGCAATTCTATGTTCTGGATCGTAATCGGCTGCCATAAATATCCAAAAGGATTCATTTAATTTCTGACAGATTTGTCTAGCCATTTCCCATTCCGGTGGTTCAGCATTATTGCCACGTGCCTTATTCGCATAAATATCAAAAAAGTTATAGGCACAACGAAGTACTGAATTCAGTGGCTTCATACCTGCTTTTGGTCGTGAATAACGATCAGGAATCACATGGCCGCGTCCCAATGGACTTGCTGGTGCGTATTCAGTACATTTATCATAAATACTCTTTGTTTTGTAGATCATAGCGATCATAACACCGGCATCCTTGACTTCAGTATGAATAGTACGAATGATTTCACGATCTTCGGCTTCACCACCACCGGTTTGACGACGGCGGCGTGTTTGTCGTTTCCGAATTTGACGACGTTTTGTAACCATTTATATATCTACTATGTATTAATTTTTTGTATTAGATCCAAATTACGACCAAAAATCTGGAAAAAATTGACAAGCATTTATGGCCGGGAAATGTTTGGTGTGGGACGACGCCACAGACGGTCGGGTGTGGGTGGGTAGGTTTCCTCCAGTCTACAGATGTGCCGCCGTAGAACGGCCAGACATTTGTATTTATTGTAATGTTGGGCTCTGCGTATTAACGCATCCCTGAATCGGGTTTCCAAGAGCAAGTGACTACTTGGACGGACGTAGCGGGTGGCGGCTACGACGGAATAGGCGCGGGTGTGTGGGGCGCATTCAAACACTGAAAATACACAAGACAGGTTAGTCCACAGGTTGGATGGAGAAAAGGGTCGGCCTTTTTCCATCGTTACCGCGAGTTTCGTTTGCGTGTTTGACGTCTTGCTTTATTTCCAACATTTGGTGCTGTATGTTCACGACCACCTTTTTTATTACCAAGATTGATATTGCTAGAAGTTGTCGTGTTTACAGGTATGGACGGTGGTGCTATCGGGGGTGGAATGACAAATTTATCAGGTAGTGTGCGATACAACTCTACGACAGTACGTGCGTCTTCAGCAGAGTCATGAGGCATACCTTCCACTTGAATCGTCTTTCCCAAAAATTCAGCCGCCAAAGCCTTTAATTTACGCGGTTGGAGACGGTCGGGATGTCCTTCACGATGAAGAATTGTCATAAAAAAAGGAATTTCAGTTGTATCAAAATATTTATATCGTTCACGCCAATCATAAATTTTTAAAGCGTTGAAATCATTTGTAAGCCCGTGCCCTAGGACAACCTTGGATTCCAAGATTGACAAAACTTCTGATTGAACAACATTAAATGATTTGCCTTTTTTTAGCATTTTTTCATTCACACCGCTGATCGGTGTTCGATAATTAATCTTGATTGTATTGTTACGAATAATTGGGGGCTTGACAAGTTTGTCATAAATTACATTTCCATTGTAATCTACAATTGTAACGCGGGCCAAATAGGATCGTCGTCCAACACCAATCATTTCACAATCAATGGCCACAATACGCGATTCTAAATTTGTTGTAGATGCCATACTTTACAAAAATGGAATATTTTAATAATCCTAAATCAAACATCCAAAATCAAAAATCCAAAAAGGATTCAAAGTGTTCGCGCAACAAAATCCTGTAAGCACTTGACATTATCATGGAGTACTTGAAGATCATGTTTACGATCATTGTCTTCATATTCGTCCATGACATGTTCTATACTTTTCAATAAATCATCAAGACTCAATTTATAGGATTCCACTTTATAGTCATACCCCTTCTCTTTCGCAATTACCATCCAACCTAATTTTTCAAATTTTGCTTCATACCAACAATGTAATCCATGAAATGTATTCGCATATTTGGGTAATGATGCGCCACCATTTTGTTTATAAGTTGAATATTTACGTGTATGATTATTCCGCCGTTTGGTATAATTTGCGCTGTAATTCATACAAGTATTATATCGGGGATAGATAGAATACTTATATAAGAAAATTAACGGAACGTATTACCACATTACCGCATTGTACATCAGACGCAATACGTTCGTATTGCTCAAGACTCCCGCAAAATAATTGCCGCCCGCAAAACTAAAATGAACTATTTTTCCAGTTCCATACGTACGTATTACTATAGCGGCTTCATCGGCAGCACCTTGATGCGAGGCAATCTTTGTCGCAGGCTGAACTCCAAACACGGTGACGGGTCCTTGATTGTAACCAGTGAGTGGCATTGGTATCGTTCCCGTAAATCCATCGAATATGGGATGTGCGGCATAGGCCGGATCAATCACATAGGTCCGTGCGGCCGTCACAGCAGAAAAACGTGTAAGAAGTACAAGGTCAGTCATGGATGTAAGTCGTCCGCGATCCACTTGATATGCATCCCATTCCGACGTAATAAACTTTCCACCTGCCGCAACAAAATTCTTCAACGCAATTTGTGCTCCAGTATCTAAATCTTGTGTATACGTTGTGCCATCTAACATAATTACAGTAGTATATCGTGACGGTGGTGGATTCGTTCCGTTATAAGTATCGCGAGGTACCAATTGCGTTCGTATACGACGATCATTCAAATAATTGACTAGTGTCATAGTATCGGGTGTGACAATATCATAAATTATAAGTACTGATATACCACCGAGAACATAAGGCGCACGCCCTATTCCGTATGATCCTTGTATACTACCGTACAACGGCATTTTAATAGGTAATATGTCTTTTCTTTATTGGTTCTTTACTTAGTATGCGCAGGTGCGGTCTCATCACACCATACATCCAAACAAATATTATGAGTATCTCCGCCAAATAACTTGACATGATGTCCAAATTCCATAATATGGTCCACACTAGTCTTATTTTCCACCATTGTGAATCCAGGCATTTCCGTTAAATCAATATCCTGAATATTGTTTGATGTATTGGTTTTTTGACTAAATTCAACAAATACAGGGCGACCATAACTATACGGCAACGTCAATAACTTCACACATGGATCAATCGCAGGCACTTGATGGGGTTGAAGTGTGAGTTCAATATGTGATAAAGGTGGAATCACACCGGGTGTGACTGATGGATCAATATCTGTAATATCGTATGGCAATTCAACATCCATCCGATTTGTGATTTTCATCACGTATGATAAAGACGACGAGTTAATATTAAATTGGACCATGATGTCTTTATTTTAATTCATATGTTGCTTTTGACAAGTGCTTATGAACGGAAGCGAATGTCAAAAATGAAAATGGATTTAGAGCTTGGCCGGGAAACCAACCATGTTGGCACCCAGACCGAAGCCGGCACCCTGGCGGGCTGTCAGGCCGACGGAGGGGCTCAGGAGGTCCAGAATAGCAAAGACAACGGCGGCGATTGTGGCGACCACAACGATTTCTTCGACCACCGGGGTCTTACGGGGAATGATGACCATTGCGACAGCAACGGCAAGACCTTCAAGGAAATATTTGATGGCGCGTGTAATGAGTTCACCAGCAGAGAATCCGTCCATGTTTTTTTCTATATGATGGGTGTCGAAATATTTTACGCATTGAGGAAGCGGCATAAATGACACCACCGGGAGTTTATGGCCTGCGTTCAAGTCTAAAGATTCAAACATCTGGAGTTGTAGAGCCATCCATCATGTCAGACAGTACACTTGAAGAAAAAAAGGAGGTATATTTGGAAGCCGATAAGGAAATTCCGGGACAGCATTATTGCTGCCTGAGTTTCATTAGTCCCCAAAAGGTACTGAAAAACAAAGATCTATACTTTTTCAGTGAATTCCTTAAGGATTATGAAATTCAATACAAAATCAAGGCCACCGAATCCTTTGTCATGGCAGAGGCGAATAAAGTACAGGATGCGGGTTCACGTGTTCAGGATATTTTGGAAAACTTGATTTTGAAAAATCCGGGAATGGCTGCCGATCTGAGCGGTTCATTGGAAGCCGTCAAGGAAATTCGTGCGGGTCTGACTCGGGGTGTAGCCGCTGATCTGGAAGCACATGTTAAGAAAAACATGACTGATTTCAAGACATCTGTGATTGAAGAAGCCTATGAAACATTTATGTACAAAAACAAGAAACGTCTTGAAGAGGAATTTTTCGCGAAAAATGAATTCCGAACAACAGTTCAGGGTCTGAAAGTGCGAGGTGTCTATGATACATATCAAGAAGCCGCGGCTCGCGCAAAGACTCTCCAAAAACTGGATCCTTCATTCAATGTATACGTCGGTCAGATTGGCTTTTGGTTGCCTTGGGACCCTGAGCCTCACGATGTTGCGGATCAAGAGTATGCTGATGACCAGCTCAATACACTCATGAAGAAGTATAAGGAAAATGAATCACAGCGCGATGAATTCTTTGCAAAGACCAAGACGGATAAACTCAACGGCGCACGTGTGGGTGGCGCACAATTTGGCGGCGCGGGTGGCGAGAGTGCCGCTCCTCCTGCGGATATGTTTGCGGGCGAGGACCTCGCAATTGCACGAAAACGTGCTGCGGCTGCGACACCCTCCAATACAATTGTAGGTGGCCAATAAACACATTCCGACACCTAAAAATTGACGCATTCTTTTTACGATTCTACACTGTCAGAACTTCAGACAATGTATATTCTCTATTTGATTCCTACTGCTGATTCCAAAGATGCCTATTTGGCCACTGCTGGTGCGTACATGTCTAAACCATACCATGAACGTGATGCGGGATTTGACTTGGTTTCCGCGGCCATATCAGTGAATCCTATTCACGCCGGTGGTCCCCCTGCGACAATGATTAGTCAGCAACTTGTTGCGGCGTGTTATGACACAGAACGCAAACTCTTTCGTGCATTCTGGATGCTCCCGCGATCTTCGCTCTCCAAAACACCTCTTCGCCTTGCGAATTCGGTCGGTCTGATTGACGCAGGGTATCGCGGAGATATTAAAGCCGCCGTGTCCAACATTGGACCAAATCTGTTTGAAGCACCGGTTATGAATCGGTATTTCCAACTATCTACTCCTGATCTTCTACCATGGGATCGTATTGAAATCGTCACTGAAATTCCTGGAGGTCCTACACTTCGTGGCGCAGGAGGATTTGGAAGTACAGGTCTGGATACAACAGGATTGACTTACTTTTCTTAGACCGACAAACATTCAAAACGGGCACCTCTGGTGCCCAGTTTTGTATGATTTGTCGGCCTTAAGACCGTGTGATACAATTAAAAACGAGCACAAAGTGCTCGTTTTTAATGTTCACGGGTCTAAACTTATCCAGTTCGTACAAAATGGGAATCTGACGCAGCAAATTGAAATATTTTTCTGTGCGGTTTCATGCTTTCAAATACAATCATATGTTTCCTATATCTGAAATCAATACGAACTTGAAGTTTGGCCGCAAGAAAACATAAAAATGGGTCACATGAACTTGTCCAATGTCCATCGTGTATACCTGATATATTGTAATCGCGAATCGCCTCTTTTATTTCATGAATTTCGCTCATTGTCAAAGGTGATCCTTGCCATTGTATATCCAATTCACAGGAAGGTGCGAGTTCTTGAATACGACGAATGAACGCCGGCAAATCGCTAGTCGACGGATTGCCTAATATATCTAAATCGTCTTGGGTTAGTGCTGAGACGACTCCTGTCCAGAAACAAGTCATTCTACATAGGAATAGAAATTATTTTCAAGATTCAATCTAAAGTCCGTCGCCTTCTAACGTTGTAGCCAGAATGTCCACAACGTTAGTCACTGGATTCTTTAATATTAAACATGTAGAAGATGCAACAAGTTTATCGCGTCCGCTCGAATTTTATTTGGAAAACGCCAAATATACATTGAGCCAACCATTTCCTATGATCATTTTTTGTGATCCTAGTCTAAAAGAAGATATTAAGGGTATTCGTGATCGTGAGTGTCCTGACAATCAAACAATTTACGTGGAAAAGAACATTACAGAATACGAAACCTGGAATCAATGTAAGTCAATTGTTATTAAGAATCGCGAAGGTGATCCGCAATACATAGGTAGTCGCACAACACCGTCTTTTTTTCTTGTCACCAGTTTTAAATATCAGGCCGTGAAAATAGCATATGATATGAATCCATGGAAGACAACGCATTTTGCGTGGATCGACTTTGGGGGCGGACATGTATGTAAAGATATCGCAGACTACTTACCTGATATTGTAAGGAATCCAGGACCCAAGGTAAGCATATTGTATATTCATTATCGTTCTCTGGTCGAATTATCAAATATGAAGCGCTATATGCAGCATGGACCATGTGGCATTGCGGGTAATTTTTGGACGATCGAGGGATCTTACGTTGACCGGTTCTACCTAGCAACACAAGAATTGTTTTATAAGCAATTATATGAAGGCGTAGGACATAATGATGAACAAACGCTGTCGTTTGTTCACGCACGTTATCCGGACCTATTTCGCTTTTATTGGGGTGATTACGCATCAGTGTACAGCAATTATTTTTATGTGCGGAAGGATTACGGGTCTGTACGTTGGCATTTTATTAAGAACGCACTGAATGCTGGCGATAAAAAGGCCGCACGGGAAGCAGCCCAAAATGTATTACAGTCGTGTTGCCTTGGATTTTTACATTTACCCAACGAAGAAAAATTATTCTTACAATCCATTTTATGATTTTAATATACCGAGTTTTCAACTTCCAATAAAGCCTGCGCATAAAGCCAGACAATTGTATACGGATCGGCGTTCGCAGCAGGACGACGGTCTTCAAAATACCCTGCGCCTGCGGCGTGTGTTGAATTTGGAATACGTATAGATGTCGTTCGTGAACCTACACCCCATGTAAATCGTTCCAGCGACGAGGTCTCGTGTATTCCTGTAAGACGGCGTTCATTGCCTACACCTAGCGCAGGTATCCAGATACGGTGTTTACTTTCCAAATGTTTCAAAATACGAATTATTTTTCGCATACCACCGTCCTCAACTGAAATTGTTTGAAGTGTACTGACATTTGTATGAAGTCCAGATCCATTCCATTCTGGACCTAGTGGTTTGGGATCAAAGACTGGATATAATCCGTGTTTTCCCAATATGTCCCACAATAAGTATCGTAGCATAGTTAGATCGTGCGCGGCGCGTACTGCGGGTCCATCAACTTGAATTTCTCCCTGAGCAGGTGCGACCTCCAAATTGTATCCTGTAAGACGTAGACCCAATTCTAGACCACGCTCAAAAACCTCTTGAACATAGGGTTCAATAAATCCATTTCCACCGGCACCTACAGAGCAATAAAACTCACCTTGGCGCTTAGTTTTCCAATCGTCATAACGCAACGGCTTTCCCGTTCGTATATCATAAATAAAAAACTCTTGCTCAAATGCGATGCGTACGCCATTTTCAATCATCCATGACTGTATTGCCGGAGTCAACATATGATGGGTGTTTTCAAATGTAGGATGCCCGTTTTGTTTGAATGTTGAACAGAGGACATATACGACTGATGGGCTTTTATATGTTGCTATAGGCACAAGTTCAATTTCGGATTCGTCTGTGGGGGCTTGACCTGTACTGGAACCATCGTAATTCCATCGTGGAGCCAAGGGATGCGATGTCTCAGTATGTGAAACAATATTTCGTGTTTTTGAACGAAATTTACCAGCAGCATCTATCCAAATATAAACATACTTAAAATTTCGAAATACTATGTCGGTTGAAGCCATGCTTGTATATTTTTTAATATAGAAGCATAGTTTAGATCCGTGAACATTAAAAATGGGCACTTTGTGACCATTTTTAATTATATCACACGGTCTTAAGGCCAACAAATCATACAAAACTGGGCACCAGAGGTGCCTGTTTTGAATGTTTGTCGGTCTAAATTCATATTGATCTAATTTTTCACGAATAGTTTACATAATTATTTCCACGAATATTTTACATAATTATTTCCACGAATAGTGAGACAATTTGACATAGGCGAACCTAAGAAATCATTCCCCATTGAATATATGGAATGTGTAAATGTTTTTCGCGCCAATATAGAAAAAATACTTTGATCATGTCTATGTTCGCAAAAGGATGGTATATTGGGTATAATACTAGGGCTATCGTCAATAAGATGATAATCTGTCATTGTTGAATACCATCTGTGAAAAAAAGCGCGATTTTGAGAATTTGCGCTAGTAAATATAATGCTGGGTATTAGTTCCCTTTGATTGCTTATAGTGTAGGCATCTAAGGCATGAATTGTATCCATTTTACACCAATTGTGAATTATATTACCAAAATCCGAAAAGAAATTCTTATCAGGAGATTTCAATAGTATATCAAAATAATCGATCAATTTATGCTTGTAGGATATATTGAAACTTGTACATACATCAACATATAACAATATATCACCTTCAGGTAATTCGGATAGTTTTTTTGAAATAATATATGGTTTCCAAATCCAATATCCAAATCCGCGTTTATTCGCCTTTATAAACGCATCATGTTTGCTTTTGAATTCGTCATCTAGATCATCATAAGAATAGACAGTAATGCTATCAAATATCTCAAAACGTTTCGCATTTGTAATCAACTCGTGTTTTGGAATTTCATATGCGACATTTCCAGAAGCAAATGAAATAAGATGTACACCATGGGGTATACCCGATAAATCAATATACATTTTATATAGTTAAATATAAGTTATATGTCTTTAACCTAATACTTCTTTACATGAACAATTGGGCCTTTGGCTGGACCTGTTCCCGTAGATGTAAGGGTTGGACCGGCTTCACCCGCCGCCTCTGCGGCTTCCTTCATTCGTTCATATTCCGCCGATTTCAACCAATGTTCGCGGCTTCCAATTTTGAAATCCGGATGGGGTGCGGCCTTGTACCAAAATACACAATCTTCAATACGATTTGTCTTTGCGCCATTATGAATCACAAGGCATTCGTAATTTTCGGTACATTGATCCATAATTTGACAAAATAATTCAAATGTTGGAAAAATACCCGCAAATTGTTCATAAATACGACGACGTGCTGCGACCTGATTTTCACGCAAAATAAATACATAATCGACTTGACCACGTAAGACGGGCGGAATACCCATCACATACTGTAGCGCCAAAATATAGAGTAGACCATAATGACGACCATTCATAAACAAGGAACGAATAAATTTATCATTGATCCATTTATTGTCATACATACAATCATCCATAACTACAAATGCGCGGCGATCCAACGCACATGATCCACGTACCTCCATCTCTTTCCGAATTTGTTTCGTAATTGCGTCTTGACGTTTGAGTACATTACTAATAATCGCACTATTGAATTCTTCATGAATAAATAAACTTGGAACAATAGACGAATAAAACGCATTTGCGCCTTCTGTTCCGGAAATCACAGTACCAATCGGGAACTTTTGTTTATGCCACATTATATCCTTAATCAGCCATGATTTACCGGTACCACGACGACCAATAAATACTACAACAGCATCGTCGGGAATCATATTCATATTGAATTTGGATAAACGTAGATTGACAGTGGGTCGTGGGGCGGCACCAGGGGCTCCGCCCGTCATTCCACTCGCAGGAATCATCGATGATAATGGCGCTCCCGCTCCTCCAGCAACAGACATGATGTCTTGATATTTATCACACGTATTTTTTTAACGATATTTTGACTTAGATGCGCGCGGTTATTGTCTCTAAACAGACCCGATGCGCATTTTAGAATAAAATGGGACGTGGTATTCCAAGACGCGGTCGCGGAGGAGGTCGTGGTGGTCACGGTGCTCACGGAAATCATCCAAATACAACTCATCAACACGACCGGGTTGCGAAACCTCAAACATCTCTTCCTGATAACTTATATATACGACCATCGGACGGCGATGTACCTGTATGTATTCGGGAGGCATTTCCGGAATTTTCAAACATTCAGTCTTATTTTTCAATTCTGGAACGATTAATGCCTGAATATGCCGGATCCATGTTTGCGTATAAAAATTGTTGGGTCGGAAATAAATCCATCCAATCCGTGGATCGTGATGAGTCCGACTTATTTCGCATATCTTTAGCACTGAATGATGGTGATAAACGTGATGTTTTTGTAAAACGCATTCATTTGCTAGATCCTATACGATATATGGAAGGTGACTATGTTATTCCACATGAAGGCGCTCTACCGGCACCGAGTGAATTATGGAAATCCTCGCTCGCTAAAATTAATGATGCCCAAAATGAGGCCTATGTGGATGCGCTTTTTTCCATGTGTGCCTCGGCACTAGTAGAAACAGGCCGTTCACCCCATTGGTGTCGTAGTTATGGAACATTTTCTGCGCGTGTCAGTAATTATATGTTTAATATAACTGATGATTACGATAGTCTGCGTCACCGTCCCTGGTGGCGACGAAATCAACGCATGGGTTTATTTTCACTGGTAAAAAACGACGATCATGAAGAAATATCAAATAAATTCATGACTACCGGTATTTCCAACATTGGTGATGGTGATTTTGTTGAAGTGACTGAACCAGAAATAGTTTCACTTGATACACTATCTAATACGAATGAAATTGTAACAATAACCGAGCCGGCTATTGATAAAGACGCGCCTGTTATTAATTTATCTGCGCCGAAATTGCGTCTCAAACCTATAAGTCCAACCAATTCTGGATCAAGTTTTACGGATACTATGGAATCCAATGGCGATGATACGGACGACGAAGACTGCGATGATGATAGCGAAGAAGAAATTCTACAATATGTGGAATTTACAGATTTCCCCGTTCAAGTCACACTTCTTGAACGTGCCCAAGGAACATTGGACGAACTCCTTGAAATTGAAGACGATGACGATCCGGCCATGAAGGAAACTAAGGAAGCGCGTTGGGGCGCATGGTTATTCCAAGTGATTGCCGCACTCACATGTGCTCAGTATTATTACGGATTTGTACATAATGATTTACATTCCAATAATATTATGTGGTCGGAAACGGATAAACCATACTTGTACTACCGAGTTCATAAAAAATCCGGTTCATCACATATATTGCGCGTACCCACATTTGGAAAAATCATGAAGATTATTGATTTTGGACGCGCAACATATCATTTGCCTGATCCTGCTGGATTTTTTATTCCTGATGCCTTCTTCCCAGGAAACGATGCGTCCACACAATACAATTGTGATCCATTTTATGATCCCAAGGAAGGACCGCGCGTCGAACCGAATCCATCATTTGATTTGAGCCGTTTATCGGTTGCGCTCCTAGAATTCCTATATCCTGAACGCCCTGATGCGGCAAAACCGATTAAAATTATGTCCAAAGAAGGCAATAAACTCTACTCTGAAACAGTATCACGTGTATACAATATGTTATGGGAATGGTTGATTGACGATTCCGGTGCGAATATTTTACGACTACCGTCTGGTAAGGAACGTTATCCTGATTTTGATTTGTATCGTGCGATTGCGGCAGAAGTTCATCGCGCAGTCCCGCGTCATCAAATTGAGCGTCCTTTGTACCAAGAATACAAGTTTACAGAAACGATTCCTTCAGGCGAACCTGTATACGACCTACATATATAATCCAATTCGCTATTTGTAAGAAATTCAGAATACCGTCAACATTTTAATTTAAGCACACCCAGTCTGTGTGCTTAAATTAAAATTTATGATGGTATTTCTAAACATCTTACAATTTATTTCCAAGTGTTTATTTCACTTTGTATGTTCGGATGATTCCGACATTAATGAATTCCCATTGTTTGCTTGCGGATAATGAGACGCCGAACCCGTCAGTTGTCGAAAGAAACGTTTTTCATCACTAATATCTTCTCCATGGAAGAAACGTAATCCTTCCTCAAAGTAACGTTGAATATGTTTTGGATCGGCAATAATCGCGCCTTTTATATTATTGTATGTAATAATACGTTTATTATGTTTGACGTATTTTGTTTGTAAATGGTCCCAATAGAGTTTAAGTTCGTCTTCATTTCCATACATCAATCCGATTTTTTCCAAATATCCCTGAACGATCTTGAATTTATGGCTAAATGATGAACTAACCTTGACCGACGACGCGGCTCCGTTCACGATCGCAGACGTGAATATTTCATTAAAAAATACAATAAAACTTATTTGTTCAGGTAAGACATTTTGAATATTGTTGTCAAATGCGTCATTGGGTTGTAAATAAATCATCTTTGTTAAGGCTCTATTACTTTCATCAAGATGATCCAGATTATCAAATAAATACTCACACGCATATCCATTGATTGCTTCCACTTTATTATTAGACTGAATCACAACGGGTATATGTTTGTTTTTAAGGACTTTGTATTGTTCCAATGATAGACGCTTAATACTCAAATTTGTTGGTGTTGTATTCCTAGCACCGTGAACTGTTTCTATATCGGATATATCTGCTGGCTCCTCCTCAAGAATAGTCTCTGCGACCTCAGGTTCGGCAGCAACGGTCGCCGTATCATTATTTACAGGATAATTGGAAGCGACCTCAGGCTCGGCAGCAACGGTCGCCGTATCATTATTTACAGGATAATTGGAAGCGACCTCAGGTTCGGCAACAACGGTCACAGCATCATTATTTGTAGATTGATTGGAAGCGACCTCAGGTTCGGCAACAACGGTCACAGCATCATTATTTGTAGATTGATTGGAAGCGACCTCAGGTTCGACAACAACAGTCGCCGCATCATTATTTACAGGTTGAGTAGAAGTGACCTCAGGTTCGGCAACAACAGTCGCCGCATCATTATTTACAGGTTGATTGGCGGCGATCTCTGAAGCAGCATTTGTAGATACAGCAGACGAAATCTCAATAGGTTTATAAGAAATAATCTCAGGAGCAGACATGGCTTCTATAGGTTTCACAGGCCTGGGTTCTGAATGTTCTGTAACTTCATCCGCAAAACGAATTGTTGGTTTTCGCTCAATAACAATCAAATCGTTTGGATGAAATTTTTTAATTTCAGCACCACAACGAACCTTCACCATAGTTCCATCCGAATTTGAAAATGTAAATCCAATGACTGTCGCATCATAATAATTCATACATATTTTTTCACGTACATGTACAACCTTATCACCTGTATTGATTGGCTTATCCTCACTATCTTTAATTACTTCATTATACATTGTTTGATTTATTGGTTTAGTATTTCGTCGTGTATTTCTTACATTTCCAGTTCCAGAATGTTTGTTTTTACGAGTGTGTTCAAGTGATTTCTTTTTGAGTTTCAAAGCCTTGAGTTTTTTTTGTATTTCCTCTATTTCCTCTACGCTCATTCCAGGTCGTCGTAGCGCCATTAGTTTTCTTATCTCTTCATTGATCTCAGCAATTTGACGACTTTTTTCAACTAAATTCCGCAAATTCCCTTTAGTAGACATTGTTTGTCCGTACCCCTACAATGGACCCGAAAAATTAAATTGCAAAGACTTGCGCAAAAAAATGATTCATGACTTAAGGAAAATCCAGTGAATCAAATAGAGTGAATTCAGACATGGCCGATATGAATAATGATTTTGTGGGGGGTGGTGTAGACGATGAGTTTGTTGAAGATATTGAAGAGGCTATTGATGAGGATGTAGTGGAAGAACTCGATGACTTTCAAAAGGCCGAAGCGGCCGATGTCGCAAAACTTTTGCGCCAACATCCCGAAATTTGGATTCCCTACGAAGATCAAGTCAAGGGTCAACTCCAAATTCGGGTACCTGATGAATCTGGAAAAGAATTCAAAGCGATTCTACGTGATACATCAATCCTGGATGCCAAACATTCAACTTATCCATTCATGACCCAATATGAAAAGACAAAATGTATTAGTTTCCGGGCAAGTCAATTGGAACATGGCGCATCGCCCTATATTGTTGTTCCGGAAGGTGTTACAGATGCTTACCAAATTGCGAAAATGGAACTGGAAGGCAAACGTCTACCCTATATTCTAAAACGTACATTGCCCGATGGTACATTTGAAGTATGGCGCATATCAGACCTTGTACTATTCTAGAAAACAGTTTACCAATCATATAATTCTTCCTTATATCCATAGAATGAATTCAATGTATGTGAGTATGCTTTATTGTCTATTAACAATTTGACAGTATCGTACATATATTTTTGTCCTTTTGCTATCAAAGAGGGAAAATGAATAAAAAATGCCGCTCGTCCAAAAATTTCCGCAAATGTAGGTGAATCTTTGCTTTGAATATACATATTATAAGCCCCCGCACATTTCGCAAATGTGGAAGTATGAAGAATAATTGCTTCACTATCTGCGGTAACTTTTTTAGGAAATTGATTCATATACATTCCCATACATTCTTGGTCGTCTTCCACATCGCAAAGAGTTGTTATGGAATACTCCAAGAAATCCAATATTTTCCCAACTTTACCGGCAATTAATCCACTATTTACATACCGTCGTAATGGCCAACTATGTATTTTATTTTCCTTCCAGTACTTTGTTAACGGAACACACTGAGGGCTGGGTGTATGAACAACTTCCATACCGCCATCACACCACAACTCCATACTCACAATGAAATCAGATTTTATGAAATTCATACCATTGATAAAATTATGGGGATTGCGGCAACAGAATACATCACGTGAGTCGGATAAAACCACATATTTTTCAGCAGGTAATGTTTTTAGAAATTGATAATATCCATTAATCTTATCTCTATGTCCCGAATAATCTTTTGATATTCTTACTACAGCATACTCCCAATTGTGTAACTTTAATGTATATAAAAGTGTTTTTGTGTTTTCATGTTCATCTAACATATTATCATATGTTACAAGAAGTGGTATAGATAAATCATCTAGATGTAACTTTTCACTACACAATGTTTCCAACATTTTGATATTCAAATATAATAAAATGTAGGTTAAAAACCGCGTAAATTACCATAACTGGACTCGTTTTTCAGGAGGTATATACGATTTATCATCCGGATGTATATCAAACGCCTTGTAAAACTCTTCAAACTGCGCAACAATCAGATTGACACGGAGAGGTGCTGGCGCATGTGGATCCGATTTCAACGACTCTTTTGCTTTTTTGGGACGATCTTTGTTTCGCCAACTTACAGCATAACTTGTAAAAAAATCCTTGTACATTTGTTTCGTTTCGGCTTCAGATTTTCCACGAACCAAAGCATTTAATGCTTCTAACGCTATAGCCATACCCCCTAAATCTGCCAAATTTTCGCTCAATGTAAACTCACCATCCACTTTACCGCCCATATATAGTTCATTATGGAATAATTTCACAACTTGTTGTGCTTTTTCTTCATAAATCGTTTCATCGCGGTTTGACCACCATTTTTTATAACTACCATCTTCATCATACATTCGTCCATCCGCATCAAATCCGTGTGTGATTTCATGACCAATGGTAACTCCAATACCTCCCAAATTCCACGCATCGCTCCGTCTCAAATCAAAAAATGGAGGTCGTAAGATTCCAGCAGGAACTACCATCATATTACCTTCCGAATAATAATACGCATTCACTTCAAAGACTCCGTCTTCCCAACTTTCGGGACTTTTCACGCAGCCGCTATTTACATCGGTAAGCATACGTTCTGTATCTCCAACATTCAGATTAATAATATTTAATAAGGGTCGTGATTCATCAATTTCCACATGCGCTGTTTCACTTCGCCATTTGGTAGGATGGGCGATCTGAAAAATCATTTTTTCCACTTTTTTGATGGCTGATTTGCGAGTTTCAACATCCATCCATGTTGCGGCTTCAAGACGTTTCAAAGTCGCTTTCTGTAATCGTTCCACTAACTTGGTTGCCGTTACTTTTGTATCGGGCGCAACATTATACTTTACAAAAATACGTCCTAAATCCTGCTTCGCAAATGTTTTCAAGACTTTAAGAGTTAAATACTTTTGCGGCAGTTTTTCCGTTTTGCCTTTTATTGCGCGACCATACAACTCAAAATGTAGATCATCATAAGGTGGTGGCAAGTATTCTATAAATGATAATAATGTACACGCACGCAGCCATGTTTTCCAATATTCCAACTCCATACTTCGAAACATATCATTCAACGCACTGATATATCGCGGATTATATACATCATAATTCAATTTATTGTATGTTTCTTTTTTTAAACCCCATCCTTCAAATAAATTGGCCCATGGAATATGTTTGAATTTCTCACAAAGTGATTTGAACGTATAAATATTATAAAAGAATCGGACGTTTGAAGCCTCATCTCCATCCATTAAATAATCCGCAACCGCGCCCTCTATAGTAGCAGCAAATTCCAAATCTTCAATATTTGTTAATTCACCTAATTTACGTAATAAATGGATGTATTTCACTGAAATATGATTCCTTACATTCGGTCTGTAATACCATGGATTTGAAAGTCCCAAGGGTGTTTCTGAAATGACAACTACACATTTTTGACTATCATATGTATCGTTACTTGTATACAAAGTAATTGGCGCACGAGATTGAATACGATTCATGGCTCCAATCGCATGTCCAATATCCGCCGACGATGACATACATTCATATGTATTTAAAATACGTTGTAGATCCACAATACCATTGCGTTGTGACGCTGTGTGTAAAAAACTACGTGCTAATTTTGAAACGGGTTCGTCTGGATTTGTGCGGACCTGTTTGGAGATTATGGAAAGTAAATGATTTTCCACATCGTCCTCTATTTCTTCACTCACACCATATCCTCCACGATACGATGGTATATGAGCATGCTTTTGCCAATGTTTGTTCACATAGGCATAAAAGTCTTTTCCAGGATCAGCCGTATGATCTACACTCGGAACATGAGGTGCTTCACCACCAGACATACTGTAGAGCGGTGTGTCAGGCGGAGAGTAAACGAATTCATTTATTGGTAAATTTTCCATTGCTAACACCTCCTACTTGAGATGAAGTTGTTTGTTGTATAGATGCAGTGGATGTTGATGGCGGAGTCAAAATTACGACAACTGTGGGCGTTGATTCATTTGTACTAGTTGTACGACGAATAGGGTTTGTTACCGCAGAAGAGCGGAGACGTGGAAGCATAAACCGACGACCACGTCCTCGGGAAGCATCTAGTGGGCTCGAAGTAAATGGTGCATACTTTTCTACGTCCATGGTGTATAATCGGAGGTAAGGGGATTCCTAAATTTTTCAGTCAAATTATTTTTTTATAAATTATGTAAAATGATTTTTAATATTCACGGATGCGTTTTATTATTGTTTTATTGTTTTATTAAAATTGAATTATTCAAAGCGTGTGCTGCCGGGGAATTGGACGGATGAGTTATGAATTCTGCGGCTATTTCGTGTGGATGTTCGTATTGATAAGGACAGTTACCACCCTCACAAAAGAATTGTTGCCATTCAGCCGGTATATCCACAATTTGTTTTTTCTTCATATCCCATACTTGAACAACCGCTGTACGAAGTGAACGATTGATATCACGAAATGTTGGAAAAAAGACATAACGACCGTTCCAAATGGCCCATGGACCATCCTCGGTATCTGGATTAGGTCGTAGACGCATAATCCAATGTTGCGGTATTCCGGGGGGCGGTGATTTCGTATATTCATACCCCCAAGCGGACCTATAAAAGTTGCGCCATTCAATGGGCTCCTGGCGCTGACGGAGATGAACACGTTCATGACGCAAAATATCATTACGCCGGGATGAATTCCAATCCGATTCTGTCATCCTTATTATACGTGGGCTCCATGTATGAGGAAGTCCCTCTTGACAACTAGGTTTTACTATTTCCACTATTCCATAGGGTAAATTATATCGTTTTAATACAGTACAATTTTCATTATAAAAATACCAAATGATAAGTATAAGACTTATACATATCATTAAACCGAGTAAAAACTTCATTTGGAATCTCTAACTTCATTGCTTATTTTGCTGATTTCATTCAATAATACCTCACGTGTTTCGCTATTCATGGTGAGTCCGGCAAGTGCGTGTTGGATTAATCCATTTCGCACAGTAGGTAAACATGTACATACTTCAGAGCGACCGGATGCTTTGGCGCATCGGGAAATATGAGTCACTCGTAGAATATCATTATTCACAGTAGGACTACTCATTTTACTATATCGTTTATAAAATGGTTTTGATTATACCGTAAAAAAGGCACGTGTACATTACATAATACAGGAGCGTGATCACTCCATGATCGTTCAAATACCTGACATGTTAAAAGTCGCGGACCTTGACGTACAATATCACAAAATGTACAGTTTTGTGGAGCATATTGAAGAGGTAACCACGCAACATGGTCTAGATTTTCACCTGTATGATAAAAGGTGGCCTTTCGAACATGGACATCCATATCTGGATGTAAAAATCGGACATGTGGATGCGGGGAATTTTCGCAATTTAAATCCCCTACAACAAGCACTGGATGTCTTAAATATTCTGTATGTCTTACAATCTGTCCTAATTGTTCTTTACGTATCGCGTCCATTGCTGGTTTTCCACCCATTAAAAAACTGACTTCAGTATCGGCTTGTGTATGAGTATTCACTATGGTAATATCATGACCTGCTAGATTCTTGAGATGAACTGTATGAAATCCTTTATTCGCAACCCACTCCACATTATGTGTTGTTAAATATGGATAAAAACAGTCGCTTATAACAGTATATTTGCGTACTGCCATTAAAAGTCCACTTGGAAGTATACTAATCCCTTCATCACGGGGTATAATTACAGTATATCCAGCACGTTCCAAATGTTCTTTATAAAAGGATCGTAAATGCTTTAAAAAAACTTCCTGGAGACATACAATTTCGGGAGTATGTGTCGCAATCCATTCACAAATTTCGCGTGAACAATTGCGTGCCCAGGGCAATCCATGGACATTATACGTAAGAATTTGACAATTCATACCACGCGGCGTATATCCTTGATGTACGTCCCGCTTACTGTCTCCATTGCTTACCGCAATTCAGGCAACGAATAAATTGCGTCATGGGCTCATCTGCGGAACGAGTCTGCATTTCATAATATGTACATTGCCTCTTGCCACAGCGTGAGCATTTGAACATTTCAGTTGCCATGCTCTTATCCACTTCCAACATCTTGGCCTCCCGCTTAATAGCGAGTTCAATCATTGCGCCCCACTTTTCAGGATATAGGTCACTATATGTCATATATGGAATATCGTGTGCGTTGAATTCCTTTTCACGAAATCGCTCAAGAAGACGACCATTTCCAATATAGGACGAGGGATCTAGATTTGTAATCACCCGTCGCGCATGGATTAAATACAATTCATTGAATTCTGGATTTTCCCATACAGCATGAACGGCGCGAGACTTGGCATCGTCAATTGTGAAATTATACAGACCGCGTTCAAAATCCACCTGTTCATCGGGAGTAAGGAATCCACATCGTGTTTTAATAATTCCAAATACATGTTCGCGAGTAGCGTGTCCTTTTATTTGTAATGGTTTATCGTATTCTTCAACTCGTAATTGAGTATGAGTATACCAATGTGGAAGTTTCTTATTATTGCGCTTTGTGGCTGCGGTCGGTTTAACTACGGGTCGTGGCGCTTCCTCTTCTTCTTCCACAACAACCGACTCTGCGACAGATTCCTCTTCGTCTTCTTCCGCTTCTTCTTCCAATTCTTCTTCTACCTCCTCTTCATCGTCTTCCAAATTCTCGTCGTCGTCGTCTGTATCCGAATCCTGGGAACCCAACTCGTCAAATCCACCATTGGCTTCCTCGTAAAACTTTTGGTAATCCGTAGTACCAAATGAAACCATTTGATTTGCTTTTGTTCCAATCATTACAATATCACTGAATAATAATACTTTATCATGAGGAGGCGGTAATTCGTGTTTATTTTCAGTTCCTGCTTTTCCTGTTTTATATCCGAAAAGATGAAGAATCTGTCCATTCCATTTATAAGTCCCAATCAGTTCAGGAGCGGTTGCGCGGCGCAATATATTTCCCACAGCGGCTGGCGCAAGAAGTTCTTTTTGATCCGTAGGCAGAACTGCATTTCGGCTTGTTCCTTTGGCTTGAAGAATAACGCACCACATATTACTGATTCTTTTTGTCTGGTTGTATGATGCGGTGATAAAGGAATCAATTTTTACTGAAAACAAGGGATACCTAATAAAACGATAAAAATGACGGGTTTAAATCATTAGACACATATGGATAATAAAATGATCCGTATTAGCATTTCAGGAAAAGTGCCGCATATTTCCAGTATCGCAGGTGTCTCCAAACCGATTTCAGTGACACAACGAGTCTATAAATGGGGAGATTGTATTGGTATATTTCGGCCAGAATTACCATGGGATACACGATGGTCTGTTGAAATGCGTCATCCGATTCATGTGATTCATTCCGATGAATCAACTGTATATATTGAAACACTTACATTTCCAACAATTTGTGCTCCTCCTATTCTACTGGATGATGTATATGATGAAACTGTGACAATGTATACTATACATTCACACATTAATGTGTTTGAAATGCCCAATATGTGTATAATTGTGGGTGAAGCCGAGGCGTGTCTGAGTGTGCCTGAAATTAGTTCTTACGTAGGCACGCAGATAGAATCTGTGTTAAACAGTTGCCGGACGATGACACAACCGCCGCAGCCGTCGCTGGACTCGTTACTGCCTCCGCCGCAGATGCCGCAATCTGTTCAAAAGTCACACGACCGGCTACGACATCAATCACGGCCGCAATCGCAGGGGGGAACATCGCATCGATCATTCCGTGGGCCAGTGTCTGGTTGGGCTCAGGAATCACGCGAGAAACCAGTAAATGAGCGGCGCTCATTACCAGGTCGCGCTTCTCCGCACCACGAATCTGGAGCGAGTGAACGGAAGAAGCCAGACGAGGGACGAACCGCAACAATGAGGCCGGTTCACTCACACTCACACCCGAAAGGTCGCGAACAATACCGTCCACGACATCCTCCAACTGCTTTGTCAGGGTCGGCTGCGGTGCGACCACCGACGGAACGGCAGGTACGGCGACCTGAGTTTGTTCCGGAGCCGGAGTAGTGGAAACGGCTTCTGGAACCAACGGTGCCGATACAGGGTCAGGTGATGGAACTTGCGCGTTTAGCGGAATTGAACCTGACAAATCAATAGACATAAAATATTCTAATAAATAATACGCAATTATTTTTTGGATTCTTGCCGCGGTTTACTGTCTCCAAGGCGGATGCCCATGACTATTAATGTATGAGTCTATCAAGTCCTGAGATATACCATATACTTCAATCAATGCGGCACTTGCTTCTGAAGCCTGTGTTTGCGACTCTTCTGATTCAGTCTCTGATGTGACATTTGCGCCTGAAATATTGACACCTGACAAATCTTGAGTATTCACACCAGATATATCTGTTGACATTTTTCTATATTTAATAGATTGAACTAGTTCAATCTTTAGATTCATTGAACTGCGCGACAAATGGATATAAATTTTCATGGTTGTTTGTAGCAAACTATTAACCATGGCCACACGTATACCTATTTCTTGGCTCTTTCTGATTGCGCTTTTAGGAGTGGTGGCCTTTTTTGGATATCATATTTTCCAAGCCTCGTATTCATTGAAACCTGATGCTCATCAAGATGATGACTTTATTCAGGCCAAAAAGTCCGTTTCATTTCATCCAGCTGTTCAGGCACCAGCAGATACCGAAGAAGTCCCCGAACCCCGTCAAGCAGCCCATTCTCCCGATGAACTGGATGCGCCCGTGGTGACCCATTCTGTCCCTCATGTTCCTGCGCAAACCGAACAGGACCTACGCGCAACTCGTCAAGTACAAGAAACACCGCCTAGTATCCAATATGATTCTCCTGAAGCGATTGATCCATTGAATCGTGCTGTACATATGGATGCCGAATTTGGATCCAATTTACGCCATCCTGAACAAATGATTGAACGTCGTCCACACGCAGGTATTGCGGGTATTGTGCCTTCTGGACTTGGATCCGAAGTCAGTCGTCCAGGTGGCAATCACGCAGCAGGATATGCTCCAGAAATGGCACAAAACGGAGGTGAATTTATGACAGGTATATCTGCTTTTGATGGTAGTGATGGAGGTGGTATTGCGTTTTCTGTAATCTAAATTAGATAATGGACACTTCGTCGTATCTTATTATTAGCAATATCCTTACTGGATTAGTATTAATTATGACATGTGGAGTTTCAATCTTTCGTATTCGTATTGTACGCTGTCCATTCTGTCAGGTGCGAATACAGTCACATGAATTACGAACACATATTGGATTATGTAACGAACATAATTTATTATATATGGGACGATTTAGTCCAACCCTACAAGCCAGTCACGAACCCTTGGCGGTTGCGGTACCTTTACAACCTCCCTTTATATTATCACCGCCAATACAACCAAGAATTGCGGATATCTAATTCGCGAAACCATACGAACGATCCAAATCCAAACGTTGTACGTTTGGAATAGACCGCTTATAGACTACTTTTGTTTCAATTATTTCTGTATTATCTTCGTTGTAAATATGCTCAATCGATTTAATTTTATCTTGTAAATGAAATGGAATATTTCGTAATTCATTATCTGAATAATATTGTACGCGGTCTCCATTATCATCCGATTCAATTTGACATTCTGTGATGACTGAAGACATTGGAACCAATATATCTTTGAGAAATTTTACATAATCGGACCATAAATCTCCACTATGCGACGTTACCTTTTTAGATAACTCAAATTCAAATAGATTTCCTGTAAGTGTATACTCTGTAAAACCATTTTCTATTGCTAGTTTTGTCCATATTTCAATAAAATCTCTATAGGATTTTGATAATGTATCGTATTCTTTTTTATGTATTATATCTTTATAAGATTGAAAATTGAGCAAATATTCATTTTCAATAAATGGTATAAATTCAGGTAGAATTTGACAACTTGCGCTTACTATAAAATGCCACCCCATTTGTCTTTGATGATTCAATACCAGTTTAATGCGGTTTAGATGGTTTGTCGGTTTAGACCCGCGAACACGGTCTTAAGGCCTACAAATCATTCAAAACTAGGCACCAAAGGTGCCCGTTTTGAATGTTTGTCGGTCTAAAAAATGACAACTATGCTAAGCTAAGAAACACTGTTTAACCACCTCCAATGTCGTCCTGGATTGAAAAAACCGAAGAATTTGTTTCATTGGCCCTAAATCCACGGGGTAAGTATACATATCTTTCCAGAATGATACAACCATCAGATATACCGAATCTCCAAACATCTGAATTTGTATGTGCGTATAGACCACGAGGAATTTTGTCAGGATTCCTCGTGATCCATCCCCAACTTCAATATGCCGTCTTTCTTCCCAACGCGTCTCAAACAAAAATACAACCATTGCGTTTCCATATTCGGATGTCAACATCAGTGATTGAAAACGGCGGACTGATCGCACTCGCATACCTATACAACAAACAATTAGTTGTTGAAGATCTAATTTCAATTGGTGCTCGTAGTGTTTGGCAATATGAGTCCTTTGTGGAGCGTTGGAAGCGACTCAAGCAATTTCTTGAACGTGATTTCCGAAATGATTTGGTGCTTCAAGATGGTCTAGCACTGAGTACTAGTGTTTACTTTCCACTTACAGAATTGGTCGAACCTGTGCCTGATAAAGTTGTTGAATTTATAGCATGTCATGAAACGGGTCCGGCACATAAACGATTGTTATGGATTCCACCCCGCGATACACCCGTGGCTTCAGGTCCGACGATCACAGGTGGCGGAACGATTCATATCGCAAAACGCGAATCAACTATGGGTCCGGATGTTTACTCATTATACGATGGTGATAAGAAGTTAGGAATTGCCTTGGTAAGAACACTTGTTGCGAGCAAGGCCCTACGGCTTGCGTTTTCCGAGGCTGCGACGGGTGATTCTACCGTGCGTGTAACGACATCTTGGAATAAACAATTTGACAAGTGGGAAATTCTGGGCACCGCTGTGTAAATTTTAGTTCTTATGAAATAGAGATGAACAGGGAATTACAAAATCTACGTCGTCGCCGTTGGGCACATCATGGAGGTGGTTTTGCGCAAACTGGAACACTCATGCCTATTCCTGCGAGTGATTGGACCTTTGCCGTTAAGGAGCAAATTACCACTCCTTATAGCGATTGTGCGACAACAATGCGTCCCGGACAACTCGTAAATGAACCCAATCCGGATCTTGCGCAGGTCCGAATGGCCGGCGGCCGCCGTCATCGTCGGCAACGCACACATCATCGTCGTGCTCATCGCGCGAAACGCACTCGGAAACAGCGCGGTGGTGGTGTGAATGGTTTTTCAGTCAATGTAGCGGCCAGTGTTGGTGGTACTGGACCCAATGTCGCACCTGTTTATGCCGGTGTACCTTGTGATGCGCGGGCCGGCGCACCCAATGTCAATAACGCAAGTGGTTTGGGTCCCGACCCACGCGCGCCAGGTGATATTTACTCCTTAACACCCAATACTCAACGTGGTGGTGCGTACAGTTCCGGTAATGCCTATGATGCGAGTTGCTATCGCGCACCAGGCTCTGAATTACCAGTCTATAACGCCGAAACTGCTGGATTCCGGTTCGCACCATCCACGGTTGCGGGTGCCGCGTTACCTGATGGAGTTACAGCGTATAATGAAGTCGTTCCTTATGCGGCCCGACTGGGAGGCGCACGTCGTAGTCGTCATCGCCGCCGCCGAGCCGCAAAGAAATCCTACCGCCGTAGACATTAGGAAAATCCATGGGAAATTGCGATTCATGTGCCGGCGGTCGTGGTCCACCACCACAGTCGTCTGAAAATACATCACCTTCACCACCACCAAAACAATTCGCACTCAAAACTGATTCTGAATCCGTACAGAGTGGCTTTGTTGCGTTATCATCTGGGCCAATCAATTATAGGATTCTACCTGTTGATGACGCAACTATAAAAATACAACCACATCCAAAACCTCCACCGCGTACAAAAAAACCCGGTGGAATCTAATTCTTATTGGCACGCAATATAATTCTAAGTATAACGAATAGTTGTACTTAGAATTAGATAATATCTGAATTTCAAACATCTTGTTAGAAGAACATGGCAGTCGCTGTATTTCAAACATCTAGTGTTCAAGGTGAAGTACTTTTTAAGGAAACCAGCCACGGTGTACATATTCGCGCGATATTTACAGCATTACCGCCAGGTGAACATGGATTCCATATTCACAGGGCCGGTGATTTGCGGGGCCATGGATGTATGGGAGCCTGTGATCATTGGTCATTAACGCCATCTGAACACGGAGGATCGCCGTGTCATGGTGGTACTCGTCATACTGGTGATTTAGGAAACATATCCGGTCCCACAAATACATATACTTATACATTGACCGGTGTTAAACTGAGTGACCTATATGGACGTTCCGTCATCGTTCATGCTGACCGCGACGATTTGGGTCTTGGACATGAACCTGATAGTAAGACAACTGGACATTCTGGGCCACGAATTGCGTGCGCAATTATTGGACGTGTGGAATGCGCCAAAACATCCAAGACACGCCGACGACGCAAACATTAATCCTCAATAAATAATGGCGCTTTCTTTCCAGAACTAACACCTGTATCAGACTCCTTTGATTTATAGATACGTTTGGCTTTCGGTTTCGGCTTACTTGTTTTAATTGTAGGAATGGATGTTGGAGGCTCATAAGGTGGAACCGATGCCAATGTTTCCACAATTTCATTCAGTTCTTTACTGGTCGCTGGGAGCGGCGCATCGTCATCCACAAACAACGGTGTTTTTGCGGCAGGAGCCGCCGTGGATTCATCCTCACTCGCCGATGATTCGGTTGTATCCTCTGGATCATCGGACCATTTGATTGTATAACCACACGATTTATAAAACTTCCGACGTTTTGCCCATTGACCATTGGCTTCCATAAATGCCGTATCCAAAATATCCAAAATACGGGGTGCGACTAAACGTTCCTCTTTTTTCTGACGTAAAATCCGGCCCACCGATTGCTCAATATTACTCTTAGGTGTCGCAAGTAAAATAGTATTGAGTGTTGGAATATTCATTCCCTCCGAAGCCATTGCGTATGTTCCCAGAATAATTTGTTTGGTCGCAGATATATCTAAATCGGTCTGTTTCATACCTCCAACATAATAACCAATTGAAAGAAGTCCCTTTGCGCCAAACATTGTCGCAAAGTCCATTAAATGCTCGCGCCGATCCGATAAAATGAGCAGGCGACGACCCGGTTCATCCTGTAGCATAGGCGCAATCCAATCCACCAGTGCTTGCGTACGCGGTTTGTAGGCGGCGATTTGATTGATCAGTCGCGCACGGATTGTTTCGCCCTTCCAATTTGTAGGCGTATTTGCGTAGGCATCGTCATCACAGACATAGCGCATAACTCGCACTCCTACACTATCGTCTTTCGGTCGCCGCGCAATTTGATATACAATTCGTCCAAGATTCCATTCAAATACTTTGGATAATCCATCTGTACGATTGGGTGTTGCTGTGAGTCCCAACATATTCCGGCATTGAATTCGCTGAAGCGCTTGACTGAAATGCTCGGCGCCCAAATGATGGACCTCGTCAAAAATAACTGTCCCAAAACTATCAAACGTTCCAATGGGATACGCACGGGAACAGATTGTTTGAATCATAGCAATGGCCACATCAAATTGAGGCCCTATATCACATCGTTCACCTTGGATTCTACCAATACGAATACCTGGTACAAGCGCATTTAATTCAGATGTCCATTGGTCGGCAAGAAATTCTTTATGGACAACAATAATAAATCGTCGTCCAATCAGTTTCGTTGCCGCCGCAATACCTGTAAATGTTTTTCCATATCCGCACGGGAGACAAATGATTCCAGAATGTCCGGCATCACAAAACGCAGCAAGGGCTTCTTCTTGATGCGATCGAAGTGTTCCCTTGAATTCTAATGTCGCGGGAAGTAACTCGCCCGGTGGACGCGCATCCGCATCCGCAGGACCAAAGTACGTTTCCGCCCACGCGTGAGGTAAATAATATCGTGTTGCCGATTCTATCCATACTTTGAATGAAGATACAGTGCCTGCGAAAGTAAGAGGAACATTTGGTGTAACTGTCAACTCCTTTTGAATATGCGCAATCTGAGACGCAGAGAGCGCCGATTTCAGAATCGCATATCCACGAGTTGTTTGAATAGCACGTTGCATGACGTTTAGACCGTAATAATAAATAGTATACTAGCGTTTAGATTGTATAGAGAGCGCATAAATTTTTCCCATACATTGTATAGAAATATTCATGAACTGCTCAATGGAAGAATGTGTGGGCTCTATTGTCGTTGTCGCAGCCGGCACGGCTATTGCGACTGATTACCTGGCTCTGCCCCCTGCGCTTGTGACTCATCCTGTCACCATGGTCGTGCTTGTATTAATGGCGGTAAGTGCCTTTGTGAAATACCCGGTTCTAGGTATTGCTTTATTTTTACTGACAGCGATTGTCATTTTCAAACGCAATACTATGACGGCACGTGCCTACGCAACATATGGAATAGACACGATTCGTCGTCAAGCCCATGATCGTGCGGACCCCAGTGAATCACTGTCCTCACAACCTCGCCAATTGGAGCAATTCCAAGAAACAGATGCGCAGAATCCTATGTATGCGACAGAGCAGGAAGGATTTGAACCCGCGCCCTACGGAGACGCAGAATTAAATGAAAATGTCGAAGGCGCATTCCCTATTGGAGCGGCTCGCGCGACATCCACTGCTGATACGAGTGAATACATATATCGTCCCGACCGTGAAACAGGCTCCAATGCGTTTGAACGTATGGGTCCTAATTTGGATGAAAAAATGGCTTCCTTTGCTTATTAGACCGACAAGTGTTCAAAACGGGCAGCAAAGGTGCCTATTACAAATAAATACCATCATAATACTATAAAAGTACGTCTTTATGGACGTACTTTTATAGTATTATGAAGGCACTGCCGTCATAAATTTTAATTTAAGCACACCGACTAGGTGTGCTTAAATTAAAATGTTGACGGTATTCAATTGTATCATTTGAATATTTAGTCAATGGCATTTTTCTGATTAAGTCAAATCTCGACGAACATATACCTTCTCGTATTGTCCGCATGAAAATTCCCAATTGGCCGGTACATCTTTCAAATTGCCGATCCCTTCTGCTTTCGCCGCTTGAATCACATTATCGGGAACGCAATTGCGTTGTATGGAAAAACAAGCCGGTAATCGTCGTGAATTTTGGCCGGTTGGCATATACGAAATACGTTCAAGTCCTGACGGACATTTTGTAGTTTCATACAATTTTACATCACTACATAATTGTTCACCCGGTCCCAATGGACCACGGAGTTTACAATAACGTTTTGGATCCTTATTATCGTAGGAAATACAATCGTTATTATCCATATCCGTTCCACTTTGGCAACATTTTCCAATAGATCCATAATGCGGCAATGACGAAGGACAAAAACTACTTTGATCGTTCTGATGTTCGCGTTCAATTAATGACGCACATTCAATCAATGTTTTCGCTGGATTTCTGGGATCGGGCACATCGGCTTTATGCGCACATAAATCAAACATACCCGTGGAGGAGCATGTATGTTTGAATGGATCGACGGATCCACGGCAACAAAAACTATCACCTTTCGCATCATTGAAAAAACGAGCCCCCGCGGGACATTTCGGTGTCGCCACTATTTTCGCAGCAAATCCTTCCACCACCAACGACTGCACTGTACACCAAACAATGACTAAAGTAATTATCATAAACGCAAGACCCACTACGACATATGGAGACATCCACTGTTTGAGATTCATTCGCATATTCCTATCTCCTTATTCTAATACCGTCAAAATTTTAATTTAAGTACGTCCATAAGGACGTGCTTAAATAGGATTTTGAGGGTACTCGTTATTTTGCGACAGGTGTGGCCGGTTTCGGACACAGAAAGGAAGGTAAACTCCATCCTTTCCATAATTTGACCTCGCCAAATGTTTTTGACACCGGTGTATCATACATCCGTTGGACTTTTGCGTAATTACGGAAACTTCCACTCCAAACTAAATAAATAAGAAACGCGACAATCAGAATTGCTATAACGCTACCAATAATAATACCTATCCATTTTTCAATATCGCCTGGTTGTACACTTGTATCTCCTACATCTATAGCATCAGCCTCTGCTGCGAGCCTACCGGCTAATTCTTGATCCAGTGTTGATCCGGGACCGCCTCCTCCAATATAAACTTTATCATTCACAACATCCTTTTCGGTATCCAGACGATAACATTTCAAAGCTTTTGTTGAAACACCGCGATCCGTTCCAGATCCTCCTGCGCCTAGCGGATTATCAATAATTGTAATACCATCTATACGTGTTAGTAACTTATAACGGGATTCAATAATTTCAGTCATTGGTTTGGGAGGCCCCGCAACTCCGTTGGCGATTCGTGTCAAACGTTGATAATCGGATGCCGCAATACTGGCAGGTGTCATAACAACATAAAACGTTACAATTCGCGCAATCGGATCGCATAATGGACGGGGACGACTATTCCGTCCATTTCGACCACGCAAATCGGCGCCGCGATAACTAATAATGGACGATGTGGGAGATACAAGACTACCTATGGTCGGGCGATTCCGACTCACTTGATTCAATGAAGTGAAATAAGAATTGGCTGCGCCAACTTGGACAGGAATACATAAACACACTGTTTTTTGACCTGTTTCATCACGAAAATACAGTGCGATTTCCATAGGATATGTATCCTCTTGTCCTGGAAAACGATGGGCACCAGGTGTATAAATAAATGATTCCAGTAAATTATATTGAATACCATTAATTGAAAGAGTGGTTTGTGGATTTTCATTCAAAAGTAAACCCGATTCATGACGTGTTACATTGCCTGGACCCGCAACTTGCGCATTGAGTCGTAATTTACACGACACACATGGATAAATACGTTGAACATCAAACAGTTGCGGGAATTTCAAGGGTGTCTCATTACAAGAAAGTAAATTATCTGTCATATGTGCCTGTGCCTCTTGAATTATGTTTTGGATTTCATTTGATGGGGGGTGCGCACTTTATATTATAGAACAAATCTCTATAGTATAAATTAGAATTCACAATATTTATACAACAGGTAAATATCGGGGTGTACTGTAACGATAAATTGTGGCTGTATAGGACTGTCCCATAACAGGTACACCTACAGAATCTCCATCCGTAATCTCCTCACAACCCAAATCATCATCACAATTACGACGTTTGAATTGAATGGGTACTTGGACAGGATTTATGCCGTCTGTGCGTGTATAATAATTCCAACGATTCCGATTATCAATATTACGTCCAAATAGCGGCAAAATAGTGCGATTCGGATGACCACTTGTTGCGGTACCACCTGGCGCAGTGAGTACACCAATTTGTTGGAATTGATCAGGAATACCGCGTGTTGTTGTATTGATAGGAATAGCGCCTCCGCCGGCCATTAAAGGTCGCGAAGGAAAACCTCGTAAGTCGGGAGGTGTATTGTAGGACTGTTCAGGAGACATGAGCGCAAAACGTGGGTCCAGTGGTGCTTGTACGACCGGTGTATGAATTTGAGGTCGTACAACAACAATCGGTGCCTTTTGTTCGTGCGGCGCATAATTCTTTAAATACATAAATACACCGACAACTAACGCAACCACCGCAACTATACCCAATATAAATACAGAATTATCCATACACCATACACCTGGCGGACAGGATAATGCGCCTCCTTTCATACGAAATTTACGTACCGGCATGTTTCTTGACAAGTACTAAGGTAAAATTATTTCCTACGAGCTACAATATGCGCATATGTATTATCTGGCGTTTCTAACTGAGGCATACGTTCAAGTACACCTGCGCGTTCCCACATTTCAAAATAAGCCCGAATCATTGGATCATGTGTATCATCCAAAATGACAATGCCGCCTTTTTTAACCATCATTATGGCTGCCCCAAGATCATTGACAACACAACTTTCTGTATGTCCACCATCCACATGGACAAGATCAAATGTGCCTAATTGCGTATGAAAGTTTTGAATCCATAATGGTAATGTGAGTCTTGAATCACCTATTACCATTTTGGATTGAACTTCTGGAAATTTCTTACACAAATATTCATAACACGGTCTTGTATACGCATGTTGACCTAAATCAAAATATAAAAACTCTGCGTTGGGTGCGTGAAGCATAAATAATGCCGCACTATGCCCAGCATTAAATCCAATTTCACAAATTTTACTTCCAGGTTTATTTGTATACATTGCCGCTGTAATAAGATTGGTTCGTTTATTCTGTAACTCTTCAAAGCGTTGTAGTGTATTATGATAATATACACAATTGCCCTCCAAGGGCTCGCCGCTGTTTTGAATTATGGGTTCTAGTTCCGCACATATAGTCTCAAATGAAGACATTTGTATAGTATGTAACTATGGCAACTGTTTTAGATAAGATTCTAAAAACAACCGCAGTTTTCTTTTCCACCACATGTACAAATAGAACGTGTATTTAACATATAGGAAAACGCATTACGATCTTTGTAATATATACTTTGATTAAATATGCTTATACTCAGCATATATGTTGTACCTGCTATACCAACTTGTGTTTGACCGGGTGCGACAACCTTTGTCACAGTACCTAAAAATATATTAGTAAAGGATTTTGCGATTCCTACTGCGCCAGAAAACGAACCAATGGGTTCGGTTTGAAATACACTATTTGGCGCACCTGTACGAGCCAACATATATACAGGATATCGTTCATCTTCAGTCAATGAATATCCCCAACGACTATCTCCATCCTGATCAAAATGAAATGTTGCTAAATTTGTGCCTTCAACCGGTGAACTTATTGTTGTCACTAATGAAAGAAGTAGATTTCCAAATCCATCCATAATAAGTCTAGGAAGTGTACAATCCGTATATTTTATTTCATCAGGATTAAATACATCTCCATCTTGCTGAATCCATCGAACTTGTAGATCTTTTGTAAATGAAATCATGACAACATCATGCGTTGCGCTGTTATTAGGCGAAAAATTCATGACTGTTCCAGTTGTCAAAAACGATAAAAATATATATCCATTTGTTGGATGCGCAACAATAGAGGGTTGTGACGAATCATCTCCAGTAATTCCACCTTGTGTAAATATATTCAGAGTACTACTTAATACCCATACACGACCTGAATATAAGACATTTGCGGAATACGCTTCGGACCATTTGGATGAGGGTGGAGGTTCATTTATCACGGTTAATGCCTTAACTTGATACCAAGACGACGTAGGTGGATAATACACCCATGATCCATAACTGTATGTCGTGGATGGATTATATGTATTCGCTGGTGAAGGGGTTGATAAAATCGTCTGGAATCGCACAACTTCTATTTGTTTCTCACCTGCCGGAACAGGGGATCCTCCACTTACTTGTGCTGTAATTTCATACGCAAGGTAGACATTTCCAGTATTGTCGGCTGATATGGAAGGTGATGTATTGGCTCCTGTACAATTTATGGACGATTCGGCTTGAATCCATAAATGATTTCCGCGTGTTGTAAAACAATGAAGAAGTATATTTGGATTTCCAATCGGGGTAAAACACGCAAGATTCTTATTCGATTCATACGCAAGGTATACTAAACCCGTCACGGTATCAACGGCGACAGATGGACGCGTTTCACGATATATTGAATTGATATATCCGTTTTGTACTTTCCATGTCACAGTTGGAGGAGTTGACGATGATGCGCCCACAGTATCAACACGAGCCAAAACAATATCTTCATATCCACACGATGTACACGATGTAGGATCAGGACAACCACAAATCGCATATGTGTGCGTATCTTCATTGATTTCAATCCCGTTCAAATTACCAGTAGTCGCACCAGTTGTCATATAAGCAATATAAAGTTCCTGTTCTGCGCCAATCGTAATTACCGGTGTATATTCATCCTTGTATGTCACTAAATCATGAATTCGGTGTAACCAATCCAATGTCCACGATGGCTTTATTCGGCCTACCATTATATCATACATCGTATTGGAATAATTAATGTTATTTATATAGCGTGATATGAAAGAAAAGTAGAGGCTATTATCGGGTCCTGCTACCATAGCCGGACCCGACGCACCACTTATATCGGGTATAGCCTGTCCACCTGTCACTGTGATTCGCTGGTATTGTAACTGGACAAACGCATTTGTAATTGTGACCTTCTCTTGTGATATAGTTGAAAGAATAGTGACGACAGGAGTTGGAGGCCCTGGAGAAGCGATTGCGCCCGTGCCTGAATAAAGAATATCAATACTATTGGGTGCGTTAATTGCTGTAATTGTAGCAACAATATTAGCATTCGTATTGAATAAAGAAATAGGTGAACCGGTGGATGATCCGACTGATTGTATTTTCACTAAATTTCCAACAATAAATCCAGTTGTACTATCCACTGTACATCTCCACTGTCCCAGTATTGGGCCCGCAACCATAGTTAGAATTCTTGATTCCACAGAATTAATTGACGCAGTAGTATATATGGTGCCACTGATCTTTCCACTGACAGTACTAATTACAGATGGTAATGGTAATGAAATACTAGGATTCGTGAATTCAATAGGTTTATTGAATAATCCAATTGTATTTCCATTTTTATCCGAAAATTGGACATTTTTAATCACGGCCGATGTATAACTAAATGTCTCATTGACCTTCTTTAATTCAGTGGATGCGTTTTCATTGACATGTATAACCGATTCTAATGTGATAGAACCCCCTGGTAACTGAATCTCTTTTGATGCTAGATCGCTATATGATAAATTAGATGCCGATAATGTGGATCCCGATAAATCCAGTAATTTATTTGTAAGATTTTCAATCGGACTAAGAGCTGTTTGAAAATCAATCAAGTGAGTTGGATATCGCATACCTCTTTATGGTCCGCTAATATAAATTTCGCTGTACGGTTTGAGTTTTCCTAAATCTCCTACAATTGTGTATCCCTGCGCTTGCGCGTAACTTAGCCATTGCGGAAATGTTGACCATGTTACAGGTTGATTATAACCACCGGGTGGTGACGGTAATATAAGGCGCGCAATGGTGCGTCCATCCCAATAGGAAGCAGGATCTTCCTTGGGGCGCGAGGCACATACTGTGATTAGATTGGCCGGCGCACGGTCAATCCCATAAATTGTTTGCGCCATTTGACAGTTTTGACCTTGTGTCGCATCATTCCATAAAAACGGAATAATGCGATAAATATTAGACATTTTTCTAACAACGGAGTGCCATTTTACTTTCGGCTTGTTTCAGATTTGCCGGAATCATGGTTGTTCGGTCGTAACGAGTTGGATTGAAAAAGAGTCGTGATGAACGATTCCATGCGTCCTGGTCGTCTTCTGCGCGACAATGTGTCGATGTTGTCACTACATTGGCTCGGATATTGGGATTTTGATCTGCGCCTGGTAGTTCACGCATACCCATGGTTGGAGCCGGGGTACCGCCTGGAGGAATATAGCGCTTTTCTGCGCATTTTGTCAAGTGTTCGCCGATCCGTAGGACATCGGATTCTGCGTTAGTATTGAATCCTGTATATGGAAAACCTTTGCCGGCCGCGCCGCCAGGAGGAAACGGAACCTGCGCAACGGTCGCATCAGGACGAGTAGGCCCGCCACGAAGCGGCGCAGGAACAGGCTCAAGAAACGTGTTTGTGGATGTAGGCAACGACGCATCGCCGGCAGATGTTGTATAATATTGACGGCAAATCATGGATGCGGGGCGTGGGTCCATTGCTAAATCACGCTGCGCTGCTCCAGGAAGTATCATTTGTGAAACCGCTGTAGGATCCCAATGACTACGTAGACAAATCGGGGGAAATGCCTCGTTCCATGTTTGTGGACCTTGATTATAAGCCGTCTCTAATTCTGCCATATCACTCTCTTGATGAGTTTGAAAATATTTCATAGTAGGCTGTCAGGTCTATTTACGACTACGGCTTTTACGTGTTTTCCTGCGACGCCCACCCCGAGAATAAGTAACTAATGATGTTGGTTTATCAAGGTTAAATGTAAATTCTTCATAATCGCGCTCATCCAGTGCTTTGTGCATAGGTCCAAGCACATTGTTTATATCGTCTGTCCATCCATTAATAGGTGACAATCCATGTCCAATAGCATTCATAATAAATGCTAATTCAGACACTTCCATACGTTCTGTAGAACCATCCTCATCTTCTTGTTCAACAGTCACTATCTTGTCTGAATAAAAGGGCATTAATGCATTATGAACGATTGTAAATATATCTTCTATTGAAAAACGTTGATCTGTATTGTTCATTGTATACATTATTTTTAGAAATTTATAGGCCGGGAATTGACTGATTAACGCAAAGTCAGCACATTCAAATCGGCCGTTGTACCCTGTAAACTACTACCGTCCTTGGTCTTATTTGTGATTTCCGTAATATTCAGAACAAAGTTATATTCGCAATCAACATTACTAATTTGCTGTCCGTTCCGATCCACAAGCTGACAACTTATTGTTTCATATTTTCCTAACACTGGATTAAACTCTTTGGGCAAAACCACGGCCGAGCGACAAATACCGCCGAAATTATTGAGTAGGATTTTCGCAAAGTATTTATCATCTTGCGCTGTACTATCTTGGCACATAGCACGATCTTCCTTTCCAGATACAGACATGACGTTCAAATTGAGTTCAGGATTCAGGCGCAGGTAAATAAAATCCTGAACAATACGAATAAATGTATCGGACGTTACGGTTGTACGCGGCGGTGCTGTATCCTGTTTATTGAATCCCAAATTATATCCAAGTCCCCACTCATCGTACATGGATTTATAAGGTTGTGTTAACATTGTACTGAATAAGAACTGGAATGGCAACGGGTCCGTAATTCGATTGCGATTAATAATGGAACTTGGTAAAATATTGCCATAACGTTGCTCCACATAATCGTTCAAATTACTGGATGCGATGTTCAAAACCTGATTGTATTCTGCTAAAATATTGCGAATTGTGGAATACAATCCAACATAGGTCTTGATTGCGTGTTGGTATCCTGTAAAAGTACTCGTAAACCCATTAAATCCAACTTTTTTACCAAACACGACTTGTGTGGAGAATAATGTATTGAAATTCATTAGCGTATCCGCATATTCATGACTAAAGTAATTACCTAATGACGAATTAAAACGATACGCATCATTTGTACTCAATGTTGATTGATAATTGCCAATATTTGAATTGAATCCAATAATTGTGGATGGAACCAAATACGACGAACTGGAAATTTCGCTAATGGGACGATAAAGGCCTAAACTACTTATTTCCTGCGCAATTTCCCATAATGAAACTTGTCCAAAATCGGTGTAATTTTTTCCAATAAAACGCACACCTGTTGTAAATTTTGGAATGGGATCATATCCGCGTACATGAATTGCGTATTGAATTGTAGAATTCACATTATCAAACCTTCGTACAGGTTCATTGTAAATATACGATAAGAAATTAAATCCACTTTGGTCATCCATAGCAATATAATTGGAATTTGATTCTTGACCCCATTTCCATACAACATTGCTAACTACACCATTTGTAACGATTGTACTAAGATCCCATATATCTTTTTTAGGTATATCTCCATTAGAATACATAAATAATACTGTATCTTGGTATTCTGTTTGGACGCTGCTGAGACCTCCAAACAAACTCAAGTCCGTTGCGGGATCATACTTTTGATCCAAATGATTATAGGTTATTTTAGTATTCCAGAAATAGGGTTCAAATGAAGCAAATGATGTGCTATATAATTGGACTGTGAGTGAACTATTATAAAATCCATACATTCCAGCAGGTCCAGCATATGGTGCCGCACCAAGAAGTGGATACGATGGCAAATATGGCATACGAGTAAATGAGAGTCCATAAAACGAGCCCACTTTCCATGTTTGACTCGCACCATCATAATAAAATGGAATCGCAACATAACTATTATTAATATCTGTTGTATTGGTGCTCGCATAATCATATTGTACGGAGGGTGAAATGCCAAAATATCGTGGTAAATAGGAATAATTCTCAATTGTATCAATAGTCTGGAAATAATCTGTCACAATTGTACTTGTAATTGTAGAAGTTCCATTCGTTATATTTCCTATATATGAATACCGATCATTAAGAGTATCGCCTGGTACAATTGTTGATCGCCAGTATGTGGATACACCATTCCATAATGGATCAATGACATCCCATTTTACAGATGGCGCAGGGTCAAATTTATACGAATAATATGTACCCCAATCCGGCTCACGTGTCCGTTGTGTACCTGTCTGATATTTATAATTGACAACTTGCGTGACCTTCTCCAAACTCATCGTACATTTCGCAGATGACAGACTAATCAATGTTGTGGATAGATTATACACATCACATGTTTTGAAAATACCAAGTTTCAAATTCCTGCGATTAAACAAATACCAATCGTCCCAATCATTAACATCACTTGATGCTGTATCGACCAATGTTGTTTGATTTCTGTAATTATTATTTGTAAAATCACCTGAGTATGTCAACGGTGTATTAAACCGATTAAATCCGATATTGGAATTATCCGATGAAGGTTGAACGTACACACACTTAATTAAGAAAGAATCTAAACGTACAATTTCACTTGGAGGTAAGAAAAATCCTATACCGCAAACACCAGTCTCATCAGGTGTGGATGAGGCTAGTGCATCTGCTGGTGTCACCGTTTCATTCACACATGGAAGGAATATAGACCCACCAGCCAATTGAAATGTTGATAAATAAATATCACTGGAGGCTGGAGGAACTGGCCTTAGGTATTCTTCAGTTACATTTGGATTAAATGGATTCATCCAATTAGTCAATATAAATTCATTATCTGACGCACGTGGACCCGGTGTTTGAAGACTACTCAAATACACATTATTGCTTGTATTGTAAGTATCACGAATAATATTTTGGCCACTTGAGAAAAAAAGCGACCATTGTTGCGGCGAGGAAATTGTTGGAGGTGGTGCTAATGCGCCATTGGTAGTTTGATTGAATAAATACCGAGTTCCAATTGAAATATTATTCAAATAATCTTCAATATTGTTTGGATCATAATAATTATTATTTCCCGCCTGAATCACATAATCCAGTAAATTATTACTTACATTGGATGTATCATAACAGAGTTGGAAAATAGAGGAATTATAAATGGATTGAGTGGGGTCTTTGAATTGCGAAGATGCTGGATTAAACGGGTCTGTTAAATTGGGATCCGTGACCGAGGATGACATGGAAGAAATATACGAATTTATAATATTTACATCATATGGCATATCAAGTCGATCAACTTGAGTGGCTTCAATCGTTGAAGTACCATAACTATGTGTCAATAACGCATACACACGTAATGGAATAGACGCAGGTAAATTATCAGTATCGGCAAGTTGGACGTGGAAATACGTAATTTGGTCGTTATTGACTTCAACATCCATACGAGCAGTCACAAGATCTGTACGTCCTACATTACTATTATATGTTCCATAAATTTGTCGTTTGAAAAAATGGCGTGGATTTTCTTTGGCAAAAACATTATTCATATCATCGGCAACATCGGCCATAAATCCAGCACGGTCTTTATACCAGGTAATAACGATTGGAACAGGAAAATACTTTTGTGTATTATAATCCAAATCACCTAAATTCACATTTTTTTCCACATAAAACGAAATATAGAAACGAGCATTGGGTTCAATTAAATATTTATCGGCATTGACCTGGAAGAAAATAAAGGGACGAAAACTTGTTAATGTAATATCAGCAGCCGGTGGACTCTTTTCATAATTCACATTGGCGGGTTGAAGGCGTACGCCACCCAGAATTTGTGTTGACATGTACATGAGCCATTTATCCTCCGCACGCATATAGTCCGGTGTTTCAAACATATTTTGATAAATGGTATACATATTGAATAATGAATTTCCTGATACATCCGTTAGTAAATAATACTGAGTGTTTGAACCGGTTCCCGTGGAATAATATAATAGTGGTGTGCTTTCCATACTAAAATTATAAGTCTCCTCTGTTTCCTCTGAACGATTGCTTTGATAGCGTGGAATCGTCATCATACTAATTGTTTGACGACATCGTGAATTAAATTCAATCCGTTTATATTTTGTTGGTATTACATCAAATTGGACATCAAAGTATCCATATTGCGATTCACCCGCATTTGAAAACGTTAATGTATTTCCTAGTGTTGAAAATTCGGGCACCACAATAGTAGATACAAATTCAGTTTCCGTAATTTTATCGGTTCCAATCAATATATTTGGCCATAAATGCGGTACTTGTGTCGCAGTAATATTGGATGATATAGAACTCTGTGAAACCGCTTGGGTAAGAGATAATTCCCAACCATAACGATTATTCGTATTGTAAAGTACAATTTCATTGTTCGAGTCACTATAAAATGCGTCTGTATATTGTCCAAAACTGACTCCAAACTGTGTCGCAAATCGTGTTTGAATAAAATTATAAAATTCAATTAATGATGTATTTGAGTTTACTACATTACTATAAAGATTACTAAAGGAAGTCAGGTTGGACGCCAGTCCTGAGGCTAATACTTGTTCCGTTAGAAAAAAGTTATAGTTTGAATTCAGATCGTTCACAATACTATCGTTCAAACTTGGCGCGTTGATGACTAGACGACCTTGAAGCGGATTGTATGTACAAACATACTTATTCACTAAAAAGTTATTGAATGTGCGTTCCGAGCGGAATTTATCAAAATAGGCCTGATTTCCAGGTTCTTCAATAATTGCTTTAATTAATGGATCATCTAGACCTTGAAATGAAAATACAATATAATCGTACCAATTGAAATTCGGGTCGCCTATGTCAGGTACAGTAAATTCAGGTACACCATTTGTTGCAATAATTGATTCTTTTATCACAGGATAATAATACGCAACCAAACATTGATCATAGGAATAACTCACTGTACCCACTGTTTGTACAACTAGAAAATAACGCGCAACAATATTATTAATCGTTTGATTTTTATCATATTTTTGCGTCAAACTATTGTAAACTGTAGGACCAGGTGTATTGAATAAAATGGTATAATCACCACTCGATTGGAACAAGTTGATAAAATCGCCCAAACTAATATCAGCAAATAGTGGCGTACTATTCAATGCGTTATTCAATTCGGCAACCAATTCATCTGTATTGTATGTACCATCTCGAATTGAAATCTTGACTACATTTTTGATAGTTGATCCTGTTTCTGTATCAATCCGTGTGCGCCCATTTTCGTAAACATACATCCATGTATTCCCTTTGGATGTCGCAAAGTTGAAAAATGAATTTAATAGTGAAATTTCTGTAATTGTAATTTGTTTGACATTTCGAAATAGACGAGGAAGACGAAGTGTAAACATAGTGGGTTGTGGATAAAGACGAGTATCACGGTCTCGCGAATTAATCATAAACAACGTTGTATTTTTGGATTCCTCCGTTTCAAATTTAGTAGCATTTTCAGCAGGAAGATACCGTGGAGGCGGTTTAATACTTCCTGGTCCTCCTGTTGCTATTGGAGGATTACGACCCGGGATATCAATCAATGACTCTTCCGATAAATAACCGCTAGAATCCGAGTCAGATTCTGATTCGGAATCATCGGATATGTATGGCTTGTAGTATGTCTCCATCCTAGCCTCTGCTATTCTCTAATCCCAAAATACGTTTTAGATTAACGACTTTGCGATGCCTAAAGTAAAATTCTGTAACTTCATACAAGTTGATTAATGTCTTTCATTACTACGAATCCGAATCCATTTATTGTGAATGTTCCTGAACTTCAAGGAGTAATTACGTCCGCCACTGGAACAACGACTCTTGCGGAAACTGTAAACACACTTGCTCAGTATATTGATAGTACAACCAATTCCGCATTATTCAATACAATTGGATCGTTCAATAGTGGAAATGTGATTGTTACAAATGATATTTATTTATCCAATGCGGCTCTTTATGTGAATGATTCACCAGTAATCGTTAATAATAATACATTGAATGGAAGCCTATATACGGCAATGACTATAAACAATACTGAAATTGCGCGATTTACATCCAACGGTCTTGGAATATTTACAACCAGTCCTTCGGCGGCGCTACATATCAATGGATCCCTTGTATTACAATCCGATACAAATGCCATGAATTTTATGAATGCGGCGGGAACAATTACATCAGGGTTGGCCTATGCGAATACAACGTCGTCTATTACCTTGAAAAATACGGGAGGTGATGTGGTAGTTGATGCAAATGGCGGCGGCGTGAGTTTAAAGACCGATACAATTTTGGAATTGGACGGTATCTCTATACTTACAGGTTCCGCTGGCGCATCTTCAGGAGATTTTCTACGTTTGAAAATTAATGGCACTTTTTATAAAATTGCGCTACTTGCGGATGTTTGAGTTTTAGTAATTTCAGAGGATTAATTAAGCAACTGTCTGAAATGAAATTAGTAGATGCAACTATTTTACTAGAATCTCACGGACGTGATTTTTCAGAAATATACAAACTTTATAATTTCAAAGATGACACGGATTTGAAAGATTATTTGGATTTTATTGTCCACGAGCCCGTCGAATGGATGAAAGGGTTTCCGGCGCGATGGGTTACCAAGGGCTCATTTGGAAGACCCAAAACAGCGCTTGTTAAATTACTAAAAATGGAAAAAGTGCGTGAAGAATATACGGAAGCGTATACGCAACGAATTTATGATTGCGTATGGTCAACATTTAAAAAACATGCAGATGAAATTCTGACACATCGTGCGACAAAAAATACAATTGTAGATCATCCATCCGTAAATCGTTCTACTCGAAACTCGGTTATGGAATTGGGTGAAAGTGAAATTGGATCACATATTCGTCATACATATGATGACGAATCATCAATTATTGAAGACGATTTGAAGAGTATTCATTCGGTAAAACTTATACGAGCGCTTGCGGCATCTACGGTTCGCAGTGGCGAGATTGGTGCGTCTAAAATAGACGAATCGTCATGGCAGCGTCGTTATAAGATTCTAGAAACTGCCTACCGCGCACTCCTTGTCGATTTTGGTGAAAAAGGACTTGTCGCTAGTACATCTATACTTCTGGACGCACTTTCCGGCGGAGAGTCCGTTTAATTTTTCGTGTTTTATGGGTTGGATTTATATATGCCGCACATAATTTGGGACAAATTACTTTTTTAGGCCATTTATACTGCTGTTGTAGGGCTGATGTATGAAGCATGAGTTTTGCCTCTTCGTTTCGTTCCTCAATTGTCATATCGTCAAAATCCAGTTTTTCAGTAATATAAATATGCCGAAGTAAACTCACACCTGTTGCTCGACCAAATAATTCTTCAAAGGTTTGACGAACAAATACGCTATAAGTATTATTACTCATAATATCTCCGTTTTCCTTGGTAAATAAATATTTACGAGGATGACGGGTCAATGACTGCTCTATATCTCTTACAAGTCCCTCGGGTAGATCCTCTTCCACCGTTTGGTAATATTTACTTGTTTTATACATATTCATCACTAAATAACTGCCACCAATACGTGGTTCGCGAAGAACAATATAGTTTTGATCCGTTTTACGGGGATCGTCATTTCTATAAATATGGACTGAGCCTAAATCCGCGCGTTTCGGACGTAGGTGTGTAATCACGCTCAAAAGTGTAAATTGAAGACTATGACGCAGCGTATCATGATATCCACGTCGCTTTAATTCCTCATATTTGGATTCTATTTCTTCAAAACTTGTATACTTTTCCACTTGCTTATCTTCGGGTTCTGAGCGTCGCACTTTTGCGTCTTGAAGACGACGGAGGTCTTCATGGAGTTTTTTCCAACGGTCATATGCCGGTTTCTTTTCTTGAAGTGTGACATCTTCGCGGAACAATACTAAAATGGATGTAATAATGTTTTTTCGTGTTGTAAGACTTGTATATGCTTTTTGAATGGACGCGTAATAAGTATCTGGATTTTCCACTATTTCCAACAATGGTTGATTCAGTGTTGTTTGTAATGCTTTGAGCCGACTAATATAGTTGGCTCGTGTTTTTTCATTTGGATACACACGTGTCAACAGGTCTATCCAACGTTTATCTAAATCAATGGGCATCCTTCGGGAACGGCTTTGAAAGGATAGGGTATTTTATTACTGTCTGCTTTTGCGGGTTTTGCGGGCCATGCGAGCCTTACGAGTCTTACGTGATTTACGGGCATTCGCAATATTCAGCATTGGTTTGGGAACCATAGGTGTTTTTACCTCAGTATTTTTCATAGGAGCAGGTGCGGCAGCAACATTCGAAAGTATAGGCGCAAGCGCCCCGTGTCTTCGTTCATACTCACGTAATGTCGCAGCACGACGTGCGGCTGCTGCGATATTGTTTTTCCTATTTGGAGAAAAACCAACAGATTCAACTTTATTGGGACTTATGTTCGGCATGGATGCGTATTCATGTTTTTGTACCATCTCGGGTTTACTGGGAGAAAATATATTGAAGGGCACAACTGCTGCCGGTTTATGTTTTCCCATCATTTTGGGCGGTCTGGGTGAAAATATATCCATGTTTTCTATTTATTACATACAATATTGTGTAGATGGTGGATAATCACCACCGGAGTCTGGAGTACGTCCTACACCATCAAATGGGGTATAAAATGTGCCCACAAATTCATGATTCGGTGCGGAACAATCATCGGGATGACTACGTTGATAATTATTGGTTCGTTGTAAGTAGTTCCTAGTCTTTTTCAGTGACTCTCCTATATCGGAACGATAACACTTTTCGGATGTCATTTCACCCCAATTCGCACGTGCTTGTTGAATAGACATGGGTTGTAACTTATTACTTTCCACAATCGTCTCTGTGGTTGAACTCATAGCCGCACCAGGACTGAGTTCCGAGGTCTCATCGGTCCCTCCGGGCGTGATGTTAGGAACAAATAGTGCTGGAGATACATTATTACCATTATGGAAACCTTCGGTTGTAATACGGCGCGTATACTGAGTAAACAGTGTATATATCACAAGAATGACAGCAAATGCGATAAATCCTACGGTAAGTTGAACTAACATCTTGTTTATATACGAGGTAAAAAAATTTGACACCTGCGTTTTCTCTGCGTTAATCAGGCAAGCACAGAAACATGGCACAGAATCAGATGGAAAACAACATGCAGGTCGTCAAGCGGGATGGACGGCGCGAAGATGTGGCGTTTGAAAAGGTTCAACAGCGAATTGTAAAGCAATCCGAAGGTCTGAATGTGAATGCCGTCAAGGTCGCACAGGGTGTACTTGCGCGCATTGTTGATGGAATTACTACAACGGAACTGGACAATATTGCGGCCAACCTTGCGTATTCCTGGTCAACTACACACCCTGATTACGCTGTACTTGCGGGACGTATTGCACTTAGCAACCATCAACGCAATACACCATCGCGATTTGTGGATGTCATTGAACGTCTTGTGGCCGTGAAAGATCGAGCAGGAAATCCGGCCAGTATGTTGGATCCTGAATTTGTTCGTGTTATTCGTGAAAATGCGGAACAAATTGAAGCGCGAATTGATTATGGACGCGATTTCCTAATTGATTATTTCGGATTCAAAACTCTGGAAAAGGCATATCTTCTTCGGGATACTGAACGTCGTATTGTTGAGCGTCCTCAGCATATGTGGATGCGTGTATCAATTGGACTTTGGGTCAATGACCTGGAGAAGGCGTTTGAGACGTATGATATGATGAGCCAGAAACTATATACGCATGCTACACCCACACTGTTCAATGCGGGTACAAAGCGGCCTCAACTTTCATCGTGTTTTCTACTTTCAATGAATGATGATTCGATTCGCGGTATATATAAGACACTGGAAGATTGTGCGCTCATCAGTCAGTACGGCGGTGGTATTGGTATTCATTGCTCCAATATTCGTGCCAAGGGGTCGCTGATTCGTGGCACAGGTGGTATTAGCAATGGATTGGTACCGATGTTGCGAGTGTTTAATAATACAGCACGGTATGTTGACCAGTGTTTCGCACCTGATACAATTGTATACACAAACAATGGTCCCAAACGAATCGCCGATTTAGACTCCAGCGACAAAGTTCTGACCAGTGGAGCGTCTGAAATTGTGGATGTTGACGGAAAACATGGTTTTCTTGAGAAAGGTCCAGCATACAATCAGGTCATTAAACTCGTTGAGCATGAATATAAGGGCGAAATTCTAAATATACGTGTATCTTATGAATCCAATACTTCAAACATTCATGTCACTTGTTCTCATCCAGTGTTTGCGTTCCAGAAACGACATGGTTCGACCATGACACCAGAATACCTTCTTGAAAATGGCAACGCAAATCTTGATTATATTGAAATTGGAAAACTATCACCTGGCGATTGGATTGCGCATCCTGCGCAAGAAGGTGTTGGCAAATACAAGGGTTTTAACTTCTCGGTTATTGAATCTATGACTTCATCACATTATGAAGGAAAACTTTACGATCTTGAAGTTGATGGTACTCATGATTATCTTGTGAGTGGTCTAGGCATTGCCCATAATGGTGGCGGCAAGCGCAATGGTTCCTTTGCGATGTATCTGGAACCTTGGCACGCCGATATTCAGGAATTCCTAGAACTCAAGAAAAACACTGGCGCGGAAGAAGAACGCGCACGTGATCTGTTTTACGCACTCTGGGTTCCCGACCTATTTATGGAACGTGTGGACGCAAACGGCGATTGGACGCTCTTTTGTCCCAATGAAGCGCCAGGACTCGCCGATGTTGTTGGCGACGAATTCAAAGCGCTCTATGAAAAGTACGAAGCCGAAGGACGTGGACGGCGCACAATTAAAGCCCAGAAACTTTGGTTCCAGATTCTGGATTCCCAAATTGAAACTGGTACACCGTACTTGTGCTACAAGGATGCGGCCAATAAGAAGAGCAATCAGCAGAATCTGGGTGTGATTAAATCAAGCAATTTGTGTTCCGAAATTATTGAATATTCGTCACCGGATGAGACTGCCGTCTGTAATTTGGCGAGCATGAGTCTACCCGCCTTTGTCAAAGACGGCGCCTTTGATTTCAAACAGTTCCGCGCCACAGTTCGTGTTGCGGTACGCAATTTGAATCGTGTCATTGATATTAATTACTACCCAACACCCGAAGCCCAACGATCCAATATGCGCCACCGTCCTATTGGTTTGGGTGTTCAGGGTCTTGCAGATGTCTTTGCTATGCTCCGGCTTCCTTGGGAGAGTGATGAGGCCGCGAAACTCAATAAACGTATCTTTGCGCATATGTATTATGCGGCCCTGGAATCCAGTTGTGATCTTGCCGCTAAAGAGGGACCTTACGAGACGTATATTGGAAGTCCAGCCTCCATGGGTAAGTTCCAACCGCATCTTTGGAATATTGACCCATTAGAAGATGAAGGACTCGATTGGGATACCCTCTTTCACCATATTAGCCGCATTGGTTTGCGAAATTCCCTCCTTGTATCACCGATGCCAACTGCGTCCACCAGTCAAATCCTCGGTAACTGCGAATGTATTGAACCCTATGCGACCCACATCTTTACCCGTCGTACCCTTGCCGGTGAGTTCATCATTCTCAATAAACACCTTGTCACAGCCCTTATTGAACGCGGAATCTGGTCGGCTGAAGTAAAAGACGCAATTATTGCGAATAATGGATCGGTTGCGGGACTCCCAATGATTCCAGCCGATCTTCAGGCCATCTTCAAAACGGTATGGGAGATGAAACAAAAGACTCTGATTGATATGGCGGCGGATCGCGGTCCATATGTATGTCAAAGCCAGTCCCTGAATCTCTTTATGGGCGACCCTGATTACCGGAAACTGACATCTATGCACTTTTACACATGGCGACGTGGTCTGAAGACAGGTATATACTATCTACGAACCCGCGCAGCCGCCTCGGCCCAGAAATTTACAGTGGAGCCTGTACACACGGTGGGTGCGACACCGTCTGTCAAGGAAGAGGAAGGATGCCTCATGTGTTCGTCATAATCTGTAATAAATCGGTAATAAAATAAATGATTCTACATTTTTGCTTAACAAAAAATTGACTCCATATCCTGAGTTTCAAACAAATTTCAGGAATAGAATATGGACGGTCAAGATTGGACACCCGTAGTTGTGCGTAGTACGGCGAAAAAGCCGACTGGAGGTGCCGGTGCCAGCGGACATAAACCCGCACGCACTCCAGGCGCCGCGGCTATTTCGCATCTGGAAGATGATGATTATCCTAAACCGACAAAATCCCTGAGTCCTGAATCGCGCGCGGATATGATTCGCGCACGTTCCGCCAAATCCATGACTCAGGATCAACTCAACACAGCCTGTTCATTTCCACACAATACTATCAATAAAATTGAAAAAGGCCTATACTGTCCAACACCTGAACAGATGAATGTACTTCGTCGTGTACTCAATATCAATATGAAATATAAGTAATAATGTCATGGCGTCATAAAACGGCATGACATATTTTTTCGTTGGAAATGATGAAGAAAAAATGACATATTTCCTTTGTTCAAAAACTATCCGTTAGAAATAGAAATGGCTCTTGAACTCAAGCAAGACAAAGCCGACGCTATTGCCACTCTTTGGAAGACATGGGAGGAGGGCAGTATTGGTTCCGTTGCTACGGAAACGGAACTTGAAGCTACGTTTCAAGGCCTGAATTACACGCGGTTTCTTGATATTATCAAGACCCTCCGGTCACTGGGACTACGTGAAGAAGCTCAACCATCCCGCCTCAATATTATGGTGCGCGGTGGTATGCGTTTTACGTTGACTGGAGATTCAAATATTGAAGCGTATTGTAATGATAATGATATTAAAGGGAAACCGTTCAACGTAATGTTGAAATCTAGAGCAAATGTGGACAGTCAGCCTGCAGAAGTGGATCTTCCTGATTACAATATGCGTATTAAATTACGTCGGGAACAGCCACTCAATGTTCGAAATACTCGCGTTCTGGAACTCATGAAAACATGGCAATCGGAACTCAAGTCCTTCCGTTATATTCAACGTTATTCCTTTTATTCCGCGAAATTCCCTGGTCTGCGATTTGATGCATCCTTTGTTCGCCAAAGCGCATATGTTCGTGCGGCCGGTGGACGTGAAGGTGGATATGATCGTAAGCGTACATTTCAGGAAGCGAATCTCGGCGCACAACCACTCCGCTTTGAGATGGAAGTAGAGGCTATTCCCGGCAAGGACCTCAAAATCAAGGAATTCTTGACGGGTATTAGTTATGTCCTGCGTGGAATTCAGAACTCCTATGTAATTTTACGCGACGTAGTACGCAGTCGTATTCTGGATCTTCTATCCAAGTTGACCCAAACTCGTGCGGACCGATTCCCAGGTGCGCTACCCTCCACATTTGAGCGTAAAAATATGGATGATATTCATGATCCCAGTATTCCAAACATCCGATTTATTGACTACAACTGTACTGATAAAGCCGATGGTATGCGTTGTCTACTTCTGGTTGATCCCGCATCTGGTAAATTGTATATGATTGACCGAAATCAAAATGTCATTGGTACGGATCGTCAACTCGCGCCTGAAATGGTGGAAGAATGGGGTGGCACATTATTAGATGGTGAGTGGGTAACACAAGATATTCACAATAATAAAGTATCGCGCTACTACGCATTTGATATCTTTAACTTCAAACGGGGTCAAGATGTGACTGGGCGTCCCTTTTATATTCGCCCTGCGGGCGCTCCAGATGAGCCGGTTGTGAGCCGTCTAGCCGCTCTGACAGAGGCATGTAGGGTTCTTAAAACCGCAAACCGTATTTACAGGGGTATTCCAATTGAACATTCCTTTGAGGTCCGTCAGAAAATCTTTTATATTCCAGATTCACCGCCGGATGTGGATCCTCTAGGTATTTTCAAAAAAGCCAGTGACGCACTGAGTGTTATCAATCCTGAATATCATACAGATGGTCTTATCTTCACTCCTAATGCGGCACCATTAAGGAAAGTCGGACGCTGGGATGAACAATTGAAATGGAAACCGGCCGAGATGAATAGTATTGATTTCTTGGTCACATTTGAAAAACAAGTGGATTTGGAGGGCAAAATAACCAAAGAAGATCAAATTACGCCTCTTATTCATCCCGTGACAAAACAGGAAACACGCTGTAAAACTATGATTCTTCATGTTGGCGCCGATCCGAAAACCCAGCCACGTGAAACGGTGTTATACAAGATGGATATTTCACAAATGGAAGCAGGAAAAGCGTATCGCCCTATTCGGTTTACACCTGAAATGTCGGATCCTATGGCATCAATTTGCTATATGGCGATTAATCCAGGAGCAACCGATACGGCTGCCGCTGCGCCCGCAGCACGCGTCATTCCTCAACTCACCGATGATGCCGATATGGTATTTTGTGAATCCGGTGACCATATTCCTGATGGCTCTATTGTGGAAATGTTTTATGATCCATCCAAACCAGAAGGCTGGCGCTGGAAACCTATGCGAGTCCGTTGGGATAAGACAGAACTATTTAGTCGTGGAAAAATCGGCGGAACATTGAATAGCATTGAAACCGCAAATAATGTATGGACAAGTATTCATGATCCGGTGACTGAATATATGATTAAAACAGGCTCTATGACTCCATCGCAAGATGAAATTGTGCGCAGTGGTGTAGTCGCAGAAACACCCGCAAAAAGTGTCTATTATACACATCGTGCGCCTGAATACGATCTACGGGTCATTGCTGGGATGACCAAATTCCACAATCATTACATCAAGGAAAAACTCTTGTTGCGCCGAGTGATTCGTCCTGGCGATGCGCTTCTTGATATGTCCGTCGGCCAAGGCGGCGATTTACATAAATGGATTGCCGCAAAAGTTCGATTTGTTCTTGGCTGTGATATTGCGAACTTTGGTATTACTGATAAACAAAACGGCGCATATGCTCGTTATTTAAAACGAGTTCTAGACGCTGTACCCAAACGTATCACAATTCCTGATATGATCTTTGCGTGCGCAGACTCCTCCAAACGGTATAGCGATGGATCAGCGGGTCTTGAGGAAATTGATCGTCAAATTCTACGAACAATTTATGGTGAAGACATCACGACGGCTCCACCGCTGGTAAAGCAGTACAAAAATCTCGGTAAACCTGAATTCCCTGGATTTGATGTATGTGCGATTATGTTTGCTCTTCATTATTTCTTCAGGGATGAAAACACACTCAATGGTCTTCTTCATAATATTCATGAATCACTCAAAGTAGGTGGATATTTTATTGGATGTTGCTTTGATGGCGATTCCGTTGTTCGTCTACTCAAAGATCGTCGTATTGGAATGGGTGAGACATTGAATGGAACTGATGGAGCAAGTCTAATTTGGAGTATTACGAAACAGTATGAAGATGATGATCTACCTACGAATGCCGAAGGTCTCGGCAAAAAGATTGATGTTGAATTTATTAGTATCGGACAGAAATTATCGGAATATCTTGTTTCCTGGCGTTATCTTCAAACGAAACTGGAACAAATTGGTCTTGAATTATTGAATGACGACGAACTTCGTGAACTTGAACTCAATGAATCATCAAATATGTTCAGTATATCTCATCGTATGGCGGCAGAGAATCGTGAACTGTATGAAATGACAAACGCACAAAAACAGTTTAGTTTCCTGAATCGCTGGTTTATTTTCCGACGACGAGTGCTCAAAAATACATTGCCTGAACTCCGAACAGTTGCGCCTCCACCTCCTCAGCCGCTCCCCTTGCCATCAGCAGAAATGGCAGGTGCTGCGCCTACTGCTGCCGCAGCCCCAATAGTCAATGAAGTTATTGGACCCGCGCTATATCATCCAGGAATGTCTGTTCTGGATACAAATGGTGTTGTAGGTGTAGTTTCCTCTGTTTCCGGCCCAGTTCAAGTATTATCAGGTGCTCATTTCAATGAATTCGCATATATGTATACGGTTGACTTTGCGGACGGCGTTTCCGAAGTTGTGTATGAATTTGATCTTGTACCGACCGCTGAAAGCGATCGTCTTCGTTATATTGGACGCCGTACATTGCCTGAACCATCTGAATTGATGCCTCCTGTGGCGAATAACGAAATGCCTGCTTTGGAAGTTGTTGAGCCAATGATCGGCGCAGAACCTGAGATTGTACCCACCGAATCGGTAGTCGCCGCTCCAAGTCTGGAACGCGCGACGGGTCCAATTTATCAGTTCTATCACAAGAGCGCCGCAAAGGATGAATTCGGACTAAAACTGAAACATTGGCGACGATATCTCAGTCCATATGCGCCTTTCGTCTATCAGGATCTATCGGATCCATCTATTCAATATCCTTCACTTGAGGCGGCGTGGTATGGCTCACTTATGGCTGCTGCGAGCAATAAGCCTGACCTTCGTTCGCCCATGTTTTCAGTCAATAGTAATATCCATCAAGCAGCAGTGACGGAACGAGGCGAAGCCGCATTTAATCCAGAACAAATGGATTCATATGTGGAAGAAGGCAAAAAATACTATGGACTCCTAGATACACCTGCGAAACTCAAACGCGCAGGTATTGTAATTGATAAAGAAGCATGGAATGAACGCAAGGAGCAGATTCTGATTGAATTGCTTCAGCAACGTTACGACCGTGATGTGATTTTCAAGAAGATTGTTGATGCGATACGTGACAAGAAGGCTCGTATGTACTTTTATTCCATCAGTGGCAAAGACGCAGATTTAGCCGGTACATTAAGTGGAGATGAAATTCGTGGCAGCAATTTATTGGGTCGCGCAATCATGTATCTTGCGGGCTTGACATACTAAATCAAAATCTTCTTAGCATTTTTTACATTAGTGTAAAAAATTTGACAATTAAATCGTCATTATTCAGTCTAGTAAAAAATGGTACATTCGTGGCTCCATATTCGCAATGATAGAATTACTCAGAAATGTTTGAATTCTAGAGTATGTCGTCTTTTCAAATCTAAAAAAGCGTTCTTTTACGGCGATTATGATTTGGATATTTATATTGGAACAAAATCAGATTATAAATGTCTTGAGCACGTTGTGAATAAAGTCATTCAAAAAGGCGGCGGCGGATGGATTGGAAATTGTAGATTAGAAAATGGAACATATATACCCAACCGTTCAATTACGTCCATAATTAATGAATTTGGAAATGTTTACGATTCACAAATTCATAAATTCTTGCCTTCACGAGATAAGTTTGTTATGAAACAGGTTTTCGACTATAGAAACGATGGTAATTTTAAAATGATTGCGTGTGAAACAGACCATTTATACTATGTATTTTGTTTTGCGACTAGTTAATTCCAGATATTTTATCTTTTTTGGATTTTGGAAAGCAATGTAAAAAGGCAAAGGTATAATATTGAAACTAAATTACCTAAAGTCTGAAGAAATTTGACATGTCTTTAGAGCCGTTTTTCAGCCCGCAGACCTTCTGGACTAGTAAATCGTTTGATATTTCATACAATGGAATCTGCTTGGAAGAAAATTCTGGATCTATATTTCGCACAAGAGGATAAGCGGCAGATTATTTATCACCAAGTCGCATCCTTCAATCATTTTATGGATTTTGATGTTGTAGATACAATTATGCGTTCATGTCCTATTCGTGTAGTGGGTTCACCAGATCTAACTCTAACGGGTACAACGCGTGCGGCTGCGGGTTCCGCCGGTACAGCTATTCGTGTATCCGTGGACGATGCTGTTGAAACGTCTGCGCCCAGTGGTACAGCACCGGCTGCTGCTGTTCCTGGTGGAAAAGCACCACATGGTGGCCCGCCCCGAGAAGTGGAAGTTATTGTCAAATTCCAAAATGTATCCATTCGTAAACCGACTATCTTTGAAAATAATGGCGCTCTTACACCTATGTATCCCAATGACGCGCGTCTACGGAATTTCACCTATGCCGCACCTATTTATTTGGATATGGAAGTAACAACGACGCTTACAGATCCTGGTAAAGGAACAAAGGAGACTCGTACTCGTACTCTTCAGCGAGTTATGGCCGGTAAGATTCCTGTTATGGTCGGATCCAAATATTGTTTACTGAATGAAAGTCCTGAAAAATCACCCCGTGAATTGGGCGAATGTTCAGCCGATCCATTTGGATACTTCATTATTCAGGGCGGTGAACGTATTATATTATCGCAAGAACGTATGGCGGAGAATCGTATGTTTGTATTCCGTAATAATAAGGTAAAAAACAAGGAGGCTGAAATTATTGAATGTAAATCCATTGGCCCAGATAATGAAGGTGTGCCAAAGAATGTTGCCGTCAAGATTATTTACAATTCCAAGATGCCAACAGGCCCTGAGCATATTCGTGTCACTCTGCCGCGTATTAAGGCTGAACTGCCTCTCTTTATTCTGATGCGCGCACTTGGCGTTGTATCGGACCGCGATATCATTGAACTCATTGTTGGAGATGTGAAGAACGATTATGAGATGATCTTTCAAGAATGTATTGCGGAGGCTCATGATGTACGATCACAGGCGGCCGCGCTGGAATGGCTACAACGCCATATTGGTAGTGGCGGTGGTATTCGTGAGGCGCTTACAGCGTCCACATTGGGTTCCGTAAAAGCACCTCGTGAACGTGTCATTGGTGAAATTCTTGCCGAGGAACTTCTACCTCATATTGGCGGCACGGAGATGATGTATGAGAAAGCCTGCTTTATTGCTGGGATGACAAAGAAAGTTCTAGATGTCTATTACGGAAAAATTAGTTACGATGACCGTGATGCTTATCCCAACAAGAAAGTGGAACTTCCTGGTAACTTACTTGGCAATTTATTCCGTTTCTACTTTGGTACAAAAGTTGTCAAAGATATGAAGTCCACAATTATGAAGGAAATTCATAATGGCGCATGGAAGGCCAGTGGTAAATTTGAAAATATTATTAATACAACCAATGTGTATAAAATTTTGAAAACAACCATTGTGGAAGTTGGAATGAAATCCTCTCTCGCAACAGGCAACTTTGCGGCGGGTAAAATGGGGACCAAGACGGGTATTTCACAAGTTATGAATCGCTTGACTTTCTTGAGTGGTATTTCCCATCTACGTCGTCTGAGTACACCGATTGAAAAAACGGGCAAACTTATTCCACCCCGTAAACTTCACGGTACTTCGTTTGGATATATTTGTCCTGCCGAGACACCAGAAGGTCATTCAGTCGGTGTAGTGAAGAATTTGGCATCCACTGCGACTGTAACGCTTCCTTCGTCTCCCAATCCTATTCTTCGTATTCTTTACGATGAACTCGGAATGAAACATTTGAGTGATACATCGTCGGCTGAAAAGCATGCGTGTATGCGTGTATATATTAACGGCGCATGGATTGGTACACTTCCTGAACATGTTGATGGAGTTCATTCACTCAAGAAAGCCAAACTTGCGGGTCGCGTCCATCCCTTTACATCCATTATTTTCCAATCCAGTCGGAATGAAGTATGGATTAATACAGAGGGTGGTCGTCTTGTTCGTCCACTCTTTGTTGCGGAAACAATTCGTGAAATTCTAAATACTGGATGTGATATGCCTTGGATGTCCGCAGCCTCTTGGAATGATCTTATGCGTTGGGTGAGTCCCAGTGGCAATCATCTGATTGAATTTGTGGATCCAGGTGAATCAGAACAACTCTATATTTCCAAAACAATTGGAACACTCGCATCTGATCATACACATTTGGAAATTCATCCATCTGTCATTATTGGCACTATGGGTTCAAACATTCCCTTCCCTGATCATAATCAATCACCCCGTAATTCGTATCAGGCCGCCATGGGAAAGCAAGCCATGGGTGTATACGCCTTGAATTTCAGTGAGCGTCTGGATACAATGAGCAATCTTCTTATGTACACGGCTCGTCCTTTGGTTTCACCATATATGAGTAAATATTACAGAGCACAAGATATGCCTTCTGGATTCAATATTGTGGTGGCGATTATGACATACGGAGGATATAATCAGGAGGATTCAGTTATGATTAATCGTGCCGCGCTTGATCGCGGGCTCTTCCGTAGTATCTTCTATCGTACGTATAAAGATGAAGAAAAGAAAAATCAGGCATCAGGTGAAGAAGAACGTTTCTGTAAACCGGATGTGGCCCTGACAAAGCATATGAAGATGGCGAATTATAACAAACTGGGACCTGATGGTATTGTACCTGAAAACACCTTTGTGGATAGTGATGATATATTGATCGGTAAAGTCGTTCCAATGCGTCTACGGGCGGTTGAAGGTGCAATTGCGGCCGGTGTATCTCATAGTTCCCTTGCAAGTATGTCTGCGACACAAGCCGCGGCTGCTGTAGAAGCCGCGGGTGGAAAGCGGTTCCGTGATTCGTCCAAGATGCTGCGCAATAACGAAACTGGATTTGTAGATAAAATTTATCGGGGTCGTAACGGTGAGGGATTCATGTTTGCGAAAATCCGAGTCCGAAGTGAGCGCACACCCACGATAGGTGATAAATTCTGTTGCTATGATCCAGAAACAGAAGTACTGACAGATAAGGGCTGGATTTCATTCCCTGAACTGACGATGGATCATAAAGTTGCTACACTTCAAACATCTGGTGGGTCTGGATCTGTATTAGAATACCAGAAGCCGCAGGAAGTTATGTCGTACGATTACGACGGTAAGATGTATCAAGTGGAATCAAACCAGGTGAATCTGTGTGTGACACCAAACCATCGTATGTGGGTTTCTACGCGATTCAAGCCTGATGTGTTCCGCGCTGAACTTGCCGAAGATGTGTATGGAGCGCGTCGTTATTACAAAAAGAATGTAGAAGATTATAATCCTGCTGGTTTCATCATGCCGCCTGAATTTGAGTGCGATGCTGCCGGTGTCCCGCAGAAGTTTGTGCTGAATGGGGGGGCAGTGGAGGTTGAGGGCGGTATAGGGTCTGGTGAGGCAGCGCAAAAGTTTGAGATGCTGTTTGAAGATTGGCTGACGTTCTTTGGGATTTGGATTGCGGAGGGTTTTACTGGAAAACATGTGACGTACTTCGCTGCTCACAAACAGCGTGTAAAAGATGCTCTAATTATAATTAAGGAGCGTAATCCTACATTGAATATTCACCGCAAGAAAGATTGTAAAGAAGACGAAGAACTACATTGCTTCTATGTTTACAATAAAATTCTTGAAAAATACATGTCAACGTATAGTGTCGGAGCAGTTAACAAGTTCCTTCCTGATTGGGCTTGGTGTCTGTCGCCCACACATACTCGTATTCTCATTAATGGCATGATGCTAGGTGACGGTCATACCATGAAAAATGGTACACGTCGTTACGATACATCATCAAAACGTCTTGCTGACGATTTCCAGCGGTTGTGTCTCCATGCAGGATATTCTGCCAATATGTATTTGAAATACGAAGCAGGACATGAATCGGTTGTAAAAGCAAAAGGACGTGAAGGTGAAATTATTAAATCTACAACCGACGCATACCGCCTTACAATTATTGAAAAACAGAACGAACCGATGGTAAATAAAAATATTCGCCCAGATGGAAGTGGCCGTTTGGATGCTATGATAGATTACACCGGCAAGGTTTATTGCTGCCGCGTGAATGGTCCAGGTGTAGTCTATGTTCGTCGCAAAGGTACCCCGGTATGGTGTGGAAATTCTAGGCACGGCCAAAAAGGAACAGTGGGTATGGTCCTCGAACCTGAAGACATGCCTCAGACCGCCAATGGTATCATTCCTGATATTATCATCAACCCCCATTGTATTCCTAGCCGTATGACAATTGCGCACTTGATGGAAACACTTATGGGTCGTATTGGTTGTGAAATCGGTGCCGTAGGCGATGGTTCTCCATTTACAGATGTAAGTGTAGATGGACTCAGTAAAATCCTTCGTGACGACCTAAATCTTGAGCCGTATACGAATGAAGTGCTATATTGTGGAACAACTGGGAAACAGATGCCGACAAGTATCTTTATGGGTCCTATCTTCTACCAACGCCTCAAACATATGGTTGATGATAAGGTCCATTCGAGATCATCGGGACCCCTTGTCATGCTAACTCGCCAACCTGCGGAAGGCCGCGCACGTGATGGCGGTCTCCGCTTTGGAGAAATGGAGCGTGATTGTATGGTTACACACGGCGCAACTGAATTCCTCAAGGAAATTATGATGGAGAAATCCGATAATTTCCAATGCTACGTATGTAAATCATGTGGTCTTATTGGTCTAGTCAATCCCAAAGAAGGTATTTATAAATGTACTACATGTGATAATGCGGCCGACTTTTCAACTGTGCGCGTTCCCTACGCTTATAAACTTTTCCTACAAGAACTGGAATCTATGTCTATTTCATCACGTCTATTGCCTGAATCCAGATTGCGAGCGCTAGGTCGTGAAACGGCATTTGCGTCAGCCGCAACAACCGCCGTGAAAAAGACATAAATAAATTATTGATCAATATTTAGCACTGTTTCTCCAAAATACCTAACCTTTTTATCCAGATTCTTTTGGAATAGGATTAATACGACTGTTAATATATGACCACCTTCAAGTTCTTTGAGCAATGAATGTTTGAAACCGGCAACACCTTCCAACGGAAATGGAATCAATTCCACAATATTACGTAAAATGTATGCGACAACACCAATAGCAAATACATGGATAATTATTTCCAAAAACAATTTCCATTTTGGTTCATTTTTATATTTTGATTTATCAAAATTGCCATATATCATATCAAATCCCTTCGCAAATACTATACCAAACGCAAAGAACAAAAATGTTACATATCCAATATCAAATAGTTTGACAGCAAGAAACGCGGGTGTGTAGGGAACAGCCATTTTCTATTTAGTGAAAATTTTATTCTTCTAATATTCTAAAATGCTCAAGTATCTGGTAGAGTTTCTTGGAACATTCTTGTTTCTTGCCGTCATTGTCGCAACCGGTCAACCTGTGCTCATTGCGCTAGCATTACTGGCCGTTATTTTGCTGGGAGGTAGTATTAGTGGCGGACATTTCAACCCGGCTGTGAGTTTGATGTTCTGGGCCAAAGGCGCACTTACAAATGCGGATCTTATCGGATACGTTATTGCTCAAAGTCTAGGTGGATTAGGAGCGCTCGTACTTTTTAATTTGCTGACACGACGTATGTAAACTCTGTAAATCAAACATCTGATATCATATTCATTTATGATATCAGAATAACAAAACGCTCAACCTATTCACGTGCTTTCACCCATAAGAGTGTACCTAGAAACAGGGCCCCAAAAAGTACACCGGCTGCGACTCCTGAATTGGGATTTGCGAACCCTTCTGTACGGGGAACAGTCCCTGGTTGTTCTGTTTTTGCCGCGTCTTCATATTCATCTTGACTAATATATTTATCTAGTACCCAGCGTGTTTGATGAGGGACGCCGTTGATAAGTTTGAAGTCACCCGCGGGTCCATCGCCATTCCAACGTACAAATTGTCCGTTAGCGTCCTTGGTATACGAGGATTGTACTTGGCCTCGCATATCTCCAATAGGCAATGTAACTTTCTTACATTGTGCGTATCCGCTTCCAATTACGGCTTCAAACATGGGGCGGGGATCCAACGCGGAAAATGAATCTTCTACCACGCCGGGTGCTAATCCACGAAAATCAACGCCCATTGTTTTCTTGATTTCTTCTCCCACACGACCACGTAACCCTTTGGGAACTGTATCCACATACTCATACATATCTGCGCCATTACTACATTTTGCGCCAGTATTGACAAAGAATTTTACGCCCAGCGGTTGCTGAGCCATTCGTTCTCCTTGTAACTTTGCGAGACCCGTCGATTGACCGAAACCAATCGCATCTACATAGTAATTTATACCTGAGACTGCGCGCATGATACCTTCAAAGGAACCATCACGTCCTATTCCCAATTCGGATGGTGTACGTAATTCGTCTGCGTAACTGTACTGTGGTCCAAGCATAGTCTCCTTGATAATATGAGATGAAAATTATTGACCGCCATGGCTGCGGTCAATCTTCCGGATAAAAAAAATGACAATGAACAAACATTTTTAACTCAATCCAGCAAACATATTATTTAAACAATGGCTATGTTATTTCCAGGGTTACGTGGAGGGAGTTCCTCTGAAAAACCTATGGCTTCCAACAATTCTGCCGATGAATTTAGCACGTTGATCGCCCATTTTGATGATGATAAATTAGCATCCGATGTATCCGCTGATACATCTGTGCCAGGACATATATGTGAATCATGTGAATCCAGTGCGAATATCACACATAATGAAGATGAAATTTTATGTACTGGTTGTGGTACACATCTTGGATATTTAATCGATACTTCGGCTGAATATCGTTGGTTTGGGTCTGAGGATCGTACGCCTGATCCAACACGTGTTGGAAATCCGCTGAATCCTTTACTTCCTGAATCGTCTTTGGGTACGCGAATTATGATTCGTCCCGGTGATAGTAAAGTTATGCGTCGTATTCGTCAATACCATTTATGGACTGTTATGCCGTATCGTGAGCGCACCCTATGGGGTGTCTTTGAAATGCTTCAAGTTCGTGCGAATAATGCCGGTATCAGCAATGCGATTGTGGAGGAAACCAAACAATTATATGCGCAGGTGTCTCCTCTCTGTATTTGCCGTGGCCAACAAAAAGATGCTCTACTTGCGGCGTGCTTGTACGAAAGTCTGAAACGCCATGGGACACCACGAAAGCCGTGTGAAATTGCGGAAATGTTTCAAATTGATGTCAAACTGATTACACGGGGTGTCAAACAGTTTTCTGGACTTCTTGACGAGCATCTTCATACAGCCGCACCCAGCGAAAAGGTACATGATACACCCAGTACTAACTTCCGACATTATTTGGAACCTGCTATTCATAAACTAGAGACGCCTCGTAGTCTTCACGGCACTATTTTGGAAATTGCGGGCGGTCTTGGATCGGCAATTGATGAATTTGGTGTTTGTCCCGAGGCAACGCCGCAATCCCTTGCCGCGTGCGCACTATCTCTGACATGTGCGCATCTACAAATCGCCAAATCCAATGCTGAAGTTGCCCGAGTATGTGATATTAGTGCTGCTACGCTATCACGCAATATGAACCGTTTAACGCGCGAAAAAGATTGGCGACCAGTGTTATTCAAGCGCTGTGGAATTAATCTTGTTAAAGAATAGGAATGGGTGGCAAATACTCAACAGAACTACCTAGCGCAACGGAATTTCAAAAAGACCGATTAGGCGTCTTTTCGCTGCGTGGAAAACAAAAACAATCCCTTGTTGTTTTGGAAGAATTATTAAAGGAATTATTGGAAAATAAAAGCAATAAAATTTTTTCATTAATACAAACTATTCAAAGTGCCGAGACACAGGAAAGTGCTTGCGAAAGTTTATTTCTTGTATTATCATCATCATTGAAAAAGGAATTTCAACTCTTGAAATTCCCGGATCCTACACGTCCAAGTGATGTTTCTGATGTTGCGTATATACCTATATCAACTTACAAAGAGTCCATTGCGAAAGATGAAAAGCGGAAGATATTGTGCGACAATATTGCTTGGTTTATGGTTCGCTTAATTACTGTATTAATGGCATTGATTTCTAGTGTAAATTTTGACTATAGAAAAGATATTTTACCTGTCCGTACAAATTCCACCATATTAGTTCCTCCGAGACTAGGAACCAATAAACCAATAAGTAGTTTAATATTAAATCAATTAACAACGGTTCCAATTGATGAAAAACAACCGAATTTACGATTTATTGGTAATAAGGATATAATTATTGCCGTGGACACAGGCATTGTCTTTTATAAAAGTTCAATCGCTATTCAAGTCGCAGCAATTAGTATTGAGCCCTATGAACCAGTACTACAAAGACAATATCCATCTCCTGGATCTCAGTATCCACTAATGGGAGCACAGTATCCACTAATGGGAGCACAGTATCAACAAACTGGGCAATATCCACCTACGGGTCCAATGGGATCTATACCACAAGATCCTCGTAAAATGTTCAAAGTAACATTGTATCCTTGCTTGTATAAAAAAGGTATTTGTGTCGGTGAAAAACTAGAAATAAACACTGTTGCGAAATCTCCTATATTGAATGAAATATCTAACGAATCAAATGAATCAAGCGTTGTAAGCAATGGGCAATTTTCATCCGCAACACGAACGACTCAAGTTCAAGAGGGTGGAAAGCGAAAAACACGGAAAATGAAAACACACAACCGCCGTAAAACATATAGATATTATGCGAAAGGTGGAAATGACAATATTTCTACATTAACGTTTATTTTACGAGATGATGGTATGACCCGAAGTATGGACGAACAATCTTTTACACAAACATTTTCCGATCGTGTGAAATCCTTTTTATCTATGATTCCAACCGAAGAACAATATAAACCTGCCGAAAATCCATTTATACCCTTGAATAATATAACAAAAGAAGTCATTAGTCGTATTGTACGTATCCATGATGAATTAAAACCAAAAGGCGAATCACGATCACAAAAACTAGATAATGTCCATTCACCCGCTCAACTTCGTGCTTTCCTACTTGCGTCACAATCACAGACTGTAAATGATTTACAATTATTGACTTCATTCTGTGAAGATATCTGGCGTGGAAAAAATGTATCCAAAATACTTGCGTATGGATTACTAGACGCATTATTCAGAGACGTACGAGCCGATAAAGGAAGTAAAACTATTTCAACTTCGTCGCAATTAGAATACAATACAATTCTGGAGCAATTTACATCTAAAAATATTATGGTACCTGTGCCTGAATTAGTAGAAAAATTCAGTTCATTCCATGATTTAATGTTTGCGCCATTGCCCGAAGAACTAGGCACCTTTTGCGATCAATCGGTGAAGACTATTGATAATAAAATATATATAGAATTACTTACAAACGCACATAAAAAGATTCGTGACTTGTATGACGCACATCTTCAAAATGTTGTTTCCTTAATTACGTCCAAAATTATTTCACCACGATCACGAGGATATACAAAAGTTGAATGGTCATTAAATACAGAATTTGCGACAGATTCTCGTGGCGCATTAATATTGCTTGAATCCATCATTAAAGAAGCACGCGTTATGCTTGCGAAACATTACTTTGCGGTAGAAAGTGTTTACACTTCAACAATTAATAGCATGAAGACTATTGGTTTGGGAGTTGCGCCGCCCAAAAATATACTTTTGGCTCAATAAAAAAATGAATCATTTCGCAAAATGATTTACTTATTCGTAGAAACCAACAAAATGAGTAGTGAACGTCCTTCATGGGATATGTATTTCAAAGAAATCGTTCAAGTTACGGCCACCCGTAGTCCTTGTGACCGATTACATGTTGGATGTCTACTTGTCTATGAAAATCGTATAGTCAGTCAAGGATACAATGGATACTTGCCTGGTTGTACTCATTCATCAATTGTTCGAGACGGTCATGAACAAGCCACTGTTCACGCAGAACAAAATGCTATTGCGGATTGTGCGAAACGTGGTGTATCCTGTGCGGGCTGTACTGCTTACATAACTCATTATCCGTGTGTGATTTGTTGTCGTATTTTACTTGCGGCTGGCATTAGTTGTATAAAATACATAAATGATTATAAAAATGACGATTTAGTCGCTCATTTTACAAAGGAAATGGGTGTGTCTATTGAAAAGATTTAGCAGCGATTATATCTCCTCGCGAAGCATTACAAACTCACAATTCCGAAATATGGGTGGCAAATAATTATATAAATAAATCGCATGGACTCCCGATCGTCCATAAATCCATCCATTTCGCCACAAATCATTCGCATCCGTTGTAAATATTACACTATTTTTGTATTGGGATGCGACTGATGTATATACCATTTCATTGACTTGGGATGACCATAGAATTTCATAAATAGGTTGATGTGTACCTGTTATACGACGATGAGTATGAAGAACAACGATGTAAAATGTGCGTCCACGAAACTCTACACTCCAAACATCTAATCCATTATTCCTATTTGATGGCGAAACGGCAACAATTGTATGACTACTTGTTGAATAACGATACGGATTCCATATTTCTTGAAAGTGTTCCCATGGGATACGAATTGCGCGGAGTTGTGATGCTGCGGCTGCTTTTGTGCCCTCAATATACGCATACGTCTTTATTGATGCCGCTGTCGTAAATACAAGAGGGTCAATCGGTAATTCGCGACACCATATATGTGCTTGGGGTCCAGTCTGCGATGTTAAATAATCCACTGTTTGGATCATGATTCCAGCGATACCGGTTCCTCGCATATCATCGGCGACACATAAACCTTCAATACATCGTAATGGTATTTGTGAACCGTGAGACATAATAACCGGTTTTGCGGATACAGGAGTGCTTACAATTGTGGCCTTGATATTGTTTGTGGAATCGTAAGCGCATACAACAATCACGTGTGGATCACGTAAATAATTCGCAACCCATTCACTTCGCACATCCATATACCAATCGCTACCTCGGTAATATGTATTCCAAAATACTGTAATTGGTTCGGCTGCGGATATGGAAACACGACGAAGAAATAAATTATGAATATTTGTAGGTTGTTCCGCTGGCGCACTTCGTAAATATCCAGGTTTTGTTGGAAATAATGTATGCCACCATTGTGGTGCGGCGGTTGTACTTGACCAAAAACTCATGTGTTTGCTTGAAAAAAATTGAATCCTCTCACCAATTAAATCAATGGAGTCTGTCCACGTTTCTTCTTTAATTTCGCGACCAGCCTTTACAATGAATTCCATTTCTGTTGAGCCCGCTACACCTCCAACACCTTTAGCAAGTGTATGCGAGAAGAAAAAGTCAATCTGTCCGTTTGGGGATTGTAAAATTCGTTTGAAACCTGCGGAACGAATGATGACTTGCCGTTGTGGGGTATCTTTCTGTTCCCATCATCGGCTTCCCGAACAACATACCTGTGGCTTTGATTATCGCTCCGCAGCCACGCAGCATTTAAGTTCGCAACTTGTCAAATGTGCTGGCGAAAGGCTGATTGATAAACTTTAATATAGACATAAAATAGAAAGATATGGATTCTAAAAAAATACCTATTGGAGTCAGTAATAATGTTTGGGCCCATAGAGCCGCCACTGCTGCGAATACAGCAATCGCTCGTGCTCGTCCTCATATGAGTGGGATGCGACTCCAAGCACCACCCCTTTCCGTTACGACTCGTGATGCGTATCAAACAGCCAGAGCCAAACTCAGTGAATCTACAAATACTCTGCGGAAAACGTTGAAAAACCGCAATGCGACAAATACAAATAAAGCAAGAGCCAAAATAGCCTATACTATTGCGAAAGGTGTTTTTAACCGTGTTAGTAGCGACCTCATATTATCCAATTCGGCTGAACTTTTGGATCAATCTAAGAGTTTATTAGCAAATGTACAAAGGCGAACTGGGATACGTCCCACCAATAAAACACGTCGTCGCACACAACGACGAAAGAATCGTAACTAATACTATCATAGTTCATACAAATAAATAATTGCTTCACGAATTATTTATTTTTATACATGTTTCTAATTTTTTTTCTTCATTCATCATATAACATATGGCATCGTGGACACTTCTTGGCTCACAAATTAATGGTCTTCGGAATGGTGATCAAACAGGTTGGAATACTGTCGCATCTGCGGATGGTAATACCATTGTTGTGAGTAGTCAAGGTGTTGGTAATGGTACAGTTATAGGATATGTCCGTGTATATACTTGGAATGGATCAAGCTGGGCACAAAAAGGTTCAACAATCAATGGTTTTAGTAACGGTGATTATTTTGGAGGATATGTCTCTATAACCGATAATGGATTGCGAGTCGCAATTAGTGCATTTAACCGTAATGCCGTTTACATTTACGATTATAATTCTGGAACAAATGTCTGGGATCTTGTACATACTTTTTCAGGTATATCGGGTGATAATGCATATGGATATAGTGTGAATTTAACTCCCGATGGAACTAAAATCGTGATTAGTTCACTTGGAAATACGAATGGATACGTACAAGTGTATACATTTAATGGATCTTCATGGGTACAACGTGGTTCTAATTTAACTCCAACTTCTGGAGACGGTTTTGGATGGCAATCAGATATATCTGATGACGGCAATAGTATTCTTATCGGCCAATTTGGCACCAATAGTGCATATGTATATGTATGGAATGGTAGTTCATGGCAACAACGTGGTTCAACGTTAAGTAAAGCAAGTGGTAGTGGATTTGGTATTTCTGTTTCAATGAACAGTGATGGAACAGTCATTGCTGTAGGTGCGCCATTTACATCAGGAGGTGGTCTTACTTATGTCTATACATGGAACGGTTCATCTTGGGTACAACGTGGTTCAAATATTGGTGGGAGTGGCGGTCGTAATATTAAAATATCACCCGATGGTACTTTATTGGCGAATGGTAAATATGCTGTAAATTCGTATACAGGAGCAATCGATGTATGGCAATGGAACGGTTCGGCCTGGACACAAATTGGTAGCACAATTAATGGTGTTGGAGCCAATCAGTGGTTTGGATTTGGATGTGGTATTTCAGCAAATGGATTCACTGTTGTTGGAGGCGCTCCAGAACTTGGTAATGGGGGTCCTGGATTTGTTCGTACCTATAGGTATACCCCATCAACGGCTTCATCTGCTGTTGATTTGTATGCGAATGGTGTAAATCAATATATTACAAATCAAACGATGACAACGGATTCCCAAAAAACAACTGTCGCAATCGATACTCGTGCGGCAATCAAAGCCAAAACATCCAATTTTAGCACGGCTCAGAAAACAGATACGCAAAAGAGTTATATTGATTCAATGCGATCCAAAGGAATTAATACATTTACACTTGCTTCTGCGAATTTCACATCTTTTAAAGATACACTAGCCTCAGTCTCTGCGTCGGCGACTGCTAAGAATGTGGATATTGTGTATCCAAACTATGTGTCCAACACTGCGACTGTGGATGCGGCATCGGCTAATTCAGAGAATTATCTCCATATTGAAGTCCCTATCAACTACTCATTTACATTACAAAATGGTGCGGAATCTATACTTCTTACATTTAATGGTACGGCCTTCACAAGTGAAGAAATAACATATAATGTAGATTCATCCATTGTATTGGGAGATAAAACATTTACTTTACATGGCATTGGTTCTGCTATGTTTGAAGTTTCAAATAGCAATCAAATTGTATGTATTGTCAAAGGATCTATGATTCAAACACCGTCAGGTGATGTCCCTATTGAAAATTTACACACTGGCGATATAGTCGTAACTGGTGACGGACGTGAAGTTCCAATCATATCAATGAAACAAATTACTGTTGTTGCGGCATCTACAAATAACGCACCGTATGTAATTGAAAAAGATGCTTTTGGAATCAATTATCCATCTTATCGTTTGGAAGTCAGTCCTAGGCATGCGATTCAATTAAAGAACGGTCTTTGGGAAATTCCTAGAGAAGCCGCAAAAGTAAATCCACGTGTCTATCAAAAGAAGGAAAGTTTTGGAAAACAGGTTGTTTATTACCATTTCGCATTGCCCAATTATGCGACAGATACTACAATCGTCAATGGCACAACAACAGAAGTATTGAACGATGGTAAATATAAAGAATCGTATGTCTGGAACAATGTAAAAAATGGATACGAACGTACACTAAAAACTGATAAACCTTTAAAAACAATATGTCAGTAAGTTGTCTGATTTTGATGCTAAAAAATGAATTTCTATGAATTTACACATTTTTGTAAATTTATGGAAATTATGGAAAAGCGCGCGGCAATTAAGCACGTGCGGCCCACGCGTCGTAATCAAAATCATCCTCCCGTGGCCAACCTGTCACCGCATACCCATCCACCATAAATGTATGGCTACCGTCCACAACTAAATGATAAACCTGGGTAAATGGAGACATTTTTATTGTTTCCAAGGTATCTACACGACGCGCACCAGTCAATGTTTGAAGTTCAACACCCACTTCCAATTTCAAAATACGGTCTTTATGTAATCCATACATGATGCGTTTTTCTTTCCGCCCACTCTTGTCCACAATTACGGTATGCTCCTTTCCATATGTGAATCCATTTATCAATTTCGGTTCCGCACAATAAATCTTCTTATCAGCAGCCACATGTGGGTGATGTGTGGTTGTCTTGTGTTCACCGTTAATATTTAAAATACATCCAGCACCTAACAAAGGCCGATGTAGTGCGAGGACTGTATTGTGTTCTCCAAATGCGCCTTGGACTATATCACCAATTTCAACCGCTTCAATGGGTTTGGATGACCCGTCTGCCATAGTAACAGGTGCGCCCTCTAGGAAAAACCAAGTGATGCAGTGGTTATTGACTCACTACATTCATTGGATGCTGTCAAAGTTACCGTTAATTCGGACAATTCTTCAGACGGATAAATAATAATAAATCCTGTGTGCGCAAATAAAAATGTTGTATTATAAACACCCAAGAAATGTTGAGTCACAGAGATAAGTCCAGGATTATAAACTTTACCTACATACGATGTTGTATTACATATTTCTGGAAAAAATAAAAATATTGCTGCTCTATCTTCAGGATATCCATCTGGTGGTAGCGGGACAGTAATAGTTTGTCCTGTAATATCAAATAAAAACGATTCAACATCAGGTATATCTGATTGTGAAAACGGAGCAATATACGCATTGGATAAATCACATACCGGTTCACATGTCACACATTTTCCACACAATTCATTACTTCCAACACTGCGGAGCAATAATGTTAATGCGCTCGACGGTTTTTCACCGCCGTAATCATTCTTGGTCGGGTTACGAATATGGTAGGTCGCCAGTGTGTTTGCTTTGAGCATTCGTGTACGACCTGACGCACTGCGGTCTGCGTTATACATGGTTTTTATTTAGAACCAAGAGATTTTTACCGGACAAAGCAAAATAAATATTGGTATTCATAACCGATCGCAGTCAAATCTATGAACTGCTTATATACAAATCCATTAGATTCGGCTTTTGCGACTATTTCTTCCATTTTTGGCATACGGAATGTATGAGTCTGTTTTCGTCGTGTGCCATTCTTGAATTTAAATTCTTCATGAAATAGTCCACGACTACCTTCTAATTCAAAATTCGCAGTATAATCAAACTTATCAAAACTGACCGTACTTTTTGTAACACGATCTTTTGCGTATTTCTGGATACTGAAAGCAACAAACGGAGAGGCGGATTCCAATATCGGGTCAAACTTATCACGATTGACCAGATGAATGACTAATCCACCCCCAGGCTGTAACCACTGAAACGCATTTCGGAAAAACATATCGGGATCTTGGAAATAATAGTAAGTAAAATAATACGCAGTTATTAAATTAAATTCACCGGCGGCAAATTGTCCAATTTGTTCAACATCGCCAACACGGAAATCCCGTTTTGGATATTTCTTTCGTGCTACAGCAATCATTGCGTCCGAAGCATCTAGACCTATGGCTTTACCCACACCGGCTTTGTTGAATAAATCCACATCATTGCCTGTTCCACATCCAACATCCAGAACCTTTATGGATTTTTTTTCTGGATAAAATCCCTTAAACCACGCAAGTGTTAATCCAGTTTCAGCTTCAGATCGGGTGGCTCCGTCGACCAACTTGTCATACACCTTGGCGAAAAAATCATCATACAAGTGTTCGTTTCCATAAACGACCGTTTTATTTCCTCCATTTCCAACATCGGAATCATCGGGATTACTAAATCCCTCGTACATTGTTGCTTCATCTACATCTGCTATTCGGTTAACACGCATACTCCATCGTAAGTAAACATAATTCGCAATTATGATGGCCAATAATACCACCAAAATAATCTGGATTGTATCCAAAGAATCAATTCGGCCTGCCATATCTAATTTGGAAACACATAAATTTCGCGCATTGTGCGCACCGCACGGTTCAATATTCTGTAATCATAAAATAGATTATATATACTATGTCTGCGCCGCCTTCATTGCCTGCTGGAGCGACGGATGATCCACATGCGACAAAAAAACATACATTATGTGGATATGGATGGGCCGATGTATCTGCGGCTCTTATTAAATCACTTGGCGCAGCCGATATGATACGGTCGCAGCGTTGGGCCGCTGAATTAGTATGCTCCGAACTTGGCCTAGGTCGTTTGGAAGCGCTCATGTATCATTCATGGGCGCTTCATGTCGGTCCTAATTTGCCTACATGGGCACGTTTATGGTTCAATACAATACATCAACTCCGAATGTTTTGGACAAAAAGCAACGGAGATATCAAATGTGTACGAAATACACCTGTTGTACGCCAACTTGTAGCCGAGGCCGTTGCTCAACTTGTGCTCGCCACAAAACGCCCCCTTCCTACACTTCCAACCGCCGCCGATTGTTATCGTGAGGCAGAAGCCATGCGAGCACGCTTACGTGCCGCTGGTGGTGCTGGACAACAAACATCGACCCGGCGTGTATGGTCGCCCGCACAAGATGGTGCTGATTTACGGACAATTGGAAATGAATTTGAATATGCTCTTCGCTCCAATCAACAGGGTCGTATGTTATTTTGGATTATATGGTTAATGACACTGGATTCGGATCCTGCCGCACCTACAGCCAAAGAACGTGGGCCTTCTTATTTAACGAAAAAACAACAAAAAAGTCTTATTTGGTTCTTGATTGATATTTTACGGGATATAGCCAATGAAGTCATGTATTTGAGTGTTGAAGAGCGAAATGGATTATTTGGATGTTTGGAACTGACGTGGACAAAATTGGGATTGCGTGGACGACGCGATTGTGTATGTGCTATAGCCATTTCCATTCAGGAATTTATGCAACGCAAAGCCTCATTGACAGTCCACGCACCAGTCGTAGTACCGTCACATGAAGCCGTTCGTAATGCTGTATCGTCTATTGATTCCATTTACTCTACAATTGCTACTGAAGCCCGGCGATTTGTGTTGGAAGCACCGTCAATGGTAGGACTATCCGACGGACCCCAGAGAAAAACGGAAGGTCCCGCCGCCGCAAAAGACCCCATTTTTTCATCGATTGATAAATTATCACTTGTTTATAAATTAGCCGGTGCGCGCTAAATTTATTGAAACATATGTAGAGGTGGGACAATGCCCAGTATTAATCCAGAATTAGCACAAGCATTCAGTGGTTTGAGCGCAAAAGCCGGATCCACAAAACAGGCTTTACAATCCCTAACCGCAAATATGGGCGGTTTACGTATAATATTCATGATGCTGATTCTATTCGCAATGATTGTTGGATTATATGTGTGGTATGTAAAATACCGTTCTACATTTGAAACACCGTCCAATATTCAACGTATAGTAAAAGAACGAACACAAAATGCGGCGGATTACGATACATCACGGGATAAACGTATTGATTTGCCTACATATCTAACAGAACTGAAAAGGGCCGGTGTACCAGATACGCATCTTGTATTGACGAATTTCTATATTTCCACTGCGAACGCAACGGGTATATTTTTACCCGGTGAAGATGGCGTAGTATCTGAATATGCTGCGCGAGCCGCTGTTGCCGCAGGCGCACGCGCATTTGTGTTTGATATTTGGCCCGACTTATCACCCGGTGGGAATTTTTCACCCATATTACAAATTGTTGAAAACGGAAGTGCGTGGCGACGTATTTCACTGAATTCCGCACCGTTTGTGAAAATTCTAAAGATGATTATGTTTGAAATATTTGAATCAGGTCGTCCAGGATTTAATGATACAGTTGTCCTTTATTTACGATTCCGAGGAAAACCGAAACGTCAAACATATGATGGTGTATTATCCACATTACAGGCCAGTATTGAACCTTATAAACTGGACGCATCTTTCAATAATTGCCGAGGCCAAAAAGGAGACTCCAATCGTCTATTTTCCACATTTATTACTAGTTTATTTAAAAAAGTTATTGTTGTAAGCAATGATCTCGCACTAGGTCATGGATTAAATGATTATATAAATATTGGACCCGACGACGGTATTAAGATTGAATGGGGTATGAATGAAGCCAATGGTTTGAATGATCAAACACGGCGACGCGCGATTACGGATATTCAACAAAATTTAGCATTTGTTGCTCCACTGAGTGAAGACGCAAAAACCGATAGTAATGATTGGCGAATTGAGGAATCCATGAAAATTGGAATTCATTATATTGCTATGAATTTCTTCCAGAAATCAGAAACATTGACTGATTATTTATCACCGGCCAAGTTTGGACGTTCCAGTTACTTGATCAAACCCGAAGCACTACGCTACATCCCCATGTTTTTGAATAATCCCAAATCTCCCGAAAATCCAGGATGGGGTACTGGCAAAACTGCGGGTACACCGACTGTGCCCCCTACAATTCAAATGCCGTCTACGTAATGGCTTGGTTATTAATTTCAAATTTCACGACTAGAAGAATGGCATCCATTGATGTAATCGTGATTTATTGTAATGATGAACGTCTTACATTTATGAAGAATCAACTGTCTGAACTGGCATTGCCCTTTTCAATAACCTACTTTAAAGCGTATAATCCAGAGAATTCCGCCGATTGGATATCCAAAACATCTCCAGCAAGTCCAAAACTCCAATGTTGTTTTCGTAGTCATATTGAAGCAATGAATTCATGGTATAATCGTGAATCACGTGCCTCATACTTATTGATACTGGAAGATGACGTATGTTTATTGAAATCTGGAATTCAAACACAACTTGATGCTGTTATTGAAACTTATAAAACGAAACCAACGATTGATTATATTTCCATTGGTTATTTACCTAATACATTAAGCAAAGGTATGTTGAATGAAAACCTACATCAAGCCAAAATGAAGGATACGACTTCCAATGTATATTGGGATTTTTCAGATGCGGATTTTACTATATGGGGATCACAAGCCCAGTTATTTTCCGCAAAGAACATATCCAATATATTAGCATTATTACGAGTAGAATCTGCGGACACTATTTATACACATATTCCAAATTATTTAACTCGTCATAGATATCATCAATACAAAACTGTACATCCAACTATTGATGCGTTGCTACCACTCCTTTTTTCACAAGCGATTGTATGCCCGCCATTAGCAGTGGAGAACAATAGTCCAAGTACAATCCATGCGGGTCAACAAACGCGTGAGAATATATGGAAACTTGCGGAAACAAAAGGTATGTTGCGATTAAGTGATTATTATAGTTATGAAGAATGAAAAATTGACAGACACGATTCAATTTCATAAACTAGTAATAACACTAAAATGCCAATTACATACAATCATTTCCAAAATGCGCAGGAGGAATTTTGGAAGGCGGTGCTGGATTGTTTTGACGAGTCCAGTATTGTTGAATTTCGGAAATTCTTGGTTCCACTCTTTTATCTTCCCGATGAGCATGAGTATGTAAGTGTTCATAGTAGTAGTCATCCAATTAATAAATATGGACGCAATGTTAATACAACCACAAATATGGAAGCATTACGTATTACAATTACAGATGAATTAGATTCGGACGATGTTTACCCAAGTGATTTGCTACGATATATGTTTGAAGAAACAGATCATCCTATTTACGAAGCATTAGCAGTAATGATTGGTAAATATAGGCAACTTGGAAATTATTTACGTGGTGATATGACTGATTCAGAATCAGATACGGATTAGTCCACTTCTTCGACTCGTGGACCCTCTTTTGTTGCTGACGCTGCTGGCATGGCTGATGGATCGGAATTGCCCTGTGTCGCATACAATTTCATCATAATGGGGCGAATGGATTCTTCCCATGTTTTTTGTTTTGTCTTGACTTCATCAACCGACACTTCGCGATTCGCATCCAGCCATTCAAGTCCTTCCTTTACGACTGCCTCAACCGCATCGCGATCTGTCTGGCTGAGTGTATCTTTGACCTTTTCTTCATTCATGGAATTTCGCGCATTGTACAAATAGGACTCGGCACCGTTACGGGCTTCTGTGCGTTCCAACACAGCCTTATCCTCTGCCTCGTATTTGGCGGCTTCTTGAATCATACGTTCAATTTCATCCTTGCTACGGGCCTTGTCGTTCGTTATCGTGATTTTACTAGATTTTCCCGTAGATTTTTCAACCGCGTTGACATTCAAAATACCGTTCGCATCCAGATCGTATGTGATTTCAATTTGAGGCACTCCGCGTGGCATAGGTGGAATACCTGTCAAATCAAATTGGCCCATTAGATCACAGTCACGAGTCAATGCGCGTTCACCTTGGAAAATACGAATTGTCACTTGCGTCTGATTGTCACTAAATGTGGAGAATGTCTGGCTCTTTTTAGTTGGGATTGTGGTATTACGCTTAATAAGGGCTGTCATTATACCACCGGCTGTCTCAATACCCAGTGTCAGCGGTGTAACATCCAATAGAATGATGTCGGCTGTCTTACTGCTATTTGTTCCGCCCAAAATGGCTCCCTGGACGGCTGCGCCGTAAGCGACGGCTTCGTCAGGATTGATGGATTGACAGAGATCCTTGCCATTGAAAAATTCCTTCAGTAGTTGTTGGACGCGAGGAATACGAGAGGATCCGCCGACCAAGACGATATCATCAATCTTATCCTTGGAAATCTTGGAATCGCGAAGGACTTGTTCAACCGGTCCCATACAACTACGGAATAGTGAGTCGCATAGGGACTCAAACTTCGCACGCGTAATTGTCAAGTTGAGATCAATGCCTTCCGCAAGGGAATCCACTTCAATTGCGGCCTGTGTGGAGGACGATAGGACACGTTTTGCGCGTTCACATGCCGTGCGGAGACGACGGAGTGCGCGCGCATTATCTTTAATATTAATTTTATGTTTCTTACGGAATTCCTCGGCCGCCCAGTCGACGACGAGGTTGTCAAAATCTTCTCCCAATATGTTATCGCATAGTTCTTTATCTATGCTTCTTACAGTTTCCTGTAAGGTCAGACTATATCTTCAAGCCTTCGTTTACGAAGGCGAGGAACCCATTCGTGCCCGTTTCACCATAGTTTATTGAAAAACCGTAGGTTATTCCGAGTAGTCGTTGAACCTTCATCTTCTTTCGAAGATCCTTGGCTGCGGATTGCCCATTGTTACATTCGCCACGTTTTTACCTTCCTACAGTTGATTAGACTGTACCCTCATCTCTGTCGCCAGGATGAGTTGGTAGTGGACGACTTTAGGGTGTCCCCGCAATTAGAGTTCTTTATTCCCTGAGCCGAGAAAGGTTAACCCAGGTGTCCGTTGCCTGCTGTAGCACGAACTTCAAATACACCGTCTTCAATTGTCATTAGAGAAACGTCAAAGGTTCCCACCTTAATGTTATCGCAAGGCTCTTTATCCTTGCTTCTTACGCTTTCACGTAAGGTCGGACTATATCTTCACTATTTTTATAATAGTGTCTGGCACTCGTGGAGATTTCTTCTATAAAAGATTACTTTCTCTAGTCTCTGAACCTTCCTCTTGTCACCAAGAGGCTTGGCTGCGGATTGCCCAATCCTTTTCTTTTTTACCATCCCTTGGTTAATTAGTCCAAGCCACCATCTCTGTCACCAGGATGGTTTGGTAGAAAAGGCTCTAAGGGGTTTCCCGTCAGTTCACCAGATTTATTCGCCATATAATTAAAAACATGGCATTGGGAAGCAGAACAGTTGTACTGTATTATGCAGCACAAGCAGTTGCGAGTTTACCACCCAAATCAAATACCAAAATATGTTTCTCACCTTCCCCGCGTTTCTTATCCAGCCCATACGCCAAAGCCGCCGCCGTGGGTTCATTGATGATTCGCGCCACATTCAGACCCGCAATCCGCCCCGCATCCTTTGTCGCCTGGCGCTGTGCGTCATTGAAATACGCGGGCACAGTGATGACCGCATCCGTCACAGGTCGTCCCAAATACGACTCCGCAATGGATTTCATCTTCTGGAGCACCATGGCCGAAATCTCTTCAGGATAAAACTTTTTCTGACCGTCCTTTGTATCCACAACAATTTGTGGACGTCCCTTGCCGTCATCAATCACATCATAAGGAAAATGCTTCATATCCGATTGAAGATGAGGATCTTTGAATTCACGACCAATCATACGCTTCGCATCAAATACCGTGGACCGTGGGAATGCCGCAGCCGCCGACTTGGCCGCATCGCCAATAATACGTTCCGTATCAGTAAAAGATACCATAGATGGCACAGTACGATTTCCTGTATCACTCGCAATAATTTCTACACGATCATTCTGCCAGACCCCCACACACGAATAGGTTGTGCCAAGGTCAATGCCGATGATGGTTTTCGCACTTGTTGCTGTAGAGGATTCTGAAGCGTCGGCGGGCATTTTCTATATCCTGGGTTTCTAAAAAATTTATGGGGGGTGGTTTTAGACCGCGTCTGGTGCGGAAGCCGGGGGTAGTGTTTTTATGACCCCCCTTCGTCTACCGGGTCCGGTAAAACCCAGACAAGCCGGGGGCATCCCATATCAAAGGCGTGGGTCACCCACCCCCCCGCAGCCTGGGGTTCAGGTGTTTCCAACCGCGTAAAGTAATCAATATCATTGGCTTCCAGAAATGTTGCGACAACACTATCCAAATCATTCCAATCGGGTATATTCTGTATGAAATCCACTGTACGTTGGGCTTCAATATGAATTTTATGTGTTTTAGGACACAAAATGCGAATAGTTATGAATCGTATATTATATTCATAAGGACTATTCATTGGAAAGATCTTATTAATTTAGAAAAGGAAATTTAACACTGACACGAATCATTCAAAATTCCAACACATCATATTTCAATTTTTTCTGAAAAATTGAAATATGATGTGTTGGAATTAATAAATAACTAAACATTTCTGGAAACAATGTCCCACGATGTATTCTATTTCTTCCTTCATTTCATTTCCGAATTACCGCCCGCTCGTGCGGTCAAATCAGGTAGTGAAATATGGAAACTACTTTTCGGTTGAAGATATCATAAATCATCTATATATCTTACACTTTCATAGTCATCATATTCGCGAAGTATATACTATATTTCAGGAATCGTCCATATTGCGAGATACATTACGCACGGTTCGCGCCTGTATTATTCAAATACAACCAGTTTGTTGTACTATTGATAAAATTCACGTGCTTGAAAATAAAAATCCGTCCGTGATTTCAGAACGTGTAATATATATTAAAATGTATGATTTCACAGGCGGGAAACGTAGACGTTGTACATTTACATTATTATTGTATTTGTTTGTTATAATTTTCACAATTCTTTGTATTGTTATTTGTCTATATTCAATTCGCAAAATGATATCTTCTTAATACCGAATTTGCGTTTTTTGTATCTATTTTATTATATCCTCTTTATTTATGAAATACAATGGATATAATTGATGAAAAAGGAAATCCTGTCAACACAAAGGCATTAGAAGTGGAAGAACAAGAACTTGCCCGAACGTATATCCAAGAAGATGACGTAGTGCTTGAACTTGGTGCTCGTTATGGATCCGTTTCCTGTATTATTAATTCAAAACTGAAAGATAAAACCAATCAAGTAGTTGTAGAACCGGATGAACGCGTTTGGGCAGCTCTTGAACGGAATAAACAGGCAAACGGTTGTGAATTCCATATTGTCAAAGGATTCCTTTCATCCAAGAAACTAGATCTAACCAATCTGAATGCTTGGCATGGAGGGTATGCTGCGACCGCTGAAGAAGTAGAAGAGTCCAAAATTCCTTCCTATACTCTTTCACATATTTATATGGAATATGGACTAAATTTCAATGTATTAGTTGCCGATTGCGAGGGATTTTTGGAAACCTTTTTTGACGAAAATCCAGATATATATGATTGGCTTTCTTTGGTTATGTTTGAAGCCGATTATCCGCAAAAATGTAATTACGCAAAAATATACGCGACTTTGGAACAGAAAGGATTTAAATGTATTAAAAAAGGTTTCCAAAATGTATATTCAAAGCGTTAATTTATTTTTTCGTTTGCGGTATGGCTGTATTTCCAACATTGGATTGATGAGTCGTTGGTTTCGTTGAATTAATAATCGGAGGGAAATATGTATTATCCTGTGCTGCGCGGGCAGCCAATAATTCGTCCAACTTTTTATTTGATTCAGCGCAGGATTCACTCGGTTTAACATATCCAGAACCAACATTACGACATCGTACAGATGGACAGTAACTCATCAGCGGTTATGACAAAGACAAAGAAATAAATTGGACCCATCAACCTCGCCCCCCGGCAGTTTTGACCCCCGACCCCTCTTGAAGAACTGGATAATCTCCAGGCGGGGGTGGACCCCGCTTAAGGAAAAGTCATAACTATTATAGATAGATTTATGACTTCTAACATGTCATCCTATCTTATTTGTTTGACGATCTACGAACGACAATTAGTCTGGAATCGGGCTCTTGTTCTTCCGTATATTCCTGAAAAATCCGACCTTTTATTTTACTATAAAAATCTACTTGATTTGGAAGTCTCAGATGTAGATGTGAAAATATATGAAATTCCTGAAGGGTTTAATTCTACGCTGATTAATGTAAACGATTCTGTTCCAGATAACTTTCCATATTACGATTTAGAAACAGCACGTGAGGACGAAGCGAAACGTACTCGTTATTATAATTATATTGAACAACTTTGTTTGATGGAAAAAAATCGTGCTGAACTTAATGTATTCAAACATGATAGTGAAAAGAAGAAAAAATCATCGGCAATGTTGGATGAAGAAAATGAACTCGGTGATCTGTATAAACACAAATCGCGAACTGTGAATCGTTGCCGCGAATGGGTCAATGAATTATTGCGTACATTGGATGCGGAATACGACGAGGCAAATTCAGACGTCGAGAATGGTCTGACCTGTGTTTCAGACAGTGAATCATCGTATACTCCAATCGGTTGGATTTTTACACCGACAGCTGAAAAGGTACGTCTTCATCGCGGGAGTCGTATTATTATGGACCCTGAAATTGGCAAGTTATGGGAATCGCGCCTTGGTACGGATTTATATCCAGATATGGTCGTCGCACGGCGACTCAGTACAGAAACATGGGCATTTCAGCATCCTACGGCCGACACATTGATTCGCGCAACAGTGGATTGGTATTTGGCGACCCAGGATTCAAAAATCACGGACGGTATGAGTCCTTGGATTCCTGCGGCAGAACGTGAAATATCGGCGCTCTTTACCACCTTTCGGCGTATTAAAGTCAATGAGCGCCTTATGAATGATGCCATTCCACGTATCCAAGACAAACACGGCCAAATTGTCAAACTTATACACCAAGTGGAAAGTCAACTTCTCGCGTCATTTACGGAAGATCCAACAATCAAACCATGTCCTGTTGAAATTTTCCAGCGATATATGGTTGTTCTATTTCGCGGATTCAATATTGAAAAGGAGTACTATAATGGAAATGAGAATCTGAATTCACATACACAACGCTGGGCGCGAAATCAAATGGGATTCCGTACAGATATTGATCCATTTCTACCAGCATGGAATGAACTCTGGCATGTCGCGACGCGTGAAAAGAAGCAAACCGGTCCTGATCGTGTAAATTTCTTTTTACGGTCCTTGGCTGCCTGGGATCCTATGGAATCGGTTCACTTAACATTAGATACCAAGAAACACCTTGTCACAGACTGGGTCCTATGTTTTGTAGATAATGAATTAATTATTGATCCAGATGGCCGAGAATTATCAACGGTCGTTCAAGTTCGCTGCCACGATTGGTGTTTGAAATATTTGCCTCGTGGAGTTTTTGGTAATAGTTTTAGTAGTATGTCTACAACCCCTGTATTGTCGCGTCTTGGATTTATTTCCGTCAAGAAAACAAGGGGGCGTGAGACTACAGGGATTCGTTTCAAGAATCCTGAGACATCGGATGATGTGAAAGAACGTGCGGCTGCAATGGGAAAACCTAAGAAAATTGTTACAACCACTGCTACCCAACAAACAACCGTGTCCGAAACCAATACAATTGTGACTGAAGATGGGTCTGGTGGACGAGTAGTAACACACCAAGTTGTTCAGTCTGTATCGGCGGTTGATCCAGAAACGCAAACACATGTGGCCTATGAAGCCTCCGTGACACGCCATGAAGTTCATCTAGGAACTCTTTAATCGTTATGAAAAAATGACATTTATACTTTTTTGATATTTGAAATGTCAGAAAAGTAAAATGAGCGCAATTGACAAGGCCGACGATACTTACAGATGGTACCTATGTACTCAAACATTGCCTTCGCAATGGACGTGTGAACAAAAAATGGCCGCAGAATTATTTGGATCGTCTGTATTTCATGAAAACCCATATACGTCCACAATCGTAAATGTCTATAAATTTATTCCATCGGCGTTTGATAAAAGTATAGTCACGCATAAAATTAGGTCTATACAATCCGTCAAACTGATCAACTAATTTCTTCATTCATTTGAGCAGCGCTTTTTTTCAGTTCTTCCATTGTTTTCACTTGTTGATTCACTGCTGTTTGTTGTGTTTGGATCGTCTTTAGAATTAATTCCGCAACGTTTATTTCACTTCGTCCACGGCTCAATAAATCCTCACCCGACATTTTATTTATGTCTTTTATAGCAATATTGACTAGATCATCCTTCTTGGTTTCTTCATCCGGTTTACATTTACAATCAACCTTGGCGTTATTACATGGGGCTTCGTATCCTTCAACGACATTTTCCTTTTTCGGAGCCGCTATTTCACGGGCTGATTTTGTAATATTTTTGGAATTAAAGGCGATTAATGAATCCAATGAACCATATTTCTTTCCTATATCGCCATGAAGTATAGTCAATGTTTTAGTAACAAGTAAGGAAAGTTCCATCCGCAATTCGTCTTCCAATTCAGATACCGACGGCCCAGATTTTGGATTTGTAAAACATTCGTATACCGGCGCATTTCTGGATTTTCCAAAAATATTCCGTGATTCACTAAATTGTTTTTTCGCACTTAAACGTCGTCGCTCAAGCAAATTATCCAATTTATCTTTTGGTAATTGATATTCGCCGTCTGATTTTGGAGTCGCATTATTTTCTATAAACATATCCTCAATTTCCTTGTGGACTTCACATGTATTTTGAATATTTTCAGTAAATATTTCAACAGAATCGTCCAGATTCATATTTAATTGTTTAACTTTATTGATTTGATCCTGAAGTTGTTTGCCATATTGGCCCGGTTGTGGATTTGTAAATGTTTCATAATATCCTGTATATTCCAAACATTGTTGCGCGAGTTTCACTAAATATACAATGCCTGTAATCAAAAGCGCAACTATAAATAATGTTAGAAATAAAAATAATATTTGACTTCCAATATTTGTGGAAGAAATATTTTGAAAATTGAAATTATTATTCATCACTCTCTATCATATGGCTAAAGAATAATTTAGAATGAACTCAATAAAGAGTTTTAGACTCATGTACACCAAATACAATTCCTGTCCGCGTCCACGACGACCTCTCTTTACGGCTCCTTGTTGTACTCCAAGCGGCGGTGCTTCTAAAATTGACAATACAAAGCCGGGCGCTGTTCCTGAATCTGTTCGTGTATCGCAATGGATATGTAATACAGCAACAGTACAAGTTCCCAATTTACAAGAATATACATCATCCTGTGTAATATCAGTCGGACCAGCACGATTGGATATTCCAGTTCCTGTCGGTAGTCCAGCACCTCTTGTGACTGTCCAAAATATTCCTGCGTCTGTCACTACATCCCAACGAGTCACTGAAATACTCACACGTGAATCCGATCCCTATAATCCAAACACCCGATTTGCGGCTTATTTTCCGCCAGCACCACTTCCGTATATTTGCCCGGAGCGGATTCCAAATAACGCGCCAAAGGGATCAACTGCTGACTGTATTCCTTTACGGCGATTTCAAGGATCGGCCGAGGCTGCTAGACTGGTCTAATATAAAAATCTATCTATATAGAAACATGCCTACTGCGAATCGTGATGCAAGTTTAACCACGGCGCGCCGCCGCCAACTCGCAACATTTGTTTGGCGCAAAACGGATCAATATCCTGAAAACCCGCAAACCGTTGTAGGTGAACAGCGTCCTAGTTATGGATTCAAGGGATTGGGTCCTACAGGTCAAGTCCCTGTTGATGCGAAACTAGGAGGTGCGTTAATCGGTCAACAAGTGGATGCGGACGGCACATGTGCTTGTAATTCCAAGTTTTCATTTGCCGGTTATGACAAAAAAAGCCCCGGTTGCTAATCTTTGCCATTTATTATAATTACATTATAATTGATGGAATAATTGATGGAATATTATGGAAAAACTGTATTGACTGATATTTTTCTCTTTCATTTATTGGTTTGAATATGGGTAATAAGATGTTTACCAACAGTCTTCAGGTCGTACTCCACCATGTGCCGCAGCAAACGCATCGGCGGCTGCTTTTGCCGCACGTTCCTTCTCTGCCTCGCGACGAGCCTCTTCTACTGCTGCCAATGCGGCCATACGGCGTTCGCGTTCCCGTTCACGCTCACGTTCACACTCACGTTCGGCTGGAGTGGGTGGAAGACTTGTAATACAATCCAGAATTCGCTGATATATTTTTTCGGCATCCTTCTGTTTGGTCTTGCTTCTGGATGATTCATAGAGTGTGGTGAAGACTGATACAATTTCATTGCGAACGGCGCGGGCACGGAAGAAGACAACATTGTCGCTATTCGAAGTCGCCTCAAAATCATTAAAGTTCATTTTCTGGCAAAATTCATTGAAGTAGTTATATGTATGACGGAGCATCGCATTCATTGATTTCATACCATGTGGATGATTGAAGTGCTCAGGGACTTGGAAATCCGCACCGTGACGATTCCTACCGAGTTCGCTAGATGGTACGCCCGGTGGACAAGCATCGTATAATGTACGATTCCGATAAAGAAGCGCAATCATTGCCGGAGGATCCGATAAATACTCATGCGCTGAATTAATAATAGCCAATTTGATAGCATCTCTGCTATCCGTAGGTGCTGCCGATACACCACAGCCGCCAGAAGGTACAACGGGCTTAGGTGCCGTTGTTGTAGGAACACTTGTTGGAGCCGCTCGCTTCACAAATCGAAGAGTAGCCGCCATCTTGATAAAATCCAGAAGAAAACTTGGAAAGAACTTGGAAAGAAAACTTGAAAGGTTGTCCGAAATCGGATTGGGCAGGAGTTTCACACTTGTTACTTGTCGTTGCCACACATGATTTGAATGTGAACCAACAACATTTCAATTTTTTCCAGAATTCATATTATAACACATTTGTCGTACAAAAAAATGGATTTTATTCAACTAAACATTGATACTAATTGTTGACGTACACCAATATCTGGTGATTGGGACCATACACGCGCATCGGGCGAAACTACGTTATTCAAACTACTACGGCACATCCAGAATAAAGTCATTCCTGTTGCTGCTTGAATAAGCGCTGCGACTAAGGAAAGAACAGTAGTTGCCAAACCTAGTTTACTACTCAAAAAAAGTGTCATAACACCTGCTATCATTGTAACAAATGCCATGGCCGCGAAATAATAGCACCATGAACGTGCCCATTCAGGAACTTGATCCATACGACAAGACATATTTCTATATTTGGTAGTGTCAAAAAATTTGGGGATTAATTTAATTTTGTATTTCAAACATGACTGGATTAAGCCTTCACGACCTTCTTGACCACCTTCTTTGTGGTTGTCGTAGTCGCAGGTGCGGTGGTTGCTGCTGGGACGGGCGCAGCCTTCTTCACAGGAACCGGTGGCGCAGGAACAATTTCACCATCATCCTCCTCCTCTTCCTCTTCATCGTCGGCAGCCGCAGCAGGCGCTTTACCGGGTAGTACAGCCGCCATCAGATCGTCCTCATCGTCGGCACTTACTCCTGCGCCACCCGCAGGACCACCAACAACGGCAGGTACAGAAGACGAGTCCTCCTCCACACCCAGGAATCCGCGTGTTGTACCGCCTTCACCATTGACATCAATACGCACCTGATGGAGTTTCCAAGACAGACCGAACTTCTTATCGGCAATCCAAATACCGGTTGCGTCCACAATAGGAGTCACTTCGGCATTACGACGAAGAACATCCACAGGGGTCAGTCCTTCAATGGATTGATTCTTATTATCATACATTTCTGTATCAAATGCGCCCTTGGGCGTCTTGAGCGCAACAGACTGAGTTGGAGGTAGGTCCTTCCGATCACCCGTAGCCGCGTCAATTGCGTACTTCACACTGGGCGTGTAAATGGTGGATACCACATCGCGACTTGCGCCTGGCATCTTGAACCACTTGGCCGCATTCTTGGTTGCCTGGTCAATGATAAAGTTATCAATGGCCTCAAGAACCTTGAAATACGCGGCAACCTTGGGATTCGTATCCATGCCCTTGAAACTGAACGACACCTTGTACTTCTTATTTTCCTTGTAATCACCCGCATCGTAGGGTACACTCATACGAGGAGCCTGAAGACGCAGACGCTTACCATCGTAATTAATGTACACCTGGCTGGAACCATTATCCAACTTCTTGACATCGCTTACGGTGAGCTTCTTGGCATCAAAAGAGGAAACAGTGATAACGGACATTTTGTGTATGGAAATTTGTGGCTCAGATAGAAAAGAACTTTTTATACTGACTGAAACAGATGAAAAAAGGGGTGTCAATTTTGTTTCGTGGCGGGGAGAAAACAGCGTCCAGAAATGAAATTGTATCGTTTATTCGTCTGTTTTTTCTTCATTCGCAGGCGGAGGTAGTCGTAATGGCGGCATAGTATCTGCGCGCAATAATTCCTGTATCCATTGAATACCGAGAAAATTCAAAAAAGGTACACCTCCACGTCGTTCCCGTAGCCCTTCATCTTCGCCAATATCTTGCGGCGGTGATTCTGGAGCCGATGTATCATGAACACTTTCGTATAACCAAGGATACGCGCGACGAGCATCTTCATTGACAAGAGTGATCGCACTCACTACATACATAGCACCCAATATACGGTCATTTCTATCTACGGCAGACGTTATCAATATACGTATTGTATTCATATTTAGTTTCTGCATTGTTGCTAATGATTGTGTCCGTAATGCCCAGGGTGGATGACGGAATAGTTGAGTAAATCCTGGAACAATTGCGTTTTTTTGTTGAATACTCAGACCTGCGCGATGAGTCCATATAGCATGAAGTTCTGTATAGAATGTATGATGTTGATCCAAATCTAGATGTAAAAACCAATCTGGAGACGAATAATAATTTAATTCATCAATAATATGGAATAAATCCACAACCTTCATACATAACTGTTGCTCTGGTGTAGGAGGTTCAAGTGGTGCCCATTCAGTTTCTATTCCATGAACTTGTAAGTTTTTCACTATTCTATTGACACGGCGTACTACTGAAATATCCAAGTTCGTTCTTGTAAATGGATTCTGTGACGCTATGCCTTGAATCCGTGCGCGATGAATCAAAGTATGAATCGACCGTATATCAAATGCGTAAATATGATTATCTGTATCTTTATACGAAAAAAACATGACTCCACTAATATCAGTCACTGGATCCGACGAAAAAAAGTCACTATCATTGGTTGCTATACTTCGAACATAATATGCTGGACCTCGTGAACGAAACATGTAGTAACCTCGCATCTTCACATACCATTTCCATATTTTCGCAGCCATTGTTTTTTTAGCAACCATTATTTCGGATCGTGTACGAGGTACAGCAGCCTTTGCGATCTGAATGGGTGTTGGTGGTTTCCAGGGTTTTGGATTCTTATAATGAATACCACAATACGCACCGTGAGTCGCTGGATTCGGGCATTTTTCAGTATAATGTTTTCGTGACTTGATATTCGCACACGCAGTCGTTGGAGATGGCAATGGTACTTGTGCCGATAATACAATTTCATTACTAGGCATATTTGATAAGGATATGTTCCCTATTTGTCAAATGATTTTATTTTTCATAATCCAAAATAACCCCGTCCTTCCATATTATCCGGAATGGGTAAATTGGATTTTATAATTAGGAAGCCGTCGTGAAAAAATTCAAACGCGCCAAAAATATCGTTTTTTCTCACTCCCGGAGTGAAAAAATGACAAGATCAAAATTCACCACTACAATCAGCATACCCGCGTTTATTTCTAGGAAAAAGTTCCTCGGCCACAGATATAAAAGATGTCCGCCTCAGCTGCCTCTGCTTCCTCCACTGCCGCCAAGAAGGGCCGTAAGCCCTCTGCTTCTGCTAGCACCGCCGCCCCTGTTGCCGCTGCTCCAGTTGCCGCTCCTGCTCCAGTAGCCGCCCCTGTTCCAGTTGCTGCTCCTGCCGTGACTGAGACCACTGCCACTGCCACTGTTGCTGACTCTGTCAATGTTGTCTCTGAATTCAACAGCCTTGTTGAGCAGGTCAACACTCTTCGCTCATCCCTGAGCACTGTCTTCTCTAGCATGAAGAAGTTGGAGAAGGCCATTCCTCGCGAACTCAAGCGTGCCCAGAAGGGTCGTCGCCGCAAGGCTTCTACTACTGAAGGTGGTGCTGATAAGCCCAAGAAGGAGACCGTGTTCACCAAGCCCACTCCCATCTCTGATGCTCTCTGTACCTTCCTGGGCGTCTCCAAGGGTACTCCTCTGAGCCGCTCTGAGGTCACCACTCGCGTCTGCAAGTACGCCAAGGACCACAACCTGATGAACAAGCAGGTAATCAAGGCCGACGCTGCTCTCCGCAAGCTGCTGAACCTGACTGAGAAGGATGAACTCAAGATCCTGAACCTTCAGCGCTACCTGAAGCCCCATTACATCAAGCCTGCCGCTAGCGCATAAGTATGTAAATTGGTCAATTTAGGTCTGAAATAAAATACTTTCCATTTTTCATTTTTCCACATCCAGCAGCATGGCGCAGAGGTTTAGCGCAGTCGGCTCATAACCGGAAGGTCCCAGGATCGAGACCTGGTGCTGCTAATAACTGACCTTAGCTCAGTTGGTAGAGCGTTGGACTGTAGTAATTTGTTACTAATTTCAAAGTTCCAAATGTCGCTTGTTCGATTCAGGCAGGTCAGAAACCCCTTTTTGATTATTTATAAAATACTCAAAAAGTTTCATTCCAACAATTCGTAATTCCTATAACATTTCGCGGATTTGTTGAATACGAGGCATATCTAGACGTATACTTATTGGTATGAGTTCCAACTTATTCCAAAGCGCCACAAATGTATCATATTCATCTGTTTTATAGAAATTGATTCGCCATCCTCCGTGATACAAGGCTTCAAACAAAAAGTCCTTGGTTGCTTGGATTGGAGTCTGTCCATCTTTCGCATATGTTTTTTTCCGACTTTCTGTTATGTATTCTTCATACTGTGAGATATCGTAACACGGAAATGATTCACGTTCTGTATATATTGTTCCCCAAGCATGTGGGGGCGTCCATAATGCCATATGTTCTGGAAGTTGTTTTGTCCAAAAACATAAATATGTAGATCTATCTTTATTTAATAATGGATGATAGGAATGGAGTGCTCGCCGTTTCAGTTCAGTATGCCATCTTTCTTCCTGTGTTTCACACATATCGCAATACCATCCATTACTTTCACATGGTTTTCCTTCATGATGTGCTAATATAGTCAAATCATCACAATATTTGAATAAACGTTGTTCGCGCATTTTCTCAACCACGGCTTTCGCAAGACTAAACCGTGTTTCCGCAGAATCTCCAAATACACTATCCCAAATACGTTCCGTTTCTGGATGTAAATGTTTATCTGGAAAATTATTCTTTATTTGCGATTCGGCCCATGTAGATACATGGTTGTTCCACCAACTCACAAATATTTGTAGACGATGTTTTTCTAAATATGCCATAATCCATGTTTGAAATCTAGGTAAATTAATTTCCAGAAATCCTGCTAGTTCAGTAAATAAATCCAAAACACGCTTTACATTGTTATGATATGGATCACACTTGTTTTCAAATCTGGAAATTTCTTTTTCGTAATATTTCCATTTTTCAATTAATTCACAAATATCCGAAAAATCCATATTTCTTTCAGTGCGCTGCTTTTCTTCATTTTTAAAACCGCGTACCGTCGTAAATTTTAATTTGACGGTATTTGGTAATAAACACCGGGATTATGGAAATAAATTTTGATGAAGCATCGTCGGCCTGGCGTTCCAATAAAAAGCAACTTCCTGGTGGATGGTTTGCTTACCGTTGTAATTATATACATTCCAATGGGAAGCGCTGTTCTAAACCGGTTGGAAAACCTAAACGTCCTACATATCTGATTCGCGCTGATTGGCGGACTGAATCTGGCGACCGTGGAGATCTAGTCCATTATTGTTGGAGACATAGGTTTCGGTATCAAAATCTCATAAATTGAACGATGCGTCGGATGAAACCACGTAGTGATATCGGTTTCCAATTCAAGTATACAACGAAACCAATAATTACAATAAAAGCCAACGCAAGATACATATATGTTTGTAACAATCCCATAAACCATAATTTCCAACATGAATCGTCAAATAATTTATTATAATTGGATTCACCCTGTTCAATATCACTCACACCGGGGCGTTGTGTTGATATATGTGGATTTGTCATCCATAATCGCATTTTCTCTTTGTAATAGACATCAATAGGTCCATCTGTGTATTGATTTAGAATCTTGTCATACGATCCGTTATGAATTAAACAGAAATGTGTTGTAAACCCACCCGCTTGATAAATGGGTGGTTTAGAATGTACCAGTCGTACATTGTCAACAAACGTCGCGCCGCCCAGAAATATATCCCATTCCGAACGACGCTCATACAATATTGGAAGCAATTCATTGAATTGAGCAAGACCCGTTTCCGAAAGTTGTGCGTCATCTTCCAATATCAACACCCAGTTGTACCCCCGTTGTTTCGCCAATTCAATGGCCTTGAAATGAGATGCTGCGCATCCTTTCCATCCAGGCGATTTACGGACCGCATCCAATCGTTCCAATTCAACTGGAAATTGTTGGAATGTATCTTGCGTCTGCTTCCATTTTTCAGGCCGATCGGCTAAATTGATTACCAATGTTTGAGGAAACTGCATTTCTTACACTGGATATATAATATTTTGAGTCATCAACATTGGAACATTACCATACCAATTGAGACATTTATGATAGGATTACTATTGTGTTTCAACGCGCCTGGGTGGTGCGTTTAATTGACAAAAAACTAAACTTTTCCCGAAGTGGGAGGAAACTCCTGTAGGTCTTGTAGCTCAGTTGGTAGTAGCATGTGGCTGTTAACCGCAAGGTCGCTGGTTCAAACCCAGCCGAGACCGAAACTTTTTTAGATAAATGTTATACATTTTGTAAAAAAGTCTAAATTTGCTCACACCGTTCCTAAAGTTGTATGTGCGCAACCACCCATCCCAATACAGAGTAAACAGTATCACCAATACGATTTACTATTGAGTCTGGATGAGTTTTTCCACCTGGCCAAAAAGGCACATATGTATTTATAATCATCATACCACGTTCTGTATTTTCCACAACTTCAAACAATGTATGAAGCACCAGTAGCCATAGCAAGGATATATTCCAATATCGGGAAATTACTCCAACGGCAAAGTGAAGAAGTGAAAACTGATCGGTAAATGCGACTCCCATTTATTTGAATCAATAAAATGTTTCCGTCATGCGGCAAACCTATGTTACGGAAACAACTGAAAAGAATAAATGAACAAACCTCCGACGGCCACGACCAGCGCACTTGCGCCAACAGCGCCCGCATCCAAAGACGATTTAGTCAATGCTGTACGACATTATGTACATTTTGATAATTTAGCCGAAACTCTTAATAAACAAGTCGCAAATGTCCGCGCTATGCGCTCGAAATTTGAAGGCGATATCATAACTATGTTGGAAGCACAGGGAATGAAAAATGCGATTTTACAAATCAATGGTGCCACCCTTCAACGTCAAACAAGATATCAACAGTCCAATTTATCATGGACGTTTCTGGAAGAGCAACTTCACGAATATTATAAATCCAAAGGACGCCCTGACGAGACAGACGGAATATTGGATTTCATCCAAAAACATCGGGGTGGGCGCTCCGTTGATTATTTAAAGAAAACCACAACTGGAGCTGCCAGTACAACCCCTAGTAAATGAGTTTTTTTCCCTGAAATAAACTCCGGATCTAAGATATACGTTTTACGGATTTGTGTGTCGTGTTTGGAATTAATTGACAAATATGCCGTTTTTCTCAATCAATAATGACTCGGAAATCACCGAGTGGTTTCATAATCCAGATGTTGATGGATGGTCGCCTTATCAATGTGTAGAATATGTAGTCAATACATTTTGTAACAATATGGAAAAGAAAGGATATTTAATTGATGTTCCGCGTCATATTGTTTTATATGATATGTGTACGGCAACATGTATAATGTACAATAATGAATTCAAACGCGATAGATATTGGGTGGGAAAACCCAAACGCAAATTCAGTCGTCCGCGACAATGGTCAAATGCGCTAGAGCATCAATGGAATGATTTTCTACAATCGCGGATCGCCGATATTGATTTCTGGAAAACATTTTGGAGACTACTACCGGCGGCTGTATGGGAGCAATTTATTACCAAAGATAATTGGCGCGATGTTATGCAATATTTACTTCCATTTTATATCCAGCGGGAAATCGCTATTTTAGTTGAGGAAGAAATTGTATGCCAGGAAACGGATGGAAATATTGTGACTTGGGATGAATACGAATCGGAAGAAGAAACAAATCCAAGAGATGCTGAGAAATCAAAAAAGAAATCCTAACACGCACGTTGACAATAATGTCAAATAGAATATTATTAGATAACTATTTATCCAATAATATTTAGAATTCTTGATCCTAAAAGGATATTACTCAGTCCATTGACCTTTATGGAAGGGAAGTACTGTAATTGTATTGAGTTGTTCACGATATTTCTGAACCTTTTTATCAAATTCAATTTGTTCAGGTGTTGGAGGTAATGCGACCTGGGATTCTAACAATTCATCCGTCGCATTGCGTGGCGGTTTGACTCCATAGCAATTGACTCCGAAACGAAGTTCTGGATTATCAAAATATCCACCATTTACTCCTGGACGACCACATGCATTCCGATATTCCGCTGGACCTTTTTGTAACTTGTCCCATGTTGCTTTTTGCGTTGGATATAGAGCCAGTTGACCTTTTGTCCATCCATAATTACACCAATCCGCTCCATTATTATGTGCTTCTTGGACATGTTCGTACGTGGCGAGTTCAGCACCTAGTGCTTCACATACTGCTGCGGCATCATTGTATGTATAGATATTACGACTCACATTGAATACTTCCTTTTTGGGACCGCCGATTGAAAGTGAGGATAGAAAGGGTGTTCCATCCGTCGCTCCAGGCATACCTGGGGGCCGGGCATCCGGTGGCGGCATATTGTTTGCTGCTGGAGGCGCATCCATTGGCTTCAAATCGGCAGAGAGTCCACTTTCTCCTCCAATTTCAGCATTAATATCCGTCCCGCCGGTGATCATCGCATATATCCGATTCCATCCAATTTCCAAATAGTAACCAATTGTTTTATAATAAATTACCATGACTACAAACACAATCAGAATTAAAACCATAACGGCCCAGAATTTATTAAACATGCCACCAAGCATATTGGACGACGCAGCGGAAATATTCGCAGCCGCGTTTGTTAATGGACGAGCATTACGAGCAATATTGAAGTTCATCCTCTGATTATTATATACAAAAAGTTGGTCTGTTGATTGTTTGGTCTTTTATTCATCTACGCTGGTGGTGCTGTGGAATCAGATGGCGGGGTTGGTGTGGCTGCTGTAGCCGCCGCTTCTTGGCGTGTTGCATACTCTCTTGCCTTCACAATAAGATCGTTCATTTGTTTGCGCATAGATGCTGCCTGATTCTTTGGAATCATACATGCGATATAGGAATCATCGGTAATCACGCGCTCCGGGGGTACAACATGAACGGAATTATCATCATACAGATGCCAATCACCCTGACGCGCATACATGCGATAATGGCCTCCACGCAAACCTCCTAAATGCTCAATCACCGCATAGGTCTCGTACTCCGGGTCTACGGTCAAATTTGTAAACGGATCACGACGAAAGGCACATAGGTCGCGAAAGTTGGTGGAATTCAGATCCCAACTAATAACGCCACGTACCTTATGTCCGCTATTTGTAAACCGTTTCAATGAAACAAACAATACAGCAGGCATACGGCTAATACGAGTTATAAGTGTCGCCTTGTGTTTTCCCTTACACTTTTCACACGAATAATCATCAATTGTTTCCACATCAAATGCGGCAGATAAACAATCGGCCATGGATGGCGCCAGTGATCCGGATTTCGAACCTCCAGGAATTGGAGCCTTAATGACTAGCCAGGGTTCATAGCGATGGTTTTTATTATGACAATTTGTACATTCTACAATAATCTGACTTTGGCCATAAAAGTTATGAATAATTGGACTGTATTCCTTACTGTGAAAATCGGCCCATGATTGAATCGCCTTGATTTGTTCACTATCCTCAGATGTCATTACATCTCCAACAATCTCCATTCGTACCTTTTTATGAATTCCGTCATGGATTCCCTCTAGAATATACTGAAGTACCTCTGCTGCGTCCGACTGATCGCCAGGACGATGCCAATCGTCATCGTTCGCACGCAATACATTATAAAATGCGTGTACAAATCCGCGTGGAATCATTGTTGGTTGACGACCTTCAGGAATCCGGGCCTTCCAGAAATCCTGCATTAATGTTTGAAATGCTACGACCAATTCACGCTTCTTACTCTCCTCACGAAGACTGACGGGGTGCTCCAGATCGGTCAATGTCATTTGTACCATGGGTGGCGCAATCCGAAGCGCTTGTAAAATGACATTCAGAAAACATGTATTTCCAACATTCGCAAGCCCAATTGTAGTATGAAAAGGCTCCATGGAAAATGTGCGGAAAATGTGCTTTAGAAAAGGATTAGTTTATAACTAACTCAATTATGGAAAACTTTAAACATCGTCAATTTTTCGATTATTAAATATGAACAGGATATAAACAAATATTGACTATTATTTATTCAAAGCAGAATGGCTTACGCAAATAATTATTCATTTATGTACGGATTCAGTTTATTGGATGACCTTCATAATTTCTTTCCAGAAATATTATATGATGAAACATTATTTCCAGACCAACGATTTAGTTGGTTTCGGCATAGAACGGCTACACTTTTTCCAACAGTTTTCCCACGTCAAATAAATATGTATAGAATTTACAACGCTGCGCAACGTCAAGCAGAATTTCAAACATGGTTACAATCAGAAACAGTTGGGATCCAAAATTCTACACCGGTATCCGTGTCTCATACACCCTCTCCATTAACCCCATCTGTCCCGTCAGCCCCATCTGTCCCGTCAGCCCCATCTGTCCCGTCAGCCCCATCTGTCCCGTCAGCCCCATCTGTCCCGTCAGCACCATCTCGTACACCTTCACAATACTCAGAGCCCAATTCAGGCCAAAATTTCCTAGAAGCAGGTCGACTTATTGGAATCAATACAATTGGACAATCCCTACGGAATGCGAACTGGGATTTACGTACAACAACGATTCCATTACCAAATCCACAGGCGTGGACGGCGACACCTGTACGAACTTCAGGTCAAACTGCGTCTAGTAATACAGGTGCCGGAAGTACAGCAGGTACCACCACGCCACCTATTTCTGAGTTGACCCAGACAGCAAACCTTCTTATCCGTATGGCGGAAATTGGAACAGAAACTGTACCGCCTACAACTCCAGTACGCACTACTACCACCGCACGTGCTCCTCCAAATGCTCCAGCCCGTCGTACAACCGCATCTTTTGGATCCGATATCGATATATTGACAGCATTATTGACTCTACCCACTCAAAATATACGCGGTGGAACCACGGCAGCATTTGGAACAAATGATTTGGTATCACTTTTTACAAATGGTTTGAATTTTCAAGACGTTCCTGTCGTTCCAACAATGAGTCAAATTAATGCCGGTTCGCAAGTTATTCAACATAGTAATATTCCAGAGGGTGAAAATTGCGCGATTTGTCAAGAACATAATCTTCATGGTGTTCCACAAGCACCTTGGCGTCGTCTTCATTGTTCACATCAATTCCATACATCCTGTATTATGCCTTGGTTCCAACGGAACGTCCATTGTCCTGTCTGTCGCGCCGATGTTCGTGAATTGGCATATTCCACTTCCAATAATACCGAAAGTGACGACAATATGAGTATTTCATCTCATTCCACGTCCGAACACGACGAAAGTGAACTCTAACAAGCAACCTCAATATATTTTTTAAGAATTCCTTCGCATAACTCTTTACAACTGGGTATGCCGTGGATTCCAAATAGAAAAACCAATGGAGTGACAAAATGGACCCTGTATATTTCGTCAGTCAATACTGTTTGGAACGCACTAATATACTGTAAACTCAATGCTTCAAACAAAGATTGCTTGGTATCTGTATGTGATACGGTATTTGGAATGGTTGCCATAATTGCTGGCGCTTTTTTCGTGAGTATATGTGTACTTTTTGTAAGAATTTCTGCGCGATATGGATAAAACAGGGGTAATTTATGTTCCAATAACCAGTATATGGGAGCATTGAATTCCTCAAGATATGAAGTTGTACAAAAGTTATCTCGCCAATTACTTGTCATTGCGGATTTGACAACATAATAGAGCGATAAACTCTCTATGATTACGTATAAACATCCAATCAATGATTGAACCGATCTACTAACGGTCGTTGGATAAACAAATGCAATGAATTGTTTGAAGAGGACAGGTGGTTTTGGAATGGGTGTTATATGTAATGGGCGATGCCGAAGCGATGGTGTTACAACATATTTACGATACATAGATTGTATGTAGTCCAGGAATTCTTCCGCTGAAGGTGTCAGAAAGGATGGATGATATTTACGGAATTCACTTGATTTTAGAAAGAATAAAAGTTCGATTGCATGTAATAAAGCCGTCTTCCCACGATTGCCGGCATACGACTCGGAAGTCGTAGCACTTTTTGTATATGAATGTTTCAGTGGTGAGGGCATCGTGCTCCTGAATAGCGGATTTGCTCTATACATACATATACAAAAAACACTTAAATTACGACGCTCTTACAATGGCAATCTGCGTTCCAGATACAGACGATGAAAATGGTAAAGAGGTGCCGTCGGGGTTCCATAATTTCGTAATTTGGGAATCGGGTCCACGGTACATATTGAATCGTGCCATGAGCGTTCCTACAGTTTCGCCAGGCGTTCCACTTACAGTCAAGGAATCGCCCGATTTGAATCCGGGAAGTGTTCTTCCACTATTGTCGGGTGTAAGAATCAACTTACATTCTTGTGATCCGCTTGATCCCCCACCAAAAAGCCAAGACATCATGAGTTGTTTGTCTTAACTAATTAACGTAAATATTTTCACGTTGACACCCCATTCCTAGAATCTAAAAATGTTACGACTGCGTTTGTTTCAAACATAATGATGTCAGTGATTTATGCGCGACGAAAGAAGGACGCAATTGATTTTTGACCTTTTGCCTCCATAACTTCGGGTTTATGTGCGGCCTCATGAAGAATTTTTTCAAAGAGAATCTTTTCAGCAAGTGCTTCCCGTGCGGCTACGGGGTCGCGCGCTTTCTTTGTGGCTTCAATATCAGCCGTCTTCACACCTGGCATAGATTCCACTTCTAGACCAAATACCTGCGCAACCGGTTTCGCAATTTGGTTGGTGATATAGAATGCGTAATCGGGTGTAAGACTATTTTCGCGAATAAATTGCGGTGTTTCAATCCGATCACCTTGGAGTTTGGGAACACTGCCGTCGGCCGATTGAATATATACAAATGGAATTCGGTCGGATGTTGATGGTTTATTACCGGGATCTCGCGCACCAATTCGATCTGCTAGTACCTTATGAGCGATTCGTGTTGGATCGGCATATTCTGCGCGCAAGGATTTCGTAATTGTCAGTTTATTCATACTGAATTTCCCTGCGAGTAAATCACGAGCCGATTGTTGAACAAATTCAGTCGCGTCCCTAATACCGGATGCGACATCGGTTGTGCCTAGAATTCTCTCCACAACACCACCATATACATATTTCACAATAGGCGCATTATCACGTCGTTTCATCACAATACCCATGGATTTGCGATGAAAATCATCGTCTTCAACTCCATCTTCAGACATATCTCCTACATACCGTTTCTTGGAAAGAAGACAAAAGGAGCGAAAGATCTTATCAAATTCAAAGTCGTGTGGTGGTTTCAAACAGGATGATACCAGTTTTCCGGATTCAACAGTCAGTGCCTTTGCGGCTTCTAGCGCAGCACGACCATGTAGCGGCTCACCTGTTACTGGGTCACGTGGTCGAAACCGGAGGAAAATAGAATCTGTATCACCATAGACACATTCAACATTACAACGCGGGTCGCGATTATTACCGTATACCGCTTCAATCACGGCCTTCGCAAACATCAGTTGCTTACGGCCGTACGCAGTTGTACTGGCCGCAAGAACTTGACGACGAATTTTAAAAGTACCAGATCCCAACTGACCATACAATGAATTGGCCGTCAGTTTATAGGCCAGTTGCTGTGCGTCCAACAGTGCGCGACGGAATTCATCGGGTTCCGTTTCTGCCAGTTTCCGGCAGCGTTTACGGCTATCAAGAAGCATACCTAGAATACGCGGAATGGTTCCCTGAGGATTTTGAATATACCGCGCAATACGTTTTCCGTCGCGAATTTTCACAGGATGCTTCCGTGTATCACCAGGATCAGGACGCAAGATATCAAATTCAATATTCACATATTTTGCGCCGGGCAAATTATCATACCGATCGCTGCCTTCACGAATACATAGAAAGTTACCATCATTGTCGTAATCTTTCACCCAAATGAGCGTATCATGGGAAATATTCTCACTAATAATGGAAGATGGATACAACGACGCAAAGTCGTCCGCTGTTACTGGATCGTCAACATAAATACCTGTATGTGGTTCTAACACAATTGCGCCCTCGTATGTATCTTCCACTTCCTTCTGTTCACTCCCTGCTTCTGATAAAACTTCAGGACCTTCTGTTTCTCCTCGCGCAGCACTGGGCAGCACCTCAATAAGTTGCTGTACCAATCGGCACTCCTTGAAAATCAGCGACTCAATCTTGATACCTTGACCCCGTGTAAAGATGAAACCTACAGGCACGGAACATACATTTGCCATGGCAACTGAGTTATTTAGAATTTCCAGTTTGGTAAACAGTTCCATAACCAGATCACAATCTTGTAAACAATATTTCGCAATAATCGCACGGTCCGCAGCACTTCCGCGATGAAGACGAAAGATATCTTTTGGACTAACATCGTCTTTCACTTGAGCCCAACGCACTGGCGCAAGACCGTGATCGGCAATTGTAGACCCGCCTCCTGGAATCTCAACTGTAAGCGCCTTGGGTTCTACAGCCGTTACTAAACATCGGTCAACAACACGGTCATTTTCCTCATCCAAAAGTGTAATATAACGACCCACAACAATACCCTTTGTGGAACGTGTACCAAACCGATATGTTTCGCCACTCGGATCATCGGGATGAGGCGTCAATCCACTCATGGAGCCACTCACAAACGTAGCACTCACATTATCCAAAGTATACGATTCAAGATTATGATTGCGACGAATATAGGGTAGCAAATCAATTTGAAGACGACCTGGTGAACTCATAAACCACATGGTATTGTCACCCATTGCGCTAGAGGATAGAAACTTTTCCTCAAGACGTACTGGCCGTGAACGTAAACACGAGAGTGGCGCGACAATTTCACGTACTGTCTTTTCATGCGGCGATAATTCAACAATTCGATCCCAAACATATTTACTATCAAAACCAAAGATGTTGTATCCAATCATGATATCTGGATCACGCCGACCAATCCAGGCAAACCATTGACGAATCATATCCAGTTCGGAACTATATGTGTAAACGTCAGTGGGTACATCTGCGCCCGGCGGCTTGACTCCATCTTTTTCACACGCTCCCAATACCCAAATATGTTTACTGACTGGAACACCATTACGATACATCACTGTACCAATTTGAATAATTTCATCACCGGCAATACGGGGTAATACATCCTTTCCACGATCGCCGCTTATAATTTTATCCAGTGCGGCGACGGCCTTATCTGACGCATCCTTGCCTCGTGCCGAATGGACCGCAGACAGAGCAGCCGTTGCGGCCGTCCATTTTCCACGACCTTCCAATATATGACGTAACATTTCACCGCGGATTGCGCTCGCACCCGATAAAGGAGACTTGAGATAGATGTTTGACATACAGGATTCGGCTCCATGTCCGCCGTTGGCTCCTCGTATTCCTTCCGCAAGTGCTTCACAGAGTTCATCCATTGAACCAGCACGACCGTTTTGAATGGCTTCCATAATAGGTTTTCGCCATGTCTTATAGGCCAGTGGGAAATCACCATGACTGGAATTACACTCAATATCCCATGATGCTACAGTATACGGTGCCATACCGCCATCTGCCGCAGAAATTACATCTGAAAACTGGGCAACCGCAGATAGTTTGACTTTGGCGTCTTTTGTGGTTGCCAAAGACCAATTTCCGGCCTTAACTTGGACCCAACCGGCCGGTGAAATATTTTGAATATGGAAGAAACGTAAGGCTGGATCAATATTGGACTCGTACATTTTCAACGCAATAAGTTTTCCATCGTCGTCAAGATTCGCAACCTCTTCGTGTAGATCTTGACGTGCGCTAGGTGAAGCAAGAGCCGCTTGTATCGCAGTGACTCCCAATGTTCCAAACAATTCGCGAGTCGCGTATGTTAATGGAGTAGATGATTTATCCAGAAGTCTATCCTTTAGCGAACGCCAGAGAGATTGGGAGGGCATTGTAATTTTGAGAAAATTGGACTCCGTATTTCCATTGTAATCGAAAAGTGTCTTGTGTTTTTCCATTTCGAAATAGGATGCCTCGGCTTCATCCGATGTCATTCCATTCATACACCACGTCATAAACTCGTTTTTGTATTTCAAACATACGGATGGAATACGGACATAAAAGAACGGTTTGAATCCATCTACTTTTAAAGCGACAGATTGTCCTTCGGCTGTTGTTCCAAAGAGCATAATTTCATACATCTTCATTTTATCGCCCGGCGCATCTCCGTCAGTGTCGTCCACGGAAACATATATATCACGACTCACCAAATCCTTAATTTGGAAAATTAAATCGCCCGATGTAGCCGCCATTTCTGTATGTATTCAGAATTAGAAAGTCTAAATATACACAAGGTTCTGACAAACATGTTTCAATTTTCCGCCACGTTTGTTTAATGGCGCCGGGTTTTATTTTTCCGTGTTGATCCTCTACGATTAAATCGTTTGGGTGATTTGAAGGTTTTGCGTCGTTTATGATGTTGGGGTATGAACGCGCGTGTCAGTGATTTGAACGACGATGATGGGGCTTTTTTCATAATTCGTCGAATTGCTCTAGAAAGGGCACCACCCAATTGTCCCGCAATACCTCCTTGGACACCGGCTTCATCCTGATTCTTCTGATCCAGTTTTGGACTCTCAGAAACAGATAAAACGGAATTGGATACTGGCGTGGATGGTGCTGTGGATGGTGCCGGTGTTGTTAATTGACGAATCATTATATCTTCATCGCGCATGAACGGAATCGCATTTGTGGGTGTATGCCGACTTCCGGGAACTTCGTATTCTTCAATTTCACCTTTTGGTGTTACTTTAATCACACTTGGATATCCCTCTATTTTGGCTTTGCTAAGAAGGGGTGAATTGGGCAACATAGTTTCCTGAATGCGAGCAATATTGGCAACACGTCCCGGTGTTTTCTCAAATTTATCCCATGTTGGTTTGTAATGTTGGCAATGACCACACCAATCCGCATATACTAATACAAATGTAATTGGACCGCTATGAATTAATGCTTCCAGTTTTGGAATCTGCGATTTGGAACGAACATCTATGGGCGACGACGCAGTAAAACGTCCACGACTATTTCGAAGGCGCCTAGACATATTGTCTTCTAAAGGTATGTTCTAAATTTTATTTGGGACGAATTATATAAGAGGAAATGAAACGGGAGCGCATTTTGGGTATTCTTGTTCTCACAGGTATTTTACTAGTACTGGGAATTCGTATTTGGAAGAAACAAGTAAAACTTGAAACATTCACAACAAATACAAACGAATGTCCAACGGAAGCACACCGTGGACCGGATGGTCGTATTTACGTAAAACCAGGAAATCGTTCCTTTGGAACGCTACCGGATTACGTCGGTTATTTACGTGACTTGTACGCCAATGGGTCAACATGTATTCCACCCAAAGTTGAACCCAATCGTAGTCCCGTTTCTGGGATTCTAGGAGGACTTGGAAATGGACAGGAACCACCGGTCGCTACACAACTCCAAGGCGCTGAACGAGAAGTATTAAATTTTGATTCCACATCAGAAACTACATCCGCAAAAACACCTATCAATAAATTGGACGATTATGAATACACACGTGTTTTCCAATTAGAGAAAAAAGAACGTATGGCGGCCGGTCCAAAACCTCCCGTCACTTCACACACTTTGGATTGGGCCAAATTACCATTTAATTCAGAGGAACGAGCCGCAAAAGAGGATGAATTTGTAGCCGGACGTATGGAAAGTGGATTTCGTGAACCCAAAAGTGGAGTGTTTTTCAATACTATGGAGGCTCAAACACTTATCCCTCCCGACGTTGAGGCCGCCAAACAGCGTGAACAGAAACTTCTGGCGTCTTACCAACCCACTGCGATTAGTAAACATATCATGGATTCTGAGACTGAAACTGTAGGAAAACTAGTCCACGATTTATATGCGTCCGATCCAGCATGGGAACCAGTGGTTACCAAAGTAGATGAAAACAAATACGAAGTCACAGAACTACGTCCAAAACCGCGAAAGGAGAAATATGAAGACGACCAAACCATTTCACTTGCGACGGCAGAAGAACGCGGTATTGCGATTCCACCACCGACCCTAGATATCCACGATCGCCTACAGGATGATCCCTATTTTGATAAATCCGGTGTTGGAGACCGTAATAATTCACGGTATTGGAACTACAATGATTTCAAGAAATGGACACCTGGTCTAGAACGTATGTTTGCGCCAACAGAGAGCAAGCCTGAGTGGTATTAGACCGTGACGATGCGAACTAAAATGTATAATAATTCTTTTTTATGGCTTCATAATCCTTGAAAAAGACATTCCAATAATGTGTTGTATTACTATGTCCAATGAGTGATGGTGTATCTTGTTCAATAATAAGCGGTGGAAAAATAAGTGCTTGACCAAGTATCCGATTAATATACATATCTATGGGAATCATATCGCTCGTCTTTTCCAAATCAGGAAAATTCAACGATTGTATATGGGCCTTGAATTGTTCAAATGTTGGATGTATAAAATGCTTGACAAGCGGTATCATATCCTTTTTCCGAACAATATAGGCCTGCGTTCCAGGCGCAAACCGATCATGTAATATTTTAGAACCCAATACACATTTCATTGTGTGTTTTGACTCTGCCGATAAGTATGTGGCGTAATTATTACAAGGAATCCAACCAATGGATGCCATTTTATCAGGCGCAATCATCGTATCCCAATTGGCAATAATTTCTTCAATTCCATTTACAAGTTGTGTTTTATGGAGAGCAATATCATCTTCACAAATAATTGAAAATTCAGGCGATGTTTCATTACACGCATATTCAATGGCCCGTAAATGATCGCGAGAACAGCAAATAATTTTTAGTTTGTTTTTATCGGTTATAGAATCGGGTAAATAACTTTGCGAATTGGAAATGAGTGATACATCATGTAAGAAATAAAGGGGAGCATGAATTTCTAAATCGGAAAATTGCTTTTTCAGAAACTCTTTTCGTTCATCCGAAACAGAAATTACAATAAATTGGTAAGACATATTTATTTATATTATACATTAATTATATAATGTAAATACCGCATATCTCGTAATAAAACACTTACTTACGGGTTCGTTTTATAGTATGCTTTTTAAATTTCCTTTTTGTTGCTTTCCTGCTTTTTTTACTTCGTCGTATACGACCTCCTCCACTACTTACAAAAGAATAGGATAGATTACTCAAAAACGGCATTGATGGTGGTTTGACTACTAACACACCCTTTAATCTTGATAAAATAAAGTTTCCATATCCATTATACAACAAAACATGTTGAATTGACGGTATGCTTTCGTCTGGTGTCATATACAATGAATATTTTGTTGGATTTAATGTATGTAAAGTGGTAAATTGGATCGTTAGGTTCCCGCCATTATTTACATTTTTAGCAAGTTCTTCATCGCCCGCATTGAAAGAATATATTAATTCCACAGTTCCATTTGGATAATAAATGAAATATATATTATCTGTCATATAACGCCTGCTTGTTGAATATACAAGTGCTGAAATTCCCATGGAAAAAAATTGTATCGTCATATAATGATTATAATATAATGTAAAATCTATTGTTATTTCTCCTAATCCCATTGGAAATTGGATTGTATAGTCTAGTTCAATTCTTGTTCCTTGCGAACCCACAGCTGCTTCTAGAAACGGTCTTGCGTCAAACATACGAGATACATCTGCCTGTTGTTTGTAATGTGAACCAATTAATTCTAAGTATTTTCGTGAAATCAGATCGATTGAAGATAATAGTTTTTTAGAATATCCAAATGTAACTAAATTGATTAAAATATTTACATATTCATCATTTAATAGAAATCTATAGTTTGTTGAAATAATTGTATTGAAATCTAAAATATTACACATTTCAGACAAGGAAGAACAAACTTGTGTTAAACACATTGCGATATCTTGATTCAATTTGGATTTCTGTATTTCTTCTGCTTCATACGAAACGTGAATTTGACTAGTAGAAGGTATGATGTTAGAAATATTTAACATTGTGGGTATCTCTATATCCATAGAGCCAGTGGATATATGTATAACTTGACCGAAAATACTGTTCACTATACGTTTTGTATCTTCTGACAAATGAGACAAAAATGTAGATTGATCTGTGATTATATTATTTTCAGATGAAGCCAATAACACTAATAAAAGTGATGGTATTTTAAAATTATGGATTTTTTTCTCTTTTTCCAAATATATATTTTTTATGATGGATCCTAGTAATATATTGAAATCATTATACCGAATAAAATGCTTTTGTGCTTTGAATTGAAACCTATGAGTTCCAAAAGCGATCTCAAATTCCAACAAATCACCCAAAACTACTTCCGATTTTATATCAAAACTGAAGAAAAGCAATTGTTTGTACATTTGTATTAAGAAATTATTATAGACTGAAATCATAGTATTATAATCTGGATTCGTTTTGATTGACTCTTTTAATACTAATCCCCCTATGTAATAAAATATTTGAAACAATGTCAACGATTGAGAAACACCATTGTACGTAACTTGAACAGGCAAGTCATTAATCATCAATGTAAACACTTGTGAATGTATATGGGCTGAAATATATTCATATATTGTATTGATATATTTGATATCCGTTTTAGTATATTCCCTTCCTATTCCACCCCAGGCTTGAATGGACTCTGATAAAAGATTCACAAATTGTGAATCATTTTCATACAAGGGTATATCAAAATCTACAAGTTTCGCATTTATAACTATATCTTTAAATGCTTCCACAGGATAAATTCCAGAAATTATTTGGATATAATTCAGTAAACGCAATCGTTTTATACGTTTGGAAACCTTGTCCAATTTACCTTGAAGCACAGAGTCTTTTACAGCCAATGATAAATCATCGACCTGCATTTTGATTCCATTGACAAATACTGTAAAATACTCAAAATAATCCGCTTCTACAAAGGGCCGGTCCCCTAATATTGGAGTTGTTATAAGTGTTGATCCTAAATTATATTTATCATATACTTCCATTTTAAAAATATCATTTGAATTATTCCACAACTCAACGAGTTCGCAACTGATTTTATTTTGCGAATCCATAACATACACAGGGTTTACAATTGAAATATCCAATAATTCGCAATTATAGGCTCCATCCGCAACATTAATTAAACGATTCTTCGCATTTGTTTTTTGAAAAATAGTATGAAAATTAAATTTTAAAAAATATCGATGTAAATCAAAACGAGGAATGGTTTTATTTATTGAATATTGTAGACATCCAAAACAATAATCATTATTCACCGGAATTTCACAATTTAATCCTGATAAGGATGGAAACGTTTCTGAATGTTTGACATGTGTACTCTGTGAACATTGTTTTGTGGTAGTTTTATCCCAACAATATAATAATTGTGAACGAACAATAGTGCCATCTTTTTTGACTTGCGGTGTAATTTTCATAACTGGTCCATCAAAATTCGGACGATGTAAACGTTCTAATTTTCTTTTTTTGTTTGACGGTAAATAATTCATAACTAAATTTCTGTACGAATCTATAATAATTTGCATTTGTAATTGTTGTTCATCCTTTTTTTCACCTTCTTTTCCAACAAATAGTTCCCTCTTTACTTCAGACAGTGGTTTGTGGAATGATGGATGTAATCGTATGTATTGTGAAATTTGAGGAATAAATACCTCAATAAGAACTTTAATTTTTTCAATTGTTGCTTTGGGTAAATAGGGATTAATTAAAAAATTAGTATCAAAATCGGAACCATACGGAATAGATTCATCAATAGTATTTACTTTATAAATATCACTGACTAAATTATTGACACGTTGAGAGATTTCACGTATAGAGTTTCCACCTTTGAAATAAAATGTAAAAATTGTACGCATTAATTCCATAATTGATAAAATCCCATCTTTATTTATTTTTGAACCTGGTTCAAACATACATGCGCTTCGAATCTCAGCCATCCGTGTATAAAAATTCTGTTTCGCATACGTCATCATATCCCTCCATGTTTCACCCAACGCTGAAATTTGTGCGGTCATGTCTGCGTGTACACGTTCAATTCTATTTTTTAATATTTGTTCAAAATCTACAATAGATGTTTCACCATGAGGTGCTTCAGATATATCAATATGATCCGGCATAATCACTAAATTATAAATGGATTCAACTGCTTCTTTCAACGCAGAGTTTGTTTGAAATACACTGGGATCAAATCCGGTACCTGCGACTGACCCTTTTGTTCCATGACTCACATTCATAACATGCTGTGTCGATCCCCCGTAAAGCCATACATTACGAAAATATTTATCAAAAAGCAATTCTTCAAATGATGTAGGATTTGCCGCAAATTGTTCAGAAAGAATATCAATTACATAGGGTGACATAAATATATAAAAAATAAATGTAGCCACTCCAATAATTGATTGCGATTGATCATACATAAATGGAACACTATCACTATCTACTTTCAAATTATTGACATACTTTGTTAACTGACCACTAATAAATGCTTTTAATAACCGATATTCTTCATCAGTATAGGATGGATTTTCAGGCATGGGTGTAGTTTTTAATTCCGATTTACCAAATTCGGTTTCAAAAACCCTTTTTAGATGAGTCTCAAAATGGGTATAACTAGACATTATATTTCTATTTAGTAAATAAGGAAATAAAATGAGTCTAGAAACCCCAGATATCCCGGGCAACTGGAATCCAAAAACTATAGACGATGTGCTGCGTGATATAAATAGATATTTACCACCTGTGAAAGAATTATTTAGTGAAGCTGCTGTATCGGATACTAAATATGTTGCGATGTATACAAATTATAAAAAGGCATTTGATATTATCAATCAAACATATCCACCTATTGAACTTCCAGCGAATACACTTATTTTCCATTCGAATCAATACTTTTCAACAGACCAACTAATATATGAACCTATGGGTACACAAATGAAAATACAAGATATAAGACGATATGCCAATAAAGGTGAAAGAAAAAATGGTTTAAATTTTCCTATGTTGGAAAAAGCCTCACGTCTTTATTGTAATTTTACTCCCGCTGGAAATCAAAAGGTAATTGGAAATTTGAATGTAAGTGAATCTATATATAAATCTACTGAACCATTAATATTCTTTCAATTACCGGCAATATTGGGATCTAATGGTTATGTATATCACATAAAAGATTTATTAAAACTTACAAGCACTGTGTTATTTCGCGAATATATTAAAGATAAGAATAATAATCCAGAGAAAAAAAAGTATTGTGGATTTATATTATCAACAACAATTGATAGGGCTCCATATTTAGATAGAAATACACTATACTTCAAACATGATGAAACATATATATATCCAGAAATACTTTTGATGGATGGATTCAGTAAATTTATTAAAGTGGGACAGTATGATCTTTATATGGATAAAACATTGGATAGTTTTGGAACTGATGAATACGAAGCGCTTTCAAGACTTTCAGATCTTCCAAGAAAGGATTTGGATATTGAGCGAATTCCATTGGAGACACAAATCACACAAATAATTGAGACATATGGTGTCAAGTTTGAAAATGTAAATTATGGTCCATATTTTTTGCCTATTTATACAGCAACAAAACATGATACATTTTATGAAAGTTTCTATTCACATGATGGTTTGTAATTCATAAATTTATTGAATAAAGTTCAATAATTTTAGACAGGCAAACATTCAAGACCCGTGCCCATTTTTAATGTTCGCGGGTCTAAAAAACCAATTATGCCTTTTACACTGTAAAGATACAGTCACTGTGTGGAAGATTCAAAAGCGAGTTGGAAGCACTGGGTGGACCCGGCATCAGGTAAAAGTGCGACCCTCACGATTGAATAAATAAGTTTAGGAAGTTCGTCACCGATGTTGACCGGCCATTTTTTATTGCTCTTCCCACCCATTAAATGTCCAGAATTTAATGCGTATAAAGAAACGAAATCTTCCCGCCGTCATCTTCAAATGACAACAGTAAAAGTCAGTATTGATATTCGGGAGGATGAACTTATCAAAGCCATGTCTGCGTACACAACTGTAGGTGATGAAGGATGGTATATTGTATCAGAACGTCTTGATATAGGTGATATAGCGTTCCAAATTGAGACAGGTGATTTATCAGGTGTAAAAGTAGTACTTGAACGGAAAACAGCCGCTGATCTTGGGGCCAGCCAAAAAGATGGACGATACCGTGAACAACGGGCACGTCTTTATTCTCTCCGTGGTTCAGGCATAGTTATTGGATATATAGTGGAAGCACCCGCATGGTCACCGACACTTTCGCGCGCATGGTGTCTTGGCGCATTCAATGAAGTCCATCTACAACAAGCCATTGTCCGTCTTCAATTTCGCCATTCTATTCCTGTGTTTCATACAATGTGTATTAATGATACTATATCCTATATTCGTCGTATTGCGAAACTTCTTGTAGCGGATCCCACTGTATTTCAATCCGTGGCTGCGAAAACAACGGCAGAGGCGGCGGCTGCCTATACGGCCGAAATTCATGTGAAAAAAGCCGAGAATAATACTCCAGAACGTATATTGTATGCGATGTTGATGGCTATTCCTGGAGTGGGAAAAACTGCAGCGGATGGCATGTTGGCCGCATGCGGCGGCTCGTTGACTACATTGATAGGAAAAACTGTAGAGGAACTGGCTCTGATTCCCCTCGGGAAACGAAAACTGGGGACCGCACTCGCAACAACTATTTATAGCATATTTCATTCCTAGGCATCCCTAGGGACTATCCACAGTCACCTTGTAAAGTGTGGATATTTGTGTACTATTTGTATCTGATATAATATGGATGACTGTATGTGGAGACGTGGATTCAAAGTCTGGAATCACACGACTGCTTTTACGAATTCGTAATTGAATGGTTTTCGCACAACTTTCTACCGACTTGGTCTCAACAGCCAAAATCTTGGATGCTTGTGGCGAACGACGAAAGATATGTGACATTTTGGAAATAACACGTGCGAAGAAAGGAATACGGCGGCACACACTAGCCATCATGGAATTGACGCATCAATTTTTTCCATATCTGAAAAAATGACATATAAAGACTACAAACCAACTTCTTGTTAGAGTAAACTATGGCTTCACCCTATCTTGTTTTGGATAATACAGTAAGTACATCATCCGATGAACCCAAGGTATACAATCCATGGAATCCTGTCAACCGTCGTATTCCGGATGGCACGATTCTAAGTATATTACGCAATTACGGAATTAAAGACCGACCCGTCAAATGGGAACTCTTTCGTCAAGCCTGTGTTCATAGTAGTTACGTAGATCGTCCTGACCCTCCTGCGCTTCAAACATCAGAACCTATTATTGTTGCGCCACGTCCGCCGGATTGTATGCCTCTTTGTACTTCTGATAATGAGCAAATTGAGTTTGAGGGCGATTCGTTGCTCGGCTGTGTGATTGCTCTGTATTTGCGTGAGCGTTATCCAGACCAGGACGAAGGTTTTCTGACGCGACTTCGTACACGACTTGTGAATAATAAGCATCTCGGTGAACTGGCCCTGAAAATTGGATTTCAACCATGGGTTATTTTGAGTCGGCATGTGGAAGAAGTATGTAATGGTCGTCGTAATCTACGTATTTTAGGCAGTATGTTGGAAGCATGGGTGGGCGCGATGTACGAAGATATCGCCGATAAAAACCCTGGAGCGGCATTTGTTCGTGTACGAACCTGGCTGATTAATTTGTTTGAAACACATGTTGACTTTGCTGCGCTGATTTCTGAAGATAATAACTTCAAGGAACAGTTGCTGAAATATTACCAGGCAACATATCATACACCGCCCAAATACAAAGAAGTCGCTGTGGAAGGCCCACTTCACGACCGGACATTTACAATGGGTGTTCTTGCGCCGGATGGATCAATTGTTGCGACGGCGATTGCGCGCAATAAAAAAGTCGCCGAACAAGAAGCCAGCCGACGGGCTCTTATTGTGTTGGGGGTGCTTCCGGCGGAGGGGACGGTGGAGGGGACGGCGGAGGCGACGGAAGAGGATTAACGGTTATAGCGGTACTAATAGGAGTCGCGGCGCTAACTGGTGATACAACGGAAGCGGAAAAGGTAGAGGGTAATGTTATATCTCGTCGTGATGGTGCTATTAAATTGGAAACACCTGTTTTTTGTTTACCCGCTCCTTCTGTCAGTGATGGAGGCATAGACGTAAGGGACGAGTTTGGAGGTTGAGGAAGTGATCCCGCGGAGTTTGTATTGGTTTCACTTTTCGTAACCGAATAACGGTCCTTGTCTAATTTTCGCTCCGCATTAAGATCATCTAATTCTTGAATTCCAATATTTACAATTGTACACGGAAGATTTGTAACTTGAATATGGAAATCCGAATACTTGGGCAGCGATTGTTCCGCACGACTACGTAATGATTCCGGTATTTCAATATCTATTTTAATTAAATCCAAATATGTAGATTTATATTTTACAATTAAATGAAGCGCATCACGTCGTAATTGTATTGGTAATTGTAATTCAGAACCAATCGTTGTCGCAAATACTGCCCAATCTTGCCGTAATTTAATAAACTGCTCCAGTCGTTCTTGAATTTGATAAATCTTGACATATCCAGTGTAAATCGCCAGTGAAAATGTGAAAAATGTAAATATTCCCTGTAATATCCGATTCGCAACATGTCCCTGTTCAATTCCAAATTGAGATAGTGAAATCGTGCCGGATAATGTACTTACAACCAATCCATATATGGTGAAATTACGGATTGTTGCGCGATAGCGTTGAATCGCATAATCTAGACACAACATATTGAACGCAGCCACACTGATCCAATCAAATAACGTCTGTACATTTGTTTGCGTCCAATTCCGACCATATGATCTTGATAAATCGTATCCAAGTTGCGGTCCTTCTTCGAGTGGTGGCGGGGCCGATTTTTGCGAACTACTTTTATTCCCTCCGCCTTCCACAACTTTCAACATATTCAGTTGTTCTTGATTCAGTGGTGATTCTGTATTAGCAGACATCTGTTATATTAGTAATTCGTATTTGCGTTTAGCCCAAATGTGGCGGTATTACACATAAAGTGAAAATGTCGCAACTGATTAGAAATCAATGGCGAGCGAATCAAAACTGGACTCGTACAACAATCAGTTTCGTGAAGCGGTTGAAGCCGGTTTACCCAAAGAAGAAATTTATAAACGGTATCAAAATATATTAAATTTTGAGGCACGCACTGATATGCCTGAATTGAAACGAAGTAATGAAGCACGTTTGAAAGCGTTGGGCATATCAGCTAAACCGGAAATGCCAGTTCCTACCACTACTGCCGCATCGGGTTTCAAGGGACGACCCCGGTTCAAGGCACCAGGAAAGATTGTTCGCGCTGTATTTGAAGACCCAGAACATTATTTGGGCGAAGGTGAACAGCAGATTCGTGCGGGTATTATGGTGGGTGTCGCACGTGCCGAACCTATTGCGGCAGTGGCTGAACCTGTTCCGCCTCCAGTTCCTGTTCCTGTTCCAGAACCTATTGTAAGTCCAACTATACGTCCTACAGCATTACCTATTGTCCGGCAAAAACCAACCGTAGCAGTCCCCATCGCAGACGAACTAAATGAAGAAAACAATGAAATGGAGGAAGAGGCAGCGGGTGCTGGTGCGGCAGCGAATGAACTTGTTCGTGGTCCAGAACTTTATAAAGTAGCCAAAAGTCGTCGTCGTATTATGCTGGAAGGCACGGCTGCCGCATTAGAACAACGCAGTCGTGAAATTGACGCAATGATGGAACCTGTAGAAATCAGTAAAAAGATGTATATTCCTTCCAATCGTCGCGCATTCCGTGAATTTATAATACAGACCTATAAACCATACACTCTTTCAAAACTACCTGATATTCCTGATCCGGATGCGTGTTCAGGACTCACTTCAGGTACAACACGTGGTTTATTGTATCAAAAATTTGTACGCGATTTCATGCAACGACCGACCCCTTATCGCGGCATTCTAGTCTATCATGGCCTCGGCAGTGGTAAAACATGTACCTCTATTGCGCTCATGGATGCGATATATCGTACAGCCAGTACAAAAAAGATTTTTGTCATGACGCCCGCCGCACTCAATCCCAACTACCGCGACGAAATCATGAAATGTGGTCCTGGTATATTCCGTTTGAATAGCCATTGGTCATTCTTGAAATTGAGTTCCTATGTATCTGGATCTCCTGAATATAAAGCATTTGTGGAACTCACAAAGAAACAAGGTATTCCCACAAAAATCGTAGTGGAACAAGGTGGCGCGTGGATTCCTGATCCTACAAAAGCACCGAATTTTACCGAATTGGCGTCCGATGCGCAGGCTGCCGTTCGTGCGCAAATCAATAAAGTGATGAACCATCGTATTCGTTTCATCCATTATAATAGTTTGAAGGCCAGTTTTCTGCGCGAAAATTGGCTATGTAATCAAATCACAAATGCGGATCCAGCCAAACGCTACCCCAATAAATTTGACGGCGCAACAGTTATTATTGACGAAGTCCATAACTTGATTCGTACAATCAATAATACAAATCTTGAATTCTTTTTGAGCCCTGCGCAAGAGCCGCGTGAAGGCAATCCCAACTATATTCCCAAACATTGTACTGAACCTGGATTCAAATATCCCGTGACATATATTCTTTACCGATTATTATGTAGTGCGGTCGGATGTAAAATCATTGCGCTTTCTGCGACACCTATTATAAACTTTCCTCAGGAGGTCGGTGTTCTGGCTAATATTCTTGCGGGAGATACACGTATGGCCACGTTTTATATTGAAGGGATTGATGAAGATGTGAAAAAGCGCGTCCTACAATTCTTACAATCTCATCCCAGTGTTGATTTTGCCGAATTGAAACCTGATCCTGCCAGTGGAAAAACCCGTGTGTGTATTACACCGGTTCCATCATTTGTTCGTAAAGTGGTGGATCCTGCGACCGGCAATATTCGCGGTTTTATTCGTACACAAGATTACGGAAAACTTCCAGGCGAATTTGATCGCGAGCGAAATTACAAAGAATGGTTCCAAAAAAGCGTAAAAGAAGCACTTGAAGCCAGTCGTTTAGCCATTATTTCAGCAGAGGGTGCGGGAGGTAGTCCACCTTTGCGATTTGACGCTTTTGCTCGTCTTCCTGAAATTCGGAATGTCTTTGAGAATTATTTTATTGATACCGAAAATGTGGGTATCAAAGAAGCCAATAAGTCAAAACTTATGGCGCGTTTATCAGGACTCGTTTCATATTACAAGGGAGGACGGCCAGAATTTATGGCGACCGTTGCTCGTCCTCCTCCACGGGCTGTTGGGGCTGCAGGAGGCGCCGGCGGCAGACCCGATCATGAATTTATTGGAAATGAAATGATTGAATATGTTCAAATGAGTCCTCATCAAATTAGTGTTTATTCATCTATGCGTATTCCCGAAATCCAACGTGAGATTAAATCCGGTGGTAAAAAGGCGCCTGCGCCCGGCGCAAATAAAAATTTGGCCAATTACGCCGATGCTATGAAACAAGTCAGTTCAACCTTTATGATTTTTTCACGTATTTCTTGTAACTTTGTATTCCCTGAAGGAATGACTCGCCCTGTTCCTTCCATGACACGCGATGTTCGTTCTATGATTGGAGAGCCCAAAACAGGCGCAGAGGATGTCATCACTGGCGATTTAATAGTGGATAAAGAGATTGATGCGAAAGCCATCGCGGAGGGTGTCGCGAAAGAGGAAGCCGAAGGACTTATGGCCACAGCACCAGTACCGGATGCTGAAGCCGCGGATGAAGTGACGGAAGAAGCCGGTGCGGCTGAAGAATTGGCCGCCGTTCAAGCCGCCGCAAAAACATCAGCCCCTGCGACTGGATACGCTGGAGCCATTGAAAGCGCTATTGCGCACTTCCGAGCCAATCCTGATCTATTTAACCGTGAAAACCTTCCCAAATTATCGCCCAAATTCCAACGCATTATTGATAATATGGAGCGTGGAAATGGACTCAAAGGCCCTATTCTTATTTACTCCAATTTCAAGACGTTGGAAGGCACAGGATTATTTGGCGTGACTCTAGAAAATCAACTCGGATATGTCAAACTTGAATTAGTACGAAATCCCGATAAGACATGGTCTATTTCACCCACATCTCTTGCTAAAGGCACTGGTCCCGATAAACTCCGTTATATTGCGTATACCGGTGATGAAATCCGTGAGGCGCGTCGTGTTATGTTGGATATATTTAACGCCAAATGGAGTAAAATCACTCCTGCACTCAAGGCCCAAGTGGATCGAATGACCGGCGGTGTGGCCGATAATCGCGAAGGGAAAATTGTCAAAGCCTTTATGATCACACAATCCGGCGCAGAAGGTATTTCATTATCCAACGTACGACAGGTCCATATTATGGAACCTTATTGGAACTATGTTCGTCTGGAACAAGTCAAGGGTCGCGCAATTCGTATTTGTTCACATATGGATTTACCACCTGAGGAACGAAACGTTGAAGTATTTACGTACATATCTGTTATTGGTGATGCGCCAGTGGATGAAACCATTAAAAATCATGATGATAAAATGACATCGGATCAAATTATTTATCGTCTTATGAATACGAAAAAGAAACTAGCCGATGATCTTCAGGATGTTATGAAACGTTCCGCAGTGGATTGTACAATCAATCGTCTAGAACACGGTGAACTCGCAGAATACTGCTTTGCGACTCCATTATCCGCCGGCGGACGAAATGCTATGGATTTCAACTTCCATCCACGAATCCAGGAAGATATGGTATAATTTCCAACTTCCGTAATTTTTTCAATACCGTCATAAATTTTAATTTAAGCACACCGACCAGGTGTACTTAAATTAAAATGTTGATGTACTTCCTACATTTATAATGTAAGAAATATTGATTTGCCGTAAATTGTATTGATTAAAAGGGTGCTTTTTCCCATGTAAATATTTCCCATGGTCCTCGCGCATCTCGATTACATCGCATAGCATCGCCATCGTCAGCACACAGTTTGCCTTCTCGGCCACCACGTAATGTAATTCTATTGTTGCCCAGATGCTCAACTTTGAATTTTTCCCAAGGACCAATCCAATCTCGATTACATCGTACAGTTCCAGCATCATCGGCACATGTCTTCCATTCTCGGCCACCTCGTAGTGCGATTGTATCATTACCAAGTTCAACCACATTGTACTTTTCCCAAGGTAAAACCCAATTTGTATTACATACCATTTTTCCAGGCGCATCTGTACAATATCTATTCGCCCTACCACCCTTCAAAGCAATATAAGGTGGTAACTTTCGTGGTTCGCATTCCTTACCAACTCCTTTTCGGGCATTATAGACTCCATGCGGCGCACGAATTGCATTATTCCAATCATTAGGTGTTGCGTTTTCTACTTTGCCTATGAAATATCTACCTTCTCCGGATTCATGGACCATTTTTGTATGTGTACCCTCTTGTAATAAATGTACGGACTTGCCGTCTGGTAATTTCATAGTACGATCGACCTTCAAAGGAACGCCCCAGTTGATCCAGGGTCCAAACATAATATGACAGCCGCATTCCTTATCAGGTGCCCTATAGAAATCAATACCCAAACAATCTTTTGTCGCTGTGCGTTGGGTCTCTGAATTTGTAGATGACATGGATGCGTAGAGATCTTTGAATCGTTTTTGAATATTTCCCCATGAAAGCCCTTGGATGGAAGCCGCATTGGCTTCTGTTGGATGTTGTGCGCCCGCAGGTTGGCAACCTGCTTGACGGAACTCGCGTTGAAGACATGAAACGGGGAACGGTCCAGTCTTTGAGGCATCAAAGTCACAAATATCAAAGGAATCGGTACCTGATACCAGCCATTTTGCGGCTTGTTTCGACACGTTATCGAATCCTGTTGTCATCGCATTATACAAATCAGAATAAATCGTGGCCGCACTTAATTTATCAATATTTCCTGTACCAAGAATTGCGTCTGGAATAGTTAGACCTTTTCCACGCAATACTTCCAATGCATATTTATCGGTCTGATTTGGTCCCATATTACCCATCAACATACGAAGCACACCACCGGATTCATTATATCCCAATCCTTTCGCAAGTGATATCAAGCATTCACGTGTCAAGTTTCCTTTCGCATCAGGATCACATTTCGCACGGGGTGCGTTCGGTAATTCAAACGGTGTATTCAATCCAGCACAGGCAGCGCTATACGATCCACCAGACTTGATTAAACACTCGCCATTTGGAACAAAATTACCATTCAACGCATCACATTCCGATTTTGTATACAAACGAGTCTGATTATTGGAGGAAGGTCGTCCATAATTTCCACAATTAATACCATCGTCGGTTATGAGTTCAGGGGGTGGTGGACGATAACAACCATCAGTGGAAGTCACTGTCTTTTCACCGCACGCGTCCGATGAATCGGGGTATTTTTCACGACCGTCGCGATGAATAGGAACAGCATGTCCAAGACGTTCGCAGAATCCACATATACCTTGTATGCTCGGCAAATCCATCAAATCACAGGATTTAATACGTTTACAAAATTTCTTATCTTCCAATTCAATAGCCTTATTAATATCCCATATCCATTGTCCATTGGGAGGTAATCCTGGTTTCACAAGAGCCTCTTCACGAGTACCTAATACGCCTACAGACGGAACCGACGCATCGGGAACATACCACCATCCACATTGAGACCGTTTTGTTGGATCACGTGATGGAAGATTCCGTGGATGCCGTGCGGGTTTACAGAATGTTTTATCATAATCAAAGTATTCAGCATACGGATCGGGTGAAAAATATTTCGCCATATCCTTTTTTTCAGGAATTATATTGTAAATATTATTATCTGTTACAGCAGCATTCAAATTACCCAATGATAATCCATTATTTATAAATAGACCTTTTTTCAACAATTTGGAAAAAAAGTCATCCTGTTTATTCACAAATTGTGTAGTTGCTTGTTGAAATTCTCCAAATCCTTCTGTTTCCTTTTGTCGAAGAAAAACAAGTAATACAAAAGCAACTCCAAATATGGCAATTATCCAGAACCACTGATTCATTCCTCTAATACATCTTACGAATTTTCAGTTGATGTTATTTCTAAATTTACAAATATTTGCCATAATTGTAAATTTAATTCTTTCCAGATCCTGTATTTATGGAAAGTTCTTATGCAAGTGGTTTGGCCAGTTTCCATGAGGCACGCTGTACATCCCACACATTGGATGTATCCACAGTTGTAATCCATACTTCGTGAGGTGCTTCACGTTTAGTAGCCAAATAATACGATGGGAAATTCGCAGATCGGAAGGATACCATACTTGGGTCTCCATTAAGTGCGTTAACGACTGTAAATGATGAATCGTCCTTATCCAATCCACTATTGATGAAATGTAACCAACAACGGAATCCAGCATGACGTAAAAAGCGATTAGGATAGTTGACCGATTCAAAACTGACCATTCCACTATTTCCATTTCGTGCTGGACGAAGTATAAATGTAGCATCATTCAAAAACAATGAATCAGTGGCTTTTGCGCTGGTCCAGAACGCAAAACCGCCATGGCGTAAATAACGATCCCATGATGTAGCCGATTGAAGACTAAATCGGAGTCCAGATGTAATAGATGATCGTGGAATGATGGGTTTTGCTATATCGCCTGTAAATACTATATTTTGTACTTGAGTAATGGGTATATTGTCCTGGCCCAGCCATTGTTGCGCAACAACCTGTTTTCGTTCATCCAGCAATTGAACTGGTGAGCCAACTTGCCGATATGTACAGCAATCCGTGCGTGGGTAATAGACAACACTACTGACTTTCATAGTAGAGCCGAGATCCACCATCCAGAATTGACGATCCGGTGTTTTACAGTCATCGTGGTATTCACCTTCAGCATGGCTCTTGGGTTTGGCTTCGCCTGTTACTGCTCGACCCGACGTTGAGTTATCCCCAGGCCAAGTTGTATGAGAGGATGTCGGCTTTCCGCGCGCTACCTCATTACCCTGTGAGTCATACACTTGAACGTGAGGAACTTGTAGACATGCGTTTCCAGGATTGTTTGTCGCGCCAAGACCTGTCGCTAAGATACGTACATAACGTGCCATAACTCCTTCGCAATGTTCAGTTCCAGGTACATAATCAATACGATTAATACCGTAGCATTGTTTGACAAATTCCTTTTTTAACAAATTCAATTGTTCGCTGGGTTGTACATAGTTCGCATTGACGTGAATTGAATCATACCAATTTTGGATTTGTGCCATACCACCCTTGGAATTGGCCTCACGAATGGCTGCCATATTGGGTTTGCCGTCTAATCCAATCGGTGCTTTGGAACCACCACGTTGGCAGGCTTGGAAGGGATGTTTTCTACGTTTGTCGACTGAACCTTCGCCACTACGTAGACCGCTGTAACGATCATACAATGAAGTATATGTATTTTTAATTCCAGTCTTACGTGACGTATCTTCATTTCCGCGTTGACGTTCATTGCCGGTATTCATCCATAAATAATCCAAACAGTCCGCATTAAAGGGTCCAGATTTGACCACAATATTCATATTACCGGCGGCATCTTCCACAACATCTTCACAAGGAGTTGTCAAATCAAAGCCAAACATCTTTTGCGCCGCATCATTGATTAAGGTAACACGCTGTTCACTTGTAGTTCCTACACGATTCCCCATCGCATCACGTCCCTTGGTTGCGATTGTAAATAAATTTGATAAGTATGTGGAAATAGCATCCATATCTCCCAATCGCAATAATTGTGTCAAACCACCGCCTTGCGTGGCCAATTTACCACGTAAGAGGTCGCCACCCGCACTACGGAATAAATTATTCAAACACTCAATACTGTATTTTCCAGGTGCTTCTCCATCACGCAAACAGGGTGACGTGCGCATAAGTTTCATCATTTCAGGTGTACTAATCAAAGGGCCGCGGGGCGCAATGGCCAAATCTTCTGAGTAAAAGGGGTCGGCTAAAATACCTGGTACCTTCACCGTAAAACTCATATACACGCTATTGGTCTGATTGGACCAAATCCAGAATTGATTGGATAACATCTTTCCACCGGGACGAGGGGATAGAATCATGGAACTCTTCGCAAATGTTCCTAGACGACGTATATTGCTAAATGTCTTTGTGCCATCGGAGGATTCACTGGATGGACCCATATCATTCACTTTGATAATGGTGGGTTCAAAGGGCACAACACGCATACCATTTTCGCTTTCCCATTGCATTATAATACCACGATAGGCAGGGGCTTGATAATCTTCACCATGTTCGGACCAGATAGCGCCATCTTTTCCTTCATAAAATGGGTATACCTGAGAACGAAGAATTGCGGGTACACTTCCCAACTTGGGAATGGAGGAAGGCGTATTTGTAACCGGTGGTTTGATACCATAGCACCATGTATTACCTCCACCTTGATTCCACGAGTCCTTGGTAGTGCCACATTGTTTAATCCCTGCGTCCATACCACATCCAGGTGTCCATCCAGGATCATTCATAGGATACCAATTTCCGCCTGTTGTATACCCACAGGCACAATATTGTGCGCCTTTTCGTTGCGCTTCTTCCAATTCCCGTTCAGTGGCTAAACGCGCACCCATACTCGCACAGAGTTGTCGCGAGGATTCTCGGGATTCGCCATATCGGCGACCTGCTTGCGCCACTTGGAAAACTTCATTTCGTCCACGGGGCCGATGGGGGAATTTCTCAAATACAAACACGGATAATTCCTCGGCTTCACCGACTGGGCCGACTGTAATCACAATTTCCCTTCCTGACTCTGCGCCCATATAATTGCCAACAGGTGTATATTTATCGCCATTCTGTCGTAGTACATAGACTGCAATATCGCCAGTTCCTGAAGGTGTAACAATACGTAAATTGACCCTGAACTTTCGTCCACGTGGTTCATATACATATGTATTGCCTTCACCATTCACGACCTGAGCGCATTTGGATCGCGCAACATCCTTCATAGCACCATCAAATCCACCGGCTTCCCCTGCTTCCTTACATTCAAGACGATTGGCCCCTTTTATACACTTATCAGCGGATACGAATAAATAACCCGGCGCACATTGACCTACTGTTGGAAAGTATGCTGGATCCCCACGCCCTGCTTTTGATTCGGCCTCTTTCCTATCATCGGGAAGAACAAGAAGACCGCCAACATGTTTACCGGCTTTATCGGGCTCCGAAAACGATGTTCCGTCCTTAATACAAACACCACACGCCGCATATTCTGGATTATTTAATACATTACATCCACGACCTTTAATTGTTTCGCATTTCTTGGCCATTTCAAGAATTTGATTTTGGGGTGGAAGACTGATATTAATATCCATGGGATTCACATCAAATCGGGAACCCGAGTCCGGATCGGGATGTATTTCAGCAGTCATCATTGCGGATTTGATTTGCCGTGTTACACGATCAATTTGATCAGGGCTAACAGCCCGCGCAAAATTAGGACGTGTTACATCATATTGCGCGGCCAAGGGATTATACTTTTGGATACTTGAATCCACATACTCCTTATGAGTCTGATTATCATATTTCGCTATACCCGATGAAAATCCCTCGGTTCGCCGTGCTACAAACAGTATAACGATTACTGTTCCGACGAGCAGTAATAAACCAAGAAGGCTCTTGTCAATCATATCTAACTCCTCTAATCGTAGAATCGGAAATTCAAATTTCCCCGAAACATATCAATATTTCAAACATTTGAATTCACATGTTTGAAATATATATTATGTGATTGATTATACATTATCCGGGCGAATATTGGACGTTGAATCATAGTCGCGTGTAATAATGCGAAGCACAACATGTGTTTGGCGACTTGTATTGAGAAGTGCGGCACCCGTTTGATTTGGCTCAACAGCCGGATTATCCAGATCAATACCAAACGCAATTTCAGCAGTCCCGTCACCACCACCAAAATAGGATGCGGTGCGGTCAGTACTACCGGTTGTGGGATCATCAAACCGACTACGAATAATGATTATATTACAATATCCGGCATTATTACGACCGTCTGTAATGACATTGCCGGAATCGGCGGATACATAGGCTGTCGCAATTACTGTATGACCTTGTGGCCGATTGATGAAATTTGTGAAATCCACTGCCGTTGTCGATGTGGACGCAGGCATATATCCTTGTATCTGGATTGTATCACCCTCACTGACTGCGCTATAAGGGAAGAATTTGGATGTTTGAAGAAAAATATAGGAATTTTGAGGTGTGGAAATTCCATAGACGGTTCCTGTTCCTACACCCATAGAGAGTAATGAATTACTCATACAAATACGCTTGAAGAAAAGAACATCGCTATCTCCAGATAGTAATTCACCATTATGACGTTCCATACGAATTGTTAGACGTTGAAGAGTAGCAAGGGGTGCCGGTGTATAGACCTTTTGCGTTTTCAAAAATTTCGGAATCAGACCTGTATATCCTGATTTTGTAAGAACAGGCGTCGCAGGAGTTCCAGGCACGGCTTGCGCAAGCAAATCACTTGACCATGTTGTATCATATTGTACAATAGCAAATGTATTATCCTCTTCTGGTTTTGTACTGAATCCATTATTATTTAATTCGGCAATACGTACACCCACAAACGGCAACGAGAAAATATTCACTACACGAGTTGTATCATACACAACTGTTGGATCGGTTTCTGAAACACGCACAAGTGGTGTATAGGCCTCAAGTGGAACTATGGCTTTTACAAACTCAATACGCTGAATATTACGGAATCGTTCTTGAAGTGCGGCATTGAAACTGAATCCGTTCTTTTTGGTTCCAGTATTGAAATTGACACTGAAATTATAACGGTTTTCTGTAGTATTTCGTAGCCAATCACGATCGCTACTTGTCAAGAAAATATTATATTCTGTTTCCTGATATTTCTGAATGCTTTCCTGCGGAATAATATAATCCTGTTGCCGGGGTGCTAAAAGTGGCGGCGGATTATCGGCTTGTGGGGGTATAGGGCGCATCGCAGAGGGGACTTCATCTTTAATTTCAAGACGAGGGGATGATGCTACTGTAGGCTGTGTGGCTATTCCCATAGCACGTGCTTGTTCCTCTCTGGCTTTTTGCATGCGTTGAACAAGAAGGACAGGATCTTCATTCGATTCCAGTTCATTATTCAATCGGAAATCGGGTGTGGGTGGAACAAATGTATTTGAAGGTTGTGTGCGTTCGGCCATCACCGATTCAAAACGTGATCCTGTATCTTCAAACAATCGGCTATAGTCATCTTGCGCTGGGGTGGGAATAGGCGCAGAAGGGGGTTTCGTAAAGGCGCCAATAGTTGTAGTAGTTGGACGCGAGGCGGCTTCCTGCTTTTTGAGCCATAAATCAATGGATTGTGTTGTTTCACGAACGACCTCTTGATTCAATTGAACCGGTGGTGCGCGCCCACCTTGGATACGCGCCACTTCTGTCATAAAGTGCTGGACCGTCTTTTGAAGACGTGTATCGACACGCTCTGGTAGCGCACTCATTCCAAGTTTGGATGTATAATGGTTACGAAGGAACCCAACCAGCTTTTGATAGTTCGGTCCATTCAAGAATGAATTCGGGGCAAGATTGGGGCGTCCGGACATATCCTAAACCTTTCTACGTTAGGTTAAGGATTCATGCTTTATGTACATAGACGCGGTAAAGCATCCTCTAGCGCCTCGCGGCGCGGTTTCTCTTCGGCGAATAAAATATCACGAAACGCATTCATGGTATCGTCGTCGACGACATGTTTACAAATTTCATAAAATGATTTTTTATTACGAAGAAGGCAAATAATTACAAATAAACAATACATGCCACATTCTGAACCTTTTCGTTGATGACGAATATCATTCCATTGAATCGTTTCACATCCTTGTTCCTTACAGCGTTTCAGGAACCGAATAATTTGTCGGGGTGGTTCATAACCATAGGAATCAAAGTAATAGGCTGCTTTATTGGATATATCTACAAACGCACATACCCAATGGGACCCTGGTTTATCGTGAGGATCCAAGTTAAATATAATTCCTAGTTTTTTCTTTTTATTGGATAAGTTCAGCGTATTCAAATCCAATTTACATAATTCATCCACGACGCATTTTCCAAAGGAGAGTTCTTTATCAAAATCAATTGGCACCGGTCCTATGAATTCAAACGATGGATCGGCTTCTTCATATTGTTTCATTACATCCTCAATATTAAAACTATCCAACCATTCGCTAGGTTTCTTATCCCATGTGTCAGGTTTTTCAGGCCGAAAATACGATAGTAATGATTTGACAACAGATGGTTCAGGTGTCTTTTTCACTACACAGAATTCCGTTGAACAGTTTTGCTTCCGCATAACGTCCTTCATCTCTTTGAGCAAGGACAGACTTGATCCACCTTGCCGATGTTTTCGTGTTTTTGCCATATTCAACTGAATACGGTTCTTCCGGGATTGTGTTTTATTCCAAGCCGAAATTATACGTCGTTGAGCATCTACAGGCAAACACGACTCACCGTCCCGACGGTGTAATGCCGGCGAGCATTGAAATGTTGAGTGTTTAGGTTCTGCCATTTCCCTATAGGATACTAATGAAAAAAAATGGCCACATATAGCAAGGAATCTTGTTATAATGAATACCAATTCAAAAAAAACAATTGATGATACTTATTTTCGCCGATTCTTTGTTCCACTAGTGATTTCGTTTCTTGTGATTGCTGGTGTATTTGTAGTGGTGACAGCAACACCCGGTACGCCTGTGGCCTGGAATACATCACCGTCAGTATTTGGAAATATTGTAAATAATATGAATGGAGGTATGCGCCGCCTTTTGACTGGCCATCGTTAATTTTTCATCCACCATAATAGCAAACACATCACAATGGCAAACGTTGATTGGGGATTTATGATTGGTATAGGTATTTGCTTGATCCTTGCGACCACAACAATCACAACATACGCAGCATTATTACCCAAAGATTCTGCGCAAAATACGAAACTTCTAACAGTCGTGACTGTATTTAGTTTTGTGACCAGTATTACGGCCTATTTTCTTGCTGTATACTATTTCAGTTCCAACCCCGGTCATTTGATTCAATTTGTACTTGCAGTCGTAATGCTTATTATACTTCCGGGAACACTTATTTCATCAAGTATTAGTACAATCACAATCAGTAACTTACGTGATACACTAGCCGCTTCAGCATAAATAATTTCAAATAAACATAAACATTTCCAGAATTATATTTCCAGAAATGTTTGAAATATTGACTACACCGTCTAAACCACCAAATGTATATATGAATCAGATTGTGCTCGTGCGTTTTCACGATGGAGCGTCTACATGTACCTTGGTTATTTATAGGTCCAACTGGTTCAGGCAAACTGACTCAGGCTCGGCGCTGGATTGAGGCCGCACATGGCACCAGCATGAAATTACCCCTTGAATGTCGTACATTCACAATTGGTGATGGTTATGAAGCCCGCGTTCTTGCGAGTCCATATCATTTTGAAATTGATATTCCCAATTTATCCATGCAAGATAAACAAATTATTGGTGAATTATTAACCACCTTTTTTTCATCCGGTGATGTATTTAATAGCCTACGTAGCGGTCATAGAAAACTTGTAATTCTACGTCGCGCACATAGTCTGTCTTTACCTGCCGCAATTCGTGTACGAGCCATTTTACAACAATATATTCTTCCTCCCGAAGCGGGCGGTATGATTTGGATGACGGCTCGTGAAATGTCTGGTTCCCTGGCCCTTCTAGAAGACGCATTTGTAAGATTCCGTGTCCCACGCGTATCCTTACTGGATTGGAAATCAAATTCGGCTATACCCGTCAATTTACAAACCTATGAAGCATGGGATAGATGTAATGGACGTATTGAGCGAATTAAAGATATACTCCAGTTTTTTCCAGATGGACGTATTCCTGCGTGGCCGCGTCGTATTCAAGACTTTTATAATGAAATGATGGAAATCGTGATTCGGCACGCATTATCTTCAAAACTTCCAAGTTTAGATATTGTGTACTGGATTCGTGGACGTATTTATCAGGCACTCAGTTTATGTCAAAATGGTCCAGATATTATTGATAGTTACGCAGCGGCTATTCAACATCACGCAATGCGTATTGAACCACAACTATTCTGGAAGTGTATGTCAAGTTTAGTCCATTCTGAACCTCATACATCGTATCGTACTCCTCTTTCATTAGAAGCCGCTCTACTGAATTTGTTTGAAGTATTACGTTCCAATAAAACTATGCCCTATGTGGAGACGGAAAAAAGCCACGAAAAACCTGAAGATATAGCAAAGGCACATGAAGCCGTTTCTCACACCAATGAAGTACGATTCGACATGGTCGCTCCTACGACAGACAGTACTGAAACAATCGGTATCGCCGTTGGAACCACTGCGAGTACAAAATCTGGACGACGACGAGCTGCGCCTCGTAAAAAGAAAGTTGGGGAATAATACATGGGATGGAGGCAGTATACAGCGATTTATGTCAAGCCCTCATACCCTTACATATGATATCCGATTACCGAAATCATCGGGTCGTCTGATTCTATTTGCGACTGCGAGTCACAATATAGAGTCCGTTGCTCGTCATATTGATCGTCTTTTAACATGGCTAGGTGTTCCAGCCAACTTTATAGTACATCTATGGCTCCAAGATTGGCCGCGTCGTATTTCCGCGGACGAATGGCCTGATCGGTTGTCCGTAAACGGGGGCTTTGCGGTTCCAGGAATTCCGGAAATTTTTGTATATCGTGAAGAAGAATATGATCGTGTGGTGATTCATGAAATCATTCACGCGATGAAATGGGATTGGAAAATGCCTGAAACTCCACTTCCATGCTGGGGTATTCGCGGTCGCATAATGCCCCACTTATTTGAAGCATGGACTGAATTATATGCGGAATGGTTATGGTGTGGATGGCATAATGTATCATGGGATATTCAAATGCGATGGCAACAACTCCAGGCCACTCAAATATTGGCGCGCTTTCAAACATCGGGTCGTAATTGGAACGAAAATACAAATATATTTGCTTATTATATTTTGAAAGCAGCACTTGCGCCCCATATTGCTTTTTTATGGACCTTTGGAAATGGCGTTGTCGAATCGGAACGTTTATACGTCTTATGTAATTTAGTGAAATCCAATATGGAGATCCTTCAAAACGTTGCATCTCATACAATACCGACTGAATTATCCATGCGAATGACCATTAGACCCGCGGGCATTTTAATCCGGCACTTTGTGCCGGATTGAAAAATGCGTCGCACGGTCTAAATTAGATTGATGTTGTAAAACAAATAATAGGAATATACGAAAGAATTGTTTCAAAGGATTGTTTCGTTTCTTTTTCTAAATGCTCCACAAATTCCAGAAAGAATCGTTTTCGTAAATCATGACGATCATGTGTTACATGAATTAAATATTGATCTTTGCTTTCATCATACATAATGCCCTCATCCAATAATTGAATATGGGATTTAATATCTGGATCTTGATATAATAACCACATTGTATCTTGTTCCCAGTACTTTCCAATAGGAAAATCAGGAATGGGGACTTCTAAACGGGATAATGTCATAATATGTTTCCATTCGTCCGAATCTGAGGACGGATTTTTATAATCATACCACGTTTCCAAAAACCCACGCGTCCATTCTGTATTTTTACAAATGAAAAATCCGCAGCATGGTAAATGTGAATGATACGGCGCATTATTTGCCATAATTATATCTTTAGCACCAAACTTTTCTATAATGGATTCTACACGCGTTTGAATATTTTTAAATACACAATCTGAATCCACACATACCACATAATCATAGACTTTTGGTTTATTTCGTAAAATTAATGACGTAGCCATTAATTTAGCCCAAGATGCGTGACGTTTTTCTCCAGTATGTGTATCGCGGCAAACATAGACATCGTTTTCATCGGGCTTATCGCCCAAATGCGGTCTCATATAAAAGAAATCATATTTATGTGCCACACAGTATACAGCATTAATATATGCTGTACAGGAATTGTATTGACATGTCTCTTTATTAGAATCGAGTCCGCGATTATCGGAAATAAAAACAGCAATATTCATTCTATCAAGGGGCCAGTTCTTGAAAAAGTGAAAGCTACGCACCCATCATGTTTGAAGTCCAGCCTTTTCTATTAGAACAAAGAACAAATATGGGTATTCGTGGTCTTCAACAATGGATTCGGTGGGTCGCTCCTACATCCATTCAAAGTCCAGAATGGACTTCTTTATCCCATACATGTATTGGTATTGATATTTTAGGATTTCTATATCGCGCAAAATCACGTGGTATGTATCCTATTGTATATGTTGCTCATCTTATAGCAATGTGTCGTCGTCTAGAAATTGAACCCATTATCATATTTGATGGAAAGCCGCCATCTGAGAAGCAATCTACACTTGAACAACGGACAGCACTTCGTGCGGAATCCAATATTAAGAAAACCGCTATACTTCAAACATCTAATCCTGATGTATCTATGGTAAAGGAACTCCAGAAATTAGAACTCAATTCCACTTATTTTACATCGGAGGAACGAGACCAGGTCAAGCAATTCTTATATTCGTGCGGAGTCCTAAGTTTGAATGCGTCTGGTGAAGCCGATAATACACTTGCTTATTTCAGTCGGAAAGGTTGGATTTCGGCCGTCATTAGTAGTGATTTTGACTTGCTTCCACGCGGAGTTGAACTCTTGATTGTTCCCACAAGTGATGGACTTCCTAATGAAAACTCCGGGTGGAAACAATATACACTTTCAAACATTCTTCAACTCTCCGATATGTCTTACAATCAGTTTGTAGAAATGTGTGTTCTTATGGGATCTGATTATACGTCAAATATGCGTTCTATACCTTATAAATCCGCATATTGGACGGTAAAACGTCCTGGATCCATGGAATATACACTTGCGCGATACAATATACGTGATTTTGCCCCCTATAATCGTGCGAAACAGATATTGATGGGTTCAACAGATACTGAATCGTCGCTTATGAATGAAAAGCAATGGGAAAAATGGCAAGCCGGATCACCGCAAATTGAATTGGATGTTTTACTGGAATTTGCGCGACTGTATTTGGATACATCCATATCCCCGGATACAGAAGTACCAACAAATGTTTTAATTTCCGGTAACAGCCTCCTCAATGATTTGTCCCAACACACCGGCACCGCGCGCAATTATGCTACCTCCTGCGCCGCCTGATCCGGATGTCCGCATAACCATCCAAAACGTACCAATGGTCAATACAAATAATATCAGAAAAAGGATTGCCGATAGCAAAATATAGGGAAATACACGATTAATAATATGACTGATAATCGGATCAAATAATGATTGCATACGAGTTTGGTTTTCCGGTGTTCGTAGCACAGCAATGATTTTATCACCAATATGGGACGCAAGGTCCATATTTGCCTCCATATATCGGTCTCGTTCTGGATGTTGAGTGGCAGTGGCTCCCGACATTTATTTCTACGCGCGGACTTTTTTTAAATCTGACATCGCACTTTCATACAGAACCATGTCTGTCGCCACATCAAGTTCAATTTCAATCTTTGGTATACCTATTCGCCAAAACGACCAAACGTTTTACATCCCACTCACCCAACGCATTCCATTACAAATTCGGGTAAATATGACTGCCGAAGGATTAGTTCCGACGTTGGAACATCAACCCAAATTTATGGAACTTCAAACACGAATGTTGACAGAACTCGTCAAAAATCGGCAACTTTTTCGCACACCACCCACTCTGGAATCCTTACAATATATGACCAGTGCCTGGGGTTTTATTAAAAACGGAAACGGTGAGATTCAGGTTAGTACATCAAATATTCTCAAAAACAATATCCCGGTGTCACAATGGCCATGTATAGTGGACTTTGTGCTGGAAGGACTCACTCTTTCCCGGTCTTCTATTCAACCTGTCTTCATCTTAATGTATATTGAACCGGCGGGTGGAAATGTTATCGATTTTGATTGGGGCATTAAAGACGCTGAAGATTCGGAATTACAAGAAGTCTCCGATGTTAGTTTTATGGACTCTGCTGGCGGTGCTATGAAAATCAAAGACCCGGCAACCATGCTGCGCGAGAAATTGGAGGCCAAGGAACGTGTGCGTGCTGCTTATCGTGCCGCCGAATCCGCCCGTGAAACGGCAGATAAATTGGCCAGCCAATTTTACTCCACCTATGATGTGTCCGACAACGAGTCGGCGTTCAGTGAATGGGCGGACCTATCCGATGATGAAGATAGCGACGACGGAGCATCCCGATAAAGATGCGGCGCACCAAAAAAAATTACTATCAACGAAAATAGATAAAGGAATATGTTGAACAAACGGAACATGGTCTTGGCTGTCCTCGCCCTCATCTTGCTGGTAGGCGTTGCTTACTTGATGGATAATACACTGTTCGGATTACTGGGTCGTAAAGAGGGTTTTGAAAACAATGGTGCTGTTATTGAAACAACCGGTCCTATGTCCATGAACGGCGAGCCTGCCGGTGCTTTTAATAATGCCGGTAATGATGATCGTAATAAAGTAATGGGTTCTGAAAACGTTGTAGGTGGCAATGATAGCAATAACGATGTTGCTGAAGGCTTTGAAAACCTGAGCCCGGCTCCTATGCCCTTCCCTGCTGCCGAAAAGCCCGCCAATTGCTACCCCAAGAACCAGTTGGCGCCTCAGGAACTCCTGCCTGGCGACCCCAATACTAAGTGGGCCCAAGTGAATCCCCAGAGCAGCGGTGATATTGCCGGCAAGAACTTCCTGAATGCGGGTGCGCTCATTGGTGTCAACACAGTTGGCCAGAGTCTGCGCAACGCGTCATGGGATCTACGCTCCGAGCCACCGAATCCTCAAGTACAAGTGAGTCCTTGGTTACAAAGCACAATTTCTGCGGATTTGAGTCGTCGTCCTCTGGAAATAGCGTAAATCGTATAGTAAAATATTTTACTTTTTAAATTTTATTGTACCTATATTTTCAGCCAATGGTCCCCCCCATTCCCTGAAAATTAAAAAAATCTCCAAAATCCGAAACACCCACAAAATTGACAAATCCAAATTGTGAGAAATTTCCAAATCAAAACACTTGCCATGCCTCCACGTCTAACGATTGAAGATGTCAAGGAAACAATTGAAAAATCCGGATGTAAATTAGTTTCCACAGAATACAAAACAAATAAGAAACCTCTCAGTATACTATGTTCGTGTGGAAACACTGAACCATTTAGCGTAGCATACTTTTGCTTTACAAAAGGCATCCGTTGTAAATCATGTCGCCTTGATCGTATGAAAGAAACAAACAAAAAACGATACGGATATGAATTTGTAAGTCAACGACCTGAAACAAAAGAATCCACACTTTCTGGAATTCGAAAATACGTTCTGGAAGAAAAGAAACTTACATTTTCTGAAGTTCAAGATTATTTCAAATCAAAGGGATGCGAAGTATTGGATGATGAAACCAAATACAAAAATGGAAACACCAAACTTCGGTTTCGGTGTGTTTGTGAACGTGAAGGTCTCATATCATACGTCAAATTTCAACAAAATCGTCGTTGCTCCAACAAAGAATGTATGGACACCCGCAAAAAACAAACGAACCTTATTAAATTTGGAGCCATTTCATACACTGGCACACCTGAATATAAAGAAAGTTATAAGAAAACATGTCTTGAAAAATACGGAACTGAACATAGTATGCAATCAATTGAAGTCCAAGAGCGTGTTGAAAAATCCGGTCATACCTTCAAACTGTATACTCTGCCATCCGGCCAACAAATCAAAATCCAAGGTTACGAAAATCTAGCGCTTGATGAATTATTAAAAACCTATACCGAGCATCAAATCAAAACATCATGAAGAGACCAGCCTGAAATATGGTGGACGGACGCAAAAGGAATGCGACATCGTTATTTCAGTGATATTTTCATACCTCATGAAAATCGAATCATTGAAGTCAAAAGCACATGGACGTATAAAAAAGGAATCCTACAAGGTAAATTACAACTTCAAAAGGAAGCCTGTGAACGAAATGGTTACACCTACATGTATATGATTTACGACGATTTTGGAAATCGTCTATCCACAGATGAAATCGACAAAATAGACAAAATATAACCCACCCAAAAAATCCTATATTGCTAACAATCAACTGTTGGGAATGTAGGATTTTTAACATCGCCTTATCTTTGCCTACGACGTGTTTTATTCGCCCATGATCTACGACGAAGAATATATCCACATAGATTCCTTCCGTATTCATGCGGAATATGTTTCATGTGTTTCCATTTCAAGGTTTTCCTCCCACCCACCATATACAATGATTCACTATTCATCATCATTGACGATTTGATGAGTGCTTCTTTCCGTTTTTTGTCTATATGAATTGGACGATCATCTTTTTCAATATGTATGTCTGCTGCTTCAGAATATGATTCAATAGTATTTCTATGAATAGACATATTGATATTTCTCAAATTGGATAAATTATGGAATAGTTCAATTAATATCCCATTCATTATCTCAAACAAAAAACAACCAATATTTGCTTTGAGTTTCACTGCAAGTGTTCCATTATGAGAAAATAAATCAATACACACAGATCGCCACGATTTTCCTATATTCTGTATAAGAATATTGGGTATAAGAATCTTCAATTCAGATAACCAGCATTGTGTTGTAGGATAATATTTGAGTTCGTTGCGGATTGAACGTAATAATGTATCACTATCCTTATGTGTAAATACAGATTCCAATTCTATATTCAAACGTCTAAGAGTATCCTGTTTCGTATTGCCTACAACATTGGCTTCAAAATGTTTTTGATACCATGTTTGACCATTTAGAATAAAACTAAACATACCTAGTGATATTTTGAAAAGTGTTTCTTCTTCCTCCGGTAAACTACAGTCAATTTCACTTTTATCTTTGAAATAGATTTCATCATAATCTGTATCTCGCATAATATGAATCAATAATGATTTCACCATTTTTACGGTTGATAATCCCCGGCTCATTACACCATTCATTACACATGTAGGTCGATATGTCACTTGTGATAAATAGACACGTTTGTCATCTCTTCGTAATTGAATTGTAACATGTACACAATCTCTACCGCGGCTATCAATAATGGAATACTGTGCGTATGTATCTGAATATAATTTAAGAATTTGAAATTTCAAGCCATCAATTGATACTTTATAATATTCTTCATACAAATCACCATACGTATTAGTATTATTGTTAAAGTTTGTATCGTTATTAGTTTCCATATTCTACAATAGTCGGATAATATTTGCGTAGAATTCCAACCTCCTAATTCATACATAATATGTAAGATGTACAGAATCGGATTTATCATCCAAAACAAACATTTATTCAGCAATGGCCTGATGCAGAATGCTTACTTTTTGTATGAAATTTACAAATATCTTGGACATACATGTACGCTATTGTCCTATGATAAAGAATATACATGTCTCAAAGGAATGGACTCCGTCCCTGTGAAACCGATTAGTGTGAAAGCCTCTGAATTTCCAACATCCGATTATGACGTGCTGATGACTATTGGGTTGGGAATTTCACCCGATGTGTATGCGTCTTGTAAACGCACACATACACATGTGATTGGGTTTGTATGTGGTAATATGCTAGCAAATACAGTCAGCGGATTTATTGACGATGATCCTACCCAACCCTCCGCATTGCTAGGCAAAGAAACCCCAGTCGACGGGTTATGGATGATTGAAGGACATCGCTATATGAAATCATTTTTGGAAGTCGTTCGTGGATGTCCTGTATCTCTTGTACGCCATACATGGTCACCAAGTCTGCTTCAGATGTTTGGCGACTTGCGGAAACATCCAAAATTAAATTATACCCACTCACACACACCTGGTTCCAAATACAATCTTGTTATTTTGGAACCAAATATTGGATATGTCAAATCGGCGGTGATTCCATTTACCATCTGCGAATACATACATAAAAAGCACACAGATTTCATCCAGCAAGTGTTTCTATTTAACTGGCCTGAACAATCCAAGACGACGGATCACATGCGACGAAATTTTGAAGTATCGCATAAAACACGATTTTTCAAAAGTTTACTAATTGATGAAATTTTACATTTTTTAAATTCGCAGACTGTTCCATTTATTGTGATTTCGCATCAAATAAATAATCCATGGAATTACTTGTATTATGAAATGTGGAATTACGGTATTCCACTCGTTCATAACAGCCCAGACTTCAAACATCTAGGATATTACTATTCCGACTCTGATGTGGAAGAAGGTGCGAATGCTGTATTGAACGCGGCACAATATCATGAACGATTACTTCCAATTCAGCGTCCAAAAATCCAGAAATTATTGGAAAGTATGGATCCGGTATCCGCGTCATGTCAGACATATTGGAAGGATGTGCTGGAGGCCGAAATGTTTCGCGCTTCGCAAACATTGATTCGTACAAAAAAACCTTGATTTCAGAATCGTTTGTATTTGTGATTATTTATGCCCTGGTCGCTGATGCGAAAGTGGATAAAAATAATTTAAGCACACCTACAATTAAAAATGGGCACAATGTGCCCGTTTTTAATGTTAACGGGTCTAAAATGTTGACTGTATTTATTTATCGTCTATCACCACGACGAACGTTACGATGCCGGCGAGTCGCACGACGGTTCTTGCGATGTGATTTACGAGTCTTGCGACGCCGTCCTCCATTTTGGTTGTTATTAGAATAGTTGTTGTTAGAATTAGAATTTGACGAATAAGGGTATATCATTACGACTAAATCATTTTTTAAGTGTTTTAGTCTTTTTGCGGTATTTTCATTTATATTTTCATTTGATTCGCCAATATGTTCTACAATATCATACAATGATTCTAATTTAGCGCCAACTTTTAAATATGCTTCAAGGAATGGAAACACCATACCTGTTTTATACTTTTCCCATAGTTCACCAATACCACGCCTAGAAATTGTATCACCATGAGTTATAAATTCAAGATACTCTTTCATGGCTTTCTCTGCTCCACTTGGATCATTTCTAAAAAAATGTTCTACATATTTGTGATGAAGGTCTAATATCTTCACCATATCAAAATGAGTATCATTCAATTGTGCGAATAACGGATCGTGTATTTCTGGAACGTAATTCATAGATTCTGTAGCACCATTATACAGAAAGTTCATTAAAACGTCAAAATATTCTGAATAAGTTAATTTCGGATGAATAAAAATATTTCTATTACTACTATTATGTAACGCAGCTCTAGGGAAAGACATGTTGTTTATATACTTACCAGAGAAAATAATGCGTTATGTAAAATTAGGTTTTATCGCAACCCAAAAATAAAATGGACGGAGTAGGTGTATGTAGTAATTGTAAAGAACGCGGTCATTTTGAAAGGAGATGCCCTGATCTATGGGCGCCACTTAAGGACGGATTTTATAAAGGCAGAGGAGATGGGGAAGACAGAGGAGATGGGGAAGGCAGAGGAGATGGGGAAGACAGAGGAGATCGGGAAGGCAGAGGAGATGGGGAAGACAGAGGAGATGGGGAAGACAGAGGAGATGGGGAAGGCAGAGGAGATGGGGAAGACAGAGGAGATCGGGAAGGCAGAAGTGGAGTATCATCAACCACGATAAACAAATTGTCCGTCAACAATATTATCTCATCTTAAATAAGGACAATGGACGAAGCCTCATCTTACACTTGGGCATTCATCATCACGCTCATTACGGTGGCGTACATTGCGATGTATTTCAAGGGTACGAAATATCCAGTCTCTCTGACAAAATCAGATGTGGATGGTGAATATTATTTAGTACGCAATTTACCAGATAAAGTGGAGGCGGCAAATCGCCTTGCCCGTGTACGCGCAAAAATTCAGCGTCTTTGTAAGTATCTTGAACAGAGTCATAAAGACAAACCCTTTGTCGCACAGATTCTCAAAAACTTTGATTGTTCGGCCGCCCGATTCAGTGAATCAACTCCCGACGCTCAATATACATCATATAGCGTCAACAAAGGTGAAAAAATATTTATGTGTCTACGTCAACGTAACGCATCCGAAGAACTTGTTGACGAGAATATCATTGTTTTTGTCGCGCTTCATGAAATGGGTCATGTGGGTACGGCAAGTTTAGGACATACACCAGAATTCTGGAACCATTTTGCCTGGTTACTCAAACAAGCCGAACATATTAAAATTTATCATTACGCCGATTTCGCCGCACATCCCGTAGAATACTGCGGTGTACATATTACCGATTCACCAACATATAAAGAGGATGTGAAGGACGCACTGAATTTGAAGAAATAAATGGCGCAGTGCTGAATTTCAAACATGAATGATTCGGATTCATGTTTGAAGCATAAGGTTTATAGGACAGAGAATAAAACCGAGTAGTCAATAAGGAGACATGGCCGCAGTAGATTCAGGCATCGCAACAACCATATTGAAACCGTCCCGGATAAATTCACTAGGTCGTATAGATCTTCGTGTTATAGAACACGTCGGAGAATCCGAGACAAAAGACTTTACCGTCCAGGTGTATCCATTTGAACGGGTGCTGAGTTTAAAGCAACGAATTGCGGAGACGTATGGGCGTACAAATATCAAACATTTACCTGAATATTTATTTATTGCAGTTTCAGCGGGTGATGGATTCTATATGCCTTTGGAATATGTATGGAATATTGAACATGAAGGCCGAGTTCAAGACCCCTTGAATCTGGAAATTGAATCAACTATACTTTCGCCAGATAAACATGCGACGGAACATATGGGTATGTTATTGGAAGATTTAGTGGATATATCATCATTTCGTGAAGTCCATATATGGTCTTTGGATACAATAGTTCAGGCAGCAGGTATTGTAGATAGTAGTGTTGAAATTCCTTCAGACCGTATGAATGGATATTTCAAACTGTATTTCCCACGCGTTTCACCTCAAGTCCTTTTTCAGGATTTTACACGGCGTTTGGATGAAGGCGAATTAGAGGACGCAGAGTCGGCACTGGCCTATCATACAGAATTGGATAAACGTTTGGAGAAATTAGATGTATTGATTCCTAAACTTCGTACATCCTGTGTATTGAATCAACTTCATCGTCTAGTATATTATATACCCCCAAATCCTGAATTTAAAAGCAGTGCCGATCTGGAACTCACTTTTTACGAAACCAAAGTCTCGGAAAAGGTTCCATTTGTTCGGTACTTTCCAGGAAATCAACGATCGTCCGCGCCCATGATTAAATTAGCCGAGTCCGAAACAGCCGGTCAACCGGCAATTGATCAGACACTGCTTTCCAAAATGTTACGCGATCTTCCCGAAATGGACGAAGAGGAAACACGATATGGTGTTCTTATGTACAAGATTCCAGTCATTGCGCCACGGATTCCCGCAGATACAATGTGGACACTGACCCTATTTGGTCACGATGGGTCCGCCTCATTAGTACTTACAGCACCTCGTAAAGACGAACCACTCCGATACGAAGCCGTAAGTGCGGCGATGGCATTAATCCCTAATATTCTTTCATCAGGAGGTATTAATACGGATATCACACCCCTTGAACTCAAAGAACTCAATGCTTCTTACCGCATTGATGTATCAGATTTAGAACATTCTGTTCCAACACTCAAATCGTTAGAATCCCGAATTGATGTATTCCAGTCCTTTCTTTCCAAATCAAAGAAACTTGAATCTCAACGTGTGAGTTTGACGCTTCGGTACAAGACTGTAAGTAACTTTGTAAAAGAAAGCAATCCTGTCTTTGATCATCTTACATATGTTACACTGGATAAAGGCACAAAGGATAAACTCTTATCCAAAGAGGAATATATTCAAGAAGTTGTATCCCATTTCGGATATTCGCGTGTATTTGCGGAAAAATATATTGCCGAATGGGCATCCCTTCATTCCGAACATATTGCGCGTGGTAAATCCATCTTCGATCGCGTCAATCCTGGGGCGCTAATCGGTGTATATGCGAATCATCCAAAATATGATTTTATTCTGAATAATATTCAATCGCAACGCGATTTGGAGCGTATTTTAACAATTATGAGTGTTTTTGTATCCAACCCAACAAGCGAACTAGTTATTGCAGACTCCGTATCGGAAATGGAGGAAGTAGCCGGTGTTATGGCCGAGGCGAATCGTGTCTCAAGTCAAAATGGGGCTGTCGCAGCCGAGGCAGCGGCAGAGGCCGCACAAAATATGGGCGAAATGAGCGAAGAAGAAATGCAATTGATGTATGCCTCGCTTGGTTATGACGAGGATGTGATTGAAGAAATGATGAAAGAAGCCAGAGAAGCCAAAGAACAACGCGCAGCCGCAGCCGCCGTGGAAGCACCCGCACCTGTTGAAACGGCTGTTGCTCCTGGACCTGGTACAGAAGTATCTTACGGAAAAGCCGATGTGGATCTCCTAACACGTCTTTATCAAGCCAACTCCACATTATTCAAATACAAACCCGATGCGGGAAAACATAGTTACGCGAAAACATGCCAAGCATCATCGGGTAGACAACCGAATGTCATGTCACTTCCACAATACCGTCGTGCTCGTGAATTATATAAAGATACAGTGACATGGGTGGAAGCACCCTTAGAAGAAAGTGATGTCGAGGCGGTCCAAGTAGTATCTACCGCTATCAGTTCACGTACAGTTGGTGGTCGGAGTGAACGAAAGGTATACGAAATGGAACTTCGTGCCTTGGAACTTGGTTTTCCATTAAAAGGAGATAAATCCATTATTGAATCTGCGAAAGCGGGTGTGTTTACCAAAGAAGAAAAGGAAGATATGAAACGTAGGATTGAAGTACAGAAAAAGAGCCCTCCATTATGGATAGTATTCCGCATAGGTTCTTCGTCTGAAGAAGGAACGCGTACAAATTATTATATTTGTGCCGAATATTGGTGTTTACACGATAATTTACCCATATTACCGGCTGTATTTGATAAAATCCATAAATGCCCATTTTGTGGCGGAGGTCTGATTGTGAATCCTGATTCTCCAGGCAAAGGCGAGACTGTATTAAAACGTAAGGATGCGAATGGTATTAAGAAATATGTTGGATTTTTTGACCAACTTCATCATCCCGATGGATATGCTGTACCCTGTTGTTTCAATCCACCGAGTGAAATCAAACCTCCAAAAGGTATGTCCAAATCATTTCCACCGCCCCAAATGGATCTACCTCCTCAACAAACTGCCGCTATTGCTACAGTAGTAGACCAATCCAATTTGGTAGAAGATGAAGATACATATCGGGATAGACCCTTTACCGCAAAGCGAGATAAAGTCAAAAAGAATGAATGGTATATTCCAAACCAAAAGATTGTAGGACGTACAATTGAAGGTTGGGTAGATATTACACCGAAATTTCGTGGGATCGTCAGTGTTCCGCCACAAACAGTCAATACGCTATTGGAGCAAGATCCTGAAAAATTCTTGACCGCCATTCATGGTGTACAAGCCAAGAGTCAAAACTCATATTTAGCCGTACCTGGTCGTGCCTTTGTTCGTTATGGACTCGGAACCGATGGAAGTACACCTGGCGATAATTTATTTTCCTTGATTGCGTTTGCGGACTATGCGATGGCCTTTTTACATGATGAAAATGCGAATACGGCAATTCGTTCCAATGAGTCCGTCCTGAACTTCATGACTTCAGATGATCCAATTCTTACACGCCGTATGTTGAGTGTCTTTGAACAAGCCAATTATGGAACGTTACTCCATGAATTTACGGTTCCTCAGGTTGAATTATTGGATGAACAATTGGTACACTTTGAGCGGTGGTGGACCAATACTGCTGGACGATACAAAAGTCCCTCCGATAAGAAATACGCAATCCAAACATATCTCGCGTTTGAAAACTTCAAAGCCTATGTGAAAGATACATCTATTAAAAAGGATTTGCGGTATTTCATGTCGTTCTTTACAACGCCTAAACTTCTAACATCTCAGGGATTCATTCCCATTGTGATTAATTATTATCGTAAAAATACACCTGCGACAATTATGTGTCCTGAATTCGGTATTTCCTTTTACAATCAACCGGCAGAACATCGTCCTCCACTTTTATTTATAGTCCATGATGTGGATACAGGAATATTTGATCCTCTGGTTGTATACGAAGGTGTCAAATTACCCGATGGATCAACGGAACAGCGCGTATGTGGTTTAATTCATCCAAAGACACCATCATTTGCTAGATTGTCTCCTGAATTCCGATCATCGATTCAAGCCTTTATTGATAAATATTTCTCACCGGCAGCCAAAGGCGGTTGTGGAGTCGATCATGCCTTTATTCACCCATGGATGCCTGTACGTGATACTTCACGAGTGCCGCGATTGAGTGAATTAATCACCGTCCTGGATCTCCAACATAAAAAAGTACCTATTGATGATGGCAAGGCACCACGAGATAAGTATGTGCTCACAGGTGATATTCGGAAAGAGGCACTCTTCCGCGATTCACGTACAAATCGTTTAATTGGTGTGATTGTACGCCATTCACAACCTCGTCGTTATATACTTGTACCCTGTATTGATGATGGTTATATACATCCCGCAAGTATTAGTGATGCTATGAAAAATGTACGCGGTGATTTGTTTGATGAAAATGCGACATTCAAGGCACCCATGATTGAAGATATATTTTTTGTACTGACTGGCAAACAAAAAACGGTAGATGAGACACGTCTCGCAGGACATTTTGAAGCCTATACTCCCGTGAAATTACATGATAGGACATTTGTGAATCCTGAAACAGGCGCACGCGAAACACGTTTCGTAGCGGTAGAACTAGCCTGTGGCATTTGGATACCTTGTCAACCCGCACGCGCGGCTGAAGTCCGTGAAATTCGTAGTAAATTCCTGGAACGGGCACTTGCCGCCTCTGGTGCGTCGTCCCCCGTAGATAAAATGCCATGGGATTTGAATGCGACTGTACTTGGACCTGAAAAACCTGAATCGGAATCTATTGATTATACAACAGAAGAAGCCCTTGACGAATCATATCAATTATTCCGTCTTTCGTTTTCAGAATGGCTGCGAAATCATCCAAGTGTCCGTGATCAAATAGAACTGTTACGTCGCGCACGCACTCGTCTTCCATTGTATGAATTACAGAAACGTTTGGAGATTCTTATTACAGCCATTGTGAATCCAACGAAGAACGAAACCTGGTTTACAGAAACTGATGCGAAAACCTCTCGTCCATTTTATAGGCGAAATTGTTTGAAATTGAAGAAAAGCGAGTGTTCAGCCGGATGTATGTGGGTTCCATTGGGTGATGAAGACGATGATTCCCAAGGTCGTTGTTTAATTCATACACACGCAACGGAACGTTATATTCATCCAATTGAAACTTTGATTGCGCGATTAGTGGATGAACTCCTACGAACATTCAGTTTGGCCGATGAAATTCTATCTGCCCGCGTTCCACGCCTTCCCGCTCTTCAACAAGGTAGTTTGGAACATGAAGATGGTGCTATATTATTCTCATTACCGGGTCGAGGAGATGATGATTTATACAGTCAATTGGGATACAAAGGTCGTAAACCATCAGAATATACACAAGGTATTGTTTTCCCAGAGGAAACATCCAAATCCGGTCTTTTTGAAGAAGGCGATATCCCAGGAGATATGTCAAGCGAATGGTCGGCTATATTCCGTCATTTATTGGTTGGGCCTGAATTATCGCGATCAGAGCGTTTGAAATTTCAAACAATCATTTCACAAATTGCGGATATGCCTATCACAAATTACGAGGCCTATGTGGGTCACACGATCGTTGGTACCGAATCCGATTGGAAAGAATTGGGTGAGCGCCGTAAAATCAATATAGTATTTACAAAAGTGAATGAGGCGACTCATTTCTTAGAACCGTATCGTTTACTTCGCACAGATTCGGAGAAATATGTTATTCTTGATATGGAACAAATTCCATTACAACATAAAACAACCAATGGTGTCATTATAAAATATACAGATTTACCAAAATCCATACGTTCATGGCTAGGAACACAAGGGATTTCATTACAACCTGAACTTCCAACATTGCCTCCAGTTGCTCCTGCTCTGGCTGCAGCGGCGGCGGCTCCCAAGCCGAAACCGGCGACCGCAGGACCAAAACGAAGAATTAAATATCCCTTAGGAAAAACCAAAGATGACGGCAATTGCTTCTTTAGTGCCATTTTCCGAGCAGCCAAAGAACACGGTAAACCAGTTGTGGATCAATTGGCGAAATGCTTGGGTATAAATGCGTCAACGGAATCAAAATTCATCCAAACATTCCGAAAAGCATTAAGCGATTATATGAAATCAGGTAAATTGGAACCTACATACAGACGTGCGAAAGAAGTTTCAGAATCACAACCAGCCAATTTTGCCCAAATCATTACATCCTATCCCAAATGGTTTCCAGAACTATTTGGTGAATTTGGTGGCGAATTAGGAACATATGACGAATTTGTAAATCGCTACGCCGAAAAGATCAAAGAAGATAAATCGTGGGTCGCAGAAATTGATGTTGAATTAGTTAATCAATTGATCCTAGAAAAGGGATGTAACTTTAAGATTGATATTAAAACATCCAATCTTATTTCCAAAGTGGGTGAACTCAAGACAATGACGGACGATGGTAAGATTTTACTGAATTTGATCAATCAAGGTGAACAACATTATGAATACTTCAAACTGGCTAAAGATGCCGAGGATGGCGAATAAAGTCCATATGGGCTAAAAATAATTGTCATTATTATGAATAAAATAAATATGGCTGACGACACGAGTCATGAAACCTGCGCGGTTTGTTTTGATACATTCAACAAATCAACCCGAGTAAAATCTAGTTGTCCGTTTTGTAGAATTTCTATATGCCGAACATGTCTCCAGACGTATGTATTAGGGGATATTCGCGACTCGCCGCCGTGTATTAATTCGGAATGTGAACACGAATGGGATCGTGAATTTTTGGATACTCAATTTACACGAACCTTTCGTCTTCAGACGTATAAAGAACATCGTGAGACAGTATTACGTGATCGTGAGCGTTCGCGACTACCTGATACGCAGGATGATGCCGTGGCGTATCAACAAGCGAAACAAGTGTTTGAGGAAGAAAATAGACACGCAGAGGAATTGAAAATAAAGATTCATAGATTGGAAATCGAACTTCGTAGAGTGGAATACCGAATATATCAAGCAAATCAAGTGACTGAAAGTTATGGACGAACACGTATGCGAAATTTAGGCACGACTGACAGTATTACATCTTCATCTACAAAAACGGAACCAAAACGCCAATTTATTCGCGCATGTCCAGCACCCGATTGTAAAGGGTTTTTAAGCACAGCATGGAAATGTGGATTATGTATGAAATGGACATGTAGTGATTGTCATGAATTGATTGGTCCAACCAAAGAAACAGAACATACCTGTGATCCAGACAAACTGGCATCGGCGCGTCTAATTGAAGAAGAATCACAACCGTGTCCAAAATGCGGGGCGCGAATTTGTAAGATTGATGGATGTAATCAAATGTGGTGTACTGTTTGTAATACAGGATTTGATTGGAGAACTGGAACGATCGCAAAAGGACCAATACATAATCCACATTATTTCCAATGGCTTCAGCGACAAGGCGCAAGCGTAGCTGTTGGAGGTGCTGGTGCGGATGGCGCTCCAATGAATTTTCTAATCAATTGTGATCAGGAATTGGATCGTCAAGTCAGCAATGTACTCTATCGCCAACATAATAGATTTGGATATAATACACGAAATCGTGATCCAGCAGATCCTAGATATCATGAACTAAGGTTTCTGGGTGAAGCCTGGCGAATGACACGTGAATACGCTGATCCTGAGTATGGACCTCAGGCTACATTACGCGAAACGGCGGAACAATATCGCCGTCTACGTGTTCGTTATTTGGCCAATGAAATTGATGAAGATACATGGAGAACTTCCCTTCAACGGATTGAGAAGGATGAACTTCACGCAGAGGCAATCCAACAAGTACGCGACTTGTATGCGAATGCGGCCCGAGATATTATTCGAGGTGTGGTCGCTGAGGGAGCAGACATCTCCGCCATTGTCCATCAAATTCAGGAATTGATTGGCTATGTCAATGAATCCTTTGGAAATATTGCGAAACGATTTGGACGCAAGGCTCATGTTTTAAAAACGAATTAATATCAAATTTATAAATTCCGTTAGATTGATTGGATTTTATTGGAATTCATTGGATTTCAATAAAATCAAGAATCCCAGGGGGTTTAAAGAATTCTAAAAAAAATAGAAAAAAAGTCCCAAAAAAAAGTTTGGCCAACTTCGATCTTCCAAGAGATCGGCTGAACTTCGAAATTTCCCATTTTTTTTAAATTTTTTCGGGTCTACCCCCGCCTTCAAAGGGTGATCAAAGTGCCTGGGGGGCATAGATTCGGCTCCTTGGAGCCTCATCTAGGGGTCTGGGGGTCGGGGTCATATCCAAAGATTTTGAAAAAAATAGAAAAAAGTCCCAAAAAAAAGTTTGGCCAACTTCGATCTTCCAAGAGATCGGCTGAACTTCGAAATTCCCCATTTTTTTGAAATCAGGGCCGCCTTTAGCAAAATTGGATCTCAAGGCGCATTTACAGTGACGTTGCTACTATTCACAATCATGAAGATGATCTGCCGATGTAGCAGCAGTGCCGGCGGCTATCGCCGCACGACGGGCTTCAAACATCGCCTGAACTTCATCGTCCATTCGGTTAAGCATAATGACACGAAAGGATGGATTGTTTGGATGGAGAACAACAAGGGCCATTTCACTGACCTGTGCGCCATACAATTCTTCCAGAACGCAACGATAAATATTCAGTTGAAGACTATAATGCCAATAATTCGTATCTGGCAAATGATCCAGCGGTGCCTTTCCATTTTGATACGGATTTTCATATCGCATTTCTTTTGCGCGCTTCCAATCATAAATCGCAAGTGTTCCATCGGGTTTCTTATACACCATATCAATGGAACCGGCGAGTTTAATATCTTCCTTAAAGACCAGCCATTCTGTACGAAATGGCTCAAATCCATGCTTCTGCCGATGTTTCCGTTCATACGCCATAAAGTAATCCCATTCAGGGCCAGGATTCGGCTCCCAGGCGTCGCCCGCAAGATTGCCAACCGGTTCAGCATTATTGTAATGTTCAATATCCAAGTGCATGCGTGTGCCTGCCTCAGACGCCTCCTTGCCGCTATCACTCCATTGTTTTTTGATTTCCTCGGCCGTCATTCCAAAATATTTACTTTTTGCCCAATTTCGTGATGCCATCATTTTCGCAATGACGGTATCAGGATCAAAGGCTTCAAAGAAGCCGTGAATGAATTGTGTTGTGCTAATCCAGCCATCGCGGCTGCCGTCAATAGAGTATGTATGTGTGGCTTCATCAAAGGCAATACGTAGATCACGAGGATGCGCATTCTTGACAGCCAGGCGTTGCCATGCTAGCGCACCATCCGTGATTGATAAGGGCATGATAGATGAATGTTTGATGTACAGGGATCAGAGGTGTTTCATGTCATTTTTTTAGATTCAAAACGGACATATTATGGCGTTCATGTATTATTCAATTACTATCCAAACATATAATTTCATCAGTCCATATAGAGTATTTTTTAAATTTCAATGTCTGAATCTGAAATTAAACATGTGACAGTTGCGTTGAGTCATCCTGATGAATTGAATCCCCGGCGTAGACGACGAACTCGTAAATTCAAGGAGGAAACTGAATCACAAGCAGGTGGTTCTGCGTCATCAGGTATTGTAGATGTTCAAGGCTCAAATACCGGTGCTCAACTCGTCATGGTACAAAAGGATATTCCAGTGCCGACAACTACTACAGGTTCTGCTACGACAATAGCACCAACACCAGTCATCGCAATAAGCACTACACCGACGACCACTGTAAATACGACAACTCCTACACCGATTGTCGCAACTACAGCAGTTGTAGGAGGCGCAAGACACACACCGGGAGAACCAGCGGCGGTCCATATTCTTAAGAAAAAAAATAATATTCAAACGCACCCGACAGGGGAACCAGGAGTCGGGATACCCACCCCTGCCTTAAACGCGCCAAACGCACCAAAAGCGCCAAAGATCGTTCCCCACAAGAAACGACTGACAAGTGCGCCCGTTGCGCAAACAATGAAAAAGCCAAAATTTATTGTCTCTACCCCCCCACCCACGACCCCGACGTCGAACCCCACAATTGAAACAAATAACGTTGTACGGGGTGAATTAGGGGGCAATCTAAAGACGGCAGTGGGGGGTAGTGCTCCCGACGGATCTAAAGCCCGTAAGCGATTTACTGAGCGCCGTATTAAAATAGAGGTAAAACCCACTATAAAAACGCGGAAATCCAAAAAAATACTTATAGAGCGTATAGATAGTATGCCTATTCAAGCCGTCCGACGTTTACTTCTCAAAAAAGGAGTACTCAAAAGCAAGACTACAGTACCTCCAGAATCTATGTTACGTTCCATGCTGCGTGATTATTATTTATTGAAGCAAAGTGAATAAGTCCAAAATTTTTCTTGTATTGTTTATACTATAGTGTAATACACTCCGGTCTAAAAAGTAGAAGTATAGGTAATGTTAAGAACGATTCTAAATCGTCTTTTTTCCAAAGTACAACATGCCGCCCAAACCCAGGACCACAAAAGCAAAAGCGGCAGTCGCAGCAGCCGCAGTTTCCGCATCTCCAACCACACCTGGAACTTTAGGTTCCGCAATGGAACAGTTGTACTTCAAACATTTTGATGACCATGTCGCGCGATTTGGACAAAAGACTGCGATTTTATTGGAAGTGGGTAAATTCTTTGAATTTTATGATTATGTCCATAAAACAACAGGCGTCGCTCGTACAAATGTACAAACATTGGCTGAGTTGTGCGGATGTGTTGCGGAGCCCCGCGCAAGTAGCGACCCTGCGTATCATCGCCTTTTTTGGGGATTTCCCGTGGCCAGCCTCAATAAATATGAACGCGTACTTGTAAATGCTGGTTACACTGTAGTTGTAATCGTTCAAGTCAAGGACGCAACTGGCGATGTCAAAGAACGACGTGTGGATCATATTGGAAGCCCAGGTACATTTATGGAAGGTTCTGTAGGTCAAACAGTTCGTCGCGAAGAACAATGTATGCTTGGACTTTACATTGAACCGTATGTGGATACTTCCTTGCGCCAGCAACATTGGACCGTTGCGTCTACAGCATTTGATATTATGACAGGAAAAGCCGTGAGCACAGAGACGGATATTATTTTGATTGATGGAAAACCCGTATGTGATGCGATTCAACCCTTTTGGTCCATGTATCCGCCCGCGGAATTAGTTGTTTACTGGGTGGGTAATGAACATATGTTGCCGCCATCCAAAACGGATATTGAAGGATTATTCACAGGCCAGCGTCCAATGATTCATATTTTCACATTGGATCCTAAACAAGAAATGACTGCGGCTGCGGAACGGTTGCGACTTGCGTTTTTGGAATCTGTATTTCGTCATGATAGTGCTCTTCATATTTGTGAAGTGTTGGGAGTTTCCATGTACCATTTTGCGCGTCGCTCATTATCACACCTTCTTCAATTTATCAAAGATCATAATCCATCTTATTTGACAAATTTACATGAACATACCATGTGGATAGATGACGAGCGTGTTTTATTGGGCAATGCCGCACTTGAACAACTGGCCATGATTCCTTCACATGTGGATCGTCAGCATGAATCACTTCTCCATTGGCTCCAACAAGGTCAAACACCGATGGGTCGTCGTGCGATTCGAGAGCGATGTCTTACTCCCATTGCGGATATTGATGAATTGGATGGGCGACAAACTCGGATTGAATGGCTACAGTCTTGGTCAGCCGCACATGAAGCCGAAATGGAGTTACGAGGAATGTATGATCTTGCGCGATTATATCGCCGCTTCCAACTTGGGAATGGAACCACAGACGATCTATTACAACTTATGACTACGTACATCAAAGCGGCAAAATTAATTGAAATGACTCGTGATACTATGTTGGACGCACAGGAATTGATGGAACATCTTCAATCCATACTTTCCCAATTCGATGAGTCTCGTATTCGGATCAGTAAATCCCAGGTGGACGGTGCTGTTGTTGTTGGGTCAGTCCATCCTTGGCGACGAGGGATTTTTCCAGTTTTGGATGCGAAAGAAGATGAATGGCGCACATTAGAAGCCTCGGTTTTGGCATTAAAATCCAAATTTGAGTCGTTTATTGGGGATGGTGAATGTATTGCTTGGACATTGAAGGAGGAGGCTCCGTTCACATTTAGCACAACGTCTCGTCGCGCGAATACTATCGCCGCGGCCATGAAACGGGGAAAGGATAAAATGGATATTAAGGTCATCACTCGCGGTTCTACAGGAACACAGGCTGTGATTGAATGTGCTGAATTGGACGAAGCCAATACCGCAGGAATCCGAATTCGTTCCGAATGGCGAACAGCCGTTCAAGAAATATGGAATATGTGGTGGGCTTCGTGGATAGAATCGTCCTTGGTATCCAATGTATTGGACGCGACTTTGAATTGGATCAGTAATTTGGATGCTGAACTCACATTTGCGCGTCTGGCTCGTGAATACGGATATTGTAGACCAAAATATATTGCGTCCACAGATTCTGCTCCCGCCGGATTAAATATTGTAAATATGCGTCATCCTATTATTGAACGTGTTCGCACAACATCACCTTATATTCCACATTCAATAGCCTTGGGTTCTCTTTCCAATGAGGCAGGCGATGGATGCGCAAAGAGCAAAGGCGGTATTTTGCTTTATGGCGTTAATGCTGCTGGAAAATCAAGTCTTGGCAAAGCTCTGGGTCTGACTGTTCTTATGGCTCAGTGTGGCATCCCTGTCCCTGCGTCCGCTATGACATTAATTCCATATACTGGTTTGTATACACGTATTCTAGGAAACGATAATTTATGGGCGGGTATGTCCAGTTTTGTTGTGGAGATGACTGAATTTCGGTCTATTCTTCGGAACGCGAACGAACGAACACTGGTAATTGGAGATGAATTATGTGCGGGAACAGAAACCGCGTCCGCAACGTCCATTGTTGCTGCTGGAATTCAAACATTGATGCGTCGTCGTGTTCAATTTCTATTTGCGACACATCTTCACGAATTGGCCGAAATTCCTGAACTTACAGGACATGATACAAGTTGTGCTCTTTATCATCTCAGTGTGCGATCCGATGCGAAATCCCGACGACTTGTGTATGATCGAATTCTGAAACCAGGATGCGGATCGCCTATGTACGGTCTGGAAGTATGTCGTGGTCTGGATATGGATCCTGAGTTTCTAACAGCAGCATTCAATATTCGCAAACATATGTTTGACAATACAGGAGCACGATTGAGTCGTTATAATGCGAATGTGATTGTAGATATGTGTGCCGTCTGTGGGTCCAGTTCCAGTTTAGAGACGCATCATATTGTCCCACAAGCCGTAGCCGCAACAACTGGCGGATTTATAGCCCCAGGAGTCCATAAAAATACGGCATCCAATCTGGTTCCACTCTGTGATGAATGTCATACGCTTCATCATATGGGAATGTTGGAAATACGAGGATGGATCGATACATCTACGGGTCGTAAATTGGATTATACAGCGTTAAATTAATTGATTCAAAACGTTATGCCATAATACTGAGTAGTATGGCATTACTTCAATGTATTCAATCTATGGGTGTAAAGGTGGTCTTTATTTGCCCTGACAATTCGCCGAAATATACAGCCCGAAAACATACTATGTTATGGATGTTGGAGGCCATAGGATTTCCAGCCGAACGGATTGAGCATTTTAAATCCGATCCAATTCCATATCCGGCCTGTTTAGTCAAAGCCACACGAGATATCTTAGAAAAATATATTGATGAACCCGTTCTATTATTGGAAGATGATTTAGCCTATACAAATCAATGTATGTTTGAAATTCCGGAAAATACCGATGCGTTTTATCTTGGGCTTTCGGAATGTGCCGCACATCCAATTTATAATTACAATCATGGACGAAGTCAATTTGAATACGTAACTCCAAATACTGTGCGTGTACTCAATATGTTATCCGCACATGCTGTCTTATATAAAACACGACGATACAAAGAGGCTGTAATTCAAGGGATGGATCAAGCATTGCGAACAGGATTTATTAATGATATTATGCTGACGCGTTTACAGCCGTCATTTCAAATTTATGCGGGCGTGAAACCCATGTTTTATCAATCCCGTGTCTTCAATATACTTCCACCGAATCAAATACATGTTGAAGATCAGACAAATTTAGAAATCCATATTACCGAGTCCAAACAATGTATTCCTGTACGGAAATATGGAGGTCCGACGTTGGAAATCAAATATCCACACGAGTTGCGCGTCTAACATTATAGAAGTGTTTGGAGTACCCGGCCAAAAAATAAAAATGTTTTGTAAATAATAGTGCGCAATATTTATATAAATGTATTTAGTTAAATGTAGGACGTTTGGGATTTATTAGGCGGAGGGCATGCGTAAAGTTACAAAACTGAATTTGTTGAAAGGGAGACCTCGAATACGGCGAACAATCGGAGGGGATTGTAATTCTGCCACAGTGGCGAATAATACAATGTGAATCATATCCGACAACGTATCCCAGTCCCGAATAAACTCGGGTACTGTCATTATCTTCTTTTCATATAAGTCGTATCGCTCAGCATACTTTTTCATACGTTCGGTTTGACGATACGTATGTGTACTCTCAGGCTGCATCCAAGTCAGACGATGTTCCCGAACATCCTTTGGTGCGGCATGATGGTAGTCAAACGTATCTCTATACGCACTGGGACAGAAGAATCCAGCCGTTAGACTAATATCTACCTTCTGAATGAATGTATACATATCGGTATCACTGAATACGAGGTTGAGTGTCTTTTTGACACCATTGATGGTTGCTGTAAAGTAATCAACAGACATACGAATATTGGATCGTGTTGTAAACAACCTATCTCCATCCATAACGCGCTCTATTTTGTATGATTCATCATCGGGGCGTGTATAGACATAACCAAGAGGTGCGATAAGTTCATGAAAACGACGAGTCACCAAGGAACGGAATGTCTTGGCTTGAATACATTTGGATAAATATTCCTCATATTCGTGTCCTCCAAACGCTCCATTAAACTTGGGTGTGATACCGCCAAATACGTAGAAGTCAATATCCGATGTGGGAGATAAAGGTTTATCAAGTCCGTTCATAGCCAATATATGATTCACCATAAACCCGCCGCCGATGACCATAGAGGTATCCTCCATCATGCGCAATACATCCAACATATTCAGGCCATATTGCGCAAAGTTCGCACGAAGACGTTCAGTATGAGTAATAAATCCTGACGAATCGAATGGACGACTTTCATCGCGTTCAATATCTTCATCACTTTCGCTTTCTTCGTTTTCTTCGTTTTCTTCGTTTTCTTCGTTTTCTTCGTTTTCTTCGCTTTCTTGGTTTTCTTGGTTTTCTTCGTTTTCTTCGTTTTCTTCGTTTTCTTCGTTTTCTTCGCTTTCTTGGTTTTCTTGGTTTTCTTCAGTTTCATCTTTGGTTTGGCCTTCCTCTTTCTCTAGGTCATAGCCCCAATCTTCATGTATTGGATTCTCCACGATCGAAAGAGCGGGAGGACAAACACTATGATATGTGTCTACGGGAGATGATTCAGGTGTAGAAGTTAAAGCAGGATTAGCAGGAGCAGCAGGAGCCAACATAAAAGACAAATCAGGAGTTAAAGACAGTGTAGGAGTTGTTGTAGGAATTGTAGACTGTGAATTAGTCATACTGTTCAGGCTCTTCATAATCAGTTCGGAAATTGAAACGGAAGAAGAGAACATTTTCGGAAAAGGCACTTGAAAGAAAAGGTTTGGAAAAGAAATCTGAAACGGCGCGGCACACTTGAATTTGAAAAGGATCAAATGTGTGTCAATTTTTTCCTAATAAATGACAGACGTGGTACAAATAATTTTTTCCATTTTTAAATAATTTTTGGAAATGGAAAAAATTATATTTATGACAAATTATTGACTTATTGCACTATCACCTTTGTCTCCTTTATCGCCCTTATCACCCTTGTCGCCTTTATCGCCCTTATCACCCTTGTCACCTTTATCTCCCTTGTCGCCTTTATCTCCCTTGTCGCCTTTATCTCCCTTATCTCCCTTCTCGCCCGTATCACCCTTATCGCCTTTATCTCCCTTATCTCCCTTGTCGCCCGTATCACCCTTGGGTCCAGGAACACCTGCGCCACCGCCCATACGAAGCAAAGTTTCCATTTTATGTTCCAATTCAGCAATCCGATTCGTCAAACGAGTAATTTTATCATGAACTGGATTTCCACCTTGTGAATTTACACCACGATTGAATAAAATGGATGTCATATCTATGCTTCTTACATCGTCGCAGATTGCTTCGACTCTGTTTAAACGCGACGCTGCATTAAAATTGACAGGAGGTTCTTGAATTCCTGTCCGGGTAGTAGAAGAAAATGATCATTCCAGTTCGTTGTATGAATTGCGGAAAGCTCTTAGCCGATAAATGGGACTTTTATCAAAAGTCACTTCGCGAAATAAAGGAACATAAGGGTCTTGCGTATTCTGAACCCACAATGTTTGACGGTAAATTGAATCGTACACCAGATGGCAAGATTATTCTGCCACCTGAAGGTCAGATATTTCAACATCTTCATTTGACACGATACTGTTGTCGCAAGACATTGTTAACACATGTAGACCTCATTGAAAAAATCTAAGAGTTAAACAGAATATAGACACAATGTCGGGACCCTATAATTTAGTGTTTTGGCTAGTTTTTTTGCTAGCAGCCGTTTTGCTTAGTTATTTCGTAATGCCCAATCTTGCGCCAACAGTGATGATTGGCGCGGGCATTGTTCTTCTCTTGATCTCAGCCTACAAACATTGGACTACATTTGGCGTTATGGAATATGAACGAGCAACATGGCAATACAACTTAAGACAATATGGATCGTATCTCATGATGGGTGCTGTATTGCTCGGTGCGTATGGTTTTTACGCCATGAATCAATCTTCCGGTGGTTCACCTTTACTAGGATCCTCTGAATCCTCACTACCTATTCTTACAGGCGGTGGATTTGGTAGTGTAATGAAGACAGCGACTTCCCGGATTCAGGAATTGATGCGTCGTGGTCGTATCACAATCAATAATTAAGATGTTTGAAATATAGGATATAGGATATAAACGAAACCACAATTTTATAAAATGAATAACTTATATTATATCAGGAAAGGTATAATATGACTACAATATCAGAGATTCAAAAAAAACTCAAACAGTTCAATTCATTTGCGCAAACAACTTCCGATCCTTCGGCATATCAAAGAAAATGGAATCAATTATTTGATACATCATTAAGTTCACAGTCTGCTACTAGTTTCGCATCTTATTATAGGGACATGCGTTCAAAGACTCGTCGTTCGCGTAAACAGCGTGGAGGTGCCGCTGGAATTCAAGGTGCGCCTTTAAATTATGTAACCGCTCCTGGATTAAATATTCAAGCATATGGTCGATTTCCAATTGAAGCTGGAACTGACCCGGCAAGTGTAAGGGATCTAGATGTTTATTTCCAGGATTCATTGACCAAAGATTGTGGCGTAAAAGATAGTTCTTTACAAGTTCCAGCCGATATGGGAAGTAATAAAGTAGGTGGTGCCCGGCGCCGCCAATCTCGCCATAAATCCAAAGGAAAACGCAAAACTCAGCGTCGTAGGGGTCGTAAGGGTCGGCGAGGAACATATCGTCAGCGAGGTGGAGATTTACTAGAATCCATCACAGCACGCGCACCTTTTGTATATAATTCAACTGTATCACCCAGTCTAATTCAGCAAGGGTCTCATGCCTGGACCGGTAGCACGGAAGCCGTTCCTGCTCCCGCCGATCCATCCGTACATACTTGGGAGCCACGCACCAATGGTCTTAGTGGATTAATTAATCCCGGTCAGGTAGCCTATGTACCCGATGATGTGGGTAGACTCTCCAATCCAGCACCATGGATGACTACTCAATAAATCACATACTATAATTCTATTGTAAATTTGAACGAATATTTCAATTTTACATTATGCCATCCTATGTTAAATTTATAGTTTTGGAATATAATGCTTCAAACAGAGAGGACCCATCTATGGAAGAATCAGAAGTAAGGGAAATGGAAACATCAAGCACCGAATTAGCCCGGACTGTACTTCAAACATATTTCCGTGAGTATTCTGGAACTCGTTTTTTAAGCAAGCATCACATTGAGTCGTATGATGCTTTCATCTTTGATATTATGCCGAATCAAATCTTTTCACAAAATCCTATTACCATTTTGAAAGAAGCAATTCAGGGACAGCAAGGAAAGTATGTTTTTAAAACCGAGATTTTTATTGGGAAAAAAGTGGACCGTCCTGAACATTTGGGTGTGAAAATAACACCGCCCGTACTGGAGTTGGATGAAGGAACAACGATTCGCCGTATGTTTCCCAATGACGCGCGTATTCGTAATACATCCTATGTCGCCACACTGGTCGTTGATGTAGATATTCATGTAACAATTACAAAACCGGTGCCACCCTATACATCACAGACAAAAATCATCAAATATGAAAACATACCATTATTTAGTATTCCAATTTTATTGGGTTCTAAACTTTGCGCCACATATGAAGCCGATGCGAAATTATTGTATGAAATGGGGGAATGCCGTAACGATCCAGGAGGTTATTTTATTATTAATGGATCTGAAAAGGTCTTGGTTAGTCGTTTAGAACAGGCAAATAACTCACTGGTAATTAGTCTACATCCACCCCATGATTTGAAGATCAAATCCCATACTTCGGTCGCATGTCAGCATCCCAAGACGAAATATACACGAACTGTGAAAATTATTCGTTTCCGTAACATGAATTTTGGAAAAAATAAAATTACGGAAAGTCAACTTATGGACGGCGCAATCCGTGTCAGTATTCCGTCCGTCAAGAGCCCGATTCCATTATTTATTTTATTCCGTGCGCTAGGAGTGGAAAGCGATGAACAAATTATTCGTATGATATTGCCGGATGCAAATGCGCCAAATGCGAGCGCCATAGAAGAAACATTAATTCCGTCCATTTATGATGCGCGTCCTATTGCGACCCAGGCACAAGCCATTGAATTTATTCGTATTTTGACAAATGGATTTATTCCAGAAGCAGTGTTGGAAATATTGAATGAATCGCTCTTTTCCCATGTTCCTAATCAGCCTCTTGCGCGAGCCAAATATTTAGCCGAAGTGGTCCATAAAATGATTCGTGTTGAAATGCGACTTGAACCTCAAACGAATCGTGATGAAATTCGAAATCAGCGCTTATTAACAACAGGTACACTTCTAAGTGATCTATTTATCAATAGTTTTGGAGTTTGGCGCGATGCGATTGTCAAAAAGGTGGATGAAACTTATAACTACAATAAATCTATGTACGGTGGAAATTTAGTGCGACCACCGGCAGAAGGTACCATTGATGAAAATGAAGGTGATAAATTCTTGATTATTTTCAATCCGGCAAATATTAAGCAAGTATTGAGTGGTGGAACAATGACGGAGACACTTATGCGCGGCTTCCGTGGCAAATGGGGCACAGATCCCAATAATATGCGTGAAGGTGTAATTCAGCCACTGGCTCGTCTGAGTTATTTGGATACAATTTCCCATACTCGTCGTGTAGTCACTGAATTTGATACATCTATGAAACTTACGGGACCACGCCATTTGAATCCCAGTCAGATTGGATATTTCTGTACTAGCGAAACACCTCAAGGCGCACATATTGGTGTTACGAAAAATATGAGTATTTTGACAGGAATAAGTGTGCCTGTGGATATTGATCCTATTATTGATTGGCTTCAAACACGCGGTGAAGTAATTCCAATTGCGGATGCCGACGTATATATGACGATTCATGAAGCCACTGTTCAGGTCAATGGCGGAACTATTGGCTATAGTTTGGATGCGAAGAAATTAATCAATGTGTTGAAATTGATGAAATGGTCAGGATGTCTGCCTCCCACATGTTCAATTTCGTTCAATACAGCCGAAAATGTTATTCGTCTTTATTTTGATGAAGGTCGTCCTGTTCGTCCACTATGGCATTTATACGATTCTATGCCTCCTAGTCTTCCAACACCTGTTCCCTCATGGAATCAATTAGTATGTGGCACTATACATGACGATATTCGTATTCATTCGTCCAAATTAATTGATCCATTGGCGGATAGTATGGATGTGAATTTGGAATCGTATATGGAGTTTTTCAAAGCCAATAATGATAAAATTGGTTTGATTGAATATGTGGATCCGTATGAAAGTAATGAAGCCTATATCTCGTGGTGGGGTACGGATGTGGAAGGTAAAGGCTATACTCATGCTGAAATTCATCCCTGCTCACTTATGGGTGTCGTCGCCAATATGATTCCATTTGCGAATCATAATCAGAGTCCTCGTAACCAACTCAGTTGCTCTCAATCCAAACAGGGTATTGGGCACTACGCAACCAACTACGAAAACCGTTTTGATACATATGGCAGTATGTTATGCTACGGCGAAGGTGCTATGGCACGAACCATTGTTCATGAAGCACTCGGCGATGGTGGAATGTCGTATGGTACAAATATCATTTTCGCGTTCGCATGCTTTGATGGATACAATCAAGACGACGGTATTTTATTTAATCGTACAAGTATTGAGCGTGGATTATTCCGTTCACTGGCATTCCGTTCTTATTCCTGTCAGGAAGAAGAAGATCCTATGACAAAAGCTAAATATATTATTGCGAATCCGAATCAAGTATCCACATGGACAGACTTGAAAATGGGAGCCGATTATTCGCAACTAGATGAATATGGAATTATTAAGGAAAAAACACTCATTCACGACAAGACTGTTTTGGTCGCGCGGTATTTGAAAGATCCAGAGACCGGTCAGTTACGCGATGCGTCATTAATGCCCACTGTATTTACAAAGGGTCGTGTTGATAAGGTTGTGGTGCTCCATCAGAATGATGGACGGCGAATCGTTCATGTCCGTATATTGGAAGAGCGTATTCCAGAATTGGGTGATAAGTTCTCAACTCGCCACGGCCAAAAAGGCACAATGGGCATGATGTTGGACGCACAGGATATGCCACGAACGGCCGATGGTATGGTACCTGATGTAGTTGTAAATCCACATTGTATTCCAAGTCGTATGACAATTGCCCAACTCTTGGAACAGACATTTGGAAAATTGGGTGCCATTATTGGCGCAAAAATGAACGCAACATCATTTATGAATAATGCGTCGTCATTCAGTCTTATTGCGTCCGCATTGGAAGAATTGGGATTTAACTCACAAGGTGAGGAAATCCTTTATAGTGGCATAACGGGAAAGATGTTTACTTCGTCTGTATTTATTGGACCTCTCTATTTCATGCGTCTCAAACATTTGACATCTGATAAGGTCAATTCCCGTTCAGCGGGTCGTAAAGAAATGCGTACGCATCAGCCCACAGGGGGTCGTGGAAATGAAGGTGGTATGCGTATGGGTGAAATGGAACGTGATTCCGTTATAACACACGGTATGGCTGATTTCTTGAAGGAATCCTATATGAAACGTTCCGATGGTACTACAATGTGGGTATGTAATGGATGTGGTCAAATTCCTATTTTCAATGAAGATATCAATCTTTTTGTATGTCCTACATGTGATGGTCCATTGGAATTCAATGGTAATAATGAACAAACACTCAGTTTGGTAGTGCCTATCCATAAATCCAGGACAACATTTAGTCGGATTGAACTTCCATATGCGCTCAAACTTATGGATCAAGAATTACAGACCTATGCGTCTATGGGCTTACGATTTGTTACGGAACGATATGCTCGTCGTTTCCGTGAACCCAATATTACAACAATTGATGAAGAAAAGACGGAAAACCAAACACAGGAAACTGGCGTGATGGGAATATTGTCAGGCATATTGGGTGCTGGGGGTGCTGGGGCTGCCGCCACTGTACCTGCGAGTTCAGAGACACCCAAGAATGAAATTAAGGATATGCTCCAAGAACTGACGCGACAGGTCAAGGAATTCAATGACAATGTGGCTGTTGCGCGTTTGACAAGACAATTGGGTGCAAATGAAGCCGTAGTTGATGTGTCTATAAATTCTGAAAATAAAGAAATTGCCGGTGAGATGTCTTCTCAAGAACCTATAGTGCTAACAGTTGCTGCTCCCATTGCGGCACCTGAACCTGCTCCTGTGGAAACACCGCTGGGTGGCATAGGTTTGCCTAAAGTTCGTCTTCCCTCTGGCGCAGCAGCGTCTCAACCTATGCCTCCAACAGAGGCTGATGAACTGATCACAAAATCAAATATTGAACATACAATTCAACAACAGGAGGCCGCGGCTGAAGCCGCCGAAGCCGCAAAACAGGCCACAGCAGTCAATGTGACTCTATCAACGGCACCAGTTTCTGCCGCTATGCCCGCTGCTTTGCCTACTGCTTTGCCTGCCGCTCCTGCTCTACCTGCCGCTGCCGCTCTGCCCGCTCCTCTACAAGGTGGTGGTATCCCGGGCCAACCAACATTGAATATTCTTGAAGTATCGGCCAATGAAGGAACAACCGATATTGCCGCACCCCCGGGTCCACAACCCGATTCTGAATTCAAAATTCTCAGTGTAACCGCATTTGAAAAAGAAAACAAGTAAGCCCCGTTATACATGGTCTTAAGTCCGACAAATCATTCAGGACACCTTTGGTGCCCATTTTGGACGTTTGTCGGTCTAAAAATTGACTCATTCATAACTATCAGATTTACATCAGCAAAATTAGAAACCATGTCTACCATTGATTTAATTGTTCGCTCTCGCCCCGTGATTCTAGAAATTCTGGAATCCCGTGGATATGATATATCAACCTATAGGGATGTTGCGCCCACCGATATTTATTCAATGGCTTCCAAGAAACCATCTATTCTGGCGATAACAGCCAAAAAGGTTCCTGAAGGACCCGCGCCCAAAGAGCGAGTTGTTGTTTTGTATTGGACAGATAAAGCCTACCGTCAATCCGCGGCCAGCATTCTGGAAAAGATGATTTATAGCAAACTTACGCAGGTTCCCGAAGGCGAGACTGCGAGCGTAGGTGGTGCTGGAGCAGCAGCCCCTGCCGGCGGTGAAATAGAAGATACGATTGATCCAAATAATGATGAGATTATTATCATGTTGTCCGAGCCCTTTCATGAACTCTATACGCAACTCGCAATTCACGCTTGGAGTAAGAAGGTACGTATCAGTTTCTTCCCTCTCAAGAATCTAATCTCCAATCCCGCAAGTCATGTTATGGTACCACCTCATCGAAAACTCACGCCCGATGAAACAGCCGAAGTTCTGAAAAATCTACATATGCGATCTGTGAATGAGTTTCCACATATTAAGTTTCACTTTGATATTCAAGCACGTGTTTTGGGATTGGTGCCAGGCGATGTAGTTGAAATCCAGCGTCCATCGGAAACAGCAGGTATTTATACATTTTATCGTGTGTGTGCGCCATAAATCATTGTACCCATAATTAGTAGAGGTTTATTCAACTTGAACCAAAATGACATCCAAATGGAACCCCGATATGTCAAGTAATTTTTTTTCAGAAGGATATCGTCTTGTGGATCAAGTGCGCACAATAGGAGATAATTTGGAGACGAAAGCCGCCGCGGTCGCACTCAATCTTCAAAATGCGCAGAGTGAAACGTCATCAATTATGTCCTCCATGGAAAACGTAATATCACAACTTAAAGGGCGAGTACTTGAACTCACTCGCATATATCATAGTATGGTGGCTGAAAACGCCCAATCAAATCAGCAGATCCAGATGTTGGAATCACAGGTAGATACAAATCAAAAAGTAGTCAAAGAAGCCGAAACACTGGCATCTCTCAGAAAAGAACAAGCGGATGAATTAAGTCGCAAACATCTGGGAAATTATCATTCGTCATGGTTGGGTTTATGGCGACCCTTATCAGAACAATCTCGTACAGGATTGTTTGTGGCATCCATATTTTTTGGATTGCTTGCGATTACTTTAATCGTTCTATACGGCAAACAGTTTCTTCCCGGTGCTGTATTGGCCTATTTTGGAATTACAGGTATTCAGAATGAATCGCTTAATTTGAATGCTATTGCGGGTTCATATGTGGGTGGCAAACGAAGAAAAGAGTAAAACATTTTGTAAATACGATTCAGAGAGATAAGTAGAATGAGCGCACCAAATATCTGTCCAGCTCCCCCAGATTATTATTCAGATGCCGATTTACTCAGAAAGATGGAGGGCGGAGTCGCGTCGGACTCTTTGATCCCGGATGAATCCTCAGGTCGTGTTTCGGCTTCCGTTGTTATGGAACATGTTGAGGCACTCAAGAGCGCAGGCATTATCAAGCCCCGTCCAATGCGTACCATTGCGGGCGGTGCGCAGGAAACAGATACTGACGCTTTGAAAGCCTTGGATACAGAGTTACATACGCGTCTACGCCAAGAGTATTGTTATTATGAACAACGCTATCGTTATGCGCTCAAGAATTTCCTATTCAAGGCAACAAGTCGAAATGCGAATGATAATCCCGAAGCACAACGTTTATTAAAGGATACCAGGACATTGAATATTCGTCTGAATAGCGTGTTGGAGGTAATGAATTATTTGACACAGGAAAAAGTTGAAATGGTCAACTCGAATACAACTTCGGCCAATCAGGCCAACACGTCCATTAATAAAAAGTTGGGTCAATTGAACGCTGCTTATAAATTGCTCAATAATGATAACGCCATTATTGTCACACAAAAAGAGTCTGTTCGCTATACGGAGGAAAAGAATAATTACAATTCCAATCAAATCGCATTGTGGACGGCATTGAATGTTGTTGCGCTAGCAAGTATTTATTATGTGTATAAGTCAACATAAATAGTTTGAAATCCCCGGTTCATATTTTAGACATCCAGTATGTACCGATATTTAGCATGATCCCATTTATCATGAGACTCATACTAAAATTAATAGCCAACAGTAGAGAATTCTTTGATGATTGGTAATAGTTCATCGAATCCATTTGCGGCACTGGCATCCACCTTTCAGGATTTGGAACGATTTCAATTTAGTAAACAACTGCGTGAGAATCCCGAGGATTATATTGCGTATGTCAACGAACGTATTGGTGTAATTAGCGATGATATTTTTACACGGAAACGAAATGCTTTCCAAAAAGCACATATTGATTTGGCCCGTTATATGGAAATGGATCATGGAGCCAATTATTTTAAGACCCGGTCCGCAGATGTGGATCGTCTTACCGACTCCATTATGTCAAACAATGCCCGTATGAAGAATGAAATTAAGTTTGATAAGGATATCACAAAACGCCAATTTGAAATCAATGAATGGTCCAATTATCAGAAATTGGAAATTCTATTTTTCCTTCAAGTGTTCTTTATGAGCGCACTTACCATGGCGATTGTAATTTTCCTGAATAAGAACGGAACATTGACAAACGCAATGGCGGGTCTATTGACTGGTATTCTTCTGGTGATTGTGCTGGGTGTGGGTATATATCGCTATTATTACACACGTCGCACTCGTGATCCTCGTCTATGGCATCGTCGTTACTTTGGCACGGCTACTCCACCCAAGAAGTTTACCAAGTGTAGCCCCGACGGAACTGTGGATGTTGATCTCAATACAATCTTACCCGAATCTGTTACCCAGTGTGCCGATGATGCCGCGAAACGCTTTGGTTCATGGCAAGATAATATGGAGAAGGAAATTGCGGCGTTCCAAGAAACGGGCGCTACACCATCTCGTATTTCCGGCAAATCAACGTTGGGCGGAATGGTATGTGATAATTTGAATCAGGAGTAAGAAATAACCCGAACATTCACTTTATATTTCAAACAACCAATTCAATGAATCATTGTTTGAAACATAGGAAAAAGTATTTACCCACACTAGGGAAATCTATTTCAAATGGGAAATGTTATAAAACGAGCACCGGCACCCGAAGTCATAAAACCCGCAGGTGGAGTATCCTCAGTTGTCGCACCCATGGATGCGGCTACACAATGCCGAGTCAAGGGTGTGGAATTAAGTCAACTCCAGAATGATGTAAACAAAAAACAGGCGGAGATTGATTCTTGTAATCCCGCCCAAGCCGAACGTCGGCGGATTGAGGCCAAACAGGCTGAATTTCGTAAATATAAGGAGGACAAGAATAAATTGGCCGCGCAATTACATTCAGAATTAAATCAAAAAAGGACCAATATTGATGCGCTATATGAATCATCCAAGCCATTAATGGCGTATTTGAATAAATTGAAAAAGGAATCGGAAAGTCTGGAGAAAGCCAAAACTGAGTTTGAACAGGCGGAACGGACTCAACGACGCAACTTTTTGGACAACGGTCCCCAGGACGGAGTCTCAGGCTTCCTGAGTGTTCGTACAGCTGATGATAAGATTTTACTCGCATTTTGGATCACGTTTGGAGCGGCTATATTGATTCTAACGGCGGCTATGCTTCAAACATATGGTACGAAACTTTCTACGAATCAGAAATTCCAGATTGGCGGAGTAGTTTTCGCAATATGCTATGGCGTTGCGTATTATGGAATCACTGTTTATGGATAACTTCCATCACATCGGTGTATACACCATCCAAATAACGTCGACCTTGTAAAGCATCTACCCAGCGGGCTGGAAGTGTATCAAATCCATAAAAGGCGCCCGCAATTGTTCCATAAACGGCACCCACAGTATCCGCATCGCGTCCTAAATTTACGGCAAGTATTGCGCCCGACTCAAAATCAGGTGTGCTGAAAAATGCCCATAACGCCGCTTCGAGCGTATCCATAATATATCCACTAGATGAAATTTGATCGCGTGTTTTTTCCATAAATTCGCCATCAAGTATGCTAATTAATCGTTCGTCACGACTTGAATGTTTCCAGTCGTTCAATAAATCCGCAATTTGCCGTTTTGTTGTTAAATTGCCTTTAATAATACTCGCTAACATATATGATACAATACCACAAACAGTAGCGCAATTCGGATGATTGTGTGTCGTTAAGGATGAAGTATAGCCGAATTGGAAGGCTTTGGTTGGATTCTGCCAACAAAATATGGGCACAGGCGCAATTCGCATGAGTGAACCATTACCCTGATCCAATTCATCTGCCGGCTCATTAATTGGCGTACCGGTTCCTATAAATTTGAGCAACGAACGTTTTGTTGTCATTCCAATATCAATACACTTCCCATTTACGCCCAAATACCCTTTGCGGAACCATTGCGCATAATGTGTTAATTCTGATATCGCATCCACAACGCCACCCCGTGCGGCCATACTTGCGGCCAAACACAACATCATACTTGTATCATCCGTCCAGGATCCGGCAGGTAGACCTCCATGATTTGAGGTTGGAATCATTTCCGTGACTTTTGGCATTGAATCACGGACTTTGAATTCCAGGGGACAACCGAGCGCATCGCCGATAGCGCAGCCGTAAAAACAGCCCTTCATACGGTTCAAGACATCCGGATTTATGTCGTCGGGCATAGTTATATACCTGATGGCATGTTTCAAATGTAGTATACATCCGCACACATGTCAATGTTCTTCAAATGACTTTTTTATAAATTTCTTCCATAAATTGATTCGTCCTTTATGGCTTTCTTCGCAAAATTCAGATCTCATTGATATATCAAGTTCCATCAATTCAAATGGTACTGGATTATCATAGCAATAAAGCCATTCCAAATTACATGGAATATTTGGTAATATACTTATATTATTATACGACATATCAATAAGTTCAAGTGAGTCTGGCAAATAGGGTAAACACCGCAATTTATTTTTAAATACAAACAAATGTTCCAAATTTTCAGGAAGTTCGGTGTTGATGTATTCAATGGCATTATTTGGAATATATAAAACCTCAAGTGATGGCGGTAAATAACTTATATGTTTGATTTTATTGCTATGAAGTGATAAACGTTTTATATTATTTGGTAATTCAGGGATTTCAGTTAATCCTAACATATCTAAATCAATAGACTTATATATACATCCTTTTTCTATCCAATCGGAAATGCGTTTTCTGACAATATCTTGCGTTTCTGTTGTTTCACTCATTCAGTTATAACAAGATGATGTATTTTGTTTTCTAGAACAAGTGGAAGGATGTACGTTGTCAAATTTTCTTTAAGTTTATCAATTACAGTATTCAGTGTATTTAGGGGAAATGCCCTATAGTATTGTTGTGTTCTATAGAGTTCTTCACCACGTTCAAGGATTCTTGATACTAGTACATTGATAGGAGGAGATTTATGATATATCACTGCTATTTTGTAATTATTACGTTGTAACATGTTACCATACATTGAAAGTGTAGTATTTATTGGTTTCGTCGTTTCCATGATTATATGCGCGCCTTGCTTAATTCCTTCGGTTATAACATAGGATATATTATGCCCTACAATTGTTTGGTTAGACAAACTTTTTTTGGATTGATGTTTATGATGAATAACTGATAATGTATTAAAAAACTCTTTATTAAATGGTTTATTATTATAACTGCGTCGTAGATTTCGTGTTTGGTTTCGAAAGGATTTGAAGGATGCGTTTACTTTGTCGATATCTATAAAGATTGCGGACGCCGGATCAACGTCCAAGGCAATGACATGATTGTTTGAACTGCTTTTTCCTGAACCGGGCGGACCGACTTTTATGATAAAATATGGTTTCTCTTGTCTAGGAAACGATGATATATTGCGTCCATTACAAATAACATTTTGAATGTTTTTTCTAGTGAAGTTGGAGTTTAGCATGCTCTATAGGATAAGATGATTATTACGGTAAGTAATACAGAAGTATAACTCACCAATAGAACGTCTCCTCTGGTAAAAGTTTGTATCCAAATTCACCACCCAAATATTCCAACACTGTATCAGGAAGTTGTGGCTTGGATGTGAACCGATTTTCGCTATAATCGATGAATTTCAATGATGGCGGAATGGGTGGAAGACTAGAAAGCCTATTCCGTAAACAAATAAGGCATTTTAATGTTGTTGGAAGTTCAGGTAATTGAGTCAAATAATTGCGTTCAAGTCTCAAAACTTCCAATGCGGGTGGTAGACATTCAATATGAGTAATTTCATTATATGTCAAATCAAGTCGTTTCAATGTTGGAGGCAAGTCACCTGCGCATATACGTTCTATATTTGAATATCGACAAATAAATGTTTCCAGTTTTGGCGGCAGTGATGGGATTTCCTCAAGATCACATGACGAACAATCCAAGTATTTAAGGCTTTGTGGCAGTGGTGGTAATTCTTTAATCTTGGATGATGAACAATCCAGAGATAGAAGAGTTGATGGTAGTGGTGGACATTCTCTATTATTTAGGAATAAATAACTCAAATGAAGAAGGTTTTTTGGAAATTTTATAAAATTCTGACCAAAATATCCACTAAGACTTTCAATCGAATCAGGTAATTCAGGATAAACAGATGAATGTGATAAATATAAGTTTTTAAGAGATGGTGGTAGATTAGGAATTATTTGTTTTGTGCCACATCTAAGATAAACGACATTTTCAGGAATATATGGAACGTTAATTAGAGGTTTACATACAGTCTTAAGTCTAGGGTAACTTCTTTCTATTTCATAAATTTTTGAATTATGTAAACTGAGATCTAGAACTAAATCTGGATTGTTTTTTGATTCCCATTCATGAATTGTATTCAAAACTAAAGTTTTTAAATCATATTCTGAATTGACGTGTTCAATAAGTTCGTCGTCGCTCATTCTTTTTTACGAGTATGTGACAAATTATATTTAGATCTCTTGTGATTACGTTTCGTTCGTCTACCGCCTCCACGTCTACCAATATTATAATTTAATATATATCGCACTAATGAATGTAATTCAGAGTCTGTATGTGATGGATCGATTTTGTTCAATAATGAAAGAGCATCTGTTGGATTGAAATATCTATTGAGGACATTGATGACACTTAATGCGAGTTGAGGCAAAGGTTCGCCAACTGTACATTTATGAACCTTACACCCTCCAATTGAAAATACAAGTCCTTTATATGTATCACTAGTATCGATCTTTCGTAAACGAAGTTTTTGACGTCTTTTATCACTTCTTTCATTTACAATATGTAAAGGCCCGTCGCCGTATGTTGGGTTTATTACATTGTTTAATAAATGGAATGTCATATGTCCAAATGTTTGATTTGGAGGCGCATTCTCAAATTTAAATTTAACAATTATATAAATATCGGTAGGATTTGATTTGGATATTTCTGTAGATATCTTAATTGTATTATTTCCGGGAAACGGATTATTCACTTGAATATCTTCAAGAATATGTTTTGAAAACTCAGAAATCACAATACCAGATTTTGGCTCTGCCTTTTCTATTGCTCTGTATAAAAATTCAAATAATACGTTCGCGCGATCCAAATACTTATAAATATAAAACTGGATATCAATATTTGTTTTTAGGTTTTCTGATGACATTTTACTATTTACACAGAAAATAAATACGTTGTCCACCTAGGCGCAAATGGCAAATTATTGGCCGATTTCATAATTGTATAGCATTCCAAAGTAATAGGTGCGTCATCCGACAGTCCTGTAATTTCCAAACCGTCAATTCTAGACATATTTATGTAACGTGAAAGGATATTACCGTCGCAAAAATCAGGAAATTTCTCCTTTGTGATTTGATCACTATATCCAGAAGCAATTGTTTGTACTAATTGTCCTTGCGATAAAGAATTCATTGGAAGTGAAGAAATTGTAAAATCAATAAAATTGTCATGTGTGCTAGCATACAACATTTTTTTATTCACAAATACACTGATTTTGTTTCTATCCGGATTTTCAAATGAAATTTTACTCACCATTCCATTCACATCATTCAAACATCGTTTTGGAATATCAATTGTAAATGTACATAGCAATTCAGTTGTTTCACAATCAGCCGAAACCGTTTTCTTGGTCGCAATAGTGTGTATGTTGTAACTGCGAACGTTACATTGTCGTACAAGACGATCACTGATAGCGAGTGGCGACAGCAAATAATTCTTCGCAACTTTTGTTTGACTCGTAAATTCTTCTTCAGTCATCCGCGCAATTTCAAACTCTGGCAGTAGAGTCTTGAGATTGGATTTGAGTTTGGGTTCATGAAATGCGAGATATGATGGTTTCGGATTCAAAATATCAAGTGATGTAGTATCTTCATAGAATCCACTACATTTCTCATGGCTCTTTGCCCAAGTATGTAATTTCAGGGTCATTTCAAGAGCGTGTTTTAGTTTTTCAGTGTTATCCACATCGCCATCAAGAGGACGAATAGATACGGAAAAATATTTGGATTTGGCTTCAGGCATTTCAGGGACGGGGATGGCCAAGGGCATAATTCAGGGATTCCTATTATGCCCTTCTAGTGTTGTCTTAAGGCCGTGACAAAACGTAAGAATGGCGCACGTTACGGCATATGGCTCAGCAGCCCCGCACCGCCTGCGGCTCCGCTCAAGTCTGTCATTTCCGAGGGATCCAGTTGACGAATGCCCCAGAATTCTTTCTCGGTACTGCCGCAACCACACACCTCCTTCATACGTTCATAAATTGTATGGAGTTTCAGGTCGGTATTTTTCGCATTGTGTTTCTTCCATTCATTAAAGATATCGCGGACAACGGCGGATTTAATACAGCCCGCACCGGCCTCTTTGACAAAGCAATCATTGAAGAATTGCATAAATGTATCATTCTCTTCTTTGTATTTATTGGATGCGGAAGTTACACATTCAGGTTCAGACAAGCCGTGTGCGAGGTAACGGGTTTCGTAATAATGGACCAGCATACTGAGGAACGCCGTGCGCCAATGACGCAGTTTATTTTCCAGATCCAGATCCTTTTCGTAAATATTCTTTGCGGGATTGATTGCGGCGTCGCCAGGGTCCTTGAACACACTGACGTGGGGAATCACACGAATACGGCGCCATGTACCGTTATCCATTTTACTGACGGGTGGTAGATCATTACAACTCATAAAGATTTTACCCATAATACTGAACTTCTCCTGATCCGAGAAGAGACCACGGGCCTGAACCGCATCACCACCACTGTACTGTTTCATGATGGAAGTATTGATCTTCTCATTATCATCGGGCTCACCCATATGAATATAGCGACGGCACTTGACGGTAATAATATCCGCGTTTGCCTGACCGCTATCAGGGCGTTTTCGCGTAAAGACCTGTGTACCCAAAGACGTGCCGTAATCGCCAAACGTCCATTCCATGAGTTTCTCAATCATGGATTTACCATTGGAGCCTACACCCTGCATGACATAAAACTTCTGCTCCTTATTACAACCTTCCAAACACGAGGCCAGAAGAGTCAGGACATATGTTCGAAGTACAGGATCAGGATAAATACGTTCAAAGAATGCTGTGAGTTCAGCCTGCATTTCAGGCGCAATATCTTTCCATTCAACATAGGGTGTCGGTTCCATATCGGGATCACTTCGTCCCATTTGGAAACTGATATTATCATCGGGCTGACCCGGACGGAAGTAGACATGCGGACGACCTACGCCCTCTTCGCCAGGATAACGGCGTAGTTCCAAAACACCGTTCGCAACACCAAGGAGATATGGATTAGAATTGAGCCTCGAAATAAATTCATCGTCGTAAAATTTCTCCTCACATTCCTTCATTACATGGTCCTTGAATCCACGCATTTCCAGTTGGCGTTCAATCCCCATAAGTTTCTTGCGTTTCTCATCCAGACGCTCACGCTCCGCCGCATTATCCTTATTTTCTTCGGAATTATGGAGTTTCCCAAGATGAATGCCCGCATTGACATACTCATTCTTGACTTGGCCGGAAAGACGGGCACGGAGTTCAGTGCTTGTACGCATATGTTTCCATGAATGGCCGTGAGGCGGGTAGTAATACCATTCCTGTTGACCTTTTCGTGCGCCAATGGAGCACCGGAAATCATGTTCGTACATTTTGAAGATAAAGGATGCAACACTCACATGTGTATCCTTGGCGAAATTAACAATCCAGGATGTATATGTTTCGGAAAGAATACTCCGGTGCTTATCCGGATTGTCCTCCTTGGCCCAATGCTGAAGGGAGCCGTAATTGAGTTTCTTGGTCTCATCCACACGTACAAGATTCCATTTCGCACGCAATTCGGCTTCGGAATATCGTGCCTTCTTATGTGTTGGATCCACACGACGCGTCACTTCACACCAGACTTTGAAAGATTCATCGTTATTCGCAATATTCTTCAGACAAATGGCAAGGTTGATCCAATCATGATAATCACCCGCACGCCGCTCCGCATTTAGACATTCACGGCAGAAACGATACGCTTGCGCAATATCCTCGGCTGTACGTGCGCTAGTGACACGTCGGGATTCCTCGGTAGCGTCATCTGCTGTAATCATAGGGGTATCACCATCGCCAAGTTCAATAGTATTGCGAACTGGCGGAGGCGCACGGTCCAGTTTCGCCTTACCCGATCCCCAATGAATCATTAGTTCTTCCCATTCCGAAGCCTTATCCAGACGGAATCCCAACGGCGTTGCGGAACGATGATTGCGACGAATACTCAACGTTTTCATCAAATCAAGTGATGTAGGGGGGATTGACGCAGGGGTCATATGACCCTCATCCAAATCCGCAATAATATCCGCAAGTTCCATAAAGTCGGCGGGTGAACCTTCCAAAACCTCAGAAATACTGCGCAATGAGACTCGCCATACATTCACAATCTTGTACTGCGCCTTGTTTGGCTTACAGGCACCGTAAAGAAACCAATTATTACGATGAATCACACTGACATCATAGCAATCTTCGGCACCATTACTGATTCCTGTTTCGCCAAAGATTTTCTCCACGACATTTTGTTCCACCATATATCCACGAATACCAAATTGGAATTTGGGATTGGTTGTGAATGAATGGCATTGAATGTGAATTCCATCTTTATGTTGTTTATCGTCCGTCTCGGGCGATGGTTTTTCCAGATGGTAAAATACAAGTTCGTCTAATCCACATTCCTCCATCTTTGTAAAGTAAAACATGGCGGCAACATAATGCGCAATGAAATCTTTGACATGTGTCGCAGTGTAGCGACGAATCAGTGGTCCGCCACTTTCATAGCGAAAATCCAGATCCACAAGAAGAGGTCCAACATCTCGGTGCTTTTCCAAAAGACTACTTGCGCGAGGTGGTGATCCAAAGATATGATTGTACAGAAGGCTCAAGAAGTTATCATAGTCGTCATCACTCACATAATAGCTTCCTGAATCTTGTCCTTTTGCAATTCCAGTAATATTCCAATCACCGCTGCCCTTGGTCACACGGCGTTCATTCATAAATGCCTTCAAAGAATCCATATTGGTCTTGGATATCTTATTAAGATGAAATTAATTGATTGATCTTCCGCACCTCAATTTTCACGGGCTTTCAATTTTTTCACAAAATCTGAAAAACCATCCGCAACTATTTTTTCATCCGAATTAGTAAAGAGATATGGCAGTTCCAGACATGATGAATCAAACACAATTTCAGACGTTTGTAACACAGATTCGTTCAGGAGTGCCGCGCCAACATAGTATAGATGGATATAAGTATAATATTTATATTCAAGACACAACCGCATCACGATTTATGGGTCAATATGTAATCATTCTAATTGAAGATGAAAGAACGAACGGAATCTTGGGATATTTTACATTAAAATCCATAAAACCCTGGATTGAATTGTTTGATTTCCAGAAAAATCCAGATCCAGCATTGAAAACATTCAATTTAATGCCGGTGTTATGTAATTATTTGGATTATTTACAAAGTCAACTTCCCGACTATTATATTTGGGCTGGTAGTTATGTAGAGAAACTGATTGAAAAATATGTACGGTATGGATTTCGAATTGTATTTCGTCATAATGCTTCAACCGTCAGTCCATTAGGGACAATTGCTGGTCCAGGACAATATTTTACATCTTTGATTTATAAATCGCACAAACCGTCGTCATTTTACAAAAAATTAGAGATGTCCAGTACTATATATACAAATCCAATTCGGTTTGTATTTACATTAGACAGCGCATCGGCATTCATTACGCATTTGTTAACGACTAATATATTAGCGAATGATCAACCTGAAAAAGGATTTGTGTTTTATCAATTATCGAGTGATGCGCCTAAACTTCCAACATTACAATGGCACGGTTCATATTTTCAATCTGGATCTGGATTATTGAATTATGAAGTGAAAGGTGAATCGGAACGATTTACAGCCAATGCGACAGCACGAGAAATTGTTGGACTCGTTCCAATTGCGACAAAAGCAAATATACACATTATTGGACATACACATCCAAAATCCATGTATACAACATATTCCACAATCACAAAGAATTTATTTTTGATAGGTCCACCCTCAGGCGGTGATCTTAAAGTATCTATTTTAACAGGATGTCCATTACAGTGTGTGTTTACGATTGAGGGAATGTATGTCATTGAACGAATACGTAAAATTGCGTCAGAGAGAGAATTGGATACATATATGAAGTTATGTAAGGACTACGACGAATACATAATGGACCATGTTCATCACAAATTAACCCAACATATGTTTACCTATCGAACGGTGGACGAGGTACAACGTGAATTCAATAATGTACGGCGAGCAGCGATTCAGCAAATCATTACAGTTACAAATTCAGTCTTTGAAGGTCTATTACATGTACGATTTCATGTATACAATTATAATCCAATGAGTCAAATTGCGTTTGGAATTGTTCCAGAACATATAACAATAGCATCGCTGGATAATCCAAAAGAAACATTATTATATGATAAAAAAGGAAGCGCACAAATCTTTCATGAAATTTCACCGGATGTGATTCAAAAATGGAAACTAACTGTTTCAGAAACAAAATTACAAGCAACTCGTTCCATGTTTGAAGCAGCAAATGTATTATTTCCATTGGATTATTTTGAAACTGTGAAAACCGCAACTGATCTCCATATGGTCGAATTCCGGAATGGATTTGGAAATCGTACAGCATCGAATTTCATACTTGAACAAACTATGAATGCTAGGGAAGCCGAAAGTATGGTACTTGAAGCAAGCAATCGCGAACATGCGATTATGCTTGAATCAGTCCCAGCAGGAGGCCGTAGGAAACGTACACGTCGTAGAAAAACAATGAAACGAAGGTATCGTCATTCAAGGAAAAACTAATTTCAATATTATTCAATTCCAACATGAAATCAATGACGAATTCATGTTGGAAGCCTAGGAATAATTTCACGTATCGTGTGCGGTTTTGCGGCACAAGCATCCCAATATAGATGCTGGTATCGGAATAAATGATTCAGTATATCGTTTCGCATACTGTCCTAATGTATGAAGTAGTGTCTTGGGGCGACATCCAGGTACATCTATGCCCACTTTTTCTAAATAATTATAAATTCCTTCATCAAATACAGGTTTTTCAGGAAGTTTATCATGCTTTCCAAGGGGGTTGGGTTTCCCAGTCCAATCAAATCCGGCAAATAATTTATGTTTACTCACGATTTTATAGTCTGAATCTATTTCAACGGCTTCAGTCACATTCACAAATATTTCAAAGAATTCCGATGAAATATATTCCTGTAAAGGAAAGGCACAATGTAGTGCGTATAAAAATTGTGCCATATCACGCCCATATTTCATACATGTAGTTTCTCCCTCAAACCAAGGACTTGCGCTCACTAATGATTGAAAGGGTACAGGTTCGCTAGTTGTCCCTTGAGAAATACATCCAAATCCGAAATCAATCAATACAAAATCATGTTTACATTTCCAAGTTCCTACGTCTTGGACAAAAATATTATTTTTCCATTGCTCTCTATGCGAATGATATCGACAAAATGCATTATCAATCTTCATATCCCGATGGTTAAAACGCAAATTTTCCTGTAAAATATGTAAATAACACACTAATTGGAAACATAAATCCAAAATAATTATTTCATTCTGTTGTTCCTTGAGTAATTCATGCGAATTCCGTTTGAATTTTGTAGGTAGGCGTCTCAACTTCCGCCGTAAAAAACGCGGAAGAGCAGTTCCATTTAAAATTTCCATTGTGATCCATATTTCCTTAATATCTATCGCATTCGTGAGTTGTTGGATTGTTCCATCGTGTGTCACCGCAAGGATTTCATGTAATGTCGGGACAGCCGTTGGAAATCCAGCACGAGTTAATACATTCTGAATAAGTCCATGAATAACGGCCTCGTGAATATAGAATTGGATTGAATCGGAATAATAATTGGAACGTGTATTTGGCGTTGTACGTGCCTCTTTCGCAGTTAAACGAACTCGACAGGCTTTTATACATATTTTTTCGCCATCCGTGACACGTTTGAAATTCAGTGTTCCATCAATTTGGCGATGTCCCTCACCCATTTCGTAATCAGGAATATAAATATAACGCCGTCCTGAATAAATAACCGCATATCCACCATCATTCACCGCATCAAACCGTTCAATTACAGGCATATAAACCTCTTCACCGTCAATAAATAATGAATGTGGTATATAGACAACACTTCCATCATCCAATACTTTTGGTGGTTGAAGTGTTTTCAGTAAAGTAAAATCGGGTATTGCGCCACTCAAATCTTGAAGCCGAAGAAGTGTATTTAGACGCAGTGTCCCACACCCCATTCGTGTCAAGTCGTATACATCCGTCATATAAATTCCTTACTTTTAGTTACGGAATTAATACGGATATAGCCATTTTTAATTCGTCAAGTGATCCATTGTTTGAAATATAGTGCTTTACTGAATACGAATCAATATTGTGTTCACTTGGAATAGGCATACTACATACAGATGAACGTTGAATTCGGATTGTATGAATTATAAATTCTGTGGATGACGAACCAAATTCGCGCTCTAACGTTTCAATTTCAGCAATATAACGCCAATCATGAATTACAATATGTTCTATCGTTCGTTGTTTCATTTCATTACGAATACGTCTTACGACTTCATTGGCCCATACTCCTTCGCCATAAGCCTCCTTCATGGCGAGTGAGTAATCAATTAGCAATTCACGAGCCGTTTTTTCGCCATCGGGTGTATTTACAAGCGATGCCTTGCCTTCCTGTGTATCAAACATAGTACGCGGTAGTTTATAAAGATCGGCAACATCGTCTTTCACGGCATCCGCAAACGCAGTCACGAACGTTTTGGCTGGACCAAGAAGTGAACATAGGAGTATTGCCGCACAGGATTTGCCGCTTCCGGCATAGCCTGAAAACATCCAAATATGAACGGGACTCATGATTTTCTCTACTCCTTATATATAATAGTGAAATGATCGAAATGTCTTATATTCTAAAGAAACTCTATATGGTTGGCGTTTTCCTATTGGTTCTTGTTGGAATGAATGCGACACTATCTGTATTTACAGGCAAGGATTTGATCGTGTCACTTTTTGGACGGCGTTCAATGCTAACATATGCGTTGTTTTTATTCGTAGGTATCACTGCTCTTGGATTAGTATTTGCGCGTGACTTTTACTTACCCTTCTTGGGTGAAACCGTAATGCCTTGTTCTGTATTACCAGTAAGTACACCTGAAAATGCGGATACTAAGATTCATGTTCGCGTTGAACCTGGCGCGAAAGTTATGTACTGGGCCGCCGAGCCTAGTAATGAAGATTTGAAAGGAATTCAAGATTGGCGCAAGGCATATTTGGGATTCCAGAACGCAGGTGTGGCTATGGCAGATGAGGCAGGAAATGTAGAACTTGCTGTACGTACTCCTCAAGCCTATGCTGTACCCATGAAAGGTAAACTAAATCCGCACGTCCATTACCGCGTTTGCCGTAATGATGGAATGATGGAACGTGTGGAGACCGCATTTTTGAATTCTGATGCGCAGTTGGCCGAAGGATTTGTGGATGTCTTTGTATCTGAAGAACAACCTATGCCGATTGTTGAGCCCAAGTCGGCTGTGGAGGAAATTAATATCACAGCGCAAAAAACGGCCGCTCAGTCCCTAATGGCTGAATCGGGCGCACTGGATGAAGCCGAATTTGGATTTCATGGCGCGGAATATCAAAAAGCATTTTAGATAAAGTCATGAGTTATGATGAGTTTATATGAGTTTTTATATTACAAACACTCATATCAACAATCGAATTGATTTCTAGATGATTCTGATTACAAATCAGTAGGTGCTGTGCGATTTCCTCCGCGGCTCGCAATCAGATCGCGTTGTGCGGGTGTAGTACAGACGCAACCGCTTCCGCAAGAAAAGGAGGCTCCGCAGCATTCGGGCTTACATTGATTATTGGCAAAGATGAATAAATGTTCATCATCAACCTTCACTTCGGGACCGAGCAGAGGTTCATTTGGCGCAGGTCCACGCCAGTTGCTAAGGCCATGTTCAGGGCGCTTCAGGACATTATCATAAGGGCCAATACCCTGGTAGGCATCACCCGTCGCCGCACCACTCAAGATATAATCCACAAAGCCTTCCTTGCTGGGATAATTTGTAAAACCCGCCAGCATTAACGCATTGGCAACTAGTAGTAGGCCGAGCATGACCACGACAAACATCATTCGTTTGGATAGCATCGTTCTTTCTTCTTTAGTAAGCGGTTTTCACTACGGCTGGACCAAGGCCTTCAACACCCAGTCGTATGTTTCGTGGATACGGTCAGAACCAATATCCGTAAAATCACGAACTTGGAGTCCAATCGCACCGGCTTCACATAACCGGAATGTTCCAGCCTCCGTAAATAGGCTGTACCATTCATGAATTCCATCGGTAGGAACAGATTGTTCGGGATGTCCCCAGACTCGTCCATCCTTGGATGTCCAAGCCGCAGTAGATATCCATGCGTTTCCGCCCAAATGTGTCCCTGAGCGAACTTGGGATCCATCCACACAAACCACACCTTTTACCAATGTGGGATTTCCATTTCCATCCAGAACAGTATCTCCGGGACGTATTCCACGAATTTCACAGGGTCCCAAAGGTGTCCATATCTTTGTTCGTCCACTAATAACTGCCTCTGAATGAAGAATATCATGCGTAGGAACGGGTGCGACTGCGTATTCGGGAGCAACGCATGTATTCAGTGTTTCAAACACTTGTTTATGCCAATAAATGAGGTCGGTATCATTGGAAATTTCTTCCCAATCCGCAAATTCCAACACACCACGGGTGCTTAGGATTGGAATACGATGAGTGCTCGTAATAAGACAATAAAGTGTTGATTCAGGTGTTGGATGTATAGGAATAGACTCTTCGTGCTCGTGGACGAACAGCGGCTCGTTATCCGAATTAAATACAATATGTGAACCACTCACGATTACACCATGTAAGTTATATAGGTCTTCACTTGGTGTTTTGAATATCATAGTTCCTTGTACGACTGCGTTATTCGTGAGAATATCTCCGTTTCGAATTTCAGAAATAGGTACGGCCCCACGATCCTTTGTCAACACACGTGTCTTTTCATCAAAGCAAAAGGTATTCGCCATACCTCCCACTTCACTTCCAAACGCGGTAAAGGTAATAATAGCGACAACGGATAAAATCAACGGAATCAACGGCCAAAATACAAAGAAAAGTAAAATGACAATCACTACCAAAATAATCAAAATAATAATGATAATTTTAATCATTAAATCAATAAACGATGTCATGGTATTGATCGTGGATAAACCAGCATATACGGCACTCGTCACAAGACCGCTAATTTTTCCAAAGGAATGATTTAATTTGGTAAATGTCATTCGTAATTGATGAAATGTGGAACCAAACCGACGCATAAAGGGGTCAATCATACGATTGAACGCATTCCAATATTTTCCAATTAAGGCGCGAATATTGAATAAACCACCAAGAGTTTGATTCATTGCGTCCAGAAATATTTTAAATACGCTAAATACGGGCTGTAAGAAGCGCAGGAAAACATTATTTATATTTAAATTTACGGCATCTTTGAAATTATCAACCCCAAATTGCATCCGGGAACGTGGGTCGTCGTCTGGTTTGAATAAAGGTGCCGCAAACATATATAACGGATCATAACGATATTTGGACCAATTTTTGGATATTTCTTCCCGATTGACAGCCACAAGGCTAAATACAAGACCCAAAAAAAGAGCAACAGTGAGTCCAATAAATAAATACATTGCTAGGTAATCAAACCTCCTTGAAATATATATTTGTTTTTCTAAATATCTATTTCACGTACATCAACACGTTTACCGTTCACGTATGTGACAACAGCCGGTTTCTTATTGATTGATTCAATAAAATATGATATTTTTCCGATTATGTCTGATTTATGAGCATAAATCAGTAGTTTTGATTTTCCATCAAATAAACTTAAGTTTGCGCGCACACGACATTCACTGATACTTCGGAAGGCAGATGAAGGTTTCGGTAAAACTTCCATAATTTATCCTGAAGATTCCCTATCTTATTTCTCTTAAATTTGAGTGAACTCAATTTTCCCATCATATAATATAAATAATGGCAGCAACACGTAAATGTGGCAAAGGACAAATTCGGCGTGCGTCATATACACGTCGTACTAAGTCGGGGAAATATGTTCATGTGGAGTCCCGGTGTATTCGTGATATGGGCTTACCCGGTAAAGGAATGAATCGTATTGGTACTTTGAAAAAGGGTTTGTTGTCGAAGTATGGATATACATCCCAGAAAAGCATTGATGAGCGTCATACGGCCTTGCGCAAAGCAGTTGCCGCATACGGTCCGTTGAGTGTACTGCGAAAACTGAATGCGGTCGCTGTGTATACACGGCGTACGGCTCCCGCAGTGAGTGCGATTTTCAAGGCCGATATGGCATGGGTTCGTTCGTCATTCAAATTTAAGACAGATAAGTAGAGGATTACATCCACAATGGGAGGCTTTTTTTCAGTAAGCAATTGGGGTCCTGAAAGTGAAATAAACGAGTCACCATCATGTAAAGATACATCCGGAACTTCAAACAATATTGAAGAACCTGTTACAACGAATAATACAACAAATAATAATGGAAATATGGGTAATAACGCATCCAAAACAAGGAAACGGAAAAATTCCAATCGTGGGAATAACAACACTGAAGTTACAGACGTTGTAGAAGGCAAAGAGGGCACAGATGAGGCAGAAGGTAAAGAGGAGATAGAAAGTACAAAAAATAACACAGCGAATGAAACTACAGTCGTCCAAGAAACCAATGAAGTCAAAGAGGTTAATGAATCCAAAGAAGAATCAGTTTCAGAAGCCAAAGAAGTTAATGAATCCAAAGAAGAATCAGTTCCAGAAGCCAAAGAGGCAAATGTGACCAATGAATCCAAAGAGCCCAATGAATCCAAAGAAGAAGAATCAGTTCCAGAAGCCAAAGAGGCTAATGAATCCAAAGAATCAGTTCCAGAAACCAAAGAGGCCAATGAATCCAAAGAATCAGTTCAAGAAGTCAAAGAATCAAATGTGACCAATGAATCCAAAGAAGAATCTACACCCACAGTCAATAATAACAACACAGGCGATCAATCAAGTTCGAATAACGTTCCACAAATTCACGCAAAAGTCGGAGGCAAACGACGCAAAACACGTCGTAGGCGTCGTAAATCAATGAAACAATCCCAATAAGAATCACAAGATTGACCGGTAAATTAGGAATTTAGAAATTAATAATTTACACGTCATCACACAGAGGAGTGTTGCGATATGGAAGCACCATTAAGCGCCGCTTGGAGTCCGTCATGGACCTCCAACTTGATCAAATTCATAATTCTTAGCGTGTTATTTATTGTCGCACTTGTACTTTTATTTACAATGGGAAATTTGAATGAAATTCGTAAAAACTTTCCCCGGTATCGCTGTAATCCGTTATTTATTCCGTTTGCTTCCCAATTTGGATATGACACAAAGGAAAATTTCAGTTTTTGCTTATCCACTATTTTTGATATCAAAGCCGCTGAAATATTTGGACCCATTTACAGACTTTTGGCCGTGTTTGTATCTCTCACAAAAATGATTGTAGATGTCGCATTGGGAATACGAAAATTATTTAGTAACTTTTTACTGGGTGTGAATCGTTTTGTACAGAATGTACGCGACCGAATACAGCAAGTCATGTTTAGTATTCGTATGTCGTTTTTAAGAATACAGCATTTAATGGGACGTGTATACGGTACAATGTATGCCGTTATTTGGATGGGAACCTCCGCAATCACCGCAGGATTCAATATTTCTGACAATAGTCTAGTCAAGTTTTTATTTGAGTTCTGTTTTGACCCCGATACACCCTTAAAACTAGCCGACGGGTCCTTTGTTCCGATTAAGGATGCGAAAATCGGTATGAAATTAGCAGGCACACCTACAAACCCAACACCCGTCATTACGTCTGTATTTGAATTTGATGGTAGTCGCACACCAATGGTCCAAATCGGCGATGTTGTGATTAGTAAAGAACACTATGTATCGTTTGGACCTAATAAGATATGGGCGTCCGCAGATACACATCCCGCCGCTGTAGTCGTCAATACCGTTCCCAAATTGATTTGCTTGAACGTAACGGGCCATGAATTTATTGTTGGACGTACAGAATTAGTTGTTGCCGACTACGATGAACATAGTTCGCCTGAGGTGATTTCCAAGACACAACAAATGGCCGAGTCGCATTTGAATGGCGGTGGCGGCAGCAGCAGCGATAAAACACTTCGTACCAATTACGATTTGGGACTTGATCCTAATACAGAAGTGTTATTGAATGATGGAACTTGGAAACGTCTTTCCAACATACAACTAGGCGATAGTGTATGGAATTCAGGACAAGTTTATGGAATAGTTCACGAATCGGTGTCGAATATTGTAACGTATAAGTCTATTTGTATGAGTTCGGCGCAACTTGTATATAATGAAACGAAACAAAAATGGACACGAAATCTGGAAACATTTACAAATCTGGAAACACCGCGCATATTTATTCAACTGCTCACCGCAAATATGTCGGCCATGCGAATTCGAAATCCAGATGTGGGTCACGAAGTTTTTGTTCGTGATTATCGCGAAATTCCGATTCCAGAAATGGAATCCGCATATGTGGAAACGTTTCATACATCCGAAAAATTGAGTGTAACATCTGAACTACAAACAGTTTGTTAAGTTAAATTTCGTACTAAGTTCCGTATTTTCCAAAATGTCCGTAACTCTGCGCGCAGCATCGTTTCCCCTATTTTCCTCTGTGGATGCGACCACCAAGCCAATTGTAGCCGTGAAAATTAGCCCTGCTGTATTGACGGGTGGTGTATTGCGTCGGCCATTTCATCTGGCTCTTCTTCTAGATGTAAGTGGAAGTATGGATGGAGAGCGTATTATGGCTCTACGACGAACAATACATCTTCTTGTTGATGCACTTTGTGATACCGATATTTTGACAATCATTACATACAATAGTTCGGCGAGTATTCGCGCGGATTGTGTGACAATTACCACTGAATCCCGTGGAATTCTACATACTACCATTGACAATCTTATTGCGGATGGTGGTACAAATATGGAAGCCGCAATTGGATCTTTGTTAGTCCTTGCGGCCGATCCAGCCAAGCCGAATATTGACTCGGTATTTATTCTTACAGATGGTCATATTAATACAGGCATGACAAGTTCGGCCGGTCTACTTCGTCTTCTTCAGAATCAGATCAATCAGGGTGTTCCAATCAATACCCTAGGATATGGCGCAGACCATAATAGCCGTCTACTTCGTGATATGGCTCTACGAAGTCACGGAACGTATACATTTGCGGATGCGGACGAAGTACTTCCTGCGATTATTGGCGATATTATGGGCGGCCTTGAATCAGAGATTGGGCGACAGGCCAAACTGACTATCCCTCCCGGCTGGACATGTCTTGAGTCTCAATCAGCAACGAATGAGTATTGTATTGGAACACTGATTGCGGAGAAAACGCAATGGGTTGTATTGGAAGGAGAACCAGGTACAAACACTTTCCCTTCATTAACGCTGAGTTGGATGGATGCGGAATCAAATAGGGCATCCGCAACAGTTAGTATTGACTCATCTATTCCAATGTTGGAAGTTGTGGAACAAAGGGAACGGTGCCGAGTTGCGGCTGTGTTTAGTGCTGTAACGGAGGATGTTGAAGCACGCCATTTTGAGGAAGCACGGACTAAACTTCAAACACTTCTGGCCGAATTGACCGCTTCACTCGCAAAAGATACTCCATTTGTCATTCATTTACAAGCACAGGTGGAGGATATGATTGAATCGTTACACCCAGCGACGATTTCCCCGGTACCACGAGGCCTAGGTCGTGCTTCGCTTTGGCCTATTGATGAATCTGGACCGGCACCATCAATTGCGCCGGTTGTATCACGACTTGCTTCAAATACGACTGTTTTAATGAATCAGCGTGGGATTCTTTCGGGCGGAATGAGTACAACTGGCCGCTTACCCCTGACAAATCCAGCACTCTTTAGTAGTCCCAGCCAGCGTTCCGCATCCAATCGTATGACACAGGCCTATTCAGAATCCCAATCAGCATCCGTTTCAACTCCAATGACACCGTAAAACATGCGGAATAGGAATGTACATATAATCACAATAGTAACAAACTATGCCTACAATAAGTGAAAAACCGAAAGACGAACGCCTGAAAGAATCACTTGAAATTTTTCGATCGTTGAAATCGCTTGGCATACCGTTTGAAGCACCCGAAGTTTGTGAATTAAAAACATATATTGATGCTTATGTAAACGATGGTATTTGTTGGAGTGGTATAATTTCGTTTATCCGATATGGTCGTATTGCGGAAGTGAATTTACCACGTCGTGCCGATAAACAAATTGAAGTCAAACTTCGTGTACCGCGTGTATCTGCTTAGGATAAAAAAATATATATATCTAGACAAGGAAGTTATATGTCTTTTTCTAGATATATTGACGGATCACGAATAGTATATTGGGATGATACAACTGGTAATTTAACTATTCCAGGTGCGATTACAGCCAGTACATTTTTGGGCGCATCCTTTTCATTGGGTCCAAATGTACAATTTAGTAGTATTTCATGTTCGTCTATTAATGCTGGGACTATTCTGAATGGTACAAATACGACATCATTAACCTATACAGCCACAACAGCCCCAGCATCCGATGGCAAAGTGAACGGAATTACAATTACAAATATGAATCAACGCATTCGTCCAAGTTACGGAGAACAAATGTTATTTACAAGCAATTGGGTACAACGGTCTCCAGCGTCCAATTATTCCTGGCGAAAAGTCGCATGGTCGCCGACGTTAAAATTATACTGTGCCGTTGCGAATGATGCTTCACGCAATAATAATATTATGACTTCACCCGATGGTATTAATTGGACATTGCGAACGTATGGTGTAAATACAGGGCTTAGTACAATTATTTGGGCAAATACTCTTAGTCGTTTTGTTGCGATCGGCGATGATGGCTTCACTGCGTATTCTTTGTATTCATCAGATGGAATCAACTGGACCGTAACTGTATTAGGAACAAATGCATTCTGGTTAGATGTGGCATGGTCGCCTCAATTATCACGAATGGTACTTGTTGGATTTCGCTCTGGTTCACCAACAGTTGCGCATTCAAGTGATGGTATATCATGGACAGTCATTACTCCAGGAGTCACGTCTCGTTGGTTGGCTGTTTGTTGGTCCGCTGAACTAGGATTATTTGCGGCTGTAAGTCCATTTTCGGATGCGGGTGCGAATCGCTGTGTTATGACATCGCCTGACGGGTTAACATGGACACAACGAACAACTCCAGCAACAAAGGGATGGTATTCCATTGCCTGGTCTGGTGAACTGGGATTATTTGCGGCTGTAAGTAATTCAGGAGATTCACAAGGAATAATGACCTCCCCTGATGGGATAAATTGGACACTTCGCACTACACCATCATTGGAATTCAGTTATATTGTATGGGCTCCAGAAATTTCAATGTTTATAGTGACGAATTCAACGAATCCCAGTATAGTTGTAAGTAATAATGGAATTAACTGGACGGCTTATTCTGTACTTCCAGCAACACGCCAATATTTTGGAATGGTTTGGTCACGTGAACAATCCAAATTAGTAATTCTTGATATAAATACAGACGCTCCAGGAAGTTATGTAGTTACTAGTCCTGTTTCATTGCCGGCTTCGCAGAATACATTATTACTAGCGAGTCCAGGTTATGCGTCCATCAATAATTCAAATGGTCTTATTTCCATGAGTTCAATGAGTATTAGTTCAATTAATAATGTAAACGTCGATCAAATACCTAATTATTCAACCGGACAATTTTATAAAGCGGATACTTTTGTTGGAACAAAAGTATATTCGCAACTCGTTGATACTGTAAATTACACAACAAATTTTCAATCCAATGCGACTGAAGGTGGTACATTTCCGAACTCATTTTATTCCGAACGATTTAGCGCAACCAATGTTATTTTTAATGCTGGCGGTGAAGGTGTTGTGTTTAATTTGGATAGTGGTTTAAATTATACTGCTACAAAATTTGAGTGTGCAATACAATTTAGGATAACTCCACCAATTTATGATCAAGGTTATAATTTGAATTTTAATGGATATAGTTTGAAAGTGGGTGGTGATGGATTAGGACAAGATTTTAATGTAACTTTTACAGATCGTTTTGGAACCGTGCTTTATTCAGTGCCTAGAACCCAATTAAATACTATCGGTCAACTTGGTATTATTCGTTCATATCTTGGATTATCTATATATAGCATTAGTGGAAGTACAGCAACTATTATATATACTACGACAAATGTGAATTATTCAAATACAACAGACAAATGGTTTAATTTCGGTGCTCTTTATCGTATGCCTTTTGAGGCATTATTTGAATTACAAGAATATTCTTTTCCTTATTTGAGGTATCCTATTGATTATTTATATGTTTCATCATTAGCAACAAGTTCAATTACCACACAGAATCTTTCATCAGCAGTATTAGCGACCAGTACTATCAATGCGAATACAATTACATCTTTTGTAGGAAATATAAGTACAATCAATACAAATTTCATTTCATCAGGATCAATACAAACATCGTCTGTTGTCCTACTTGAACCCAGTGGTGAAAAAAGTATTATGAATTGTACATCATTTCTTTCATTAACACCTCGTAATTCAGGAACACGAAATTGGTTAGATATTGCTTCTTCCTCGGATGGTATGAAATTAGTAGCGGCAGATGCTGGTGGATATTTATATACATCGACGGATGGTGGCATATCTTGGACGGCGCGTGCTACGAATTTAGGAAATCAAGCTTGGGTTTCGGTCGCATCCTCTACAGATGGAACAAAACTTGTCGCCGTTCAAGGCAATAATACTGGTAAAATATACACATCGTCCAATAGTGGTGAAACCTGGTCTGAGAGCAACTCTATTGCGGCACAATGGGTTTCTGTTGCTTCGTCGGCAAATGGGCAAAATTTAATCGCAGTCGTAAATAATGGACAGATTTATAAATCCACTGATAGTGGTGTTAATTGGACCGCTAGATATACATCAAAAGTATGGAGAGGTGTCGCATCATCTTCCGATGGTATGAAATTGGTAGCAGTTGTAAATAATGGTAATATTTATACATCGACGGATGGTGGAGATAATTGGACGGAACGTGTGTATACGAAACTATGGTTTAGTGTCGCATCTTCCGCAGATGGTACAAAGTTGATCGCATGCGATTTGGGCACAGGGTCAGGTGGACAAATTTATATATCCACTGATAGTGGAGTCACATGGAATCCTCGATATATCAATAAAGTATGGATTGCTGTTGCTTCATCCGCAGATGGAATGCGACTAGCCGCTGTTGCAAGCGGTGAACAAATACATATAACGGTGGATGGAGGTTTGACATGGTCTGTGTCTAGTAATAATGGCAATTGGTCTTCTATCGCATTATCTTCAGACGGATTTAAAGTTGCGGCAACGGTTCAGACAGGACAAATACATACCGGAGGATTTAATATTATTACGGAAATTGATAGTATTGTAAGAACACCTCAATTATGGACATCCGAAATTTCATCTGGTCACGCCATTATTAGTTCGATCGATACAAATGTCATAACATTTGATTATGTGTATATTTTATCCACTTCGATTGCGAATATGGATGAACTAAATGTTACTACCATTTCAACAGCCGAAGTATATACATCATCTCTTGTATTGTATGAATCAGGTGAAAATAGCATTATGAATTTAGCAATAAATGAAATAATTTCTGAAAGTAGCGCAGGTGTAAAAGATTGGCAAAGTATTGCGACTTCGGCAAACGGACTGAAATTAGTGGCAGTTGTATATGGTGGATTGATCTATACTTCTACTGACGGTGGTGTGACATGGACGGAACGTGCCGCAAGTTTAGGAAATAAAAACTGGCAATGTGTCGCATCATCGGCGGATGGAGTTAAATTAGTTGCCGCCGCCAATGGCGATTACATCTATACATCATCTGATTCTGGTGTATCTTGGACTCAACAATTAGATTCCAGTACTGCGCAATGGAGTGATATTTCATCCTCAGCAGATGGCACATTGTTGGCGGCTGTTGCTGAAAATTCTGTATATGTATCAAATAATAGCGGTGTAAATTGGAATTCTCAGTATATTTCACCTGAAAATTGGAAATGTATTACGTCTTCTGCCAATGGCCAATATTTGGCAATTGGTTCACAAGGTTCAAAAATTAGGAGGTCGTCTGATTATGGTGTAACTTGGACACAAACTAACTCTGTTGATGCCTATTGGTCAGGTATAGCATCATCCGCAGATGGTTCCAAATTAGTGGCTGTTGTGTACAACAATAGCGGATCTGGATATATCTATACATCCACAGATTATGGTTTGAATTGGACTCAACGTGCGACGGATTTGGGTAGTAGACTATGGTGGAGAGTTGCTTCATCGACAGATGGAGTAACGTTAGTCGCTATTGATGGCGATCAAATCTATAAATCAACCGATAGTGGTTTAACATGGGTGCCCGTCCAACCTAGTTTAATACAACAATGGTATGACATATGTATATCATCAGATGGTAGAAAGTTTGTAGCTATTGTTTATGATGGATCTATTTATATAGGAAGTGGTTCCAAAACAATTCAGATTGATTCAAAGGTATCGATGCCTGAGATTTCATCTGCGATTATAACAACAAATACATTGAATAATGCTGTTGGAAATATAAGTTCTTTGAATACCAATACTATTTCATCGTCCGTCGCAAATATCAGTACAATCAATACACAAAATGTTTCATCAGCAATAGTGGCAACAAGTAGTATACAACTTGTAAATACAAAAACAATTCTTGGAAATTCGGCTGGAGCAACAAATCCAGGTACAAGTGTTGTTGCAATAGGACATCTTGCTGGAAATACAAATCAGAGCAATTACGCAATTTCGTTGGGATATACAGCGGGTCGTACAAATCAGGGTTCTAATGCTATTGCAATAGGAAATGGAGCAGGTGAGACGAATCAGATCGCAAATAGTATTATATTGAATGCGTCTAACGCAGCTCTAAATGCCACTACAAACGCAGGTTTTTATGTAAACCCTGTGCGAAACGCGTCCAATACAAATGTTGTGTACTACAATACAACAACAAAAGAACTGACATATGATACAGCACCCAGTGTAGTGTCAACGTTTAATAGCATGTCTACTGGGATTGCTACAATAGGCGATTTATTTGTTAGCACTATAGTAATGCCTGGAATTAGAATTGGTACTGGGGCCGGTGCTTCCAACCAAGATTTCCCCTGTATTGCTATAGGTGAGTATGCGGGTCAAAGTTCACAATCAGCATACGCCGTCGCAATAGGAAGTTATACTGGTAATGATAATCAGGGTACTAATGCAGTCGCTCTTGGATCTTCTGCTGGTCAAACATCTCAAGGAACAAATTCTATAGCTATTGGAACTACAGCGGGTAACAACAATCAAGCAAATGCTTCAATTGCGATTGGACCTTCCTGTGGTCAGGAGACTCAAGGTTTACAAGCAGTGGCTGTAGGTCCATCTGCTGGACAATTAAGTCAAGGCTCACGTGCTGTTTCAATAGGCCTTTATTCAGGACAAGATACACAAGGAACGAATGCTGTTGCAATAGGTTATGACGCAGGTAGAACGAATCAAAAACCTGATGCTGTTGCAATAGGTGTTGCGGCAGGTAATTATAATCAGGCATCGAACGCAGTCGCTGTGGGAGGTTTAGCAGGACATTCCAATCAGGCATCCAATGCGGTTGCTATTGGTAATTACGCGGGTTATGAATCCCAAGGTATACAAGCGGTTGCTATAGGTTCAAATGCCGGTCGCACAAATCAAGGTTCTAACGCAATTGCAATAGGAAATGGAGCAGGTGAGACGAATCAGATCGCAAATAGTATTATATTGAATGCGTCTAACGTAGGTCTAAATGCCACCACAAACGCAGGTTTTTATGTAAACCCTGTAAGGAACGCATCCAATGCGAATGTTGTGTATTACAATACAACAACAAAAGAACTGACATATGATACAGCACCCAGCGGCAGTGTAGTATCAACGTTTAATATTATGTCTACAGGTACAGCATCCATTGGCTCATTAACAACATCTTCAATAAATATCTATGAATTATCAAGTGTCACAAGTAAAATTAATGTTTCAACTACGTTTTTAACTACACCCCGTGAAACAAGTAGAAGCTGGCGTTCTATTGCTTCGTCAGCGGATGGCAGTAAACTTATCGCAGGTGTAAACATATCAGGAAATGTATATATTTCAACAGATGGTGGTGTGACATGGGAGGGACGATTATTTGATGCTTTTTGGCAAGGTGTTGCGTCGTCCGCAGATGGTACGAAACTAGTTGCAGTTCCTTACTCAGGTCAAATTCAGGTATCTTCTGATGGTGGTTTTATGTGGGCACCTAGAGAATCATCTAGACAATGGAGTGCGGTTGCGTCTTCAGCAGATGGAACAAAGCTAGTTGCTACAGTATATGAAGGAAATATTTATACATCAACGGATAGCGGTTTGTCTTGGACTCCTCGTGATTCAACTAGAAAGTGGCAAGGTGTGGCTTCTTCATCCGATGGTACGAAACTTGTGGCTATAGTAGATACAGGGAAAATTTATACATCCACGGATAGTGGTGAAACATGGACTCCTCGTGATTCAAATAGAAATTGGAATGGTGTGACTTCGTCAAGCGATGGCACAAAACTCGCAGCCATCATAAATAGTGGGTTCATTTATGTATCTATTGATAGTGGAGTAACATGGACCCCGCGTGCGACTTCACAAGCATGGGGAGGCATAACATCATCCGCAGATGGCTCGAAATATATTGCGACTGTGTATAATGGACCAATTTATACTTCAATTGATGGTGGAATGACATGGTCTACGTACGAAACAAGTAGATCTTGGAAATCTATTGCATCATCCACAGATGCTTCAAAATTTGCTATTGCCGTACAAAATGGACAAATTTATACTGGAGTTTGGTATAATAGACTCACAACAAATTCATTACTGACAGTCTCAGATTATAACGTATCAAGATTCATTGGTAAATCAACTACTGCGCCTACAGGACAAGATGGGGCCCTGTATGAAGGTGATTTATACTACAATACAACAACAGGAGGCATGAACTGCTATATTAATAATACGTGGTCCAATGTAGGTTCTTCAGAAAACATCACTGTCAAAACGATTACTTACAATTCAGAACCATCTGAATCACCTAGTTTATTGTGGGATTATGGAACTTCAAATGCATTTTCTATATATAGACCTTCAAATACTAGATCATTACACTTTTCAAATAGTGCTACAAGTTACGACCAATTAAAACTCAATGAAAATGGCACATCGGAATTCCTAAGCACATTAATTGTGAAAGATACCGTTGAAGTTTTAAGTACAATTGTTCTTGGAAAATATGGCCCCCCAACAGGATTTAATTCATATACATTTGTGAAAACTGGATTATTTCAGACTCCTACTGGATTTTTGCGAACGGCATCAGGTTCAGCATGGAATGCTTATGCATATGTACCCAGTGCATTTTTAACTACTGCGTACGTAGCAGCCTCTCCTTCAGCATCGGCTTTTATGTCCTTTGGTTTTGATAATTCCTCGGCTGTTGTTACTAGTACTCAGATAGATTATTGTTGGTATTTTGATGGTACAAATGTAGATATTTATGTAAATGGCGTTCTAATACAATCAGGTTTAACTTACTCAACAACAAGTAAATATTCAATTTGGTATGACGGAACACAAGTGATTTTCGAGATAGATGGCGTTTTTATTTATCAAACAGGCAGAGCATTGGGTCCTCCACTTTATTTTAACGTAAGTATATTTTCAGAAAGTGCATCTATAAACAATCTAGTTTTAAATACAACAAATTATATACTACCAACAACAATTACAAAGGTCAACAATGGTATTTATATGAGCGTGCCGAATGGAAATTTAGAAATAGGTACATCGAGTATAAATGCTTCAGGAAATATTAAGGGAAAATTATTTTATACTGATTATGTGTTAAGCGGAACTGTGGCACCAGGCGGTATAGCACAACTTCTAATGCCGTTAAATACAACAGGGATGTTTTTGTTCAGCGCATACTTACAAACTAACACTGCTGTGAATATTGCTGGGATTTTAATGGTTAGCAATCAGACCATTAGTAATATTGCTACAATATTCTCAAACAGTATGACAGCTTTGGGTACATTGACTACCTACCTATCGATTCAAAATAATTCAATGACAGGTTCACCAATTATGATAACAATTCAACGGTTTGGTTTATAAATTTGGCATTGACATTGGGGTGAAATATCCGTTTAAACAAATAAATAAGTACTAAGTATAAAATGGTTTTTCCCGCTGTAAAACTCCATCAGTTATATTCCTTGAATTTATATGATGGACTTGATATAATATTTGAGGATCTTGCTATGATTAATGTACCTGTATTAGAAAAAGTCGCAATAACAAAAGAACTTGGCATTATCCACATTGTAAATCAGATGTTTGAAGTTAATACCCATACTAAATCTGTTCGAATTTTAGGCAATAAAATCAATGACACTACATTTATGGTAAATAAACAAGGAAACGGACAAATATATACATTCAACTATAATTGCTCCTATACGGATATATTGACTGGAATTGAATATTTGTACCATATGTATAAGAATTTAGTACCATCATAATTTTTCATAATAAGTCCGCCATAAACAATAAAAACTATTCTATAGAATTTATTGTTTGATCTTACAGACCACGACGAAATTAATTTGTAAACAGCATACCACCCCGTCCACCAAAGACTTTGAATACATTCCAAATCGTCACATACATATAGACATTCAGATTGGGAGGTGGAACACCGCGCCGGCCATTGGCAAGCCGTAAATAAATCTCTTTTCGTGGAATTTTATCCCAATTCGCAACACCCGCAGGCTCGTACGCAAACACCCCGCCTTCAGGACGTACTCCAAATGAATACGCGTAAATATACCGGTTAATGGCCGCCGATTTTGTATAAAACATGGCCGGTACAACTCCGCGAAAAAAAGAACCGCCCTCATGGACGCAGCGCTCATAGGAACTATACATCAGCGTCCCACTTTCAAGAGGTTCGGATGCCGATGTTTGAAATCCAGGACGAATACACCAAGCCTTATCTCCTGAAGGCACAAGCGACGCATCAGGCCACCAGGGCGTTAAACACGGATTTTCAATTCCATCACTAGGTGGCACTTTGGATACCGGTGCTGCGAGATCCCGTGTAAAAAGAAACCATGAATTATAAAGCGCAACTTCAGGCCGTTGAAACGCCCAAATAATTTCTTTGGTCGGATTTGTATACGGTAAGGCGACACGCACTTCTTTCATACCCTGTGTTTGAATCATAGGAACAGCGATATGTTGCTCCACATGATAGGTCAATTCACCCGTTCGGAACGCAAGTGCTTCATATTCTTCCAAAAATATATATTCTACAAGTCCATATGCGTCAGCAGGCGAAAATCGGGTCGGCATTTGAAATCCTGGAATAATTTCTCCAGATAGACCACTAATCGGCATATCCGCATTGAACGAATACAAGTTATGTATCCCCCCTTGTACTGTATAGTAAAATCGTGATCCTCGAATTTCATATTTCCCATCTACAACTGTTGGAATTGGAGGATTTCGGGGGTCGGGTCGCGCAGCAGTATAGACAAGTTCCTCAATCGGACGAAATGTCACATGGATACGAACTATGTCAGACGTTAAGGCTTGAATAGGAAGCGCATGTGAATAGACTCCACGACGACTAAACCAAAATGGAATTGGCACATACACTTTTGTTAGGTCGGCGCTAATCCACGAAGTCGCATCATATCCTCCAGGCCGACGACAAATCATTTGATTTTTTGTAAGTACACCTTCCAATGGTTCATACAATTCATCAAGCATTTCAAGCAAACGACCATCCAGTGTTTCCACTATCACACCACCAATTTCCAATTCTATTTGTTGAATTAAAGCGTGACCTAGCGAATTCGTCCATCCAAACAATGGACCTAAAAATCCACCACGATTCGTCAATGAAGTTCCGCCGACTTGTTTGATTGCGGCAAGTTGTGTTGTATAAATATCCGGCATTGTCACCGCAATAGTGACACCACTAATTAATTGTCCAATTCGTGGTAATGTCATACTCACTCGTTGACCAAATTCAGCAACGCCGTCAAATTCAATACGATTCCATTGTGCGGCCCAGCGTGTTGTTTTCTTGACGACTTTTACAAATTGTGCGGTATCGGGATTACCACGAGGTGGTTGTAGACGAGTATCGGCAAGGCCGGTACTTATCAACGTTAAACTTTGTGCTGGCGTTGAGGCCATTCTCCTATTGTTGTGTGGATTGAAATTTCACCGACGAAAACGACGCGTTGTGCGACGAGTTTTTCGTCGTGCGCCACCTTTCCTTCCGCTATTACCTGTTCTACGTAATGCTTCCAACCGTGATATTAGATCTTCCAGTGTAGTATAGGCCTTTGTTCCGGCCGTAGGAAGGGTACGTAGCGCTGCTAGACGTCTTTCAAGTGACTCCAATTTCACTTTATCCTCAATTCGTTGTTCAAGACGACGCATCATATCAGGAGTTACAATATTCAACATTTCAATCACATTTTTATTTTGGGATTCAGGATTGAATAAAATATCATTTGTAAGCGAATTGAATCCTTCCATACCAGGTATGTGCGCCACAGCCGCAGCGGCAGCACGTGTTTCCGCAGTCAATCGTTCTAATCCTTCGCGTAGTTCTTTGGATCCTGTGGTCGGTAATTTATTGAATTCTGTTGTAAAATCACGAACAGCGGTATGATAATCATTATTGGATTCCATTAGTGTATAACGTACATTTCCATCAACACCAACTTTTGTAGCAAACTTTTTAAAATAGGGAATTAATCCATCTATAAACAATTTCGCTTCAGTCTTTTGTTTCGCTGTGAATAGGTCTGATGTATCAAGAAATGCTTTCAGTAGCACAATATATGAGTCTTGACGATTCCGTAATGTCCTTCGTCGTGACTCTTTCCTTGTTTGAATTCGAAACATAGGTCCATTCGCACCTAATAATGACGATTCTATTTCAGAAATTCTGGAACGAAGAGTCCTTATTTCGTCACGTAAGGTTGAAGGAATCGGCTTCCCCAATGTTTCTAACCCTTTTACAATATTTTCCTTTTTTTGAAGTTCTTTTCCAAGACTTACCATTTGAGTAGTCAGTTCATCAATTGTTTGATGATTCCTTGTATTTGCCATATTCCATTCGGCAAATTCCCCTTTTTTATAATACGATTTCAAAATGATTTTTGGTAATACTACACCTATCAATTGAATAAGGGTCGATATTTGGATGTTATCACCCGCTGCGATTTTCCACTGTAATAGACGGTTTTGCGCATTGGTAAACCAAGCCATTGCCTGATCATCCGTCATACGATCATGAAATTCCGTGATTTCCCTTGCCGCCGGCGCTGCCATGGTCTCTATTCATTATATAATTCTTTTAATGTACGCGCACTCGGATCGTTCGCACCCTCTACCCAACGAGGCATCCACATATGTGGAATAGTCGTTACAGCAGCCTCACCGTAATGCTCTTCAAATGTCCTGCGATACATATAGGCTTCTTCGGTAGAAGGTGGGTTATGAACACCGTTCATAGTTTCACGAATCAAATCCAAAACGTTCTTGGTTGATCCAGTCACACGCACGTAGTTGGCGCACAATTTATACCATGGAGTTTCCGTGTCTGAGGATGATACACCGTCACTAAATGCCTCCTTTTTCCGCCACAAGACTTCTGTGGGCAAATAATCATCGTCGGCAAAGGCTTCTCTTAGAATAGCCTTTTCAATTTGAACACCTTTGGCAGGACGCCGGAAGACTGTAGGAAAGGCGCGCCATGTTGCGACTACATTTTTATCCAAAAATGGAGTACGAGCCTCTAATCCATGCGCCGCCATAGAGCGATCACTACGTAGCACATCGTACATATGGATTTCTTCCAATAATCGTTCCGATTCTGCCTCAAATTCTTCATCACTGGGTGCCGCATACGAATAGATATATCCACCACCGATTTCATCACTTCCATCGCCATTAAATACGACTTTGATATCCGTATTTTCTTTAATAAATTTACCAATTAACCAATTTCCAACGGACGCACGAACAGAAGTAATATCATAAGATTCAATATCACGAACAACATCATGAACCGCATTCATAAAATCCTGTGGAGATACAATGACATTATGGTGAATGGAGCCGATTTTATCAGCAACAAGTTGCGCATATTTCAAATCTGTTGAACCGGGCATACCAATACTGAATGTATGAAGTTTCGCGCCCCGCTTCGCAAGTTCACGGGCCGCGATTGCCGCAATCAAACTTGAATCCACACCTCCGCTCAATAACGCACCAATGGGTCTATCACTAAGTAGTCGTTTTTGAACAGCACTCAATAATGCGGCGCGAAGTGCCGATCGCGCAACCGCACGATCTTGAAATGCCGCCAATTTCACATGTGGGACCGTATGATAACGAACTTCACGACGCATTTCGCCGTCAAATGAATATTGTCGCCATGTTCCCGGTGGAAATGGAACAATCTGTGTACATCCGGTAGGCAATCCTTTGATTTCTGAACTCCAAACAAGTGCGCCTTCAGGCGTATGTGCCTGAAATAAGGGACGGACGCCGTAAGGATCACGTGCGACATACACAGAATCTGAATTGACAAATACAAACGCAAAGACACCATCCAATGTTCGACAAAGTTCCGTCATTCCAATCCGTTCCGCAAGAAGTGGAATCACTTCACAATCGCTACTGCCGGTGTGAAGCGGGAGTTCCCAACGTGCTGCCAATTCTTTATAATTGTAAATCTCGCCATTACAAATCAAAAAATTACCTTCATGTTCGAACGGTTGATTCCCGGCATCCGTCAGGCCGTTAATTGCGAGCCGAGTAAACCCCAGAACCACATGTTTGGAATCCAGGTATTTTACGGCAGTGAATTCGGGACCACGAGGTTCAAGTTGTTTGACGCAATGATCAATCTTTGTTTCCGCTACATACTTCCCCAGTAGAGCCCAAATACCACACATTTGTATTTCTATACATTCATACGGCAAGGTTTACCTCTAAATACCGCAAATCAACACGGAAAAACTGGGTTTGACTGATTTCGCAAGCACTGATTTTATGTTTTATCTTGTTTGGAGTTATAGAATATGGATATTGGAGTATAGATATGGAATAAATTAATCGCCGCCACCGGGTGCGACCGCAGAGATATCGTCATGCGCAGGAGGCACTTCAGAGGGTGTACCCGGACGCTCGGTCTCTACGGACTCTTCTGCGTGATCCATGTCACCGCCCTCAACGTGTGTGTCCACGGCGCTAGATGACGGTTCAATCGGAATATTGGGAACTCCAAGACGGAGTGCCGATTGACGAAGGTCCCAATTAATTACAAAGAGCATCTGAGCCGTATCGCGTTCATTCATATAGGATAGACAGGCCTTCCAGTCTACGGACTTACCGGCCGGTTTGAGTGTATTCATATACAGGTTGTGAAGACCATACACAAGAGGGCGGTACTTCGGCGGGATATTATGTTTAAGTGTATCGCGCGCCTTGAAAACACTGACATACCAATGATAGACGTCGTTAGTAGCCGTCTTCCATCGCGCAATTGTTGTATTTGCGGCCAAGCGCTCCTCAGGATAAAGGGCGAGATATGCCGGCAAAGTGCCGGATCGCCATTCCATCAACCATAAATAATCGCGGCGAGCGGAATTTCCACGCCGCTGGCGTACAATATTGTATTGAGATGTACGGAGTTTGTATCGTTCAAAGCCGCTCTTGACTACCAGTCCCTGAATCGTATGTGCGAAGCGGCGATCCCAGTCCAAAACAACCTGATGGAGTTTATTCCATGTGGGTGCGACGATTGTAACCTTGGGCGTAGAAAACGCTGCGGATGGGACGGATGAGAGGCTAATACCGCCATTATTCGCAATAGTGATCGCCTCAACACAGTATGCGCGAGGTGCCTTGACGGGTACAACAATACGATTCTCGGGATGCTGTAGTACCCAAGTGTAAGATGTATTGACGTTCAATGCGTTCTCCAAGACTGGGCGATGGTCGCCAATCGCCTCGCTAAACATGACGTTGAATGTCTTGGTTTGACTGAAATAGCGACAGTTCGCATCCAGAGTGGATCGTGTATGAATACGCCACATCTTATTGTACTTATCCCAAAACATTCCGATCATCACACCATCCAGAAAGTACTCCAGGTTATAAGTTGATGGTACTGGGATATCGCCATCGGCACCCGCAGGAACAGGCAAGGATTCACCCTCATGGCTCTTGAATGCTGTTACAGACACTGGACGATTTTCAAGCGTATCCCATACCACGGAACGGAAGGCGCGAACATGAGGTAGGCTCATATCACTGCGGCCCTTGGTGTAGCGGATTAACGCAAAGGGATTTTCAGGCGTAGAATTATCATCGATGCGAAGATTACCACCCTCGGCACTGCTCAGGAAAGCCGACAGCGCAGGCCATGTGGGATATGCGGAAATAAGCTCAAAGAAAACGTTGGAAGACATCTTGTTAGAAACGGAAAAGGTTTTAAAATCTGGAAACGGGCTTTCTGGAAATAATTCGGGGCACAACCCTTACTTATCATTTTTTTATGCGTTTCAATTTTTTCCATAAATTTCACAAAATACAACCCAGACGTACAAAAAATAGATAACACCACGGGCCTCATTTTAGAATGTTGACGTTGACGGTACGGAATCAGTTCCGTATTTTTGTCCATATCTGATTATAGAGACATATGTCCAACAACAATTTCGTTGGCGGTGATGGCGCAGAATTAGTCCCCGAGTTGGGTGATGAAATTGAAATTATTACACGTCATGGAAATATTCACGGCATTATTGTTTACCGAAGTGAACGTATGATTCGGATTCGGCCATTTAGTTCCAAAACGGATGTATATGAATTTCCATTGGACGCGAATGGAGATTTTGAAGCCTCGCTCGGTGTGATTGAAACCCGAATGGATGCCGAGAAAAAAGCCAAAGACCCCCATTTCTCCATTCAGATGAATGTGGACAAGGGCAATAAACTCGAATTTTATGGCCGTGATGGAAAAATACTTGCCGTATCAATTGTTCATGAAGTCATTGCGACGGATGAATACGATGGTCTGAAATTCACAGATGGTCGAGTTATGGATTTCGGTTTTATAGGTTTGCCTGATCCGTATATTTCATTTCTTAACGTCACTGGATTGGATGATGAGCATATAAATTTAGTTAACTCTGAAGCGGCGGAAGTTCCCCCCGAAGCCGTGAATACAAATGAAGGCGAAGATATTATCGCCCAACTCTTGGCCCAGCAAGGGGAAGTACATCATGATGAAACCGCGCAAATCAATCGTCCTTACCCCGAAGTCCAACAGCGCCAAGAGATGTTTGTCAGTATCATGCAAATGATTGCGCCGAAACAAGAACAACAGAAAAATCCACGTATTTTGCGGAAAGCCTATATAGAAGCGGATTTATTGGCATCTTTGAAACGTTCAATCGTTGAATTATCGCCGCAAGGACTGCCACTTCTCAATACATTCAAATCGCGGCGAGTGGATGAATTGTATGAAGTACTGAATCATATGTATCCACCTATTTTGATGCCGATTGTGGATATCAATAAAGTTTTAGTGACAGGCGATTACGACGCAAAAGCCGACGATGTAGAATACGTGTCGGAATCAGCGGCCGTCAATCAAGTGAGTGAAGCATACGATACATTTTCAAAAGCCATTAATCCAGCACGACGAACATACAATGCGTTTGAAACATATATGCGCGGTCTAGATGATGCGTTTCACCCTTATGCGGCGCATACTAACCCTACATTTCAGACAACGCAAGATATGGAAGTCTATTTCGGCAAACCCGGTGAAGGAGTCAAGGGTTTCAAAGACCTTCCACTCAAATATACAGTTACATTTGAAGATACACGTGATGATATAGCATCGTATCCTGTTCGTATGATTAAACAAGGAAATACATTTGTGGATCGTATTGCGAATAAAACAATTTTACTTCAAACAGCCGATACCGCAGAACGCACAGGTTATATTTTCCTATCGCCTGAATTATCGTACTTACGCCTACCAGAACGAAGTTCCGTGCTTTTATGGGATATTCACGCAAGTGAATGGTGCCGTCATCATAAATATACACTCAAATCACGATTGTTGGAAGCAAAGGATAATCAAATATTTGGCGCAGATGAACAGGTAAATATTCCAATCTTAAGTATATTGCGAAATCGACTACAACCCTCACTGTCGTTAATCACTTGGGCAAATACAATTGTTATGGATTCAATTGGTTTACGAGCCCTTGAATTGACAAATGAGCAAATGAATGTATTGCGTGCGAAAATGACGGAGGGACAGACGAATTGGGATATGGCAATGGTGAAAATGAAAGAAGAAACGATTTCTCATCTTGGACACGAATCCACATTTCCTGTCAAACCGGTTGTCGATATGAATGTATCGCCTTTATTCACGAGCACTGTGCTCACAGACAAAACACTTACACCCTTCATTGAACGATTCAGAGATAAGGAAACATTGTATAAGACTTATGATCTTGCGTTGACGAGTGCGATTGTCGATGAATCTTACGGCACTTTACTGCCTTATTGGTCCGCTCTAATTGGCAATATGTCGCATGAATTAATTGAATCGGCGCGTCAGACATATGTGAGTGAAGCAACACGGATTGAGCGAAAACTGGAGACACAGCGAGAACTACGTCGTCGGTTTGTAGCCGCCCCAATTATTAATAAATGCCCGCATGTCCATGAATACGAAGTAGTCAATAAAATCCGTAATGATTCTGAACGTATGAAAGCATTGGAAATCTTTGTCAAAAAATACAATGGCGGAACTCAAAATAATTTTGTGAAATGTAACCGATGCTTACAGAATCTTGTATGTAAACATGAACTTTTGCTTCTACAAGAATATAAACTTCAACAACAGGCTACAAATATTCATAAACAATTGGTACTTGAATTCGGCGGACCCGTATTTATGGGTTCGTATATTTGTAAGAATTGTGGTCAAAAGATTTCCAATTTGGAATTTGATACACATCTTGAATTTGACGATGAAGGTCGTCCACTTGTGGGTCGTTCCGTGCTTCTACCTGAAGATATGGGTCCAGCAGAGGGCGATGATGAAGCCACTCTTGCCGAACAATCGGCTCGGATTGAGAAAATTACATCATTCAGTCAAAATATGGCAAAGGACTTTTTATTGTACCAATCGTTGAAACGTATATTTGAAGAGGCCCATATTATTTTACCTGACGATTTGGCGAAAGTCTTGCTTTCGGAACTCAAGATATTTTTAGAAATCGCTATATTAAATGAAGAGAAATATACAAAACTTGTCCTTCAAAGCAAGGTACCAGGAATTAAGAAAGTTCCTTATTCAATATATTACAATGAGAATTTGATTGGTGCGATGGGAGCGCTGGCTGTTATTGAATTACAAAACTTACCAACCGATATAGCCATTCCCAATCGTTCATGTCCGTATTCACGCAAAGGCTTTCCTATGGATTATTTGGATATGGATACAACAAAACTGGATAACATTAATAAGGACGCTATTCAGTATATCTCGTGTGTTGTTGGACTTATACGAAGTATGGAGGAGCCCTGGAATTCCGTATCTTGGGCCGATACAACCAAACCACAAGATGTGCGAATCAAAGGAATTATGAGTGAAATCCAAAAATGCCTCGGTATGATGCGAGGCACAGATTCGTCATTTACAAAATTACGCAATAATATTCCTGGTATTACGGATCAACAAACAAATCGTATGCGCGCGGCCAAAGACAAGCAAAATCAAATTGTAAAGACAGAACAAGCACAAATCAAGCCCAGTGATACAGATAAATTGCCATCGCATTTCCATCCCTGTCCAGTCTATGTTCAAACGGATGCGGCATCCGCAATCAATATTGGAAATGTAGCCAATTTGAAGACAAGTGTTGAAACATCCGTGCTAACAAAAATTAAGCCCGTTGTATCTGCGCGTCTTCAACAAATCCAACAGGATATTATGTATCAAATGAATCATGATATGGAAACGTCAATGTCACAACGTACATACCCGTTGGAAATTGTAGATACAAATGGATTAGGATATCGTGCGTCAGGTGTAAGTAATGCGGCTCGCGCAGAATATGAATTGGTCGCAACATCATATAAAAAACTAGATAATCGTGATGGGTCGCGTCCAAATACAGGGACACATATTTATGTGCCATGGAAAGCGCCAGAAACGGAAATTCTGGAAGCCACACCCGATGAAAGTATTTACTATAAATTATTTGCGAAAGTCTGTGCGATCGGTACGAACAAAGGTTATATTCACGAATATACATATGGTAATATCTGTAGACATTGTGGGTTCAAACTAGACGATGTTCTTATTTATGAAACAAATAGTGAAATTCCACCTTCCGCAAAAGATGTGAATGCGCGTCTAGAAGAACAGGCACGTCGCCGTAAAGCTGCTGTTGAATCGGCATGTCAAATGATTGGTATATCTATTAACGCTAACTCATTCAATGAATTGCGTGCGTCAATTAATACTAGGAAACAAGTCCCAGAGCGCATATTTGATAAAAATGCGACGGTTTTGGAACGAATTCTGGGTCTCAAGCAGTTCTTACCTGATAAAAGTGCTCGTGTTGTGGATATATTGGTATCCGGTATGAATTTGATTCTTGGAGATGGATCACGTGCGCCATTATACGGTGATGCTCGTTTTGAACCTCTTGCCGAATTTTACAGTGAATTTGATAATGTGAAGAAACGTGTTGCCGATTCATTAATCAAATCCTTGCGCGAGACGATTCCACTTGAAACACGACGAAAAGAAATCAATGGCAAATTGGAACTATTGGAAAGCATTTTAGGAAATATTCGCGGCGATGAATGCTTACGGTCATGTAAACGCATGTTTATTTTTAGTTCCAAATTTATTCGGGATACAACTATTACACCCAATGTTCCATTACAGCGCTGGATTCCAAACATCTTCCACGGCCATATTGATACGTTTATGCGAAAGATGACACAATTAAATGCTTCCGTAAAACAATCGCTGGATATGTATCAGGAAACAATTGGACATTCTGAAAATAACACTGAACAAACACAGATCTATGATTGTTTGAATACTATTTCGCTTCAATTAGGCAAACTACTTCGTTACTGGCAATCCTATGTACGTCCGAATCACGTGTTTGTAATTCAGGAATCCATCAATGAATATTCAAAGGTACTAATTTGGTGCGTTTATTCCATGTTACACCAAGCCTTTGAATCGCTAGGTGAAGATACAATCTTGAAATCATTCCTTGGAAATTGGATTGTGCGAAGTATTGAAGCCGAACATGAAACGTATGCGTTGTATCGTAAGACGACTGAAGAAATCAAGGCTAGTATGAATGACCGTCGCGAACTTGAAAAAGCACACAAGATTGCTCGTCAAGATATGGAAGCAGACCCTGAAATTCGTCGTTTGATGCGCACAGCATTGAAACTTGGATATAGTGAAGACGCTATCTTACGTCGTACAGGTTATAACGCCGAAGCGGAATCCCTACGATTCCAGGAATTACAGGCGTTGGGCTTAGCGGGTGATCGTGAAGACCGTGGTCGTCCCGTCAACCCAGAAGAAGGTATGGCGCATATTGTGGATGAAGATGGTGATGCCTAAACATTCGCATTTCACTAAACAATAGTATACCATGCAGCCATCCACGATTTGGGTTTACAATCTTCCAAATACTGATTATTTGATAGTAAAACGTCGGCCGTTTTCGTATCAAATACCCATTATGGATAATACAGGCACAATGACATATAAGTTTGTCAATGGTGTCAGTATACCTACTCCATGTTGGGAAAATATGGTAAAAGATACACATGGGCAAATATGGGCAACATTTCAAAATAATATTTACAATGTTACAGATATTTATTAGGCATTGCCGTAACTTATCTCAAGTTAAAGGAATGGCATAAAAAGCAAAGTTTTCTCGTAAACCATAATAAGATGTCCGTATTGTGGTTTGCACTTGGAATTTATATTGTTGGAATTGCCGTGGTTTTATTTCTTCGCCCGTCAAGTATGTTTAGTGCCGCGGGCTGGAAAGAATTTGGATTGGCCAATACAGCCAATTATACAGTATTTCCGTTTTGGATGTTTGCAATTGTATGGGCCATAGTTAGTTACGCACTCGCATCCTTGTTTACATTAACTATCGCAAATACGGTGTTAGGAAGTCAAGATACAGGTATAAATACGAATGTAAATTTGAATAGTATTGCGACACCAATTAGCAAAGTAACGGCACCCGCTACTGCGCCTTTGGCCTCGCCATCACCAACTCTTCCCGGTTATTACATTTTGGAGGAGGCCGCAAAAGGACCGGCAAAATACGTCTACTACGGCCCGAATCCACCTACACTTACGAATTTAAGCACAGATTCCGGATAAGGTTCCACCAATCGCTGTACCAAAGAGTGCCGCCCAGAATGAATAATATCCATATCCCATGGCATCTTGAATCAATGGATCCAGATCCAATGGGAATAGATTAGTGACCAAACCACGCAAACCGGGAATGAAAAAGCATATTGCTAGCATTCCTGCCTGTATTCCTAATGCGAGCCCCGCATTACTGGCAACTTGTTTCATATTTTTAATTCCACCGCAATTTTGATGTTGAACAAGTGTGAATGTACCGAGCGCCGTTAAGTACGAGACAACTAAAGCACCTAGAAAGTAAACTGTTAGAATTCTAGGATCTCCAGAACCTATACCAAATAATGATCCGAGGCCCAAAAATACGGCGAAAGGCAATACAGCCATGAGTAAAGACACAACAACCATGATGGCATATAAAAGTGTGTTGTCCATCCAATTTCTTCTTTCTTTCCCCATGAAAAAAAGAATGGATGATAACAACACTGCGGATAATATGACATCTGGATCTAGTGATATGAATGGTTCAAATGAAGACTATAGCAATAGCAATAGCAGTAATAATAATATGATATCATCGAATTCAAAACCGAAAACAGCAAGACCACGAACAACACGTGTCAAACCTGGGCGACTCAATACAGACGCAATTAATCCCGAGTTTATTACCACGGTTGATGATTGGGTGTCTTATTTTGAACGGGGAAATGTCCAATTAGGCCCTGATGGTACATTACAAGTTTTAGATCCTGAAGGAGGTATCAAAACAATACCATTCCAAAAAGGATTTGATGCCGTTCGAGGTATAACAATGCGATTAGAAATCCTTCGGAATAAATCCACTGATTTTTTGGCGAATCTACGTCAGTTGCGCCAAAGGGAGTTGGGAAATCTTGAAGAAATATTTGTTCAAAAGGAAAAGGAATTATTGGAAGCCACGCAACACTATCGGGAAAATCCACAGGATGAAGAACTCGCAGCGCTTGTTGTAAAGCGAAATAGTGAATTGTCAGAAATACATAAAGAAATACAACAAGTAAAGTACCCCATACAAGAACCCGTATTATTATATCCTTTTCAAAGAGGAGTTATTCAACCTGGTACACATGACGAAAGTATTATTATGATAAATCAACCTACAAATATGGAATCCAATGCTGTTATGCGTACATTAGGATTAGATGGCGAAAAACTAGTGCCCGCAGTGAATAATAATGAAATAGAGGAATCCGATACTGACGAGGACAATGGCAATGAAGAATCAAGTGAAATTGATAATGACTCACCAACTAGTGAAAGTAGCAAAAATAGCGAGGCCTATTTTGATGAACTTGTAGACGAACTCAAAACAAAATTAAAAACCTTTACGATTCCTGAAAGTATGACTATGGGACAATTAAAATCTACACTCTTTACGGAAGAGCGGCTAGAATATTACCGCACTCATATTGAAGATTTTAATAAACAAATGCGCATGGCATATATGAAAGCCGTTTCTACTGAAGAGGATACGGCTTAATTCGTTCCTCTGATTTATCGCAATCCACTGTTTTTGTTTCATATTTGAAGCAAGTTCCATTTCGGTCGCGGTACGTCACTTTATCTACATTTTCAATATTTGGATACCGGGTTATAACCATAGGTGCGGGTTTCAAAATATATACAAAAAAGATTCCCATTGTAAATCCAATTAAAAATGGAAAGAATTCAATACGATTAAAAAACTTCATATGGGCGAATCAAGATTATCCTATATGTCAAACATAAAATATTCGTAGACCAATGTAAGAAGTACAGACTTTATGTTCAACTGGTTATCAATTATGGAAGTACCGGGGCTGGCTACATTAGTCAGTTTATTACTTGGATTTGGATTGGCGGCTATATTTCGTCCATTATGTAAAGGTCCTGAATGTGTTGTGTTGCGAGGTCCGCCAGTCAATAAAATCAATGGATCAGTATACCAATTTGGTTCCAAATGTGTGGAATTCAACGCAAAACCAATAGCCTGTCCAAAACAAGGTGAGATTGTGGATACAATTAGTTTTGCGGATATGTCGTAAAAAGGGCGCGTTGTAAAGAATTCCCGAATCCCTATGCTCCATTTAAACAACAGATGTCCGAAGGTACACCCATTGATGCGATTGAGAATGGTGAGGTAGCGGATGCGGCGGATACTCAACATATGCAGGCAATTCTGGCTGAAATGAATGCATCGGGTGCCGATATTGCTAACGGGCCAGGCATTCCTCAAGCGCAGCAGCCTATGCCTCCAATGCGTGGAGGTATGCCACCTATGTATAATCCTATGCCGCCACCCCAGCAACGTCACTATGTGGATGACGGTCATATTGCGCCTCCAAAAAAGAATGTAATGTCGTCTGTTATTGAGCGCGTACTTGACCCGCTTGTAGTCGCTGTCATTCTATTTGTCTTGTCACTCCCGGTGCTTCATACATATGCTGCGCGTTATGTATCATGGGCCTTTGCGATTGGCGGTCAATTGTCATGGTTGGGTCTCATTGCTTTATCCTTGGTAGGTGGCGCACTATTTGGTATTTACCGCACAGGCCGTGATATTTTAGGTCTGTAAAATAGAAGAAAATGGATCTAGTTCAGAAATTGACCAAGCAGACGCGAGGAATGTTTCGTAACACAGATATGACTAGCAGTGGGGCTATTGGTATTTTTGTTGGTACAATACTCTATTTATTATATGTGCGTGAATCCGCGGTGATTGCGCTCGTTTTCGGTGTCGCAATGATCCTCTATGTAGCCACAGGAGGTAACTTAGTCGCATCTCTTGTTGCTGGCGCATTGATTGGTTTATTGGCAGTCTATTATTCCCGGACAACCGAAGGATTTACAACAGAGGGCGAAGAAGAGGAGGGATTTGAAGATAATGAAGATGAAGTAGAAGCGAAACCTACGGCTCCTCCCAAAAAGAAGGCCAAGGCAGCGGGCAAAAAGAACCCACCACCCGACCACGCTGACCGTCCAGCGGAAATGTTTGAACTGGGCAAGAAGTACAAAGGCCCGGCCGAGGAAGATGATGGTGAATTCCATTTGGATGCGGGTACTACCTTCTTGAATGCCTATAAGGCACTGAAACCCGATCAAGTTGCTGCTATGACAAAAGATACCCAGGAACTTATGCAAACACAAAAACAACTCATGTCTACACTTCAGACACTCAAGCCCCTAATCAGCGACGGCAAGGAAATGATGGATATGTTCCAATCTTATTTTGGCGGGGGTAAAGCGAGTTTAACCTAAACACAAACAAAAATCAATTCTTTTCCTAATTCAGTATTTTTTCAAAATATATTGAAATAGAAATTCGGCGAATCTATATTTTTTAAACCGCAATACAATTCAAAATGACCTCCAATGAACAACTATTTCTTGTACTTGTTGTAACAACTTTGGCTACAATAATTGGGATTTATTTATACGTAAAACCGCGTGTAGAAGGATTCAAAACCAAGGCAGATGAAAAACGTCAGGAAATTGCGAATCGCATTGATAACGTGCTACTCAATGTGATTGATAAGGCAAAAAATGTAAGTTCATATTTATCAAATACAGGTTTATGGAAAGAACGAATTGAACTGGCAAAAATGTCCTATATGGAACTTGCCCGATCTCAATTGAAGCCCTCGGCCAAAAAGACATCTCAATAACCATGCTTTATGAATCATAATCTAAGCCTTTTCAAACATACGCTTAGATTATGAATAATATTGAAGACCCTTAATGTTCCATCGTTTCTAGACGCGCAACCCGCTCAGCAAGGGAACGAATCATTGTTAGACATATTGGAACTAATTTCGTATAACTCACTGCTTTATAACCATCAGGACGTAAATAAACACATTCGGGGGCGATTTGTTCAATTTCATCTGCCATAACACCTATATCTTGATCACCATCTTCATTAATATACCGGTAGGCTTGAGGAACCTGATCTATTTCTTCGTGTGTAATTGGGCGAATACTGTGTTTCAAACGACGATCCGATGTAGTTACAAAATTATTCGCATATACAATTCCACGAATATCCATTGTTGCGCGGGGTTGTTGAGTTGGTCCTAAATTTACACCGACACGACGATTGTCCATATCAAATGTAAAAATGGGTTCCGTAAATCCCATAACTGTAGATAGACGCAATGTACTGATATTGCCATCTAATACATTCATTGTTGATCCGTATGCGTCTCCCCACTGAAGTAACCCAGTAGAAATACAATTCGCGCTAATACAATTGACATCTAACTCACCAATGCGAGCTTGACCGGCGGATACATAATCCGAATACACAGATGAAATATTCGCAGTACTGGCTTCCGCAACATTTGTTTGAATATAGGTTGTAAAAATGGACGAATTATCAATGGTAGAAATATTCGCATAAATGCCGTAAAATGATGAATTTAACATTTGTGTAGCAGAAATATATGTGGTGCTAATTGTTTCACCTTGTGCGTCATGGAAAGTAATAGAACCGGATGAAATCGTTAGTATATCCAAATTAGAGGCTGAACCGTCTCCAAATCGTAGCATACCCGTGGATGTGTATAATGTACTGAGATTGGAGCCTTCCGCATATTCAAAAGAACCATTTCCAAATCGCAAATAAGATGTGGACGCATTGTTTGTACTTAAATTAGATCCAGACGCGGTTACAAACGTACCTTCATTGAATCGTAGATACGATGTGGATGTATTGATTGTGCTGAGATTGGAGCCTTCTGCGGTTACAAATGTACCTTCATTGAATCGTAGGTATGACGTGGATGTATTAATAGTACTTAAATTCGAACCCGTCGCAGTTACAAATGTTCCTTCTTCAAATCGTAAATATGTTGTAGATGTATTTGTTCCTGTTGCTGTTACATAAGTACCTTCATTGAATCGCAGGTATGATGTTGATGTATTGATTGTGCTGAGATTGGAGCCTTCCGCATATTCAAACGATCCATTTCCAAATCGCAAATAAGATGTGGACGCATTGTTTGTACTTAAATTCGAACCCGTCGCAGTTACAAATGTTCCTTCTTCAAATCGCAAATATGTTGTAGATGTATTTGTTCCTGTTGCTGTGATATATGTACCTTGGTTGAATTGTAAATAAGTAGTAGACGTATTGATTGTACTGAGATTAGATCCGGTTGCGGTTACAAATGTACCTTCATTGAATCGTAGGTATGATGTGGATATATTAATAGCACTTAAATTCGAACCTTGCGCAGTTACAAATGAACCCTCATCAAATCGTAAAAAAGTTGTAGATAAATTGATCGCACTCAAATTCGAACCTGTCGCATTGACAAATGAGCCATCTTCGAATCGCAAGTAGGATGTAGACACATTAATCGCACTCAAATTTGATCCAGTTGCGCTAATAAAAAAGCCTTCACCAAACATTAATTGACCTGTTGATGTCAAGAATGTACTCATAGAACTTCCAATTCCATGACAAAACCGTAATTCACAAATATCACCATCTTCGGCAACCAACGAACCTGTGGATACCATAAAGGTACTTAATGAACTTCCTGAGGCGTGACAGAAGGTAAGTTCACAGACATCCAAGGTACTAAATTGACCGTCTCCTACACTCAGATATCCAGTGGATGCGTATTGTGAACTAATGCCAACACCAGTCGCTTGACAAAATGATAAATCACATGTGGATAGCGCATTGGTTGATACAGAATCAAACGAACCAAGGAATGCGTACAAATCACCCGCAATCAATGTTCCTGTACCAATATGACCCGACGAAATTGTATTCACACTCACATTATTTCCTAGCGCTTGTCCAAATGTGAGCGATGATACGGCTCCTGTGCTTATGTACGCATTTGTAATCCGTGCTGTACTAATATATCCTGAAGAAATATTTACATTTTTCCCAAAGAATGATGATACATAAAATGTACTTACTGTGGAATTGATTCCAATAGCACCTCCACCGCCATTGATTGAACTTACATTCAATGTACTAATACTCACAACGCCCGTCATGACAAGTTCATCGCCAGCACTACATAATTCATCAAACTTACCAATCGTACGGAACTCATAATTGACGTTTTGAATAGAACTGACCCAATTAGATCCGGTAAACGATGATGTTACAATCCGTTCAACAACTTCAATTTGTTCAATCACCGGTTTGAATTGTTCTTTCGGATTAAATGGCTGTCCACCTTGAGTGGAAAGTTGGGCAAATAAACCCATTTGATACATATATCCCAATGTTTGGAATGTAGAGTTATTTTGAGTTGAGTAGGAGAAAAGATGTTCTTTATCAAATCCAAAACGAGTGCCTGTAATATCGTCGGATAAAACCAAAAAGTTTGCGATTGTTGATACCGTTCCTGTACTCACAATCGCAGTACAAAATGTATCACTATTACTATCCGACTGATAATTCGAGTCCAAAAACAATGTATGTCCAGATTGAAGTGTACTTGTAATAAGTGAACTTACATGTATATCCTGCGAATTGATTGTGGTAATATTGAGCACAGAATGATTACTACCTGTAAATGAACTCCATACAAACGTAGATAATTGATGAATATCGTCTGTTAATTCATAAAACGTACTCAAGTTTGTGGACAGTAAAAAAACGTCAAGAGTGGATAACGTGGAAATTAAATCGCCGGCAATTGTGGATTGTTGCTCAAGAAGTGATTCACTTGTACTAATAGTCGATTGTAAGGAACCATAGGATGAATTATAGACGGAACCAAACAAAATAGTTGTATCGGATACATTTACTGTAGTATCACCTGTTGCGGCATAGTACAATGTACGTCCCCCAAGAGGTTCGTCTCGCAAGGATGAAAAATTCAGTGTTTTATCACCAATAACTGAAATTTGTTCAGGAGCAGTCGCTGTGATATATAATTTAGTATTAATATTGCCACCAACCGCCGTAGAATAGTACTGAATACCCGCGCCTGCGCCTAAGTAAAGAATATTTGATGTAGTAGTGGCTGGGATACTAATATCTTCTGCCCGAACTTCAACAAAAGCACGGGATGTTGTTGTAGAAGCATCTGAGAAATAGGTTCCACCATCCCCGCGAGTTGTGAGATATTGATTTGAAGATATAGGCCTGTTGGAAAAATCTTTAAATATAATATTTCGAACAAACAACTGGTCAACATCCAGTGTTTTATGATTTTTGTTCATTCCCCCTCTACTGGTCTACATAGTTTCTTTTTTACATTTAGAGGAACTATGCGCGCTTCATTACAAGCCAAAAAACTATGTTCATGTATCAAAAAAGTACGTAAAACACTGAAAAACCGGAGGACATCGGAACAAAGTGCTATTGCGATTTGTGTCAAATCTATATTTCATCGTCGCGGCAAAACCGTTCGCCGATTTGTATGTAAACCAACACCCAAAGCAACAATAGCAATGAAAAAGTAATGGGGTTTTACTTTTTATATTTTTTGTAATATTGGAATCTATCATGATTTTGGTTTTAGTTGAACATGGAAAGAATGTAGAATGTGTGAAGAATGCGATTGAAAGTTTACTCCTCGTCATCGGAAGCTGCTGCGCCGCTCATGTCATATGTATCCACAGCCCCGTTCTTCCACATGCCAATGTAATCGGCCTTCTTGACGACGGAAGCGACATTATCATTGTTAATATCATCATTAATCGCATCTGTATCTACCTCATACACTGCGTTGTTTTTGGTGCTACGCGCAACCGTGCGTCCCTCAAATAAGAATACGACCCAGGCAGCCTCAACCGGTTTCGCCGCGGTCTTTGCGACAGTCACCTTTGGCTTCTTTGTAGCAACCTTTTTTGTGGGCACAGGTGCGACAACGACGGGCGCGGTTTCAGTAACGACGGGTGCGGTTTCAGCAACGACGGGCGCGGTTTCAGTAACTACGGGTGCTGCGGCTGGCGCAGCCGTAGATGTGACTGAATCGCTATCCGAATCGGTCTTTGGCTTCGGGCCGCGCTTCTTGGCGGCAATCATACCTGGTGCTGACTTGACTACAAAACCAGCAGGCGGGGCTGTGCTTGGATCCGAAGGAATTCCAGCAGGGTACTTTTGGAAGAAGTCTCCGCATCCAACAACACATGCCTTGTAAAACAATGGCTCGTCCAAGCGACCAAACCAATGCTTATCTGCGGCTTTACCCGCCTTGATCTCGTCATCCTTCTCCTTACAGAAACGACACAGCTTCTCGCCGGCCTCTGGGACCTTGGAGCACTGCTTCTCCGGCCAGAAGATGCCGTTGGAGCCTTCATCATCCTTTCGCGTACCCACAATCTGGTTCTTCAGATCAAGTTTACGACCCATACATAGTGAGGGATTTAGGGTCTGAAGACGGTACTTGTGATTACGAAGAGGATCATCCTCTGTCGGAGCCACAGAGATAACTTCGGCGGGAGCCTTGGACTTGGCTGGTGCGCGCTTCTTGGGTGCGTCCGGCACGATAACGTTGGCCACGCGGACGGGTGTGCTGGGAACAGCGGCTTCGGTAGAAGGCGCACTCAAAGAATCCAGGTAGGTCTTGATAGCGGTGAGTCCCGCATGATCGTGAATATCAACCTTCTTCGCAATCTCAACGATGAGATTGGCAACATCAGCGGAAGCAAAGATTGAAGACATCTTGGAAAGAAACTTGGAAAGAAACTTGGCTTGGAAAGAAACTTGAAAGAAATTAGCTGAAAGCTAAAAGCTTGGAAAGTAGTGTTGATAGAATAACTCGGCGCCCGCAATCTACATAAATGTATAAATGGCTGTCAATTTTTTCCAGATTTATAGGTAAAAGGAATGAAACTTGACACAATTTTTGTATTTGCTCCAATTATATTGATTGTATTTTTATTTCTAATAACACTGTTTATTGAAGTAGCAGGCTGTAAATGGGACGATTTATTTAGTCTTGATTCCAGCGGATTGTTTACACCGGGGATCAAAGTCATAGGATAATGAAAAAATGACACTTCTGGACTGTCATATATTCAACAGCAAGAAGACCGTAAGATGTCAGCAACAGTATTACCCAAACAACTAATTCGTGCGAGTGTACAGGGAAATGTTTATTTAATTGATAGTCCAACTGGGAATGTATATACGTACGATCCAAAAGATCCAACACATAATCCCACATATGTTGGAAAACTGGAAAAAATCCCAGAAGAGGATAAGCATATGATTTCTAAAACAAACGGATGTCTGGCAAACGCACGTGTAGTATATCGTAGTGATATTCGTGAAGTCATGGCAACATTGCGCGCCGATTCACACAAAAAATTGTCTCTTGTTTCTTGATCGTCATAAAAACGCCAGTTCACGACTAAAAATGGATTCAAATCAGCAAATGGAAGGAATGTTGGAAGTATTGATTCGCACACGACGATATGAATTATGGAATAAAATTCAAGAATTATATTCCATACCTGAACCTATAAGTGATGCGATCCATCGCTGGATAGCCTGTGATTGTAAGTATAAACCTCAAATTCCTACAAAAGACCTAGGCGCGCGCGTCGTTCTGCGCGAAGATACAGTAGTTTCTCCTCATCACTCGTAAATATATACTTATATTTATGTCCCGCATTATATGTACTTACATGTAAATAAACGGCATTTTCAGATTGTTGCGCCATATATTCAGCGGAAGTTAATATGGATGATACAGGTGTACATGTTTTTGATACTTGTGAATAATTGGATGGGTGTAAGATGACTTCCACATTTGGGATTTGACGATCAGATATGGATGCTAATGTACTTACAGGAACGCCTGAAATTGTGGAAACACGCGCATCCGTTGTCAACCATGGATAACGATTGACGTGTAGCATTTGACCTACGCGATAATCATTTTTCTCCGTCATATCGCGGAATTGGTAATACGGTTTATCCCGTAAACCAAAACAAAAACGATTGTATATAACATCATTGTAATTTTCAATCGCTTCAAATGTATTCCATTGTCGTTGCATGGTAAGAATTTCACCGCGCGATTTACATTTTACACCGGACAAATCAAACACAAACGGTTGGCGTGGAAATGGATATGGATTGGATGACATGTGTCCTTTAATTATCAATTACACTAAATTTAGACCCGTGCTTATGACGGAAACTGAAAAAGTGTTTGGAATAAAATTCTTATTGTATTTGAATATTATGTATGCTTATGTGCTTGTATTTAATCGTAATCCTCACTGTGTTCATCGTCGTCATAACCTTGTTCATATTCATAACGACGGGCCATTGCGCGCTTTTCAACTGCTGATAGAGACTGTTGTTCCTCACCGAGTCCATCGTCATAGTAATTGTCTTCTGTGAAATCTCCCTCACCATAGTCATCTTCATAATATCCATCATCGGCATACATACGATTGGAATTCAGATTTCTGTGGAAACGAACCCGATTCGCATTTTCAAATTCTTGAAGACTTTGTTGTTCCATACGTTTTTTGGCTTCCAATTCTTCAATATATTTCCTTTCTTCATCTGCCTTGGCCCAACTAGCCGCAAGAGTCGCAAAGGATACACTTTCCGTTTTCTTACTCTCGGGGGTCGCAGAAATGACAGGTTTGGGAATTTTAGTACTGGACGCTCCGGCACCACCTAGGGCTGGAAATTGTTCCTCGTACGTCTTTGGTGGAGGAATGGCCTTTTTTGCCGCTTCGGCTTTTGCTGCCTCGCGTTGTTGCTGAAGTGCGCTCTTGGCCCATTGCTTTTGCTTCGGTGGGGGGTCATCGGGAAGAAGCGTATCCAGTACACTGGCTAGTGTGTTCCGCGCAGGTGTAACACGTACAGTCGGTTCACTAGGACGCTCAGAGGGCGGAGTTTCAATTCGTGCCGGCTTTTTACCAAATGCTGCGGCAGCAGCCGAGTCAAACTCTGGGCGACCACCACCGCTTCCCCAGCCACTACGGGAAGGAGCAGTGTTCTCTCGGCTCCCCCAACCGCTACGGACCGGAACGCCGCTGGATGTTTCAGCAGTAGGTGCGCGACGAGGCACAGAACTAAAGGACATGGAAGCCATTGTTGGAAATATTGGAAATGGAAATAAGAAACGAAATTGTGTACAATCAACTAATTATTTCTAAAACCCGACACAGGTGCGTCAATTTTTTTGTCTCCAGTTTATGAATCATCAAACATCATTTTTCCAATTCCATTTTTTATTTCAAACACATTCCATGAACGTGCGTAGAGCAGGGCTAGCGTTTTTCGACTAATAATTCGTGGATCATAGGATACGGAATTCAGTATTAAATACAATGTGGGTTGTACAGCACGTGTATAATTCAATGTACCCACTGGACGATCAAAATCAAATCCACCAAACGTTAATGTATATATTTCCTGTAAATGACCGCTAGTTGTTCCCTGATCTAATGCGCCCCGAGTTTGTTTCCAATAAGACGCAACATCGCGATAAATTTCTACAGGCCAGGTTTTGATTCTATCAATATTCGCAATATTTAACCGAATTGTTCGCACATAGGGTGTATTGTCCACGGAACGTAGCATATTGCGTTGACCCGCAAGTGTAGACGCTTCACTCCGTAAACCGAGCAACATATGATCCACAGAGCCAATAAAATCAGCAAGAATTGGAATTTGTACAGAACTAGTTACAGCCGCCGTCATTACATTATCTTCAATCGTCGATTCTTGAAATTGTACATGATAAAATGGAATATGCCAAGTTCCTGCGCGTAAAAATGTGGCGACATCTGATGCGACGTACGTATATCCACACTCTAGCGACACACACGGTTTTTTCATGGTTGTAAGTGGAAGTGTAACTAGCGATGTATCAATAGGTCCGTTTTGCGAGGCTTGTACCCGCAATGGTTTTCCGCCCCAAGGTGTAGGACGTATGCGGCCATCACTTGCGACCACTAATTCTTCCAGATTCCGAAAATGAACGCGCATACGGAATCGTTGATTGCGAAGCGCAGTCAATGGCAGACCAGGATCGCCTAGATGTTGCCATCCCAAAATAGGAATTGGTACACGGAGTTGACGCGGTGTGGCCGCACGGCCGATCGCGAGTGCCGATTCGCCCCGCGATCCCACATCGTCCGCAACCACAAATGTTGTACTCATAGTATAGGATTGACGCAACCTCCAATCCAAATATTCGCCATATATTTCGTGAATCAGAATTTGATCATTGAAAAACTGGATTTTGTTTATACATTGAAATCCAATATTATTACAGTAACCGTATGTGACTCCGTCCGCATCTGTGACAATTCCACGCGGATTCGCCGCCGCAGCGGCGCTCGGCAACCATGTTGGAAGTTCAATACGTAAAAAAGTTTCATGAAGAATATCTCCACGATGTTCAATATCAAAATCAACCCAACGTCCCCAATCAGCGTCATTTCGGGGCTTTGCGATATAGGTTTCCCTTGTAAATGGCGCAGCACGTGTATAGACGCTATGAAATCGTGAAACAATAGGATTGGCCGTGAAAAAAATATCCTTTTTTCCACGGGCAACTAATTCAAGTAAACCACCAGCACGACTGGTCATGACTATCCCTATCTTATTCTAAAGCGGTTATTTAAAATGGTCTTCAAACTGTAGATTTGCTAAGTAGAACTGTATTCGCTATCACAATTGCCGCCGCACCAAATCCCTGTGTAACTGTTGGAATCTCGCCCGTAAATATCCAACTAAATACGTATGAAGCAATTACACCAAAGAAACTCATGGCGCTAAATGTAACGGTTGATACATGTGGAATTAAATAAAATCGCAATGCGTATCCTAAAAATCCAACAAGTGCGTTATAGGTTAAGATACTTCCTAATCCACCGGCAGTTATGGAAAAGATTCCCTTTCCATATGTGCCAAGGGCCAACATAACACCGACTCCGAGTGCCCATAACACCCCACTGCTTCCATACATTTGGGCCATTTTCGTAAATGGTTGTGTCTCTGTCGTACCGTCGCGTCCATTCGAATGAGATTTGAACCATAAATAAATACCTGTTTCGGTGAGCGCCGCAATCAATGCCGAAATCACTCCAATCACCGTCCAATAACTTGTGGACGGTTTGGATAAAAGAATAGTTCCTACTAATGCGAGACCAATCCACGGTAGTGAACGGATATCAATTTGCTCACCAAATATTGCGGCTGAACCCAAAATATTCCACACCGGATATGTGTAAAAAAGCGCCATGGCGTTCCCTGCGGCGAGTTGGTCAAATGCGGTATAACTCGCAAGAACATGTAGGAGATTCAAGAATCCAGTTGCGACCGTTTCACCTGAAAAAAGGACACCTGGTTTGAATTCAGCACCAACTAACCATCCTGAAAAAAGAGCCAGTATTGTATATGAAATCATTCGTAAACCTGTTTGAAATGTAACACTCGCATCCACTAATTTAATTAATAATGGATATGTGGATAAAACTATTTCAGATAAAAGCAACAATACTTCGTAAATCATTATAAACACCCCTCCTACTAATGATTGTGGTTTCGTTGTTCGCATATAGAGCAAACCATAGGCTTTTTGGATCGTAAATACATGTAAATATCTTCTAAATCGTGTGGAAGTTTCTCTAGTTGATGCCGATTGACGATTCCCGATTTTTTATTATAATATTCAATCGTTATAGACGAATGGACTGGTAAGATCGCACTTATACGTTCCTTGATTTCATCTAATGTACTAAATGTGCCCGTCAAAAGTGGTTTATGTGAAGGAATATGTGAGCAATTCTCTACATAGACATAACGAAACTTGGCTTTTTCAGTCATTTTGGAAAATTTTAGAAATGGAATCAATAAATCTGGAAACTTTTAGAAATAATTTGCCCGTTTCTTCCAAAATAATTGAATTTACGATTCAATTTTTCTTGTCTGCGGCAAGGATTTAGAGCGAAACTTCAGAAACAACTGTAGGAATTTCAGGTATGTCTTCTGAAACAAATCCATTTCCATTACTCAAAGCGGGCGAAGGACTGGTGTATCAGCCGGTTCCATCGGGATATCCAGAGACTTTGCCGTCAACACATGATAAGAAGCGGGTTTTTTTAACAACAGTACGTATTCCGGATGAGCATATTTGGGCAAATGGACTTTTCCAGAACGTTTATGTAATTTATAAAATGTTTGAATCTATGGGATGTGAACCATGGTTATTGGTGGATAATAACGAAAATAATAAAGACGCAAAAATACATAAAGATTTTCGATTGATTGATTTCAAAGAATATTCACAAAAACCATTCAAGATTCATGGATATATTGAAATGGGTATGAGTTGCGATCCAAGTATACGGCGCTTTTTCCGGTCCATGGGTGTGAAAACAGCCAAATTGTATCTTGGAAATATTTTAAATATTGATATTGAGACTATTATTTATTTCCACGGAGTCAATTTCAGCCATCATGTAGCGGGCGAGTTGGACGAAATTTGGGTAAGCCCACATTACGATATTCATGCCGACTACGCAAGTAGTATTAATGGTCTTGTTGGAAAAACACGAATTGCGCCGTATGTATGGGATCCTATGTTTATTCAGGATTTAGGAAAGATTTATGATAGTACAGGTCTAACAGTTACGAGTCCACGAACATTTGTAATTATGGAGCCAAATATTAGTTTCCAGAAAAATTCATTACTTGCCATTATGGCAATTGAGGCTTATGGCCGCAAGTATCCCGAACGTGTCCAGGGTGTTGTTGTGATTAACGGTCAGAAACTAAAAGATAATCCATATTTCCAGAAATCAATTCTTCCAAATTTACAACTAAATACAAATGGAAAACTTCAACTTATGCCTCGTGCGCATATAGTTAATATAGCCAAAGCATTTCGGAATGCGATTATTGTTCAGCATCAAGTCAATAACGAATACAATTACAGTTTTTTGGAATGGATGACACTAGGCTTTCCATTAATCCATAATTGTCCACGGTTCAAATCATACGGTTATTATTATCCAGAAAATGATATACTTGCGGCATCCAATGCGATTGAAACAGTCACACAATATCATGAATCCAATAAAGAGTCGTATGCCGCACATGCGAAACAACTGGCGTGGACGTTTAGTCCGTATAATCCATCCAATATTGAGGCATGGCGAAAACTCGCATTTGAAAAATAATAATAAAACATCATTTTAGAAAATGAACGCCAATCATAATTTACCTATGGATGATCGTCCGTCCATATTCTTTCCGGCCACCGATGCGACATGTGCGTTGCCCTCACGTCGTCCAGCATCCAATGGTCGTCGTACACAGAATAAGCGCAAACAAAGGCGTAATATGACTTACCGTAGACGCCGTTAATCAACGATACCTATCAACGAATCTAAACGCATGATACTATCATTTGTTTAGAAGCCTTTGTCCGATTCGTCATGACCTCTCGGCGTATTGGAATTACAGGAAGATTTCAGAATAGTTACTTTAGCGGTAGTATTCCACAAGTCGCGGTTTCACTCGCTAGCGCATTTCAGAGTTCCGGACACGATGTCACCCTGATACGTCTTGAAAGCGACCCCGATTGGTTTATTGATGTATTGGAACATAAGTCAAATGTCCCCAAGCGCTGTCTACTATCGCAGAATCAAGAAATGTTTGATGTATTGATTGAAGTTGGATGGTCACTGAGTGCGGAAGATCGTGTGAAGCATGCGAAACAGGTCTTTTACTTCATACATTATCCACCTGTATTTCATGATATGGAATCATCTGTATATGCGTGGAATTCAACAGTACGTGATTTCACAAATGTGGCGGCAATAATGACATACGATTTTTATAGTAAACAGGAGGTTCAATATCTAGAAATACTTTCCAATAAACCTGTTGTTCAAATTCCTTATATTTGGGACAATAAACCCTTGGATATCTATGTTAAAGAATCCAATGTACCTGCTTGGAGCGAAACGGCGCGAAATGCGGAATCTGTGATTCCGGCAAATATTCCTAAAACAATGGCATGGTGTGCGCGAATTGTGGAATCCAACTTTAGTAATAGTAGTAGTTGTGTAGTTCCTCTCAATATTGTAAGTGTACTGCGTACAAAGGGATGTGCCATTCGTTTTGGAGTACATAACGCAACTCAAACGGCCAATTCACCGTTTTTCCAAACAAATGTAGCCAAAAATCTACTCTTGCCTGACATAAGTGGTTCAATGATTCCGCGGGTTCGTTTGCCTGACTTGTGTCGCGAAAAGACGGCATTGATTGCGCATCAACGATTCAGACCCATGAAATCATATATGTTGGACGCATTGTATTTGGGTATTCCCATGGTCCATAATTGCGCGCTTCTAAAACAATATGGAGCACCTTATTTTTATGAATTGAATCAAATTCAACAGGCAGCCGAGCAATGGATCCGGATGATGGCGGATCATGAACAACAAACTGGATTTTTTGCGCCACGGGCCGCGGAGATTCGTCGTGCCGCACTTCAGGCACGGTTTTCACCTTCGGCCGTCGCACCCGCTCTGAATGCGCTCCTTTCAGCCGAACTTCCTACACCCCTATTACCACAACTGATTCAAACAACCAAACACTCTGGAAACGAATTGCGTATTGCGTTTGCGAATATGTGGGATGAATTTCAACCCAAGCATAACTTTTTCATGTATCTACTCTCTTGGGTCGGCCGGTTGAATAATATACGAGTTGTTCATGATGATACAAATCCGAATCTTGTATTTTTTGGCCCATTAAGTCAAGGCGCAGAGAAGAAATATCCAGGTGTACCCAAAGTCTTTTTTACAGGTGAAAATGCGCCTAAAAATGCCGACAAAGATACATTCTTGAACCTGGGATTCAGTTATGACACGAACTATGAAAATTATGTTCGATTGCCGCTTTGGGTGCTAGAACTGAATTGGTGGGGAGCGGATCCTACAAAAGTAGTGAATCCCAAGTATGTGAATTTGGAGGACGCAATGCGAGTCAATCCTGCGGTGTTGGACACGAAAGAAAAATTTTGCGCATTTGTTGCAACTAATCCAAAGAATCAAAATCGGAATATGGCATTCCAAATTCTCAATAATTGGCAGCGTGTAGATAGCGGCGGTCGTCTATTTTGTAATTTGCCTGACGGTCCTATTCCCGCAGGACTCGGTGGCGGTGGCGGAGAATTGGCCAAGATTGAATTTTATAAGAAATATAAATTCGCATTGACGTTTGAAAATTCAAGTGCGCCAGGATACTGTACCGAGAAACTTTTCCACGCAAAAGTTGCTGGATGTGTACCTATTTACTGGGGTGACCCCTTTGTTGACCGTGATTTTGATAGCAAGGGTTTTATTAATGTGAATCAAATCGCCACAGCCGAGCAACTTGTAGAGGCTGTGAAAAAAGTCGCAGAGGATCCAGATGCCTGGCGTAAAATGGCGCAAGTGCCTGCGCTGAGTGAGTTTAAGAAACGTTGGTGCGAAAAGACAATGGAACATGTCGCAGCCATGATTTTCAAAACCATCGTTCATACAGAGATTGCGCCAATTCAAGAATCGGATTGGGCAGCGGCGCAAAACTACGCGACCACAATGTATGACACACAGGCTACTGCTGAACCTCAAACATCTAGACCAGTACCTGAAACACAAGTGCCTGAACCAAAAATCTCGCAATCCAATCATTCTCAGAAACGTGTATTTGTAACAGCGGCCAATATGAAATATATTGAATCCGCAATCAACGCAGTGGCCTCATTCCGATCTCAGGATGCGACAACACCGATTCATGTTTATGTATGGAATGATGTACCCAGTCAATTGTATCAAATTCTTCAAAAGGTGGGCGCGACTGAAATCCGTAAATTACCAACAGATATTTCCAGTGAAACACCATGGAGCGATTTCTGGGAACCGCAACATTTTGCGTGGAAACTTTGGATTCATCATCACATCCTCACAACAACGGAAAAGGATACAAATATTTTATATCTTGATGCGGGTACTGTAGTTGCGTTGCCTTTGGATTCCATTTGGAATCAAATTGATACTGCGGGTATTTTCTTATTGGATGATGATTCGCAAACCAATGAACGCTGGTGTCATCAGGAGTTCTGCGCACATATGAAACCTACACCTCCTGAATTGGCGGGTCATCAAATTACAGCCGGATTAATTGGATACAAAGTGGGTCATACGTTAACCTCCGTATTTGATGAAGCTCTTGATATTGCGAAAACTCATCGTTCTGTCATTGTGGGTGAGAAATGGCATAAGTATTCTGAGACTTGTAGCGGACATAGGCACGACCAATCAATTCTAAGTATTCTAACACAACGCAAATCGTGTCCACGATTGCCTCTACGAGACTATTATTGTGATACTAGTTTGCGCGCAGCAAGGCAGTACGGCACACCGCTCTACGTTCATCGAGGTCAATTCAAACAGATAGTGCCGTTTGCGAATAATATCGATGAAGCATATGTGATTAATCTAGAACGACGGAAAGATAGATTGGATATCTTCAAAACGACCCATCCGTATATGAAAAATAAGACATATGTATGGAAAGCGACGGATGGAAGAGCGCTAACACTGACTCCAGATATTATTCATTGTTTCCGTAATAATGATTTTGGATGGAAAAAGGCAGTAATGGGATGCGCACTCTCGCATTTGGGACTCTGGGAAAAACTGGCGAATGACACCGAGGCTAAATCGTATTTGATTCTGGAAGATGATGTACGTTTCACAGCATCGTGGCAAGAATGGTGGTCAGCACACGCATCTGATATGCCTGCCAATGCCGATGTTGTTTATTTAGGCGGTGTATTACCACCCAATAAACCGGCGTTTCCACATATTATTGAAGCAATCAACCCGCATTTTGGACGTGTGAAACCGAATACAATATTTGGTGGGTCCGTTGAACGACGATACTTCCATTTTTGTAATTATGCCTATCTATTGACACAAAGTGGTGCGAAAAAACTGGTTCAACTTGTCAAAGACCGCGGTATTTTTACTTCGGGTGATCATATGATCGTGAATCACGGCGACGATATGCTCAATATTTATTTTACAACGCCATTACTTGCGACGTGTTTCCAAGAGGACGACCCCACATATCAGAAATCCGATTTCAATAATTTTTCACGTGTGGATAACTTTGATAGCGATTTATGGAACAATACGGATTGTTTTACAAAAACTGAAGTGGAAGCCTGTCTACAAAATGATCTTCGCACGAAATCTGTTGTAAGTGTATCCAGTGATTCAGTACCTAAGACACCTACGCGAAATCCACATACGGAAACTGAACATAAAATGAGTAAAAAAGAGGATACAATTCAATTATGGAACGACCTATTGAAAGCCATAGCTTTGAAACAGACGGATGACATCAAATCAAAATTAATAATTATTTTTGATCTTTGGAGTTCGTATTCAATACAACAAATGAGTGATAATCTAAGTTATTTCCGAGTTCTTGAACAATTGGTGATTATGGACGAACCGATGCTTCGCTCACACCGCCCATATATGCTGGAACGAATTCAGACCTTCAAGGATTCACAGTTTCAAGTCATATTTGATAAAATGCGAGCCGCCTTGGAAGATTCAAAGAAACCCACAGGCAATGGAATAACTTATTTTGATCGTCCACCGGAACAACGAATCACTGCGTTCCATCTGAAGGAAATTCAACCGAAACAGATTTTGGAACGTGAATGGTTGGATTCAATATTCCCACATCCACTGGAGTACAAACAATTCGGTTCTATTCATGATATTTTAACACTTCAAAATCCATGTGTTTATGTATTCCAAAAAATACCAACATTGGACGCAACAAAAGTATTAAATATGATATTAGATATGATGCGTCCATCAGGGAAACAACTGATTGTGCTTCATTTGAGTGATGAGTTTGGAAACGATCCTATTGATTGGTATGGACATCCAAGTGTAAAAGGAGTGATTCGCAATTACTGGCGACCCGAACTCAAGTCATATCCAACCAAGGTTCTATTGATACCATTGGGTTATACAAATAATCGTTCACGTATAGGATTTCCAGAATCTCCGTCCTTTGAAGAACGCGATATAGTTTGGTCGTTTGCGGGTTCATTGGATCGGAATGGACGACAGGAAGCGCTTGAAAAACTTCGTAGTGTCAAGCCTCATAGAGAAGAATGTAAACCATCATGGAGTTCACCTGATATTATGAAAGCCGAAGAGTACAATATGCTACTACAAAAGTCTAAATTTGTACCCTGTATGCGCGGCAGCCACGCACTAGAATCATATAGATTGTATGAAGCATTGGAACATGGCGCGATTCCTATTTATGTGCCGAGTGAATCCGCACATTGTATGGACGAGTATACAGAACTATACGGCAAACATCCATTCTTGGGATTTGAGTCGTGGTCGGCTGCTGCTGGGTTTTTACCGAAATTAATGACGCAGCCACAGGTCATGGAGAAACATCGCACTCAATTACGTACTTGGTGGAATGATAAAAAAACTGAATTGCGTGTAAAACTCCAGACACTTTTTAAACCGTCCAAGTAGATTCAGATCATGTTCCGAAAAACTATGAAAAAGAAATCCAAGAATTCCATAAATTATGTACCACTGGTAAATAATTTTGTGACAGATCCCGACAATTTCAAGGCTGCGGGTGTGGCATTTACAAATGGACGGCATGTCTTGGCAGGTTATCAACCACATAAATCACATCCTTCCATAAGCGGTATTGGAGGATCACGTGAACCTGATGAATCCTATATGACGACGGCATTGCGAGAATGTGTAGAGGAACTGTTTGAACCTACAAGTATTCCTAAATCGTTATTTGTAAAACTCGCAAATATTACTCCTCAAAAAGTGATTCAATCCTGTTCTTATATTAATGTAATATATACATTTGACGATTTGGAAACAATGTTATTACAAATGAAACGCAGTGGTTTAGTGAGTCCCTTGTATATGATATTTCCAAGAACAGTCCAAGAGTTGATTATGAATCGTATTCCTGCGTCTTCCCTTGGTCCTGAGAAAGCAGTGGAAATTTCACATCTTGCGTTATTGCCGGTAGTTGAACATGCCGCAGAGACATTTATGGATCCCTATTTTATGGCAGATATGCCAAGTTTCAAATAAGACCCATATTAAAGGTCTGTGATTATCTTATATACAGACATCGCAATGAACTCGGCATATTTGAACTTACAGGATCTGATTAAAGAAGCAGGGTTGTCGATGCCCACTCCGGCAGCGACGGCAACAGTGACGGCTACAGCGGCCTCGGCTACAAAGACTTCCAGCGACAATCCATTTTTAGAACCTATTCAATGGGTATCCGCCATGTCGTCAACACATGTCGCAGCGAAACCCACCAAGAAAATGAAATTTATGCTGGTTGGTACACATGCGCATCAAACAACTGGTTATAGTAAAGTTACATATCATATTATTAATGAATTGAGTAAATGTGACGATTTTGAATTATATCACTTTGGATTTCAAAAATTCCTGACACAACCAACAGGATATCGTCCCTATCCAGCAGGAGTGGATGTATTTGACCCTGTGGAAGCCGAAAAATCAGGATCGTCTCCGAAGGAAATGGGATTCGGATTTAGTCAACTACCCGCATATATCAAAAAAGTCAAACCCGATGTTGTGATGATTTATAACGACGCAGGTGTAATATGTCAATTCCTAGAAAAGATATCACAGGAACTCAAGCCCGAAGATCGTAAGTATAAGTTAATTATCTATTTGGACCAAGTGTATGAAATCCAGCGCCCCATGTTTTTAGCACGGATCGAACAGGACGCAGATATTTACTTTACATTTACGGAATATTGGAAGCAGATTCTTCAAAAACAGGGTGTTAAAAAACCCATACATGTGCTGCGACATGGATTTGACCCTGCGCAATTCAAACCTATTGATCGTGGCGTAGCACGTAGAAAACATGGAATTCCAGAAGATTTATTTATATTCCTCAATCTGAATCGCAATACTCCACGAAAACGCCACGATCTTGTAGTACAGGCATTTGCGCATTTGGTCGCGCGGAATCCTACAAAACCACTTGCTCTTTTGGAAGTATGTGACAATGGCGAAACGGGTGGATTTCCCATTCAGGAAATTTATTTACGTACATTGGATTCACTCAATGTTCCTATTCAGCAACATGCGCATAAGTTAATGATCAGTAAACAATCATTGACATATACCGATGAATTGATTAATGAGTTATATGCGCTTAGCGATGTTGGAATTACAGCACCCGATGGAGAAGGATTTGGACTCTGTCAATTTGAGGCTATGGGAATAGGAATTCCACAAGTCGTTCCATTGATCGGTGGATTCCGTGATTTTTGTACACCTGAAAATTCCCAATTGGTAAAACCAAAACACAAACAATATCTTCCCTTGGGGTCAAGTAGTATTGGCGGGGTCGCTGAAATTGTGGACCCATTTGAGTTGTCTGTTGCTGCCGAAAATTACATTTTAGATACTGAATTGAGACAACGACATGGCGCCGCTGCGCGAAAAACAGTATTATCCTATGAATGGTCCAAAGAAGTTCAGAGTCTTGTAAAGGTGTTGCGTGAAATTTGTGAGAATTAAATTTCAAACACAAAAGTAAGAAAGACGAATGACGTCAATCACAGTTATGTTATTCCACCGCGATCTACGACTCATAGATCACCGTGGATTGGAGGCGGCAGAAAAGACGGGTCGTCAAGTATTACCACTTTTTGTATTTACCCCGAAACAGGTCACAAGCAATCCGTATAAATCAACGGCAGCGATTCAATTCATGTTGGAATCATTGGAAGATTTGGACGCGGACTTACGGAAACATTATGACGCAAAACTCACAGTTGCGTACGGAGATACAACAGACATACTTGCCGCAATCAATCGGAAAATACCGATTGCCACACTTGTTGAAACGGCTGATTATACACCGTATGCCAAACAACGAACAATGGATCTGGCCAAATTTACGGAAAGTATAGGTGCTGAATTTATCCAAGTTCATGATAGTTATTTATTAGAGCCAGGTAGTATACGTAATAAATCGGGAAAAACATTCCAAAAATTTACACCCTTTTATGAAACGGCTCGTGTGAAACATATTGACCCACCGAATCACACATATCCCAAATGTAAGATGTATAAATTTGCGGCAAAATCCAAAGGAACACGAAAGGCTGGATTTGTTGGTGAAACGAATTTGGAACTCATGTTTCGGCGACTAGTGCCATCCCGTAATCCAGACCTTGCGACCCACGGTGGACGCAATGTTGCCTTGGAATTACTCAAGCATTTACCGTCCAATTATGGAAAAACACATGATATTCCTTCGGTGCCAACAAGTATGTTATCTGCGCATAATCATTTTGGAACTGTGAGTATTCGTGAAGTCTATGCGGCTGCGGATGATATGACCGAATTTCGTAGACAGTTATGGTGGCGGGATTTTTACGGACATCTAATGAATGACTTTGAAACACTTTACAAAACTAGCCCATACGAGTTCCAATCTAAATGGACAGACTCGGCGGCGGCTGATGAGGCATTTGACGCATGGACGAAGGCCAAAACAGGAATACCACTTGTGGATGCGGGTATAACGCAATTATTGAAAACCGGTTATATCCATAATCGCGTACGATTAGCCATTAGTAGTTGGCTCGTTAAGGAGAAAAAAGTTCATTGGCGACGTGGAGAACGGTTTTTTGCCCAGCATTTAGTGGACTATGACCCCGCTCAAAACATGATGAATTGGATATGGGTATCAAGCGCATTGCCTTTCGCATCCGCTCCGTTCCGTAAAGTGGATCCGGTTGCGACGGCGAAAAAGTTTGATCCAGACAATACATATATAAATACTTGGCTTACTCCACCAGAATAATTTCTATGGGTCCCGCTGGCGCTGCGGGTGCTTCATCCGATTCAAGAAGCGGTTCAAGCCATACATTTTGTTCCTCAGCGGGAATACGATATTCAATAAAGAGTTCACGAGCACGAGCCTCGCGCTCTTCCAGCGGTCTATTCATAAGAGCCGCAATCGCCGACTGAAACAATTCCCGCGGTGGCTCAACATCTAATGTCTCGTCATATCCTTGTAGGACATTGACAAGACGCGCCATCTTCCCGTTCGCACACATACCAGTGCCTTCAGAAATTTCCTGCGCAAGACGAACAGTTAATTCTGCTCGTTCTACGTGACTCCGAATAAATGCCCAAACACGGTCTACGACATCGCAGTACTTGACGTTAAACGCTTCCAGAGTAAAGTATTCATCATTGAACATATTGATAACTCTAAGTTTGTCAATTTCGTCACGCCAACCCACAATGGTTGGATTTGCGAGATCAACATTGATTTCAAAGATTGTCTCCTGATCTTCGGGCACAGAACGATTTAAAAGTTGTTGAATCGCACGTTGCGTCGCATTTTGTACTGAGGAGCGATGTACACTCTGTGCGTCAGCCGCAAATGCTCGTAGATCTATGCCTCCTTCAGGATCTCGTTGGAAAACAACAGGACGTTCACGATCGGCTTGCTCAAATGCGGCACGCCGCGCGGCGGCTTCCGCAGCCAAACGTGCCGCAGCAGCTATCGCTTCGGCGGCTTGACGCGCTTCTTCTTCTCGTCGCTCACGACGCACAATCAAGTCTCGTTGACGATCATTTGTTGGAATCAGGGCTTTAAAATCAATATCACCGTAAGGTTGTAGTGCTGTTTCCAGTGCCGCTAACGCAGCATTGCGTTCGGCTTCTGGAACGTCACGATACCGAGCATGATCTGGGTGTGTGAGCAAAATAATTACACCTACAACAGCGCGAATCAAATTTACAAATCCTTCATGACGGGGTGAAACATATACAAGTGCGGCATATGCCTTTGCGCAACTATATCCAGGAACGTTTTCGTCATGCCATAAGGTAAGCAAACGAGTTGCTGATCGAATAATACGTGCCGTAGAAAACGAAGCAGATTCTTCCAGAATACGGGTATTACGGGCAACACGAGCCGCCCGTTGTGCCGCAAATTCTTGTTGTCGTTGTGCGACATGTGCTGCCGCCGCGGCTTGACGTTGTCGCTCAGTGTTCGCAATAAATTCATTATATGCGGTTCTATACTCTACATCTGTACGCATTTTGGAATTATGATGGGTTCCACAATAATTTCGAACCTGAGTAATTGTTGCGATATGGGTACATTGTTCCCCATTCCGCTTGGTTGCTGAACAACGAACGGCTGGATGTTCCATATTTTTAGAAAAGAAATTTTAGTTAGAAAGAATTATGCCTTAATTGTTCCTAAATAAATTTGAAAACAGATCAATTTTTCAAGCACTGCGTTTATTCGGACCATGACGAAGCAATCGTTTTGAGTGATGGGAATGATGTATCCACAATAAGTACGTAATTATTTCCATTTTCTTTTCGTGCTCGTAACAAGCAGTCATAAACTGCTTCAGATTGTTCGGCACGCACCCAAATAACATTTGGCTTATAGTGTTCCCGTTTTTTAATATATTCCAAACTTTTCCCATAATAAACAATCACGCATTTATTACGCAAAGTATCACACGAGTCAAATTCAGTAGTGGCGAATTGTTGGAGATTCAGAATACGTGGACGTGGTTGTTCACAATCATGGTCAGAAAATTCATCGTAAAATTCGGACATGTCTCTATTTTTTGTCAATAAAAATTTACTTTACTATAAAAGAGAAATGGTTAGTCAGACTCGAAAACTCAAAAAGAACTTGCCATTTTGGCCGCGTAAATATTATGCGGGATTGACAAAAAAACAGAAACTTGAACGGAAAGCCGAGATTCAGAAATATGGCGCGAAACATTGGAATGATCCCAAAGCATATGTTGGGTTCAAGACGGATATTTACGGGAAGAGAAAACCATCAACATATACACAGAAGTGGCGGCAACTGTTTCCAGCAGCAACCAGTTTAAAGGCCAAATCAAAGGCTACGGGTGTACCACTTCAGCAAATTCAAGAATCCTACAATCGAGGAATGGCGGCTTGGCGCACAGGTCATCGTCCAGGCGCATCGGAACAACAATGGGGATACGCGCGCGTTCACTCATTTTTACTTTGCGGGAAAACACATTACGGTCCCGACTCGGATCTTGTGCGCATGGCGAAAAAGACAGATTCAGGTCGCGCCTGGTTTAAGAAATGTAAAGAGACAGATATAACAAGACAATCAACAAAGTGATATGTTGCGAATAGGTATTTGGTTTGACGCAAGACATTGTGCGTATGGAGGTCCGACATTAGTTTTAATAGGAACAATTTTGGGCTTATATAAAGACGCAGCGCGACGGAATAAACCAATCACTCTTTTATTCAATGAGCCGGGAGATGTAAATTGGGCAGTAGATGCGACGGAAAATCTTGAATATACAACACAAAAGGCTCCAAATATATTGGTAGGTCCAGCCTGTTTTGGCACATCCGATGTGGCTGTAAAGAATGAAAATTTAGAGAATCATCAAGTTTGGAAATACACAAAACATGGAATTGTTCCCAGTGTATGGTTTGGAAAGTTTATTAGTCATGGATTACCCTATTTGGATCCAAAACGTGCCAATGGTCGTCGTCTTCATATATGGGGTGCTGGTGTTGACGTAGATCGCTTTTGTCCTGACCCATACCCACAAAAAACACAGGATTACTTTATTTATTTCAAATCCCAGCGGTATGAAGATTTGCGCAGTATTAATTCATACCTATTTAATAATTATTTCCAATTTCGTGGAACAACTCTGACATATTATTTTTATTCCCCTGAAATGTTGCTTGAAGCCGCTCGTAAAAGCCGATTTTGTATCATGTTAGATCGCACAGAAACACAAGGTCTGGCTTCACTTGAAATTATGGCATGTAATTGTCCATTATTTGTGTTGGATTGGACAGAACATACATATGAAAACAAGGAACAAGTCTACAATTATGGAGGCGCATCCAGTGTACCTTGTATGGATCATAGGTGCGGAATGAAATCGTCTTGGAAAACACTCGAGCAGGATTTTCCTGCGTTTTTAAAACAATTGCCTACATATACTCCACGTGACTATGTGTTAGAATCATACTCATTTGAAGCATCGGCTCGTAAATTAAGGACATTAATGGATACTGTTAATCACGCGGAAACATCATAAGTCCAAGCATAACAAAGAAGAATAAAGCAGTATGAACCATAAGTCCGAGTGGTGTCGGGCAACCTGAAACTCCCGCTGTTCCACCTACAAAACGTCCAATGATCCATTGTATGATTTTATAGGTTTCGGGGTTTGCTACGAGGAAAAATACTAATGCGGAATAAAAACTATACTTGGCCTTGAGTGCAATATTCATTCGTTACGATGACTCCGTCTTGTTTTACGTTGCGATAATTTATTTTTGCGCTGCTTTCTTGTCCTTCGTCCACCCAATGTTGTAGGTGGAGTATTGCGTAAATACAAAATAAGTTTTTTAATCATACGTTTCGTATAATTATGTTTCTTTAATTTTTCATCAGCATCATCTGTTGGTTGAATAAGGGCTCTTGATGTTTCCCATGTATCAAAGTCTTCTTTTATAGGTGTTAAGGGTTGCGTTTGCGCTTTACTCATAGTTAATTTTAATTTATCTTTCCCCAATACTGGATGTGGTAATTTAATACTTTGATAACGTTCATTTGCGAGCAAATCATTAATCATATTTACTATTTCTTCATTTGATTCAGGTGTAGCGGTTTTGAAATAATAGTTATTTAATTCAAGCATTTTTACTAATAGTTCATTCTTAATATCTTGCTTTATTTTGATAGGACGATCAAACATATCGGATAAGGCTTTTCTTATTCCTAATTCTGATTCGGATGATTTGCCCAAGTCTTGAATATGAGATCGCTGATGTGGTCGTCCGCGAATAGAATGGGGTCCTGAAAGTGATCCTGATGCGTAAAATGGTGGACGTGTGACTGGAGCCTTGGGTGTTTTGCGTTGAGGTGGGATTGGAGGTTGTACCGTTACTGGAGGTGGTATTATTGATAAATTGTTTTTAGGAGAAACTTCAGAATTATTTGTATTCATTGTTGATTCTATGGATGGTTCTTGTACGTTTGGACTTATTTCATGGGCATCATCTGCTCCATCACGTCTGGTCACTTCGACTGCTGTTGGACCATCTGTTCCATTGCGTCCATTTGCCCCATTACGTCCATTGATTCCATTGCGTCCATTTGCTCCGGCAGGACCTGTTGGACCCATAGGACCCTCTGCTCCATTTGCTCCTGCTGGACCCATTGGACCCTCTGCTCCATTGCGTCCATTGACTCCATTGCGTCCATTTGCTCCGGCAGGACCTGTTGGACCCATAGGACCCTCTGCTCCATTTCGTCCATTTGCTCCTCCTGGACGCATTGGACCCTCTGCTCCATTGCGTCCATTGACTCCATTGCGTCCATTGACTCCATTGCGTCCATTTGCTCCGGCAGGACCTGTTGGACCCATAGGACCCTCTGCTCCATTTCGTCCATTTACCCCATTACGTCCATTGCGTCCATCTACACCATCATGACCTGGAGGCCCCATTGGACCATCAACTCCATTACGCCCATTTGCTCCGGCAGGACCTGTTGGACCCATAGTACCATTAACTCCATTGCGTCCATCTACACCATCATGACCTGCTGGACCCATTGGACCATCTACACCGTTGTGTCCATCTACACCATCATGTCCTGCTGGACCCATTGGACCCTCTGCTCCATTACGACCATCTGCTCCTGCTGGACCCATTGGACCCTCTGGACCCATTGGACCCATTGGACCCTCTGCTCCATTACGCCCATCTGCTCCTGCTGGACCCATTGGACCCATTGGACCCTCTGCTCCATTACGACCCTCTGCTCCATTACGACCATCTGCTCCTGCTGGACCCATTGGACCTTCTGGACCCATTGGACCCATTGGACCCATTGGACCCTCTGCTCCATTACGCCCATCTGCTCCTGCTGGACCCATTGGACCCATTGGACCCTCTGCTCCATTACGACCCTCTGCTCCATTACGACCATCTGCTCCTGCTGGACCCATTGGACCTTCTGGACCCATTGGACCCATTGGACCCATTGGACCCTCTGCTCCATTACGCCCATCTGCTCCTGCTGGACCCATTTGACCCTCTGGTCCTGCTGGACCCATTGGACCCTCTGCTCCTGCTGGACCCATTGGACCTTCTGCTCCTGCTGGACCCATTGGACCTTCTGCTCCTGCTGGACCCATTGGACCCTCTGCTCCTGCTGGACCCATTGGACCTTCTGCTCCTGCTGGACCCATTGGACCCTCTGCTCCTGCTGGACCCATTGGACCTTCAACACCATTGCGTCCATTTGCTCCTACAGGACCGGCTGGTCCCGTTGGACCCATATTTCCTTTATCGCCTTTAGGCCCCTGAGGACATGTAGATATATGCTCTTTGAATTCGCGTAGAAGCAATTCTAATTCAGCACATTTATCTTCACCACGTTTTCGTTCAACCGCAACAGATTCTTCACACGATTTTTCTTTCACAACTAATATTTGATCAAATACGACACGAATAAGTCCATCCAAAATACTTTGACGTGTTGTAAAAAAACTTTGAGGATTCTCCTGGATTGTACTTTTATCAAATTGAAATATGTTTGTAATTTCCGTAATATTGGATTCAAGTTCCCCACGATCACGCAATCCTTTTACAAACTCTGTTAACCATTTTTCCTCGAGATCTGCGTATGTATTTATATCATTTTCATCAATAGCAGGTTTCTTCAATAATTCATTTACTGTTCTCATGAGTTCATCATACTTTTGCTTTTTAAACATGAGTAATTTGTATAAATCGGCCAACCGTTCCAAAACTTCAGATGTAAATTTACGAATACTTTGTTTTGTAGATTCATTATTTGCCGAATCTACAATCGTTTGTATGCGTGTCAATAACAATTGAATCAATTCATCATTGCTATTTTTATTTTTATTTTTAACTACCCCTTGAGTTTGAACATTTGAATCATGTTCAGGAATCCAATAATTATAATGGATATAATTGACATAATGTAAATACAAAATATCTTTTCCGTCACTTGTAGTTAATCGCGTGGGTTGATCTTCATCACGTGTAAATACCACCAACTTTATATTATTAGAATCCAACACAGACTCAATAATGGGACGTTCAATTTCGGTATAGAATTTAAATGATGTTTGTCCTTCAACTGGCATTATGTAATTTGATATCGCCTCTGCGAAATCTTTCATTTTCGTTTCAACATTCTCGGGCTGAGACAGTTTATAAAAGAAATCCATATAAAGATTGAACATGTCAGCGTCATAATAAATATCCGCCAAAATTGCGTATAATTGAATATAGGATGTTCTTGATTCATTCATTTCTGTATTACCAAGTGGTGCTAATCCTAGTTCAGTATTGGCTTCATCTTTTTTTGTGACAAGTTTCTTATAAAACGCAGTCAGAGACTCTTTTGATGTATCTTTCAAATGACGAAGCACAAACGCATTGCCATTGACAAGAGTATCTAAATATGCTTTAATGGTTTCAATATTCTTCAATTGAGTCGCCGTGTATCGACGAAATTCAAACACAACTTGATCTTCATTGTTTGGATCTAGAACGTTACGTGATTCTAGCAAAGTCATATTTTCAATCAATTTCGCCAATAAGGTTTTATTTGTATGATTTTTCGCAGCATTGTACAAGGAATGGAAAAAACATAATCCATCGGGTTTTGATTGTTTGTATATCCACCGAATTGGTTTTGCGACTGGTGGTAAAATGGTTGTATCCGTTGTTACATCCGTTGTTGTATCCATTGTTGTATTTGTTGTTGTATTTGTTGTTGTATTTGTTGTTGTATCCGTTGTTGTATCCGTTGTTGTATCCAACTCTTTTTCTGTCTTATTGGTTGATAAACGCGATTGAAATTCATGAATAATCGTCTCAAGTCCTTGAATTTGTGTTTGAAGTTGAAGGATTGCCGCCGGGCTAACTGCGTTTTTATCACCACCACAAACACACTGAATTGTAGTTGGTGGACATTTATATGTATGATTTACAACAGGTTCTGTATTCATGTTTCCCCCCAGTACTGTTTCAGCGGGTTCGGGAACTCTGGGTGTAGGCGGTGATGTAAATGTGGTAGGAGCGGCTATACACTTTTCTTTGTCTTTCGCAACATCGGAAGATAATCCATCACGTCCTAATAAAACATCAATCTCGGCGATCTGTTTTTGTTCTTTTGTACGCTGTTTTGTTGATGTATCAATAGCAGAAACACTTTGGACAAGCAGCGCACGTTTCAAGCATAAAATACGGCGCGCAAGAGGCGGCAAGGGTGGATTCCGTTTGGTTCCAATCCAATGTAAGAAGTCACGGATTTCATCTGGTGTTGCTTTAATTTTACGATTTTTGAGTATTCCTAAATCATTTAACAAAGGCAAATCGCTAGGTATATAACCTGATTCACTCTGTTGTCGTTTTTGAATGGATACTTCATCGTTCATAATACGATGGCCCAAAAATGAACTCATTCGCCCTGTCTATTAAGAATATGGAATAAATTGGTTAGGATTGTACCGTCAAAAACGAATTTTAGACCGACAAACATTCAAAACAGGCGCCTTTGGTGTCCGATTTTGAACGATTTGTAGGCCTTAATACCGTGTGATACAATTAAAAAAGAGCACAATGTGCCCATTTTTAATGTTCACGGGTCTAAATTTGTTTTTGATGATATTGAAGAATTGTGTCAACCTTATTACAATCCAGCACGATTCAATTCATTCAGTATTAATTTAGTCTTAATTTGGCCGATAAATTCATTGGCGGTTGGACTTTTTAGCAATTCCTGTGTTATTTCCATTGCGTTATCTTTGGAGGAATCGCTTGATGTAATAATGATTATTCTTGCTGGTGTCACATGCGGTGATTTCACTTGAAGACCTTCAAAGGGATCGATTGTCGCATCGGGATAATAATAGAAGGAATTTGTATCAAGCGCAACTTTAAACCTATAAGAAAGATTAGGGGCAGTTTGTTTATTTGTTTCCGTATATTCCATTTGGAAAATTGGTTCATCATCTGTAGAATGATATAATTTATAAAGAATTAATGATATAAATACAGGATCATTTATTGGGTGTAATAAACCAACTTCATTATTGGAAAAATACCAGTTACCATTAATTTTCACAAATCCAGTCGCGTGACCCGTTTTGTTATCAATAGGATGGCCAATAAATATTCCTTTAATATTATTCCAATTGATGAGATTCATAGATTTGAAATTATTCCCTAATGTGAAATTCAGTTGTGTCTCTGATATTAATCCATCCGTTAGGAGTTTTTGTTTTAAGGCAGATAAATAATTCATTATGATGCTGCGAGTTGCTCCAACACAATAATCGCCCTGGGATTCTTTAATTTTGGCTAATGCTTGTTTGCCGAATTGAGTTGTTGCGGATTTATTTATACTCAAACGACGTTTTGATATCGGTTCTTGAGATTCAATATGCGATTGTTCTAATTTCAGCATATTTATGTATCGTTGTAGCATAAATTGTAACGCGTAATATGGATTGAATGAAGTATTGTACGTTTTGGATTTTAATATTTGTGCCGCATTATTAACAAAAATAGCACCTAGCAGATCGGCTTGAAGCAGGATTGTGAATAATGTGTCTGTGGTACAAGTAGTATCATGTTGACTAAATGTATATACTGGAGTGGATGTTCGATGTGTATACAATTCTAACAGTTCATGGGCCAATTCGGATGATGGTTCTGATGACACAGAGTTTTGTTCTATAGGATCAGAGGCTGCTACTGATTCAGAAGGCGCTGTTTGTGTTAACAATAGAGTAAATATTTGTTTGATTGTAATATCTTCCTCTTCGCGATCATTGAGTTGATTTTCTCTCCGTTGATCGTTTCGTTCGTCTTCCTTCAGTTCGTCTTCCTTCAGTTCGTCTTCCTTCAGTTCGTCCTTCGGTTTGTCCTTTGATTCGCCGTTCGCTTTCTTTTCATCCGACGGTAAAGCAAACAAGTTATTACTAAATATATCTGATGTTTGAATGGCAGGAGTCGAAGTAAGAACCAATTGAAATAGTTTATCAACTTCATTTGTAATAGGAACAGCTTCCATATTATGAAGCATTGCGTTTGTCATCGCGACATCAATATTTCGTGATACAAATTGAGCCTCTTTATTTTCACGTATGCGTTTATCAGTCGCTTCTTTATTCGCAAACATGATAGACCATAAAACATAATAGGGAATATTACAGTCTTTGCGCAGTATTATACTTGAATCATTGCTACACATATATAAATTATCAAAAAAAGTAGCCAAATAAAATTTTAATGATGTAATCATTTTTGAATCAATGCCTAAGTCGTTCAAAAGTTGATTCTCCTCCTCCGTGAGTGTAGCCGATGCGGAAGAAGGCGCTGTTCCATTGTACATTAAAAAATATTTTCGTCTACGAATGCGATCTGACATAGATTGTTTGATTGTATAGGATTTATTTGCTATCATAACAACATCAGATGACATTGTATTACCCTTACTAATAATACGATAAAATAATTAAAAGAACGTGCGCATGGTCTTATGATTCAAACATAACACCATCTGGACTTTTGGTCTAGACCCGTGAACATTAAAAACGGGCACATTGTGCCCATTTTTAATTGTGTCACACGGTCTTAAGTCCGACAAATCATTCAAAACTGGGGCCCGTTTTGAATGTTTGTCGGTCTAAAATTATCTGCGTTAAATGAACTCTTAGAGACACACGATGGATTCGGTTCATACATTATCCATTTCACCTCCTACTCCGACGGAAAATGAAACAAACGTCATAGTTGCATCAACACCATCAGACCTTCCAGTATTAGAACGTCGCGCGGTGACAGTAAAACATCGTGTACAATGTAAACAGGATCAAGTAATTAGTTGGCTTCAAGATTTTTATACAGAGCCGGGTAATTTGGAAAAACTATTACCCATTCTTCAAGGTTCATCCGCAATTAGTCTTCGACTTATAGATTACTTTGTAACAAATTATTCCAAAAAATTCAATACATCATACATGCTAAATAATCGCCACTTCTTGGTATATTTCAATTATAAGCGCGAATTAAATGCCTATAGCAAGCGTTTATTTGATCCGTTTTGTCGTCGTGAGCGTATCATGTTCCAAGCCCGTGGTATTGAACCATTTGTTACAACAGTTGGGCAACTCAACTTTTTCCGTTGGTTTATTGAAAAGAATATTTATGAACATGTTTCAGAACACCGTGAAGAGATTGAAAAGGATATGAACTCAACATTAAAGCAACATTATAGCCGTTCGAACACAACGGTAACATCAACTGTAAGTACAAAACGCACAGAGGCAACGGCAGCAACAGAGACAATAGATGAAACAAGCGAAGCGAAGGAACATCTTGCGGATGAATCATTATCCAACGCCTCATCAAGTCGCAAAAAACGATGTGAATTGACTCAATCTGCGATGAAAAAGGTAAACGTCCATGAATGTGACGTTGTTGTCCATTTTAGCTGAATTTACGCATCGCGCCAATCATCTTGTCTGGGTCGCAGGAGTTCATAGGCTTGTAAAGATGCTAAATCAGTAGCCGCACGGGGAGGTAACCACCGATCATTAAATTGTCGTGCGGTTAGCGCACGGGCCGTATCAACACTTCGGTCACGATTATCTTCTACAACCGCACCCCGTAATTCGCGAATCATATTACGCGCATCTTGGCCGCCCGCATTCAGACGCTGTGTATATGGATTCATAGAAAAGCGATCCGATGGCGCATCAATAGGTCCTGGGGGTGGAGGTACACCTAATGAATCTGAAGTTGTTGAACCTCGTACAGGATCCGGAACATAACTAGGTTGAATACGATACTGAACCGTATTTGTACGCGAACAAATAGGGTTCATATCCATATACACCGGAGCATTTTTTGTTTGAAGTCCACGTTCACTGATTTGTGTCGGCGGGGTTGCGTGAAAAAAGTCCCACGAGCGGGAATTAATCGCATCGCGCCCATTATACTCCTGACGAACACGTAATACCTGGCAAGTTGGCTGAAGTAGAGTGGGGTCGTGTAGAGCCGGTGTAAATGCGCGTTTTTCTCGTTCCATTTCTTCCCATTTGACATAAGGATCACTGCTCATCCGTCTGTTCTATTTATGATATCAAATGAAATAGAATTTGAAACCGCGCGTGAAGGCACAGTCTAAACCTAAAGCACAATGTATATAGGTAAGGAATACCGCACTATGTTTCGTGTGAAAACTACACGTCGGAATATAAAGCGTGCCTTGTCGCCAATAAAACCGGTCTCAGATCCACTCGCACCGCCTACTAATATACTGGTTGAATCGGCAAGCACACCAACTCCACCACCAGCACCTGGGACACTATCTACGTCCCTTGAAAAACAAGATAAACAACTCACAGATCTATTTGCGTCTGAAGCCGCCCATTTTTCACTAACGAAGCCATGGTTACGTTTGGATCGCGGTATGCGAATGCAAAAACTCCGCACATTTGCGGATAACTATGAAGGATTGTGTGCCGAAGATAAAGAGAATCTATATAAGTATTTAATAAAAGCAAATGATTCAAAATTACTGAATACGAAACAGCAGATTAATTATGATAATGGTGCCGTACAAGCGATCAAGGGTTTAAAAATTATTCGCACAGGAGATCCAGCAGAACCGGCAACATTTAAAATTGAAACCCATCGTGCGACAAAACGTAACTCAGCAGAATAAAATTAAAATGTCACATAATATAGAGATGGTATATTCTGCATGTACTGAATGGTTCAACGATTGGGTGTCTACACACCCCGTTGAATTAGTAGACGAATGGGATTTGAGTGAATGGATGACGCATGAAATGTATCCCGCAACACAAATGTTTCTTGAATATGGATTTCATTCACCACGTGCTCGTAATGATGCCTTGATGATTCTACGCGCACTTTATTATGAATATTTTCTCTTCCAAGTAGAGCGATCTCATCGTGGTCTGAGACCCAATACTACACATTTTGATCGTCTGAAGGCGGCTCCTCAGACCACTCAGAAATCGGGTGCCTGGCATACAGAGGCACGCGAGGTGCTTTCCGGTCACGAATTCGGAGCTTTATGTGTCGGTAGTGCGTCAGAACGTGCGAATGTAATACAAAAGAAGTGTGCTCCACTCGCCCAGAGAGTCGCTGAAGACGACGCCGATGAATCCACGGAGCAAACCGTATTTCTAAGTGGTGAAAATGGACTCTCTGCGTTCAAATGGGGCTGGCGATATGAACCAGTCGCACGACAATTGTTTGAAACATTGGTCGCCAATTCCCCTGTTTATGATGGGTTAGGACGTGTTCGTCACACAACTCTACCTCGTCTGGGCGCGAGTCCGGATGGACTCATTCTGGAGGGCCCCCGGGCGGGACGACTACTAGAGATTAAGTGTCCTATTTCCCGTATTATTGATGGAAAAATCCCAATTCGTTACTATTGTCAAATGCAACTTCAGGCAGAAGTATGCGACGTGGATGCCGTTGATTATGTCGAGGTCCAATTTGGAATTCTTTCCACTCAAGAACAACTTGTCAACGCAAAACAGCCACGAATTGGAACTGTCTGTGTTACAGCATCCAGTTCAGATACGGATCCGTCATTATATAAATATGAATATAGTCCATTATTTGAAGCAACACCAGAAGGGTATGCGGCCATGCAAGAATGGTCTCCAATAGGTCCTGTTATACTCGAACGGACGCAATGGTATGTTAAGGATTGGTTCACAACAACCGTAATGCGGAATCGGCGTTGGTGGCATGAGGTAGGATTTCCTGCGTATACAAAGTTTTGGGACGATGTGGATGCGTTGCGCGCAACGGGATTTACAAATCGGAAACCGCTATTTATTGACTCAGGCTCAGAACGTTCCGCTGCCTCGGCAACCAGTAACCGTACATCGCCCGTTCCTGAATGCGACGTGGATTCAGATACCATCGCCGCCATTGAAGATACGTCCGCCAACGACGTTGAAACCGCTCCAATTTCGAAGTAATGTCTATCATAGGACCGGGATAAAAGCGCATAATTCGACACATATGTAAGTCAGGAATGGATCGTGTGGGTATTCCTGGTCCATACGCAACATAATTACCGCCGTTGTAAAATTTAATCAAATAATATGTATATGATTGCGCCGCCATTTGCTTATTTGATATAAAGATGGATTTATATTAAATAATAATACGACATGTTTCAAGTGTATAGTTTTTCATTCAATAATCCGAAACGAAAGGCCGAAATGGAAGAACGATTTGGAAAGGTAGGATTATCCATCCATTGGGTGGATCCTGTTTTATCCACGGATCCACGGATCCCTGTTTCAGAACCGAATCCACGGACACATACAATTATGTTGAATCATTTGGATATGATTCGGGCATTTCTGAATTCGGATGCGGAATATGGTATTTTTTGTGAAGATGATATACATATTCGTCGTACATTTCAACAAGATATACAGGTCGCCATCGATGCCTATAATCGATTGAAATTGTCTGTCCTTTTACTGGGATATCTCACAAATTATCGTGTTGCGGATACACATATTCATGGATATCATAGTCTATTAGAAACACCGTTTGTATTTACATCTGTCGGTTCCGATTTATGGGGCTCACAGATGTATATGATGAACAAAACACAGGCGCAGAAATGTTTGGATTTATTTGTTGATCCCACTCTTGTAAAAACAGCATATAGTCCAGATTGGACAATTACAAAAATGCCGGCGGCTGCTTGTATTTATCCAATGTTAGCCGTGGAAAGTGGAATTGTTGCGACGGATCATTGGGGGCAAATTCAATTCCATAAATCCTGTTTTGAAACCAATTTTAATGATCGGGATTACTTCTAAGTCGTGAGCGAACCTTATAAGACGCAATCGCAGCCACGCGTTCGGCTTTATTGCCTTCAATTGAGGGTATTCCAAGTTGTTTCGCCACATTTCCAAGTTCGTCAAGTGTCAATCCACTAAGTGATTTCATCACAGATAGTGGCGGCATCAATACAAACTTGTTTGAATCACAGAGATTTAGTAGATCTTGCGATCCAAACATTTGTTGACCCTGTGTATTAACATGATACAAAGGATATGTATCCTTTTTGGACGACGTTGGATCCGCCGCGGGATAAAGCGCAACAATTTTCGCATCTATATCCCAAACAGCAACACGAATTTGTTTACATACACAAATAAAATCCATAAATGCCGAGGCAAGTTTATCATCGCGAATTAATTTCCATGGAAACGATACACGGGCACGTTCCAATTCTTTAATATCGCCGCCAGAGGCACATCGTGCCTTTAGCATTTGTTCCAAACCGGATTTGGTCCATCCACGACTTCGTCCACTTTCTTTTGCGTACACATCATTCATCATGGCCTCTAGCCGCTGTGCTTCCGCAATATCCATTTGATGTTTTGTCAGTCGTGGCGCTGATAAATAAAGAGGGTCAATATGTTCAATTCCAAGAACAATAGGGTCAATCGACGTTTTTGAAGAGCGGGGAAGTTTGGATCCAGTGCTTTCATCAGTATGTTCTATAGGTACCACTTTGACTACTGCGGGTGGTTTTTCCATATGAATAGTATTTGACGGAGGTGGTAATTTTTCAATATGAATAGGGGTACGCAACGGTTCTATAGTCATTACATTGGTTGGGATAGTAGGTGGTGATATATTCGGCACCACACATGTATCCGCACGTAACGTTATATGTGGAACACAAAACGTTGCGTGCGCATTCTTGCTTTTTACAGACGATAAATCACTCCAAGAGACCATTATTATGAATTCTTACTATTTATTACTCTTTATCCTGTTTAGATTCTGTCATTTTTGTCAAGCCAGTGGATAACGTACTCATATACACTTCACGGTCTTCCAAGGTTTGGCGGTTTTTTTGTGTGAATTGTAGGAATAATTCAAGTGCGTCAAATACATTCTGAGGTATAGCACATACATTAAAAAATATGCCATTATTATTTTCAGAAAACTCGGTTTCGTGTTTTTGAAGAATTCGTATAATTTCTATATGTTCTGCTTTTGTAAGTGAGTGTAAACCATCCAAAAAGAGTTTTCGTCGTTCATATTCCTCATTCGAAAGCAATGGTCCGGGTGTAGGCATATTCTTAACAATTCGCGCGGTTTCACTAGTTTGTTTCTTCCGCAATTATTCTTCACCTTCTACTTTACGGATAAAGCGCCCTACACTGACAATAAAGAGATCGTTTGTCTGGAATTTACTACGTTCCAGAGATACAATCAATTTATCACCCTCTTCAATTGTTTCAAACTCTTCGTTTCCTAAATGAATATCACGGGGAAGAAGAATACGTACCATTGTTTCATCACGAATATCATCGTCTTCAAAGATTGCGTATACACCCATTTTATTGACTTTCAGAACCGTGGCATTGACCTCAATGCCCGCCGTGGGATACAGAATTTTACATTTAAATTTACAATCATATACAAGATCACCGGTAAAACGACCATGTTCAGCCATACCCATACTGCGCTGTAGAATTTCCACCGATCCTGCGCGTACATAACCATTCACATTACAACGACGCTCAAATAAATTTTTCAGACGGGTTTCCAGCAATTTTGAAAACCCATCTTCCGTTTTAGTTGCTTCGTTAATATCGCTAGGTGATAGCGATACACGCATATCCATATACGAAGTATGATAAAGTGATTCGGTGCTCATGGTGCGATGTCTCTATTTAGACCGAAGTGTTTATGTTTTAGACACCTCATTTTTTTACCATCATCATTCCATCGCAACACCGGACCGAGCCGCTTCCGTCAGACGAAGGAACCAGCGTTTATCATCTGTATGTTTCAAATCCAACCAACGAAGTAAAAAGTCTACATACATACATACTTGGACTACTACTAAATGCGAAATATCTGTAATTGAATCTTCCGTCACACTACCTCCAGATTTATATTTCTTTTCCAATGATTCTTGAATTTTCTTACGTTCTTCATCCAGTACGGCCGCGCCCTTCACATCGGAGAGGTCTGTAAATAAAAACGGTTTCATAGGTGATGAATCTGGAATCTGCGCATACAACTTCCGTAAACGATCACGATGCATTGCGAGCGCACTTGGTGTTTTACATACTGTTCCTGTAACGGATCCGCCTTGTAGACGATTCACTAATTTGAATGTCAAGTCATTCTTAATTTGAACTAGCATGCCGAAGAAATTGGATACATCCGCCTCCTCAAGATCCAACTTATCGGCGGGTGCGGCCTTTTTCCGTCCACCGACAGGTTTTTTCGGTTCTCCACGACGTACAATTGGGAATGATTTCGCAAGAATGGTCTCTGCTGTTGAATCACATACTCCCAATGTCTGTTTCAATTTACTGAAGCAATACGATTTTACGGCCTTTTCTTTGACATTGTAAATGAAGAAACCTGGAATTCCTACACCGGGCGCAGTCAGATCACGTTGAATTAAACTGAGTACAAATTTTTCATTGGTATCCATAGTCGCATTTTTTTCACGTTTTTGTAAGATTGTGCTATAGAGCGCAATGAGTTCTTCGTTGGATAACATATTATCAATAAACCATACAGACGCAATATGGCGAATATCATCTTGAATTTTGGGTAGACCAGTGGAAAGCATCCAGGAAATAACCCATCGCAATGCTTGAAATCCTTTTTCAGGAATGGAACGTGCTTCATGTTTAATCGCACCAGATGGAGTTTCCATAATTGTTTGAATTAAAGCATTCCATTGTGTAATGGCTGAAACTGCGGATGTATATAATGTATCCATATCAATGGCTTCTTCATTTCGTACAGCCGGTGGTGGCACAACTTCTGCGTCAGCGCGTATTTCTGTGACTTCTGCGACTGAAGGCAGTGGCATCGGTGGAGGAACTGCTGTTGCGACAAGACCAAAATCAGGTTTGAATAGACGGTGTAGATGACCAAATGCGCGTCCATAACGTAACGCAGCAGGAAGTGTATCTTTTTCAGTCACTCCGTCGGGTTGGAATAATACATACCCATTTTTCAAAATTAATGTTCCATACAACCCATCGCCTCGTTTCATTCGCAATGTATTGAGTGCCTCGCGTAATCCCATCGCGCCAATAGACCATGGAATATCCGCATATACCACATCACGAATATATGTGAGTGGATGCGCAACATCATTTGAAAAAAGTGCTGCGAGAATTTTCTGACGTTCCGCAAACTGTCTACGGAAATCAAAATCGCGATATGTGCTTATATTCAATTCATTCTTTGGAGGTTCAGGACACCAATCCTTTTTTGTAGGACATACATCAAAATCGCATAAACTGGAATAATTTGTATCCTTCACCTCAAATGTCATAGATTTGCCCGTTGAATCTTTAATCCTCCGTTCTCCTTGACTGGGTAGAAGAATAGCATTCATATTTAACATACAGTCCCATGCGTGAATCTTCATAAGACGTGAGACTTCGCCGACATATCGCGCCTTCTTGACGGCAAGACGATACGCATATAAATCGGCAGTCTCGTATTTCGGAATCGCCAACGCATGTAAATAAACCGTACAATTCCGCTCATCTTGAGGTAGTAAGGAGTGACTACAGAAACGTACACCGCGTCCAATAATTTGCTCAATACGATTCAAGTGATACCAGCCATCTAAGACATGTAATTGACGAATACATTTCAAATCCAGACCTTCTGATGTAATTTGAGAACCAATAATGGCTTGTACACGACCGCCTCCCTTGACTGGCGGCCCGTATGCTGTATCACAATTCAACTGGGATGCGTAACGTAACAGTTTAGGAAATTCCGGCGCAAGCCCCTTTGAACTTGTTAATAGTACATAATATTTCGTATCTTTGGTGGGTTTTGTCGTTTCCAGTAATGGAGCAGGTGTACCATCATAAAGAACACGACACCAGCCATTCATTTCCAATGCTGCGGCAATAGGTAATGCGCCGCCACCTACAAATTGGGAAAAGAGGAAGGACATACCGACACATGAATTAACTGCTTCAACGATCGCGGCAATCTTGGGTGAATGACTACGCAGACCTGTTTGGAATACAGATTCTTGTGTAAAATCCTTTTGATTCCAGGCAAATTGCGTTACATTGGTTTCACCAAATGCTTTTGTCTTGGCTTTGAAACACATATACCATCCTGAGTTGCCATAAATTCCACGTTTGGAGTTATAGGTGATGTTTCCAATTTGGGTGGATTTATAAAGAACGGTTGTATCACCTTTTGCGCCACCGATTTGCGCTCTATCACGCATAGAAGCGCGTTTATAATAATTACGAAGTGTGCTATACATATATGCGCCAACGTGTGTACTTGTATCGGTTTTGGAAATAACAAGTGGCAATGCTTTTGTAATATTTATTTCCACCGGATTCAATTGTACTTGCTTTTCTTTTTTGGAAATACTGTAGAGTGGATATTGATCCTTTGTCATAAAATCAGGTTCCATATTGGCGATTGAATTGGAAGGTGTTAGACGTAATGGGAATGTATTTGGATTTTCACCTCTCATATAACTTACGTAACGTTTAATGGCCGCAATTAATTCTTCTTTTCCTTCTTCCGTCAATGCGCCTCCAAAATCATCTACATCCGAAATTTCTTGGATTGATTCGTCATTGGAATCATCCTCGCTATCTTTGCTGGCTTCATTGTCTTCGCTCGCGCCGTCTTCACTCGCGCCGTCTTCACTCGTCCCATCTTCATCCTCACCTTCATCCTCCACAAGTTCGTCATCATCTTCCACATCTTCAATAGTATTGTCTTCGCTATTTTCAACGTCGTCATCTTTTTCCAGTTTTCGTGATTTTGTGCGGCGCTGTTTCAAATTGAATACCTTTTCAACTCGCAATTGGTTTTCAAACACACTCGCATCGTTTGCGTCATTCGCAAGTAATAAACGCAAAAGAAATAAGATTTCAGTCGCTTTATTGTACATTGGTGTCGCAGTCATTAACATAAGTCGTAAACCTTCCGCTGTAACTACAATTTGTTTCAAAATAGGTGTGAGTTGTTTTCCTGCCTCGGAATCGGATACGGAATGTGGATCTTCAACATCAATATCATCTTTCAAATCCATGGCTTCCTTTTCATCACGTAAATTATGGGCTTCATCAACAATAATTAAATGGTCGTTAAACATGGAAATAATTTTCTTCTTTTTATAATCATCAAACCGCAGTTTATCGTCTTGAATGGGTTTGGGTGCCTCGTTGAATTTATGTTGCATCATTTTCGCAAAGGCGAGATAACCCATGATTTTATAACGTGTATTGATGGCTTTACGAACAGCGGCTTCAATTACATCTTTATCTGTTTCGGCTTCCATGGATGTAAGACGCAAATATGTCATACCCGTACATTGTGGAGATTTCCAACGTTCTCCTGTGAGTGCGAATTCTTCACGGCTAGTAGGTACTAGTTTATTTATATCAAAAATGGTGCGTCGGAAACCTTCAGCAATCGCTTGTGGCGCAAGAATATATACTGTGCGATTCGGTAAATAATCTAAAAACATTTCGGCTACCGTAATGGCGGAACATGTTTTTCCTACACCGACACCATGATTCAGCAAAAGACCGCGATACGGTGTTGTGGGATGTAAAAATCGCGCAACAAGACGTTGAACGGGCGTTGTATCAAACACATCATCGGTTACTTGTGTCGCAGGAATACGGCGTTTCGTTTCAGTTTCAACACAGGTATTAGTACATAATGTATCGGAAGGCGCATCGGACGCAAGCATAGCAAATTCAGTCTTTTGTGTAAGACGAGCAGCGAAATCCGGGTCGCTTATATCAGGATAAATGCCCAACGTTTTATCACGTTCCCTAATCCAAATATCGGGTCGTACACCTCGTTGATGTAATTCATCGAGCAACGAATCTCGTCCTTTCCGATCCGTTGTCTGAAATCTCATCCAATGTTCTATAAGTTCCTCATCCTTGATTGCGGACATATCAAAATGAACTTTGAATTGTCCATTCTTTGGACCAATCACTGTCGGCAGGTCAGCCATCTTCTACTTTGATAAATCAAAATAGAAAAAGGTATTTTTCCTCTAACTGCTTGGATCAGGAAGAATAATATTTGTGGGTGTCGCACTTTTACCTGTACTACCTACAGATTCCCAATCTAATATTCCTTCCTTCATTATTTGGTGATGAAGAATTGCGAGCAGAGCCCGTTTTTCCTTATTGCTATGCCTAATTTTAAGGTAAGCCTCTTCAAAGGGTAACCATGCTATAGCACCTACTTCACGATTCATAACACGATTATGAGGTTGGAATTCCGCTTTTGCGTCACTATTGGAACGACCAATAAAATATGTTTGACGATATTTTATACCATTGGTTCCAATGTACTCTTCTATATAGGTTTTGTCTGGAATAAGTAGCACCATAGCCGGATCACATCCAGTTTCCTCTTTAAATTCCCGCAACGCACAGGCTTCCGTCGATTCATGCGGCATACGTCGTCCTTTAGGGAACCCCCATTCAGGATCCGCCCACTCTTTGCTAGATTCGTCAATATAGCGAATCAGTAATTTGCCATGTAAATCGCCCGTATTGCGAAATAAATCAAATATACGTTTTGCTGAATTGTATTCATTACGGTATTGACGCGTATTTTGATTATTCCATAACGCGGACCACAAGGAATCAAATGTTTGAGATATAAGACGCGTTTGTTCATCACATGTCATTCCATTAATTAGTTTCTGAATATATACGGGTTCTGACAAACTATATTTTCCTCGCATAAATTCAACATAGGATAATGAATCCCGTCGTCGTATCATTAAATAATAAGGTACCGAATCAACATGTTTTATTGCGATTATACCATAAGACATAACAGGTTCTTTACAATCGCGAAAGACATGACCTGCCTTTCCGCAATTTATACATTTGAAATCCATTTTCGGGAAGTTACCCACACTGCTTCTATTTCGTGCGATTTGGTTTAGACCTGGCTGTGCGCTCAGTGCGTATATTCGCATAAATATTTCCCCATTCTACAACAAATGACAGCATCTGTTCCCAAGTTTCCACCCATGGGTATGAGTCCTGATGTATGGGGTCCCATTTTTTGGAATACAATGCATATTGTAAGCCTAGGATACAATCCCGAACCTTCAAAACGTGAACAAGACGATGCGATTCGTTTTTACAAGTCTCTGGAAACTATGCTTCCCTGTGGCATATGTCGTTCTCATTATTCACAGTTCCTTCAGGAAATGCCGGTAGAACAAGCCGTAGGAAGCCGTGACGATTTAATTTATTGGGTGTTTCAACTCCACAATAAAGTAAATGCGAATTTGGGCAAGCGTCAAATCACATTTGACGAATATATCCAGAATATGCGTAGACTTGCCGCTAGTGAATCGTCCAATACATGGTTTACACCATCCAATATGGCACTTTTACTAGTTCTTGCGGCAATTGTTGGAGGCACAGCATATTATTATACAAAATAACGCCATTCTTCCAATTGTTCAACTTCTTGAGGATTAAATGTTATCCAATCAAAGAATCTGGACATAAATGGATGACTAAATCGGTAGGGTACAAGTGGTAAAATCGCATAGAATCGGGGAGTTTTCTTTAACCAGAATCGTCTATAAATCCATACATATGGAATCACGATCCAAAAAAAGAGTGCGCCCCAAATTCCGTAAATAATTCGGAAAGGAGCGGATTTATATACATTTAAATTCGTCGCTAGCGATGCGCCATATACACATCCAATTAATAAGAGAGCAATAAACACAATTGTCGCAATTGTTTTTAAAATACGACGCACTAATCGAGATCCACTAAATTCCGCACGTTCCTTCGCAATCCGTTCCTTTTCAGCAGCCTCTTTGGCTGCTTCCTTTGCTTTCTTTTCCTTTTCAGCCTTTTCAATCAAGCGTGCTTTTTCCTCTTCGGCTTCCTTTTTGATTTTCTCAGCCTTGTTTTTTTGGTTTTTCGCGTATTGTTCGGCTTCTGGATTATACGTCGCATTATGAATCGCATATTTCGCGGAATTGACTAATTGTTCGAAATATGACATATGTCCCCTACTAAGGTATATCAATTACCGGACAATAAAGGTAGCGCGCCCGCACCTTGTTTTGTAATAATAGAAGCAGGTAAATGTTGCCCTGTGACCATTTCACAGTCTTGGCGCGATTGAAATGTACGGGAAGAGTCACACGATCCTGCTGACGGTACTTTTACACAATATCGCCCCGTTAAATCCTCACCTACAAAACACCATGATTCCGAGTCGGGATGTACAGATCCAATATCCTGCGATGGCGGAGGAACTAGAGGCGGCGCAACTGCGCCCGCAATCCCAGTTTGCTGTTCCTTACGAAACATGGCCATCCATGAACTTATTAATAATGGATTTTCATCAAGAATAAACCGTTTTATCAAATACAATACAACTATTGCGGCACCAATACCAAAAACCCATACATAAATCATTTTATTATTACTGGTCGAATTGATCACATTCGTAAATTCAGTATTTGTATTTGCTAAAGTGTTTGTAATATTGGTAATTACTGAATTTGCGGATGTATTAATATTTTTCGCAAAGTTCGCAACAATATTGTTCCGGCTCATTTCTGTTCTATCATCATCAAAGAAGTAAATTGGCGCGCGGCGCACGAACTAAAGCAAATACATATACAAGATGTAGGAAATGCCGGGTGGCTTATTATCATTGGTTTGTTACGGAAATGAGAATGTCATTCTGAATGGCAATCCACAAGTGACGTGGTTTTACAAAACATTTCTACGCCATACTCATTTTTCACAGGAGCCCATTCAAATACCATTGGAAGGCCCAAATATACTACAAATGGATAATCCTATTCTTGTTAAGGCCAAAATTCCACGACAAGGTGATTTATTGAGTGATTTAGTATTACGGGTTCAGGTCCCAGATATTTTTAGTAAGGCGTATGTGAGTGATGATGGGCTAGGAAATTATGTACTGGATCGGAAATTTGAGTTTGCATGGGTACGACAAGTCGGTGTGCGGATGATTCAATCGGTGACATTTACAATCGGAGGTCAAAAAATTCAGGAATTTGATAGTGATTGGATTTCAGCACGGGCGGCTCTTGATTTAGAAAATACACGTTATACGAAATGGCGCTATATGGTGGGAGATACGCCAGAAATGTTTGATCCAGCGAATGGTATATATGGAGATCCCGGTGGCGGATATCCGAATGTTCTTGCGTGGCGCGGTACTCCCTCCTTACCGACACCGATTCAAAACAATGCGCCCAGTATTCCAGGACGTATATTACGTGTCCCGCTCGGTTTATGGTTTAGCGATTATATAGAAAATTCATTGCCTCTTGTTGGATTACAATATCACGATTGTGAAATTCAGATTCTTCTACGACCGATCAAAGAATTATACACAGTTCTGGATTTGAGTGGAAACCGTGTTCGTCCTGGCTTTCAAACATTGCCTCCTGAACCGACTGACCAATATACGTCCATTTGGAATCAACAATATTATGGACCACTTCCACCGTCTATGAATAATTTATACGGCGCGGCAGATATGTCAGGCGTACGTATGAAAGACTTTTTGACGGATATTTCTGGCGCTATACCCTTCCAAGAAGGATGGCCGTTGAATGCTTCCTTAGAAGCAACGTATAGTTTTGTCACATCCGAAGAGCAGCGCATATTTGCGACAAAAACACTTCGTTATACAGTTCGTCAAGTCCAAAATTTCATATATACAGGAGTCACAAATAGAGATTCCTATGAATTGGACGTCCATAATATCGCCACACGTATAGTTTATTTTGGGCGACGTTCCGATGCGATTCCATATCGCAATCAGCCGTTGAATTTAACAAATTGGATGTATCCAACAAAACCCCAGCGGCCGTTTGTTTTTCCGTCCATTGCGTCATCCGGTGGACGTATTCCCCTTATACCCCAACAAGTACTTGTGAATGGTGTTCTAACACCCATTGGATACTCCGGATTGAATATTCCAGGGACACAACGCCGTATATTACGAAATATGAATTTAAAAGCGAACGGACAACCATTGTTTGATGCGCAGGATTCGGCTTATTTTACTGAATATGTGCCTTATCGTTATTTACAAGGAGGTGCGGCACCCTATGCTGATTATGGTCTGGCTACACAGAGCGAAATGTGGCCATTGTATTCGTATAGTTTTTCGTTGAATGGATCGTCCGTGGAACAACCCAAAGGAACACTCAATATGAGTCGTATTGATAGTTTGGAAATAGATATTGATGTGGAACCCATTCCCGTATTGGCAAATTATACATATGAGATTCATATATATGTGGAAACTCTCAATTTCCTAGAAATAACCAGTGGTCTAGGCGGTTTAAAATTCGCTAAATAAAGTAGAATGAAAGGTCGTCGTTATACTCGTAGGAAAAAACAGGGTGGTGGTGGATTAGGGCATATATATACGGTCCCATTGGAATCTATGCTTGATGTACTCTATACACACCTGAATGAATTGCTAGCCTTGCGTTCCAAATGCGAAACCGCATGTCTTCAGAAATTATGCTCCAGAGGTAATTCTAGACTCTGTAATCAAACACGGCGTATGTCGCGGTTTCATTCAGTCTATGAATTTGCGTCTTCGTTGTGTCATGCGCAATTAGTACGTATGACGGATCCTTCCGGTTCACAATGTCGTGGACCACGACCTAGCGCCAATTGCGCCTGTGAAACATATGCGAAAAAGTACACAGATTTGGAGCGTATGGTGGCTGAACTCACACAGTTCTTGGGCAATTATTATGTTGATTCGCCCGTGAAAACATATATCACCAAGATCCGTGATGTTGGAACACAAATTCTTTCATTGCTGGATAATTATAGTATGGGAAGTGTATTAGGGAAAGTATCGACTGAATTACAAACCAAATCAATCAATGATATCATGCAAACACCAGAATTCAAAGACGCGCTACGTGCGGCAATACCAGCACATCGTCCAGTATCTGCTCCGTCACGATTAGTACAAGCAGCAGACACAACCGCAAGCGCCGCAAGTCGGCGTTTAATTTCGTCCGAGCCATCACTTCCCAGTAATCGTGTCCCCATGTCTAATTTGTATCCATCACGTTTACCAATTGAACCCTCTACGCGTTTATTGAATTCCATTAAACATATAAATAATTAATCAATCATACCGTCATTATCCTATTTTAAGTACGTCCTTTTGGAACGTACTTTTATAGGATAATGAAGGCAATGCCGTCATAAATTTTAATTTAAGTACACCGAAAAGGTGTACTTAAATTAAAATGTTGACGGTACTTCAATATTGTTTTAGTTTGAAGAACTAACACAATAATGTGAAACATTGAGCTAAATGTTTGTTGGTCTAATACTTGGTCACCCACCAATCATCATGGAAATAAGGAGGCACTTCCGTAAATGATGTAGATATAATCTTCTTACTAGGTCCTTCACGGTACAGCGTGTCAATTTGTGAGTAGTTGAGAGCATATGAGAAGTATTTCAAGCGAGATACCATACCCTTGGCCGCGCCATCAACACTATAATCTCCTACATTTACAGTATCGGAAGAGTATTTGGGGAATTTCATGGGTGTAAGCACATAGATATTGCCGTAGTTGAGTTTAGGAACTGTAGGGAATTCATGGCGTACTGTTACGTTACCATTGACATATACATCTAGGTATTTACCCTTCAACGCAATGACCAGATGGAACCATTTTCCAATTGGAATATTTGGAATTTCCACAAAGTTATCCCATTTTGTCGCAGAATTCATGTATAGACGCAATGTGTTTTTATTACCATGGATAAAGAGTCCAGGTGCTAGAAGTGGGAAACCGTCTTTATTGCCTTTATGGAAGATTTGGCGCAACTTTGTTTTGCTTTGCGTTGTGGTTCCACCGCATGTTTCAGACACAGTTCCCTCGAATGTTTCAGGAGAAATCATTAAATACATAGAATAAGAAAACTCCATACCGTTGACTTCATTTTCACTATTATGGATCAATTTATCGGCACCAGGGGCTTGTTCAATAAACTGACGCGATGCGGTTGTATCAGGGAAAAGGACGGTTGATTGACGGTTAATTTTCGTAAATTGTTCCACGATACTTTCAATTGCGGTTATAACTGTATATAGAACAAGCATACACAGTACTGTGAATAGAAGTTGTGAAACTAAGCCTTCTCCCATAACAAATGATAATGCTGCGTTTCCGTAATCCATATTTCCTCTATTTATAGGAAAATAGAAGAAAATGAACGGGTGGTTAGCCATAAGCATCATAATCTAAGAAAATGTGCTTAGATTATGGAACAAAGCCCTATATACTGGAATTAAAATGCCAATGCTTGTTGTTCGCCGCCTTTGCCGGAATATGTTAGTTTAATACCGAGCTTCTCGGCCAGGAAAGCAACAAATCCTGCGGGTCCCTTGGGTCCGGCCTGGTAAATAGCATAAATACGATCCGGGGTAAGTGGATACGCAAAGAATTGTATGCCACTGAGTTTCCCTCCAAAACCACCCTTCTTGCCCGTCATGACAACTTGTACACCTGATTCGGGAGCCATAGGAATATCGGGAAGGACGCAAGAGCGGTTGAGTTTACCATCGTAATATACATCAACAATACGCCCATTGACGCTAACCGTTATATTAATCCAACGTTGAAGATCAATATCCTGAATATCACACATAGGTGATTCAATTACATCACTAGTCATACCTTGTTTGCCGGCGAGCAGGTTATCATAGTTGCTATTCATTGTGTAATCAACACCGGTGCTGGGTGCTTCTGTATGAACGCGCACCATCAGGCGGTTTTCATTGGGATACAGTACAGTGGTAAGCAGGCTATAATTAGGGGCCTTGTTATCCATAATTTGAAGGACAGATTTGGCTAGACCCGCACGATATTCCCAGCTGGAAATATACATCCAGAAACTAATAGTGTATTCACCGCCAGGTTTCACTCGGACATCTTGGTTTTTCACAGGAAGTGCGTATGTCATAGGTTCATTCGCAGGTACCTCTGTATTTAACAGGGTGACTTCCAGATCGGAACCGGCAATTAGAAACTTGTATAAATAGTATAATGCGACCAAAAAGGCTACAATATATACGACGTTAATAATACTACCACGATTTGTGGATGTAAAGTTTCGCAGGGTATCCATATTGCTTCTAGTGTAACCTCGTAAAATTAGTTAGGACCAAAAGCCGCCATATTTAGGCAAATTGGTAATCCACATATTGAAGACCACCGATTTTTGGAAGTGCGAATCCACAAAAGCCGGCATCACAAATTCCTTGTTTCATTGCGTCTAACACAGAATCCAATACTGGCATTGTATCCGGAATAAGGGGTTTTCCACGTGTGTCTGTATTCCGCTTATAATTAGCCGCAACTGTTGATGCGGTGAGTCGCCGGGGCCATGCTTGTATGAGACCCGCTTGGCCTGAAAAATCCGGAGAAGTTTCCATGGTCACCAATACTGGCTTCAGTATTGGTAGATTTTCTAGAAGGGCTGACTTTGCCAGTGCTCCGTTTATATAGATATCTATGGTACGACCTTCAAGTGTCATCGTAATTTGATTCCATCGTGCTACCATAAAGTTATCAATTTGAATTGTTATTGGTGCTTTACTCAGTGGCGCAACACGAATATACGCACGTTGATGAATTGGATCAAGCATAAAATTACAGACACCAAGTACATTCATAAATTGTTTGAAATTGAAATCGCCATCCGGAGCTGTTAATGGAATGCGTTCACGATTGCTATCATCCATATACACAAAGAAACTCAATGTAAAGTTATTTCCAAGAGATGTATCAATTTGCGATTGATTAAAGATTACTTTTTGTTCGCTGGGTACACCATTTCCAGCGCCTTTGAGTACAAAGGGTCCCATAACTGTAACATCATCGGGTTTTGGTTTTAACCATAAATACAATAGTACAGAGACTATAAATAGAATGATAACAATAAATACAAGGATTTGTGTATTACTAAATCCGGATGTATATTCTTTTGTTGTATTTGTGAGATTGGACGTGAAATTCGACAATGCGTTGAAATATCCGCCTGTATTCATTCCTTACTTTAGGGTAGGTGAAATTATTCATCTAAACAGAATTGTGTGTACCGTCAAAATTTTAATTTAAGCACACCTGGTCGGTGTGCTTAAATTAAAATTTATGACGGCAGTGCCTTTGGTATGCCCATTTTTTATGGTTCGTCGGCCAACAAAAACCTTCATGTTTGCGGACTCAGTGCCGAACAGAGTTCCTTCCAGTAGAAGTAAAAATTCTATGCTTGTGAGTAGAAAAAGATGTCTTACAATTATGTCTCGGATGATGAACCATTAATTGTCGCTGCCCGAGATGGCAATTTACCCGAAGTGAATAGATTATTGGCGGTTCCCGGTGTGAAAGTGAATATGGAAACAGAAAGGGGTGGATATACTCCTTTGTATTTTGCGTCACAAAATGGTCATGCTCACGTTGTAAAACGTTTACTGGCTGTTCGCGGTATTCACATAAATTATGGACATGGACCCGACGGATATACTCCTTTGTACATAGCATGCCAAAATGGACATCTAGAAGTCGTAAAACTTTTATTAAACTCCGGTGTTAAAAGTGGTGGGAAAGTTTATGGTGGTTTTACTCCTTTACACGCAGCAGTCAAAATTGGTCATTTTCAAATTGTAGATGAGTTGTTGAAGAATAATGAATTTTATAAAGTGAATGCGAAAACAGACGCAGATGGTTTTACCGCTTTGTTCTTAGCAGCAAGAGAAGGTAATATCCCAATAGTAGATCGTTTGTTGAAAAATCAGTACATTATGGTGAATGAACAAACGAAAGCCGGTACTACTGCTTTGTATATAGCTAGTCAAAATGGCCATCTTCCAGTCGTAAAACGATTGTTAGCGGATCCGATTATTGATGTGAATTTAGAAAGGCAAGGTATTAGTCCTTTGTATATTGCATGTCAAAGGGGTCATCTTGAAATCGTAAAAAATTTATTGGCTGCTGGAGCAGATGTGAATGCTACATCACCTGATGGAAAAACACCAGTCGATATTGCTCGTGAAAAAGGTCATATGGACATTGTAGCGTTATTTTCTGTAAGCGAAATACCATTAACAAAATGGAAAGGATGGAATCGAACCGATATTGAACTCATGAACACTATTTTTAGCACTGAACCGGAGACGGCTGGTGAAAGACGTCCATGTGAAAATTGGTCATGCTGTCCCATTTGTTTGATGTATTCGGAACGTCGTGATGGATGTATATATATGAACCATAATTGTACAACAACTGGTCGTCCTTATCATAAAGAATTATACAATAAATACAAAGTGAAACAAGGATATTGGAAAGGAACAGTTTGTTGGTGTACAATATGTGGACGTATTTGTCAACAGACACCACATAGGCATTTTGCTTTAAAGCATGTCAATGATCCAGATGCGTCTGTGATAGATATAAGAGCAGATCCATACGGAAATGAGCCTGGATGTTTGGCGGCTGGAGGCGGCGGATTGCGAGAAAAGATTGCTCGGTTTCGTAAGATGCGAGAATGCGCATTGGAGTTGAATTCAGAAATAGGTGTAATAACACATGAAGATGCCATAAAGAAATTGGTAGAAGAGACATGGAACGCGCCTTTAGTTCACAATCCTGTTCTAAATACAATTCTTGCTGAAAAGAAATGGAATGAGGCTGTGGCCAATACCGCATTTCCTTTGCCGAATGTTCGAGCCAACAACGCCGTACATGTTGAAGCCGTTCCATGGCCGTTTGCAGATCGTCCTCAGTTTCGTCCAATGTTTGGCGAAGCAGGTGAAAATATAATTTCCATGGCAGATGTCCCTGTTCTGATCACACTGACCCATAGGCAAGCAGACGGTAGTCTTCGTCAACATAACATTCTTCGCGAGAATGGTAATGACGAACCTCCAAAGGGAATTTCCATTCAATCCTTGTTTGATGTTGTGGACGCTGATATCTCTAATACAGCCTCAAGTGATTTTGGAAAATGTACATTGTTTGGAGATGGATGTACAGGAATCATCTATCCTGATGAACTTCAATACGTCCTGGATAATTATCCAGTTGAGCATTTACCAGCAGATAGTCCTGATCGTGCGTCGTATCAACGCATCATAGATAGATATAGAGGTCATTTCAACGAAAGATACCGAAGTATGCCTGAAATGAAGGCACGTATCGACGCGAATATTGCTGCCGCGGCAACAATGCCTGTAGGAGGCGCAGGTGCTGCCGCAGGACAAGGAGGTGGTCGTCGGCGTCATCGTGTAACCCGTCGTAAACAATACAAGCGAAAACAAACACGCAAACAACATGCACGTAAGTCGCGAAAATAATACAGTCAAAATCCTAATTTAGACCCTTAAACATTAAAAATGGGAATACCAAAGTTATGCCCATTTTTAAGGTAATACGGGTCTAAGAACACCGACTGGGTGTGCTTAAATTAAAATTTTGACGGTACGTCAGTTATACACGTGGTACATTCGGCAACGAACCGCAAGTGGCTTTGATTGAAGCACTCAATCCCAACGAGATTTCTTTGGCTGGCGGTGACGCGGGTGCCGCCGTAGCAACATCTGTGCCTTCACACAAGGGTCGTTTGACGCCAAATTTCGGCAATTCAGGACATAACGGACGCATATCTTCTGCGGCTAGCGGAAATGTCCATAATAACATATTTTGAATTTGTGCCTGCGCATTGGCTCGACCGGCAATTCCGTACCAGTCGTTTTCAATTTCACGTGGAGTACCGGCAAGTACTTTTGTGACTTCTAATTTACAGTTCAAATAGACTTCTAGAACTTGTCCATTAATAATCACACCTAGACGGAACGGAATATCCAGTGGAATATCCACAATACGCACAGACTCGCGATAAGGTGTCGCGCCATTCATTGTATCGACAAATACAATAATATCATTGATATTGGGGTCCACAAATATGCCGGGATTCATACGAGATGGAAGACCAAAGGGAGGCAATTCACCTACACCCGCAGGCGCACAGCCGGATAATAGATTTGCGGTTCCATTGATGGAAGCCAATTCCTTAGAACCACGATGTAATATATGGCGATAAGGGCCTTCGTTCGTCATATAATTTCGTGTATTGTAAAGTATACAATCAAATTGAAGAGAGTATGAGCGTGAATCAAAATCAGCAGGTCCAGTATATTGTAAGTTTGTATAGGAGAAGAGGTTATCCCACGTCTTGTATGCGCGACTACTGACCTGGATTCGTTTGGGTCGTGGATCAAATACTGTCCAATCAATCTTGGGTTGAACCACCATAATGATAATAGCCACAAGGACGGCTGCCACTAATACATAAAGTAATACGTTACTTGTGACTCCAAACAAGCCATTAGTACTACCTCCACTAATACCAAGCGCGCCAAAATTAATGTTCATACTTCGGGACATTCCTTATTATGCGCTGCTATAAAATTCACGCGCCTTTGCATCACGAATCAGTTGCCGTAATTTCATTCCCGATCGCTTAATAAATGGATTCGGCGTTTTTCGGAGTTTATCCTTACTGAACGTATTTTCGCTATGACAAATGACAACCATGACATTATATGGATCAAGTTGTACAAGTGGAGCCCTATACGAATCAGTAAATACAACCTCCTCGGCAAACGTTACAGACTCATCACACAGATGTTTGAGCGCATAGGCCTTTGTAAATGCCATAGTTCCAAATGTCGCATGACGTGGGCCATAGGGCCCGACCTCCCATAATGTCGCATCATCCGTGAAATACATGTAGTTTTGTGTGGAACCACAAATTCCATCTTCACATGTTCCAATAGGTTTTGAGGGATTGGGACGACATACACGTGTGAGAGTAAGTACGGCATGTTGAACGCGATTCGGTGAATAGTAATCATCGTCATCCATTGTTACTATAATTTCGCCAGATGCTTGTGCGTGTAAAAAGTTACGTTTCGCACCAATATTTAGTTTGACATCACTACTGAAATAACGTACACGTAGACCGGCAATAAGTGGCGAAGTAGGCGCAAGAAGATCGGCGATTTTATCGGTCCCGTCGTCATAAACAAGCCACTCAATACGATCCAGTGGATAGGTTTGTGCGCGAATCCCGGCAATACATTGAGGAATAAAGCGCCTACGATTGTATGTAGGAGTGACAATACTAACAAGCGGTTTGACTGACATTTTTAATGTTAAATAGTATCATTCATTTTAGATGGAATTAAAAAATTTCCCGGTATTAGAAACACTTGGATGGATGATTATACAATATTGAAGAGGATTATTGATGCGAAAGAAATAGCTCCTGTAATCGTAAATCCTGAAAGTAAATTTGTTGTAATTACATATTGGTGGGGAAGAGGAAACAACAATCGCAACATAGCGAGGCCTTGTATGGAATTTTATGAACAACTTTTATCAAAGCCGTTTAATTATTTATTTAATCTGGATATGAAAAATAGTTTGAATATTTTCGCGTCATTTGATTCAATTGAAACAATCAAAACATGGATAAATTCAATCGATGAATTGACCCAATTTTACGGAAAAAAGACCTTAGAATATGTGAAGTTACGTCGTGTTGAAGAGCAGCATGAAGATTTTAATATTAGCAAAGAAACCCATAAAGAAATGTATGAATGGTTTAAAAGCGTAATTATTGAAAATGTTGCGACCATGGTATTTAATAATTTACACATGGTACGTCGTATATTTAGAATGGTATCACAAACTAGAAATGTGAATAAAAGAATAAAGAATGTTAGAACTACACGTAATAACAAATTAGCATTGGTAAAAAATCAACAAATTCGAAAGATTAAGACCTCTGAATATGAAGCAGATTTGAAACGAGCAATAAATCGATTTGTTGCGGATGTTTTTGAAAAGCACCTTATGTATGAACGTTATATTACCTATGACAAAATGATTGAGCAATGGATTGCTCGTTGTACGGAAGCGGGGTGTAACTATATGGCAGTTGAATATCCACAATTCGCCGAAAAAGGTGGATATCAATTGGCAATTAACGCGAAACCATTATTTATTCAAAAAGCGGTAAATTCATGTGGTGGGCGAGCTGTAGTATATATAGATGGTGACATGACAATCAACAGATATCCAGCCATTTTTGATATGGATGATGTTGATTTTATGGCTCGTGGGTGGAATATGGATCCTCGCACCAATGAAAGTTATCTTGATGATAACATAATGGTTGACCCGTATGTGTTTGAAACTTCAGGCGGTATAATGTATTTTTCTAATTCCATTGAATCGCGAAATTTGCTCGACGGATGGGTTACAGAATCGGCCAAACCTTATCAGCAAGGTAGAGCAGATGACCGTATTCTTTCTTTGGTATTTAATGTCCGTAAATTATTGGCTCCCATGAAAATAATTCAACTTCCAATTGAATATCTTTGGCTTACATTGTTTTATAAATACTATATTTTACCTGAAGACATGTCAGTCGATAAAATCTATGTTGAACATCCACACTGTTTAACAAGCGAAGATACCGCAGCATCAAGTGGAGCCTCGTCGAATCGGTCTGCGAAATTCCAAAGTGCGATTCCAGACACGTATCCTAGAAGTCAAATGCTGTATGAACGTGCTATGTTCCCTTCTAAGGAAATAGTGGAAGGATTTCGTCCTTGGCTAAATTATATGAATAGAGCTACTTATAATGAAAGTGTAGAAGATTTTGATGAAGAATTGGTAGGTGAACAACCTTTTTATATTGTGCCATATGACAACGGATTTGGAAAATTAAATCCAATTTATGAAGAAAATATGAAACAATCGCAAACAAGTACAGAACATACCCTTTATCCTGAATTAGAAAATACACACGTTGTATCCAATCTGGATATTCCAAATATATTAAATTCATTACTATCAGGCCATAATGTAATATATATTCCTGGCGAATCTGATGCCATATATGTAGAAAACATCAAAACAATAGTTTCTAAAAATAATAGACTAGAACTTTTATTCTGGGACAGAAATATTGATTTTGATGACCATACAATATTTAGTTACGTAATTGATATTAATAAACCAATATTTATACGTAGTGGAAATCCAATTTTAAATATGATGCTTGCGTTAACTAATTCTATGATTGCGCCATTGACAAACAACAATGCAGCATATCAACAGATGCGCAGCATGTTTTCAGAAACTCCAAAATCTTCATTTGAAACCATTTTAAAGAACAGTTATCAATTTGTGTCTCGCATTCGTATTCATGTAATGAAAAACATTAGACCTGTGGGAGGTGGTGGTATTCGCAGACGTGGATACGTAGGTGGAGCAATTGACCGCAATACAGATGACGCATTGGAATTTTTATACCCAGCAACTCCATTAGCACAAGTGAATGGAAGACGTACAATGCGTAAACGTGGTGGACGACGCTTGACTCAACGCAGGCGCGTTTAGGAAAAATTGACATATCCATTGGCTTAGTTGAACTTTGCGGACCGCAGCATTTCTTTCCATATTTTAAATTCTTTCCAAATTTTCTTTCCATATAATTTCCAAATTCCATATAATTTCCAAATGACGACGATTCCAGACACTTTTCTTCGCGCAATTGAGGCAAAGCAGTTTGATGTTATTTCCAAAGACCCAATTTGGACCAAGTACAAGGATGCCGTCTTTCCATGGGTGTGTGCGCACACCGATGAAACGACCGTACAATTCTTTCTGAATAATGGAGCCGACCCCGCATATAAGAAGGACAATTCACTGTATGCCGCATGTAGTAATGGTAATCTAGAAATTGTAAAGATCCTACTGACATATGAATCAGTAAAATCGCATTCTGCCGACCATGGTAACCGGTCTCTAATTGCGGCAGAACAGAATAATTATACAGAGATTGTTGAACTTCTCATGAAAATTCCATCAGTCGCAGAGGGACCATCAATGTCAAATTTATTTTAGACCGTGTTCGCGGGTCTAATCGTTACAACCCGTCTATCTAAAATCGGTACCCCAAAGGATTGAATAGAATACCCCCACTTCCAATGAATTCAATTGCGCGCCGTCGGTTATGGTCATTTTTTGAAGCCCTATATAGCCAAGAACTTACGTCGGAGTCACCACGTGTGGAAACGCCGATATGGATTAAACAAACCCTTCTACCACATCAACAAGCCGCACTTGCCGCAGCGCTTCGTCTTGAACGTGCGAAACATGAAGGAATTGATGTTGGAAATATAGCGGGTGATACAATTGGTGGAAAACTGTATTCGTCCCATGGGATTCTTGCGGATCCTGTCGGTTCAGGAAAATCACTCACGGCCCTTGCGCTCATGAAATCTCCACCGCCTTCCCATGAATACACAGAATATGTATCACGTTCTGCGGGAATGCCCGATGGGCGGGATGTTGGATTATTACGAAATCGAAGTCAATTGACTACATCTTACGGTATTCAACTTCGTCCTGTTCGTGCGGCATTATTGATTATTCCACATGCGCTCATGGGTCAGTGGGAACAATATATCACACGGGATTCTATATTGAAGGCACGATTTATTAAACGAAAACAGGATGCGATGGATGAAACATTTCTTCAATCATTGGAAACGTATGATGTTATTGTGGTTAGTGCGACTATGTGGCCAGTTTTTCGTTTGAATCAACCTGTAAGGCATTTATTATGGAGTCGTGTATTTATAGATGAAGCCGATAGTATTTCGTTATCCAATTCCAATGAAGAAATCCACGGTTTGTTTTATTGGTTTATTTCCGCAAGTTGGATGAATTTAGTATTTGCGGGCGGCGCATTTTTTAATATTGAAATTACGTATCGTCCATTACCTGAAACTCCAACTGAAGTTGTGCGACGCGTTCAGCAATTACAAGGTGGGTCAAATATTTTAAGTATTCCTGGATGCCGACATATGAATATTGTGCGTCGTATGTGTAGTATTGGAAACGGCGGATTTATTTCCATCAATTCGGCAGGAAGTCAATCGGCACGACTAATTATACACTCCAATTCGGATTTTCTAGCCTCCAGTTTTTCACGACCTGTTGTGACTCATACACAAATATTGTGTGAAACACCGGCCAATATTTTTGTACTGGATTCATTTATTTCACCGGATATGATGGAACGACTACATGCCGGCGATATCCAGGGTGCCTTAGAAACTGTGGGTATGCATACATCATCCGAATCCGATGTCATTACTGCTGTGACTGCGTCATTGGAAAAAGATCTGGAAAACGCAAGACGAACTTATGAATATAAGAAATCCATGGATTATAGTACAGAACAAATCAAACAAAAAGCGATTGAGGCGTGCGAGCAGAAAATCACGGCACTAGAAAGCCGAATTACCGCCATTAAAGAACGAATTAAATCATCCGCGGACCAAACATGTCCTATTTGTTATTGTAATGTTACCTCTGCGCCCGCAGTTACTCCTTGTTGTCATCAATTATTCTGTTTTCCGTGTTTATGTGAATCGCTGAAACGTGTTGCCGCATGTCCTATGTGTCGCGCACGTATTGCGGATTTGAAGGAAATTAAGGTTGTCGGAGATGGAGGTGAAACTCCCGACAACGGTGCCGTAGCACTGAAAAAGAAACATAAAAAAGCGGCGTTTTTGGATTTTGTCAAAGCCAATCCTAAAGCCAAAATACTCATGTTTTCGGGATATGATGGCACATTTTCTGGATTGGACACACTTTTGAAAAGTGAATCTGTCCCTTTTGCGCTCTTGTCTGGATCACAGGCACGCATTACAAAATTACTGAATGAATTTGAAGCGGGGAAATACACAGTCTTGTTTTTGAATGCGCGAAACATGGGCGCGGGATTGAATATTGATTGCGCAAGCCATGTGGTATTGTTTCACCGTATGAGTCAAGAATTGGAATCGCAAATTATTGGACGTGCGTTGCGTCTTGGTCGTAGTATACCGCTGGATGTGATTCATTTACTTCATGAAAATGAATTGGCACGTCCTCAAAATATATTGACGTTGGAGTAAAATCACAAAAATTGATGTCTGTTTTCTGAATCCAAGGATCCAGAAAACAGCCAGGATCCAAAATGCTCTATTCATATTTCTACACTTTGGATGCCGTATTGGGTGAAGATGAGGGACACGCGCAACCCATGTTTGACGTCCAGAAATTTGTACAGGCACTAGGGTCCACATTGTGGAGTATGGGCGAGACATTGTGGATGGTTAAGGATGATGAATAAGGTGTACATGAAGTATTGGAGTAAATATTCCCGGCGCGTACTACGATTCTAATCAGTAGAAAATGAATAATTTTTACATTTTTACAAATAATGAAATCATTTGTAAAAAATGTAAAAATTAAGAAATTCAACAAATTTCACAGAATGTGTAGAGGTTTTAAAAAAAATCTTAGCATGATGTATAAAAACCCACATGGCATCACCGTCTATAGCATTGGAATGGATTAAACAAACGGCAATTATGAATACTACAACGAGTGATGCAACTCCTTCAGTAATAACAGATTTATCAGGAAATGTTTATGTAGCAC